AAGGATTGACCAATGATGAAGAGGCAAATCCAACTGTATAAAAAGAAAAAAGATAACCCCACCAATCGGTGGGGTTATTTTAATCTTCATCAAGCTCAGCAAGAAGATCATCGAGCTTATAAACCCGGTGATTCTTCTCTGCCTCTTCGATGGCTGTTTTGATAGCAATCTTGATGATATCAGTTAATTGCTTTCTTTCAATAAGAGCCATTGTTATCAATGGATCAAATGATACAATAATGATATTTTCAGTCATATTTATTCGCCTTCCTTTCTAATCTCAAGTCCATATTTGTCTTTAAGGACGTTTACGATTTCTGTGGCTGATGCTTTGCCACAATTTCTGAATGCCGCAATTTCTGAATACGAATAATTGGTTAATTCTCTTATAGTTTTTATACCCGCACGTTTTATGGAGTTATAAGACCTTACTGATATTTGATTAAACAAAGCTTCGATAGATTCATCAATGATATCTTTCTCCTTGATGGAAGGTATGATACCGGTAATTTTCTCGATCAAGATCGGTAATTCGATCTCGATTTTAGTAACAGTATTGTCTTTCCAAACAATTCTACTTGTTTTCTTTGTCGGCGCATCTACCATCCGTATATCATCTCTGTTGAGAAGATATACTTTACAATCAGCATCCTGAATCATTATCATATTATTCATAAGATTCCTTTCTTTAGGTCATTGACCCTACCTGAAATTACGGTTTTCAGTGGACCGTATTTCGAATAGTAATATATTATATTCTATTCATATTAATAATATATATTTGAAAAGTCAGAATATTATTTATACAAAAAATATACTTAAAATTATAAGTAAATCATAACCGGGATCGAAATGATTTATGCGAATGGAGTTAATTATCCGCAGAATATAGCGGAATCATCAACTATTACGGTACCATCAGAGGTACCAGCGGTGTTTGTGTTGCCACTTGTGATAATAATTTCACCCACAGTATCACCTTCTTTATGTAATAGACTTGACCGGTTATGATTATACTTATATGGGAACTGACCTTATCATTGATGGATACTGCTTTATCCATCAATGATAATTCCCATTAACATATTAAATATATAAATATGAAAAGTCAAAATGTCCCTCAATAGCATAGATAATTATAGTCATCCCCCGGATAATCCGGGGGACAATATAATTATTATTTTCTCAAATCGGGAAGCATCTTGAATTGTTTATGAACACCTGGGAAGTATTGTAAGACTGAACGTCTTTCTCTTCCCCAGTTCTGGAATGTTTTAGCATACTTAACAACATCCATGACATCGACATGATAACACTCGTAACCCCTGTCGCGATTTCTACCAACTATTTGCTCGCTGATGATAGGTGAACTATATTGGTCAAAGTTGATTAATAATGAAAGATTCTTAACATCAACACCAGTACCAAGAGATTGTGATGTTGATAATATTAATTCTCCTTCATCAAGATTAGCCATCTTTTCAGCTATCTTTAATCTACCATCAACCGCAACGATGTGAGTGTTATCGAAGTATGGATCCTTACTCATTTCTTCAATAAGTTTCTCCATTATACGAATCATTGGAACAAGTATAATGGCTTTCTTATTTCTGACTTCTTCAGGAAGGATAGCTTTCATGCGTTTATACACTGTGAATATATTCGATATAAAAGGAACTCCTCCTTGGTATGCCATAAGAGCATTGTAATATGTAGGCTTTATCAAGCCCTTTGTTCCATACTTGAAGTATTCATCACATAATTGACGAGGAAGATTGTAGTAACAATCCTGAAGATATACATTGATATATTCTTTTTGATATTCAACATATTTGGAAGAACCTACAAATCGTTGTGCATCCAACAAAGATCTATTCAGGATTTTGTCTTCCATTTCATCAGATCTACCTAACGTAGCTGATAGATACCAATTACGTTTGATATTACAAATGGCATCAAATTTAAGAATGCCTTTAAGATGAAGATGTGCTTCATCTATTATCTTTATTCCGAAATCTGCCTGTTTGATAACTTTCATCAAACCGTTCCAGTCGTCTCTCATAGCATTTTCTAATGATGTTATGGTAACAACACAGAACTTATGAGATGGAGCTTCATAAATATTGTTTGTAATATCTTCCTTTGGAATTCCTTCATTGATGAATTCATCAGTCCATTGTGATTTGAGAAGTGTTGTTGGAGCAACTATCAAAGGTTTCAATCCAAGTTTGGATATTGAATACAACGCTATGAACGTTTTACCGCGTACGTTCAAACGCCTGGCTATATCATCATCTTGATTTGCATCAAGAGCCCACCGCTTCGGGATATAAATCCCTAATGTATTAAATCATACAATAGCCGACGAACTTTACCCTATTCGGGTCTTAGCTGCTGATTGCTCATTCTTACAGTATTTAGGATTTAACCATGTACCATCCCAATGTTTCTTTCTACTTTCGTCGCATTCACGCTTATGCATATTTCATCATTACGTTGTAGCACATTGGACATTAGAGTCATCGTCCCAGCAATTCAATGGAGAGTACTTTACACACAGATCACTCTATGCGGGTGCCGGTAATAAGGTTCAACACCAGGTTTAAGTTCGCATGTTATTTTGTGAGAATTAGAAGTGGTTAATACTTTGATACAATCTTTTTGTAATTCAGAACGAGGTTCTCTCGTTGAACCCAAAGAGATTGTCTTTCCATTTGATGGAGTTATTTCCTTCTTCCATTTTGTTTCTCTTCTGATAACATCATCTGCAATATTCAGAAATCCCGAAGATATGTATAAGACATCTCGTTCATGACCGAATATAGGAGGTCTGTCAGGGTCATTACCCGAGTAGATGAAGAATTCTCTGACGGGTTGTTTCAAAGAGAAGTATTGCAGAACCTTCCTTTTGATTTCATCAGAAGGTTCTTTTATAATACATCCTGTAGTTGTCTTCTCTACTTTCATCACATCACATCAACTCCTCACCCTCGTCCGGAATATAATCATCCGCGACATTCTTTCCGTCATCCTGTTTGATGAGTTTTTGTTGAGCTGCTCTTTGACGTGCTGTCTTAAGAAGTTCTTCAATCTTCTCAGGATCAATACCGGGAATATGTTCAGCGATCAGGAGCTTATAGAACTCACGCGCTGTCTCAGTCATTGAATCACCATCAGCAGCCAATTCTTCCTTGGTCATGAAGATAGGTCCTAAGAGATCCTTCATACCATTGAAATTGCTGATAAGTTCATTGTTAACAGCAAGAGCCTTCTGCTGTGATGAGTTGAACTTGAATTTCAAGAATTGTAATATTGTAGGATCAATGTCAGTTGTCCAACGAAGTATCAAACGGTAAGCCTTTGTAACCGAAGGATTCAATTCAATCTTCGCTGAAGATACGAATGAATTTACTTTAGTATTTGCCAACTCAACTTCCTTGGCAAATTCCATTTCGGACATAGCACCTTGAATCATTGCAGATGGAATCGGTTGAGCATTGATTGCCTCATTCTTGATATTATCCATAAGCTCAGTATTGATCGGAGCGTCAGAACCAGGAATGTTTTCAATCTCAATCGGAGGGATGTCATTGGTACCCATTGGCAATGTCAACATTGAGCCGCCTTGTATCTTACCCATCGACTGACGATAGTTGAATATGTCATTTGCAACTACTTTACGAGAAACGAACTTTCTGATGATGCTATTGATAGTAGCTTGATAGTTCTGATCCATACCAGATTGACGAACTTTAATAACTCTCAAAGTTCCATTGTTAATCTGGAACAATACGGAATAGAGCTTCAAGAACATATACATTCTTGCAGAACACAAACATGGCTCGAGCATTGAATGTCCTTTACCCAAACCATCTTTGTTTATACTGAACTGGACAACGTGCTCAGCAGGTATGAATATAAATCTCAACATTGCCTGTTGGAATTTATGAGCTTCAAGGATAGCAACTATTTCATCATGCAATCCAGCATTATCTCTCATGAATTTGAGATCAAAGTTCTCGATAATCTTTGTAGCAAGTCTATCACAGAATAATCTATCTGGTGCAAAAGTATCATAACCCATTGCAGGTGATCTAAGAGTATAACCACCCAATCCAGAGTTCTTTCTTTGACCAGATTCCTCAGGACGAGTCATATCAGATACATAGTAATATCCTATAATCGTTCTATCAATTCTGATAGGAACCATCTTTGTTGAAGGAATCATCTTAAGATATATACCGGGTATGTGAGAGAACTCCTTTGATATTGAATCGGTATTAACAGGGTCTGTTGAATCATTCATTACAGATTCAAATATGGTTTCAGCTTTATCAGCCTTTTCATCCTTATATTGTTCTCTGTAAACTGCCTTTAATGCTTCTTCACTTGCTTCAATAACAGGAATGGAAACATTCTCTTTTACGCAATGAATATTAGCATTTGCTTCTCTTAAATATCTATCGTAAAGAGGTTTTAAATCTTCCTTTTCTTTTTTATCATCAGCAAATGAAAAATCATTATACATGTCATCAAATTCAGCTTCTGTGAATATCGGAACTTCCTTTGTTACCTGAACTTTCTTTCTTGTAACAGGATCCTCTACTGATTCTTGAACGAATGTAGTATCACCTAAAGATACCTCAACAACGTGTTCTCCATATCCAAAGCCGTTCATAACGGATGAATTATCGTAGTCATCCCATCCCAGAGAAGCGTTGTTCTTACCTTTCTTTGATGATTTTCCACTACTCTTGTACTTCCATAAGTCTTCAAATACCTTTGCATACGGAACTGCATACAAGTATGATTCTCCATATAACAAAGCATCATTAACAATATGATTCTTTATGATTTGATGGAGTTCCAAATCCTCTTCGACTTTCTGTATCTTTGACATGACAGTGTCCATCTCATTTTCAGATACTTTGGAATGGTCGAATTTTATAGTTCTGGATAATGTGCCATCAACATAATCAGCTTCGCAAATCATATCTCTTGCGAGTTGCACAGCTGTAAACAATTCAGGAATCTGAGATATAATCAAATCGAGATCTTCACGAAGAGCTATATCAGCCATGGTTGTAACAGGTAAGAAGGAAGCATCTTTTAATTCATTAGGAATGGAAGCTAATTCATAAGAACCTGTTCCGTCTTTCATTTTAATCTGACCAACCTTCTCAACGAATGTCAGATTGGTTGATAGATTATACTGATTAAGTGTCTTTGTTATGGTATCCCGTATTTCATGAGTTATATCTTCTTTATCAGCATATTCTGATTTATCAATACCAAGATCATCCATCAAGCCATCGATTAATATTCTTTTACTTGATTCTGCTTTTGCCACAATTATCACTTCCTTTCATAATTTATTTCAAGCTTGCAATTTTATCGGTATTCTTTGAATTATTAACAATACCCATATTTGCACGAAGATCCATTAATTCATTCTTTGTTGGCATGAATTTTATATATGGAACATATCGTTTTATATCTCTACCGATATCAGGACCTACTGCATTTTCCGCCATTACTATATAAGGTGAACCAGTAAACATTCCAGCAGCACCAATGTATTTTGGCATTACTTCATCGGTCGTATCTTTGATTAAGAAATCTAATGATGATTCCAAATCAGTAGTTTCTGTGAAAGCTTTACCGTATCGATTACAAAGTCCGGCATTATAATTGAACTCTATGAATGATCTATTTCGATTTGCCTCTCTGTATTGATAAGCAAACTCGGCAGTTACTTGTAATCCGCCATCACCAGAAATAGGTCCGTTCTTTTCATTTGGCATTTTCAAAGATACTGAAGTTGGGAATACACCGAAATATTTCTCCCAAGAAATAATTCTTGAACCTGTTTCATCTGTTACTATATTAAATAGAGAACAAGGATAATCCAATGCTCTATCAAATGGATGATATGTTCCGGTTTTATCATTGCTGAATTTGAACTTATTTCCAGCATTCGGGAAGTAATTCTCGTATTGATATCCATTATAAGAAGGAAGCAAATATCCCATGGTGAGCTTGTATTCATACATTATCCACATTCTGATGAATTCATAAACATCCAAGTTACGAGTTTCATTAAATGTCAATGATAATGTAGCACCTTTCAAAGATTCCAAAACATTGTTTGGTAATTGAAAAGATGCATTCTCAATAAGGTTCAATTTGTCATCAGTATTAGACATTCCTTGAACTGCATTACTGAGCAAGAAGTTCCAATTGTGTTGAATGATAGAATCATATCCAACTGTGCCAGTTACATAAACCGGTGACAGTAGCATAGAAATGTGCGGCATTCTCATAAATGAGGAAGCAAAATCTTCATCTGATTCACATTGTTGAGATAATTGAACATTTCCATTTTTGGTAGACATTATATAGCATTCAGGTCTGGTAAAGAATATATGACGGAAACCCTTACGGAAAGCTATGTTAGCATCCGGAGTTTTGGTTCTATTATATAATCTGAATGAACGAGTCAAAGCCTCACTGACACCTGAATACAAAAATGGATGTATTGGTGATAAAGGAGGAACTGCTTTATCGTTTCCAAGTTTCTCACGAACCGTTTCAATGTCATAAGTATCAAGACCAAAGTTTTGCATGGTCTCAACTGCAGGATCATCCAGAGGATTTCTGTGAGTTGTTGCACCGGAGTAAACAGGCACTTCTGTACCATCATCTTTGGTAATCTTTACAGGCAAATCTTCCTGACCTGGAACATTGACATCTCTCGTGAAATGTTCACTGGCGTCTTTTATCAAGAACTCGGGTTTACTATTCTCGATAGGTTGATAACCTTTCAACTCCATATGATCTTCAGGAGTCAGTTCTTTATAGTTCTTTGTTCTTTGATACGAAGTGTTACCTATCCAAATATTCTCCTTTTGTTGTATAGGTGATACGAACAAAGGTCCATCCGATTTTGGATAACCTGAATCATTATTGTTGTTATTAGCCATTGAGAATCCTCCTCCTTTCTTTATTTAATTTGACTTTCATAATCATCATCCTATCGACTGGTTCAACAGTGTCAGAACCGATTTAGTTACATCCTTTACAACTCTATTCAGACCGAACTGAGTCAGAGCAGATTTGTAATTTGCCGATGTTACAACGAGGAACAAGTACTGAAGATTTTCTAATGCGAACACAATACTCATTCCACAACAACTATTGAACATTGAGAGATACTGTGTACTCAGATCTTTATATCTAATAGGATTGATTTTCTTTATCAATTCCAAATATGTCATGAAGTTGTTATCAGGCATTGCCTTAACTTCTTCAACAACAGTCTTTATCAAAGTAGAATCTATCTTGTCAGCAATGATAGATTTTACAGGCAATGAAGCAGCATCCAAGGAATCCTTACCATCAATGCAACTGTAGAAATATGCGATTGTATACAGCATTGCCTTTGTGAGATTTTCACCTTTCATGTATAATCTCTGTTCCATAGGCGATGTTGTCATTATGGTATATACCCAACACATCTTCTGCATGAGAGATCTGTTCATTGTGAACTTGTTAGGATGCTTTACTAAGTTCAGAGCAAGATAACCAGCTTCCATTACAGTAAGAAGATTTCTATACTCAGAAGATGATGTTATGTTCTTCATAAAGGAAGAAGCAAAAACGAATACCTTCTGGTCATTTCCAACCTTTGTAACAAGGAAAGGAATTGTAGAAGGAACGCTTTTGATATTGGACTGGAATTCCTTATTGAAATGAATTATGATATCTCCTTTTTCAAAAGCACTGACAACTTTCTTAGCAAGAGCATCGCCGTTCAGTTTCATCAGAGATAATATCTCCGTAAGAGTTTCCTTTGTAACAAAATGTGATTTGTCTTTGAGAGCCGCTAACACATTTGCTTTTACAGAAGGCTGCTCATATTGTTTCTTAAATAATGAAGTTTCCGAAAGCTTCGGAAGGGCTTGTTCAGTTACGAACGTAATAGCCATAAAATCAGTCCTTTCAATATAATTTATTTTAATTTCGATCAAATAGTCTATCGAAGATTACTGGTGCGTTTTGAAAATATCCCCGGCGGAAAACCGCCGGTTAACATTTTCATAGAAGGTGGTTATAAAATGAGTATAAGTTATTCGACATTATATCGAGTATCAATGTCGATACTAACACCAGGAGAATCCTTTACGGTCACTCCATCAGACATTGTCTCGATATCTATTATAAATGAATATGACACGAACACGTATCCTATTGTACGTATTCGATTATATACTGATATATCTACTTATCATACCATGATAGAGTATCCGCATGATATTTCCATAAACATGAATCTGGATGGCGGTATCTACAAGATGGCTGAACAAACTGATGAAAGCAAGTCTCCTCAACTTGTAAGAGCCTCAAAAAGTATCAACATCAGTATGCAAGGATATATTGAGAAAAAGAATGCTCCTTCTTCAAAATTCGATGATTACGAAAATGGAATCAAGAAAAATAGTTCTCTGAATACTTCCGTAAAAGTTCCAATCGAATTATATGGATACAATGAAATGCTGACTCACAAAATGCGACAAAGAGTTCAGAGTGTTTACAAAGATTTATCATTACAAACAACTCTTGAGAATTGTTTCCGTAAGAATGACATATTAGATTTTGAAATAGAAACCATTCAGAATGCAAAGAAATGGGATCAAATATTAATTCCAAATCTTTCATGTCGTGACGCTGTCATATTTCTTGACACTCAGTATGGTTTATATGATAAAGGCGGTTTGATATTCGGAGATTGGGATGGTATTAAAGTTTGTTCATCCAATGTTGATAATGGAAAGAAAACAATACCAATCTATGTTGATTCAAAAGATTCAAATTCCGATATGTCTGGTATGCAAAAATACGGTGATACATTCATGATGGTAACACAAGCTCCAAATGTGAATGTATTAACAGAAACTGATATCGAAAGAGTGTTCAATTCATATTATGTTGATGATATAAATCTGGATACTCACGAAGTGAATATTGGTACTTTGAAGAAATTGTATTCTTCAGACTATGGTAGTAGACTTGCCATAAGGACGATAGACCGTACTAAAGAATTAGCAATACCGGATATTCTTCACAAGAGTTCATCACCATATGTTGTCAATACTTATATTGCAAGATTAATCGAGAATGTTACAAGAGTCGATGTGTCAGGTGCTGGATTTGATATTACACAATTCACGGTTGATAATCGATTCAATCTAATCTTTAAATCACCAATACGAGGTGTTGATATGAATACTCGATACAGAGCAAGATATGTTAATCATGTATTGGGAAACATTGATTCTGATTTATTTTCACCAACGACAACATTGTCGTTATGTTCTAATTAACGAAAGGAGTATGATATAAATGGAAGGTAATATTGAACGAGCAAAACAAACATTGCTCTCAGTGTCAATTGAAGAATTGACAAAGGACTTACTTGAAGGGATGTTTGCCGCATATTATGACAAAGCATCCAAAGAATATAAGGAAAGCAATTATGAAACAACAGATGAAATCATTCTGACAAACAAGGAGTATCCTCATATAAGAGAACCAAAGATTGAAACAACTCTTGGAACTCTTGCTTTCAATAGACATGTTCTCGAAGGCAGTCATTGTATTCAACATATAGGTTTCCAAAATTATCCTATCGATAAGAAGGGTCTTAATAAGCTGGATAGAATGATAAACGTTCTTCTCATACAGGATAAGATAACTCCTCAAGAATTAGCTTTGTATATTGATAGACGTGACCAATTTGGATTCTGGTTCAATGCATTCAATTCAGCAGCATTGTCTGCATCATTGGTAAGACCGATGGTTGATGTAAACAAAAAGAAAGATATGCTGTTTGAACAGTACAAAGAACAACTGAACTCAAACGATTCAGCAGAACAGATTCTTGCTATCAATAAGATAGAAAAAGAATTGATGACCGATGTTCGTAAGAATCTCGAATCCGATTATGGATACGACTTATATCGCTCAGGTGATGGTAATCTGGATAACAACTATAAAACCATCAACGTTATGCGTGGTGCAGTTATGAATGAAATCACAGGTAAATATGATACTGTAAAAGCATCACTCATGGACGGTATCACCAAAGATGATATCCCCGCATTTTCAAATTCAGTTGTTGCAGGTGCATATCCTTCAGCCGTTGGTACTGCTGAAGCAGGTTATATGTCAAAGATTATTCTTGCAATTCTTCAGTCTATTCATTTGGATACTGATAAGAATTCCGATTGTGGAACTAAAGCCACGATTCCTTTCACTATTACCAACAAGAATTCTTCTTATGTTCTATTCAGAAATATAGCAGAAGGCGGTAAAGTTGTCATGTTGAATCATGATAACATTAGCAAATACATTGGTAAGACTGTAAGAATGTATTCTCCTCAGTGTTGTACTCATAAAGACATATGCGCTAAATGTGCTGGTCACACATTCTTGAATCTTGGTGTTGACAATGCGGGATTGCTTGTTACCGAGATGACAGATAAACTTCTGAACTTGAAACTTAAATCAAAACACGACTTGTCTCAGAGTGCAAAGATTCTTTCACCGGAAGAATGTGTTATCAAACCTACTCAGAATCTATATTGTGATGAACATGATAACCACTTCATGAAAAATAAAACAACAATGAGAATGTTCATTCCTCGTGTTCTTGAAGAGATATCCGGATTTGTCAATGAAGATTCACTGATAATCACAATGGGATTGTTCCCCATAAAGTTCTATGATAAGAATGATAATGTAATAGAAGAAAACTTCCTGACAATTCCTGCGATGGTTACATTCAACAAGTATTCAGTTACACAAGAAGACGAAAACTATTACATTGTATCATATGATCCCGAGTCTGCTATATGTAAGATGACAATCAACCAGACTTTTGTCAACTGCGAATTCTTCATTAACCAAGTTTACTTATATTCGAAATCTCCTCAGATTCCGTATAATATGTTAACTGAGTTGATGTTTAAGTGCTTCGATATCAATAAGACAGACTTAAGAACTCCCGCATTGGGTTATGAGTTCTTGGCAAGAAGATTATGTCAAACTCCAAATGGTGAACCATTTGCATTTGCATATGGTAAAGATCCCAACATCGATCAGATGTCATACAAAAAATTTGCTTATCGAGAAGCAGTTCAAAAGTCAGGTGCTCTTCAGGGAATATTATTCCAAGACTTGTCAGCTTCAGCAAACTATGGTCTTGCAGAAACATTACGTGGAAACAAACCAGAACCTACACCTCTTGAATATGTTATCAAAGCATAATTATATTTCCTCCCCCATTACGGGGGAGGATAATATTTTAATAACGTTTAATTTGTTGCAGTACAGGAATCAGATGAACAAACAATTCAAACTTTTCACGAATTTGCATTTCATCATATCCTTCGAAGACATTCTTCTCTTCCTTCATCTTCTCAAAGAATTCATCCAAACGAACAACTGAATTCGTGTATTCACAATAATTCGTATAGAATGAATATATGATGAGAACAATTCTCAAATCAGGAATTGAGATTTCAACTGGAACATTGTTAATGTTGACAGTCTCTATGACATCTCGTTCACCTATAGTGTTATATCCATAGATGTCCGGTTCAAGTTTAACACCAATGAACTTCAGAACATTCTTCAGATTATCAATCTGAGGGAACTTATTGTATCTCGAAGTATCAACGGATTTACCATTGATATGAGACATAAGTATTGAGTTCTCTTCATACTGACTTCCTCTATACCATGTTGAAAGCTTTACATAATCCTTGACTCCAATTGCAGCAAGCATATTATAAGAATCATACTCACCAAATCTAACAGGATTGTCTGAATTTGCTCTGAGATGTTTTGAGAACTGTTTGGTCTTTACAGGCTGATCATATTTGGTTGTTCTACCTGTAGCATTTGTAGAAAGCTTCTTACCAGCTTCTTGTTTCAATACCCAGAAATATTGATAACCAATGACATGCCTATCTTCACTCTTCACCCATCTATGAAGCAGCTTTGTCATAATATGTTCTCTTATGAGAATATCAGGATACTTATCTTCAACTGCTATCAGAGCATCTCTGATATTAGTCTTACTGAGAGGATATACAAAGAAATGGAAACCATTCTTGATGATATCCTGGAATGTCAATTCAGGATTGTCGATGTATAAATCCCTGACTTTTCTGGCATCATCAGGACTGAAGAATCTAATGAAATCACATGCCTTTCCAATGACTTCATCCTTTGATAGTTTCTTTTCATTGTAAAGTTTGTATAAGTATTCATGGAATCTTTCCATTTTATTTGTCATAGAAACTTCGTACAATACGAATGGAATGATTCTGTTAACAACAGCAAGTCCGTTTGAAATAACATCAATCGGTTTCTCAGTTCCAGGAATGGGGTTTCCATTTTCATCGAACTCACAGGTCTTTGGCATGAGTTCTCTCTTACGGATATCTGCAATAACTGATTTGTTTCCAACACGTCCAGTTACTTTCTGACCCTTTTGAGGAATCTGTTTATGAACGGTTGTGAAAGTTATCTGAATATTTACTCTTCCTTCTTTAGTAACCCATACAGAATCATGCAGATATTTCTGAGCAGCCGAATACATATCAAGAAGGTCAGCATCATCCTGCTCAGGATGACCATCTACGATACTTGATACACATGCAAATATGTCAGAATACCATTGCTGAATTTCAGTGAGATATCTGTTACATTGTTCATTTTCTGTCTGTACATTTGCTTTGATATCTATATCAACAACCATTCCTTTGGTATGAAGATTTTTATCATTCATATGAGGAATAGCTGCTTCTTTCAATAATGAAACGAATGAGTTTTCTCTCATAGAACATATGATTCCATCCTTGACATATTCTCCCACATCAGGAAAAGCCTTATATTCATTTTCATCTCCATAACGATTCAGAAGGAATGATTCAGGATCAACTTCAACTTCGACGGTATCTACCATGTTATACGCCATTTTCTCAGCAGCATAATCTGATATTACTAAAGCATCTTCTGTTATATCCGGAATAACAGTATACACAGTTCTGAGATTGACACCTGCGCAATAGTTTCCATCAACATATGAAGTTGTACCCATTATAGGTGTATTCTCGGGAAGTATATCACCAACGTGTTTATTGGCTATGAAGTTCTGCATACGGAAACCATTTTTCTCTTTAAGATTAATAGCTTCCTGATAGACTGCACAAGTGTATTTGCCAGTCTTTAAATCTTTGAAGATATAACATACTGGTGATATCGGTGCATTCTTAAACTTACGAAATGAATTGATTATCTCGTAATCATGTTCTGCTTCCATGTACCACGAAGATTCTTTTCCGAAAGCAGTTTCAGGACCTGTCTGAATTCTTGCAAGTTCTGGTTTATCCAATACTACTCTTTGTGATGCTTGACGTGTATTCATATTTACACGAACCGGTGATGTCTTATCAGGGAATCCCAGAGCAGACACACCAAAGAGCGAAGGATCATTTGCTTCTTCAGCATACATATCAATCGCTGATTTGGAATTGATTGGTTTGTAATACTTTCTACGTGGAGTCATACCACTACTGTATGTTTTCTTTTTGCTTTTGATTTTACCAGCCATCTTCTATCACACTGCCTTTCGATTATAATAAAATATATCTATGTTGAATACTATATATCTTTTATTAGATATACTCTTCATTTGGACATATATTACACATATCGAAATCATCAATCTCATCATCTTGCGAGAAAAGATATAATAAAAAAGATGTGGAAATAGTCATGAACGTAAAAAGAAACATTAGTTTTATTATATTTTTTGCCATAACAATCTTCTCCAAAATAAGATTTCATATTATCCATCCGGGTCTACCCCGGATGGATAAATGATTCTTCTCTTAATTGTTACGAGGCTAAGAGTAACCCCGAATATTAAAGGTGTGATTTGAAGATTTCTTATCTTAAAGATGTGATGGAGTTTCCTGTAGTATCAACAAACTCAGAACCGATATCTCCAAGAGACTCAACGGAATTTGTTCCCGATGTCATGAACTGACCAAGAGAAAGTGCGAGTGCTGATATGTCAGGAAGCACATGCTTCACGCTGATAAGAGTTTTGATCGGATCGAGTCTAAGACCCTGTAAAATACCGAACATAATGATCTGGTTGACAACCTTCTCGAAATCATCAACTATTTTCTCAGCATCCTTGCCGAAATCTGTAGAGATTTCCTTACCACAAGCCTGGCAAACAAGCTTTCCTTCGTTTGTCTTTTTAACTGCGAGCATAGCCTTGCCGGAAGTGTTATCTGTGATAAGATGAACACAGTCTCTCTTGATCATCTTGGTGGACTCATTTTCATAGTTACCACCAATCTGCGGCTTCACATGTTTATTAGTTTCATATATCTTTGTCATACCATCAACGATGGGTCTGATATATTCGTGAACTTCTCTATTTATTTTCATGATTTATTCCTCCTATTACTTTATGCCATCGAGCAGAATCTTGCTCGCTGTAAGCAGATTTGTATATTTTGTGCCACAGTCTCTTACGTTGATAAAGAGAACGTCTGCAGTCTTGTCATCCTTCTTGAACTTGGTCTTCTGATAAGTTCCAGCAAGGAAGTCATAACACTGATGAGGTGACAGAATGTTGAGCTTATTATAAACCCAACGCTTGAGAGAATCCAGGAACTCCTTCTGATTCTTTGAAGTATACTTTGAATACTTATCCTTTGACATAAGAAGAGCTGCTCTTACAAGACGAGAAGGATCTCTTACGATATTCGGTGTGAATACATCCGCAGTTACAGGAATATCGGAATCGAGAATATTCTCATAAGTCTGCTCGCAATCCATTGCAACAGCTGCAGCAACTGCGAGTATCTGATGTTCATCGAGATTTGTTGTTACATTAGAAATCTCTTCAACGACAGGTCCGAGAAGATTCTTTATACAAGCATTGATATGTACAACGCTTTCCTCGATCTGCTCGTTAGCCTTCTTTGTAGCTTCCTTAGTCTCTTTATCAGCCTTTGTATCAATAGGCTTTCTCTTAGAAAGCTTCTCAGAAAGATATGAAGTAAAGAGTGCTCCAACACAAGCTCTTTGCTCAATTGATTCACCAGAACTTCTGAAGTACTGTTCTACAACTGATGTGAATGCAGGATCATCTACGTGATTGGACAGAGCATAGTTAAGAGCCTTTGCCGCTGAAGAGTCATCATCTGCATCGAGAATGAATCTGCACACTCTGCTCAGTCTTCTTACGATTTCGGAATAAAGAGCTTCCTTGCCTCTGGTTTCCTGGAAAATTCTTTCCTTTGGATCTGCAGATAATCTTATTCCCTGTGTACGAAGAAACGACTCTACGTTTTCAAGAACAACCTTATCCGCATTGGTAATAACGGTTGATGTCATTTTCTAAATCCTCCTTATGAATTATTATTTAATATTAAACGGTATGATGTTTCCGTTCTTTTTAAATATATGCATGTGAAAGTTTACTTTTTCCAAGTAAACTTCTTGATTGCATTACCAGAAGAATCGGTTGCATCAGACACAACGGCTTTCTTCTTATTGATGAACTTAGGACGAATACTCTTCTTAAGATTGTTATCCATCTTTGAAGCTTCATTGTATTCAGTGTCTATCTCCTTTACTTTGTTTCTGGGAAGACCTGCAACAATGATTGTTGCTTCCATGATTCCGTCATTATCATCCTTGGAAATATTTCTGTACTGATCGAATACACTGTCCGAAGGAATACGAGTATTGATATCAGAGAACACCGTTCTGAAATCAGTATCAGCAAACGGAGATGACAGAGAGTATGCAGTCATCAGAGTATTGTTCTTGATATCAGCAGAATTCCAAGCAGGCTGGAAACCTGAAAGAACCTTTCTTGTGATAGTCTTCTTGAGAGTATCAACATCTGATGCTTCTGCTGATACTGCAATGAATCTACCAGGAGTTCCGAGAATAACATCCAGATCGGAATCATCGATAGAATCCAAATCAGTCGGATGATACTTCTTTCCGAGGATTATTTTGATAGCATCAATGACATCATTATTTACGACGGTATAGTCTGCATCACCCTTACGATTTTCAAATACATCATATGATGCAATGTCAGCTTCAGCAAGTTCGATGAAGAGATCGTTTGTATTCAGATGATATGCTGTCGGGTCATCTTTATTCGGACAAATGATGAACGGAATAACCTGAAGATCGAACTCTGCCATCTTCTTGCAGAAAGGTACAATAGAACCAGAACCTGTACCACCTGCGGCTGATGTAATAGCGATGATAGGCATCTTTGAATTCTTGCATGCCTCATAGAGTTCATTCATATGACCCTGTGACTCATGGAAAGAATACATTTCAGCGCCTCTGGTTCTATCACGTCCAGAACCAGATTTCTCATCAGAGATTATCGGGATATATGTGATGTCTGAAACATCATCAAGTTTTATAGAATTGAGGATTGAATCAATTGCATAGTATGAAACATTCTCATTGAGTCCCATGTCCGCGTTTAATGCGCGGACAACATTGGAACCTGCCTGACCAAAACCTATTACGATATTCTTCATGTTAAATCACTTTCCTTTCTTAGAACGGTGCGCTTGTATCACTTTTAACGGTATCAGACTTCAGAGACTGCTTAATCTCAGCAAGAGGTTTGAGAAGTATTGTCTCATCGGGTGCGATACGAATTTCAAATATGTTATACATATTTACCGGCTTCTTAGTCTCTCTTGCCACAGTAATACCAGCTGTATATACTGCAGACATGATAGGACACACTGCTGCTGATGTGAATACATCAATTCCGAACTCTTCATTCAGATGTGCAAATACGTCAGACTCAACCTTGGATACTGTTTCTGTGAGATTCTCAGTTCTCCAAGTATTATATCTTTCGAGCTGTTCATCAGCTACCTTGAAACCAGGCTGATGAATGTGATTCTGTTTTACGAAGATAGGAGTTCTCTTATGGAACATCTGAGGAACGATGTTTCTTGACTTATCAGACTCTGAATACTCTGTGACATATTCAATAGATACACCACAAGTCTCAAGAGCAAATTCATCATCAGGCTGCTCCTTCAGATACTTCAGGTGATACTTCCAACCTATTATGAATACTATCGGGATATCTGCTACATTCTGGAAAAGGATTCCAAACTGATCATTCAACAGATTCTTCGCTATGTTCGGAATCGTGTCCGTAAGTATTGGTGATCCATTCGCATGTTGCTCGAGATAACGATTACGCATCTCCATCATTTTTGTGAGTTCATTCGCCATCGATATGGCCTCCTTTAATATTATATTTGATATGAGTTTTTCTATAATTCATTCCCATACCATTCAAATGATATAAATACATAAAAATATTTTTATCCATTTATATCATTATTGTGCAATGCTAAACAAAGTATTATTAAAATAAATATGAAGGAAAGTGATAAACTTGAAAATTGTATATATTAAATTAGAGAACTTCATTGGTGTTTATGCAGCTATGAAGAAACGATGTATTGAATTGTCTTTTGAAAATATAGACAAACCAATCATACAAATTTATGGTCCGAACAGAAGTGGAAAGAGTGTGCTTGAACAACAGCTTCATCCTTTCTCAAATATCAATTTAAATGGAGATGAACGAAATGATCTCCCTCTGATAATAAAAGGCGAAGTCGGAATAAAGAATATAGTATATGAAGTAAACGGAAAAGTTTACAACATTCTCCATACTTATAGACCAACCGGAAAATCTCATACTGTATCATCATCTGTTGTTTTAGATGGTGAAGAGTTGAATCCTTCAGGTGGTGTTGGAACAGCCAATGACATTATCGAGAAATCACTGGGTATAAATAGGTATTCGTTCCAGTTCACAATAAACGGAACACAACTCACATCATTTGCTCAAATGAATTCCACTCAAAGAAAGAATATAATGAACAAGGCAATGGGTATTGATATTTATGATAAGATTCATAAATTGGCCACAGATGATTATCGTTATGCAAATAAATTGATAACATCATTATCCAATACAAAGGAATTCATTCTTTCTCAATATGGTTCATATGAAAATATGATAACGAGATTGAATCAAACAAAGGAAGAACATACCAATCTGAACAAGTCTATTCTTACAACTAAATCAATGATTGATAAGTTGTCAGGTAAGCTGTCAATGATTCAACAACAAAACCCTCGTGAAGAGTTGGATGAAATCAATAGAACATTGTCAGCATACGAAAGTGCTATAGCTGTTAATACATCAATACTTAATGGAGAAGACATTTCATCATTATATGATAAACTCGTATCTGAGCAAATGTCTTTGAATAACAAGCTGAATGAATTACGTGGTGAACGATTACTCGTTCGCAAGGATTTGGATATTCTATATGAAAAGAAAAATAACATCGAATCTTCAATGAGAGCTCAACAGAACTTCCTGAATGATATGGAACGTCTTAAACAAACAAAAGAAAACTTACAGAACAAGATAGATTCTATTAAAGTTCAATATGCAATATCTGTTTCATCAGATACTATGAGAAGTATATATTCATTATCTCAAATGATAAATTCAACTTGTAAAGAGATTGTGATGTGCTTAACAAAAGAACAGCTTGAACTGTTTGCAACAATGATTGAAAACAATGTCGATATCAATGCTTTCATAGCAGAAGAATCTTCTTTATTGTCAAGAGGAGAAAATGAAAAGAAGATAGTTTCTGATTTGCATTCGTTAGTTAATAATGTTCAAGGTGATTATCCAAACGAGAACAAATGTTATATGGAGAATGATTGTATTTACAGACACACTGTCGAAGTCATGAAAGGATTCTTTAAATCCTATCAACAAGCAAATGATGGTGAAAATAAATTCACAACATATGACATCGAAAATATCTCCTTAGCATACAAAAATCTCCAGTCTATATACAGAATGCTCGAATCAGTTTCAATTCCACCAGAGGTTCAATATCTGTTTGATATCAATTTGATATTTACAAACTTACGCAATGGCAAGTTTGGTGTTGACTCATATACTATAAAAGATTATATGGAAGAAGCCGCTGTACTTGAAATGCGAGAAAGATATATCAAAGAACTTCAAGATGTTGAAAAGACAATTGAAACCATGGAGAATGGTAATGTAAATTCATCATTCGGAAATATGGATATTCAAAGCATTGAAAATCAAATATCAGATCTGAGTTCAAGAGATAATAGTTTGACAGAAACTATATCAGCTGTCGAAGAAAATATCAGAAACAACGATAGGAACAGAATGTCTCTTTCTCAGATAAAGAATGTGAATATCAAAGAATTGTCAAAGCGTAAACAAAAGCTTGTTAAGATGGTTGAATCTTATAATGAGATGAGTTCTCAATACAATGAACTTAGTAAAGACATGAATGACATGGTTAATAGATTCAACATTCTTTCCAAAGACCTCGAAACATTAGAACATGCTAATGCTCAATACATATCAACGGACGAGGAAATCAAAAAGAATAAAGAATCTGATTATAAGTATAAGATAATAGCAGAAGCAACTTCTTCTACAAAAGGAATGCCAGTTCTTGCAATTCGTGATATGATGGATAAATCTAAACGATTGACAAATCGATTGTTGGATGTTATGTATACTGGTGAGATACAGATACTTGATCCGATAATAAATGAATCTGAATTTACTATTCCTTTCAGATGTGGAGGAAATGTTTCAAATGATATTCGATATGGCTCTCAATCTGAATCTACATTGATATCTTTAACACTGTCGCTATCATTAGCTTCATCATTAACAAAATACAACATTCGATTACTTGATGAGATTGATGGTTTTATGGATCAACAATCTGCAGAAGTATTCGTACTTATGTTGAATGAGATGATTGGTACTTTGGGAATTGACCAGATGTTTATCATATCTCACAAGATGGCTCCCCATGCTCATGATGAAATTGTTCATGTTCTCGACATCGGAAAGATGTTTGGATTGAATCTCGATGATTAATTATTATCCCCTCCGATTGGAGGGGATTTTTCTTTTTGTTGTTAAGACCTAAAAGTGGAGGAAATTTGTGTATTTTAAATATATATTATTAATACGGATGATTCAAAAGATACATAATTTCATCCAAAATATAAAAGAAAAAAGGAGATTCATTTTATGAACAATATGCTTATTTCAGACATTTATTTTATGACAGAGGTCATTTATCACGATAAGATGACAGACAGAAGTTTAGAAAAATACGGAATAGTTATATCTGACTACACTACATCAGATATTTCTATAGAGAAGGGCTTTGTAATAATAAGCAAATCCTTTGCTCAGAAGATGAGAAAGACTATTCTCAGAAATCTTCCGGGTAGAAAATTGGTTGAAACGTTTTCGATATTTTGTTATGAAAACGGACTCAACCTAAACAACGACGAATTCAAGGAAGTTGAATTCGAGATGTTCAGAATTCTCATCGGAAATGGTATTATAAAATCAATAACACCATTAAAGATGATAAAAGCTTTTAAAGCCATGAAGGTTCATGGCTTTAGAGCTTTACTTGCCGCAGCGGTTAGCGGCGAGTCAAAACAAATCAGAGGTTGGCGCTGTTTAACATGCAAGCGTCTTCGCACTGATTCAAAGGGTGTTATGAAGTGTAATGGCTTCTATCACCCCGTACCCGAAGGGTTGGAAACGACCGAAATCTCGGCATTATACCCAGACAACAAAACTGTTGACGGTATAATGATGTCATCATACCTGCACAGCATTCCCAAGACATGCATGGTTATTAAACCACGCGTGCCGATTCGACTGACTAAGTCAGTTGTTTATGAGCTGGATGATCAAATTAATATCATTAGAAAAACAATGGATATAGATATCCGTTGACGTGTACGAACAGAACCCATCACAAATCAGATTATCGTAAGCAAGATAAATAGATTTGTGATGGAGAGCCAACTTCGCACAAGAAGTGCTCTCGCGTAGGAATTTGAAATTACAGAGTTGCCGGCGTACAAGCCGGCAACATAAGTAATTTATTTTTTTCTTTTTATCGAACATTTCCAACATAGTTGGGAGGGATAACATCCAGATTATCAATATTGATGATTAATTTGTATGCTACGGGGGTTTGCGGGTCAGATGATTCTTTTTGTGTTTCAACCAAGTTCGCCACTATTTTTGTATTAGGTGAAATACCAACTGGAGCCTCATGAGTCAATCTCTTTCCATCATCATACAATACTTCATATCCCAATGACAAAAGCTTTTGATATGTTCCCCTTAATCTGAACACAGGTTCATCGTGAGCATATGATTCTTCATCAGCCTGAATATCAGAATTATCAAAGTGAGCTATATCATGCAAAGACAATGCATCATGCGGAATCAATCTCAATGTCATATGAGATATTTCATCATACAATTTGAGCATGTTTGAATTTCCACCATTGTCAAGTATTCCATCAAACATGTATATGAATTCTTCTTTAGTGAATTCTACCATGTATGATTTGAAATACGATATTACTTCTTTCAATATCCTGAAATATTCTTCTTGTCCTAAAGAAGCGTAATATAATCCTGTAAGAGAATTATCAGCATATGTTTCTAATGCTCTAACGAGAGAACGAATCGTGAGGACAACGGAATCTGTATTGTTCTTAATAGAGAATAAGTATTTGTACAGAGAAGGATTATCTAAGAAAAGAAGAGATTCAAATGTACGAGGACCATCCGAAGAAGCACCAGAATCCAACATGACTTTGTCAATTATGATATTTGAGAAGTTTGACTTTACTGATGAATTCAACTGAGTAGAAGTCTGTACAGCTGCAATAGTATGCGACTCCATGTACTTTACAAAAGTATCAACAAAGTCTTGATTGTGGAATGGTTGTTCCTCAGATATAACCAGATCATATGAATACTCATTCAGAATATTATAGAATGAAATAGGATAATTTTTTCCTTCAAATCTGATACGAATATCTTCGTGGTCACGAGTGAAGATATTGTATTTCAGAATGTTCCATTGCGTAATGGATATTCCGAATTGTTCCATAATACTCTTATCGATATCAAGAGATATTGTATCATACCAATTGCGTTCAGGATCAACCAAGAACAAAGCCTGATATGCATCGGTTACCTGACGATACTGATTTATCTTTGTAGAATCAAGCAGCTTCTTTTCCAGATATTTGTACAACAAACGAACTTCTTCTAACAATGACGAAGCTATGTTAGAAGTCTTTCTGTCAAGAATGTTATCCAACATTGGCTTGAATGTTGAAGGTTCTAAGTAATCCATATTCGGAATAGCATTATACCAATCTGGCTTTGTTGTTCTGACATCGTAATCAAATGATGCTACTTGGAAAGGTATGCCAAGTTTGAAATCCTTTGGAGAACCGTCGGCATTTAATCCGTTGAATAATAAGTCCAAACAAGCTGCTTCTCCATTATAGACTCCATTAGGAAGATACATATCTCCTCTCATGGTATCGACAATTTCAGTTCCATCTGTATCTGTGAATTTGATTGTGAGATGCCATTGCATTAAAAGAATTAATGACAATACAGCATCAAACAAAGATATGTCTGAAGTTCCATTTATTATCATATTTGAATTTATCAGAGTATTCTTTGTTTCATTCTTTTCATCAAGAATACCTCTCAAGAATATTGTCAAATCCCACCAGATATCCGTAAAGGATAAATGGGTAGATAATTGAATATACTTTGAATTTGATAAAGTGTAATTCATATCCTGAAGCATCTGTTCCACTTCAGGTGTGTTCCACCATCTTGGGTCTCCTGATGTAATCTCTTCAACAGAATATGTTTTGTTGGAATCCCTGAATTGGAAATATGATGTATTATCCTCAGCAGTTCCAAATCTTCTAAAACAAATATACTGCTTCGGAATGTATTGTCCTTCATTCTCAGGATCTTCTACATAGACAGGAATTCCATTTTCAAACACTTGTTGCTTTACCATTATCAAAGTATAGATATCTGTGTATTCATATCCAATTAAATCTTTGACACGATAACATTTGTTTGTTCCTTTGTCAATAAGAATCTTTCGGAAATGTTTCAAGAAATCAATCATTCCATTTCCTTCCATTATAACAGAAGGCAAACCGTACAACGAGAAAAAATCATTTGCTGTAACGGTATTCATGTGAATCATTGAAGATGATTTATGCATTAATGAATTCATTGTTTGGCCAATAGCCATATAGATTGCTAAGAATCTAATAAATGAATCATAATTAACATAAATAGCAGAGAAGTTTCCTCGTAATGTACCGAAGATATACTCTCTTACCTTTGCATAGGTATCAATAAACTCATGAACTATCTGAGCTTCAACAGTTATGTTTCCGAAGATAGTGTTAGATGAATACAGTTTATGAGTATTGACCTTCATCAATTCGCCATCCTTGGCAGGACGGGAAACATGAATTGGTACGGCATAAGAACCTATATGCTTTAAGTATTCCAAATTAGGATGTTCTTCAAGAGTCTTCTGATAATATTCCGAGTTAATAAACATCTCCTGATATTTCTCGGACATCATGTGAATGGGTTCGCCTCTATAGATTTCTCCTTCCATATAATACTGCATATAGAAGTCATCTGGAATCGTTACGACCTCATCAGCTTTGATAGTCTGAGAACCAGCAAATGGAATTCCTGCAAGTCTTGAATAGTAAGGATTCATTTCAACATAGCTATCAATGTACATTTGTCTATACTTGACTAACAATGTTTGTTTAACATCAAACGGAATCAATATTGGATTCATGAGAATCTTTGAAATTTGTTCATCTGATAAATTCTTTTTTACCAGTTCAGCAATTATGTCACTCGCTTGATATTCATAAGATTCGAAAATATCTGTTTTGAGACATGCTCTAACATACATATCTCCAGCTTTCTTGATATCAACGGTTTCATATTTATTTGCTTCATGACGATTTTTGAATTCAGAGTTTGTTACAATCAATTGAATCTTTAACAAATACTCTGACATTGGGTTCATAGCAGATGCCATGATATATTCACCTCTCTAAAATAAGAAAAAATAATCCCGATTTATCGGGATTATTTCTTAATACATATATTTCAAATCATCCATATTATCATCTATCGCGTCTTCATATTCTGTTGGAATCACGCCACCTATTTCTTCTTCATATGGAGAACCAAATAAGTTAGATGCTCTGCGATTTAACTTACCTTCAAGAATCTCTCTTAATCTTGATTCAGTATAATTTCCGACAGGTAGAGGTTCATTTGGAAATAGCAGTTCATAAGTTCTTCTAAGCTTTTCCCATTTGAGAGTTGCAAGATAAATGGATAAGTTGTTTAAAAGTCCGTCATCACCTGCCGATCCAGCCATGGCATTAACTACGCCATTTACCAGTTTTCTATCATAACATATTTTTATTGTCTTTTGAGCATTCTTTTTGTTACCAAAATATCTTTTGTTTCCACGAATATATTGATTATATATTCTATCAAGATATATGATATCAAATCCAAAATATGTTGATAGGTATTCGGCTACAATATGACCGAATTCCCATAGAGATTGATAATTTTCATAGACGATTATCATTTCACCATTACCTTTTTCAGGTGGTTGCAATATCATCCATTCATAGATTTTATATAATGCATCATCACTTTTTAATGAAGCTACATATCTTTCTTCTGGAGTAGCATCTTTCAAATTCACATTGTCCAGTAAACTTGTTGTATATGCCAATGGATCCAACGTTGGGCAATATGAATGAATTTGAACATATGTCGACATTGTGTTGTTGATATATCCTCGTTCATGAACAAGCCTACCTGCTTCATCAAACTTAACACGATCTGTCAACTTCATAGCGGTTCCTCTTTTTGCTTCGAGAATACTCGAATCAGGAACATAATAAGTTGCCTCAACTAATTCTTTGGTAGATAGCATTTGTGATAAAACATTCAAGAATGCAATCTTTGAACACAATATCATTCAATTTCCCTCCTTTCATAAATGATGCTCCGGCTATCAAGCCGGAGCTTTATATTTTCACATTTCATCATATTCATCAGCACACTTAGTGACTTCATCAAAGTCTTCCTCAGTTGTGCTGTTGATTGCTACGGCTATGTATTTTCCTATTGCTTGCTCTGGATTCTTCATGCAGAACATATAGAACCAATATATCGGATCCATAACATCAGGAAGACAATGATCCTTTACGTAAGCATGAGTATTGAATATATCTTTCGGAATATTCCAAACGAACGGTTGTACCAGTTCAGAATTCAACGGAGTCTCCGAAAAGTATTCATCTTGATATTTCAACATTGTGTTGAGCACTTCTGTTATCTGATCATCATTCAGCTCAGTGTTTTCGAATCCAGGAGGTGCTTCTTGTGGTTTAAAGTCTTTGAGATATCTAAGGATATTATCCGATATCTCAGTTACCATTTCATCCTTGTTAGGAATAGTAACCGGTTGAAAAACCGGTTTTGTTTCTTCTTGTGGTGATTTATTCACCGCATAGTTACAATGGTTTTTAATCATTTGATACCATTTCAATTTTATCACAACCTTTAATTTTTAATACATCAATAAGGATCATCGATTCCTCTTGTGAAGAATTTCTTACTGATGATTGAATACATAACATCCCAATCGGATAAACCTGAACTATTTCTCATAGCGTACTGATCTGCAACTTCATGAATCTCTTTTGGAGAATGCATTTCAATACCTCTAACATTCTTGAACAGTTCTATTCTTTGTTCAGTTGAAATTCTGGATCTCAAATCTCTATCAGTATATCGTCTTCCACAATCCTGACATTTATATTCTGCATAGGTTTTATTTAATGGCACCATTCTATGAGAACCACAAACACAACCAAACAGATTTAATGAAGCTGGAAAGATATATCCATAATCGATACACTTTGGTTTTCCGTTACTTAATCCCCAATTGGCATAAGTCTCTGAAACCAATCCGACATCTCCAAGAACATATCCTTCGTCAGTCCATCTTTTCAGAATCTTTACAATTTCATCCTGATAGAAATTCATTTCTGTGAATGATGTGAATGCAGGTACATAGGAGGCCACCAACAGGTGGCCTCTTCTGCTTATTTCATGAGCAAACGCTACATCTTTCAAAGGCTTACAAATAGCCCACTCCTGCATATTATCTGCCATACCTTCTTCATCGAGAGCAAGCTTGAATGCATACGTATCATATCTAAATATGAATCGATTAGTACCAGTACCAATCTCTGTCCAATCAATACCACTTTCGTTCAAAGCTTCTATTGCTTTTTCACGTTTAGTGGAAGCTCTCATTCCATATTGATATGGCAATTCACCGAATTTCATTCTTACTTCCAATGGGAGCAAATGTATTCTTGACATATATTCTGCTTTCATTACATTTCTCCTATATAGAATAATTATTTATTCGGAAAATTCTTTTCTGCATATCCTTCCCAGTTTGCATACGGATCATCATTTGACTGAGGAATGGCCGGCTGAAGAGATGATTCGAATGCCTCTCTTCTGTTGTCGTAAGGATGCTCATACGCATTCTTCCAAGGATTTATCTGAGGAGGAATGGGTCTTTCCTCAACATAAGTATTGTCCCAGTTAGAAGTCACTGATCTTTCAAAACCAGATATTTCCATACCGAAAGCAGTTCCGTTGTCTGAAACATATGGAGCATATGGATTATTATAAGAATATCCATTTATGCTTTTCTGCTGAGGATTTTCATAAGAATTGGAGTCATAACCAAACTGGTCACAGCCATTATTGATAGGAAGCTTATCATTCCTTCTGCTTCCATCAAAGTGATCAGTGGGTCTGTCATATTTCGTTGTTTCAAAATAGCCGTTCGGATAGCCATTCTGATATCTCATTGGGTCTTCATGCTGAGCCCAAGGATTAGAAGGCTCATTATCATAAGACTTGTTTCTGTCGAAAGGATTCTCAACAGGTCCGTTATAAACATCAGTTCTATAATTAACATCAGACCTTCTGGAACCTTCGAAGCCGGAACGATACTGCTGGTTGCTATTATAATTTTCTCCTGAATAGAAGAATGTTTTTTCTTCAGGGTTATCATTGTAACAATACAAATCCTTGAAGTTTCCTATCGGTGTGTTTTCTGGATAATCCATTTAGATTTCCTGACGATTTGTTCTTACCCAAGTACTCCAACGAGTATGACAGTAAGCTATCACCCGGTGTCGAATCCGGGCTAATTATGAATTAAATATTAATCGTCTTTTCCTTTTCGTAATATTTTCAACATAATATATTTAATCCATTAAAGCATTTTTAAAATGCTTGATGTGAGATTCTCAAATCACAAATTAACTATTCATGGGTATCTTGGTTATCGATTACCAATTAATTTGTGATTGTTATATAGATATATTCTGATTTTTGGATGTTATCAAATCAACAATTTTCCTCCTTTTTAAATTTTGTAATAGTATGTATCTTGGTATGGGATAAATAATTATCCCACCAAGAACAGAGTAAGTTGCCAGTTCATCATTTCGAGAATTTCATCAACGATATTATCCGATACAGTTCTCCACAGAACTCTGAAGATTTCATACTCGGAATTTATCTTCTCAAGCTTGCCAACGGACTGAGAGAAACCATCAGTTCTCTTTGTAATCTTCTCCTCTAATGACTGAGGTAATCTGAACATCTTCTTTGCAATCTGTTCATCATACTCATTCATTCTTCCGGATACATTTGTCTCAATTACGCCGGTATACATGATACCGAGATCCTGAGCAAGTCTGTTCATAACAGAAAGAACAATTCCAAGCTGTCTCTGGAACTGAGATCTCGGAACGGGAAGTGAGATGAGATAGATTCCATTAGGAACAGTATCAGCTTCAGCCTCTCTGAGGATACAACCTGAGTTTGCGAGAATAGGACGACAAGCACTGTCGAGCTGTTTCATTCTTTCAGCTCCGCATCTTGCGTTCATATATCCCTCATCCTGCATGAGAATCTTCACGCTCATGAAACGCTCTCTGAACGCTGTCGGGGGATAAGCTCTTTCTGTAAGGGCTGCATATGGAACGTCTTCCGAAGGACCCAATACATGATTCTGTAATGATGTGATGTTTACCATTGTTTTTTCCTCCTTGTGTGGAATTATAATAAATATATTTATTATGGCATGAATGTGCATTATTCACTCATGCCACATAAATGATATAAATACAAATATAAATTTTATTTTTATTTTATATATTTGCATTTGCAAGAAACGATGCATTCTGTTTACCCATATAAACCGGGATTGATAGTGAAGTGTTCTCATTGATATCTGGTTGAAGTGCAAAGCCACCCATTGTTGAAAAAGGATGTCGAATTATTGTGACCATTCTATTTTGATCATTTGCATTCTTATCTTTTCGGACATCCCTTCGTTTAACTGCTTTAATCATCAACATTCGTTGATTACCATCATTCTCAATATGAATAACCGCAATAAAGTCTGCCGCTTCTTGAATGTCCCATGCGTTCGAGATATTAGAACTTCCAAGAACAGTTGAAGTTTTATCAAAACTACCTTTAGCCATCAATGCATCTACCTGTGCCGCTGCTTCTCTGTTCAGCTGATGTGCAGTAATTACAGGTATCTCATACTTAGCAGCAATTGCTTTGAACTCATTCATTATTGAACCAAGCTCAAGTTTCTCAGAATTTCTTATTTGAGAATCAGAACGTGCTGAACGAATTCTCTTAAGATAGTCGAAGAACAATGCTACGACATGCTGATCATCATTGTTGAGAGACGAAATGATTGCATCAATATCATCTGTTGATTTTGTTCGATATCCATAATACAGAATAACAGCTTTGCATCCATTTTTATTCAATTCATTTTGAATCATCTCAGATGCTTCTTGTGGAGTGAACATTGTTATGTCTGCATTCGGGAACAGTATGCTCCACAATCTTCCGATGGTTTGCGACATAGTATTCTCCATAGTTATATACAAAGCTATCGGAGTCTTACCATTACACATCATCTTCAGATTTGGATTAAATCTACAAGTATCAACCATCGATGTTAACAGCATTCCTGATTTGAAGTTGCCCGGAATACCTGCATAAACATAGACACATCCAGGAAGATATCCGGGTGATAACAAAGTATTCAGAGCACGAATACCCGTGATGATTGCATTCTTGTCATCATTATATGTCTGCGTCTGAGCTACTACTGAATTCATCTGGTCAATATTCGAAGTATCGAAAGTATTTGATGTCGAATTAACCTGAATAGAATTGTAGTCATTTGCTATCTGTGTAGATATCTTGTACATAGTATCAACGGTTTCTTTGATATTATTACAGTCTACATCATCGGTTATCAAATCAAGAGCTTGGATGAAGGATTGTTTGGATGTTAATATCTTATGATACTTAACATAGTCACCAATTATTTCAAGTAATTGTTTGGCTTCAGACTCAGTTTTTATTGTTAACTGTTCACTTCTCTTTTTGACATTGTCAATGATTTCACGTTCTTCATTTTCATCTTCCATCATTTCGATTATCAGATTTAATGAGAACACATTTCTCTCAATATAATGAATCATTCTATTGATTGAAAGACAATCGATTCCTCTCTGAGGATAGACAGTAACTGCTTTCTTTATTATGTTGACATATACCGAAGAACGAAAACTTCTTTCTGGGTTACAGAGAATAGAGAGCATGTCTTTATAAAGATTTGGTCTTAATGTTTTCACATATATTCACACCCATTTCAATATTAAATTTTAAAAAGTATTATTCAGTATTGTCATTGGGGAATATATCCATTCGGAAGTTGTTTGGGTGTAAGACCAGCATCAAATATGAATGCCTTTGTTGTTAAGAGATACTTAACAATTGATATGGAAGCTCTGAGAACTTCAAGATCATACTGAGTTGATGTGCAGAACTTTGATGAAGTAGACACGTCATCCTTTATAACATCATATGAAACATAATATGTATCAAGAGTACATATCAAAGTATTATAGTCTTCCAGATTAAAGTCAGAACCGTATTTCGATGTGTAAATGATTTCAACCATCTTTCTTAATGATGTATAGAACACTTCGAGAACCTGTTCAAATTTCTCATCATCTTTGTTATGATCTTTGAAATCAAGAATACGACGAACTCCATACTGAAATGAGTTTGGAACTGTTCCGAAATCGAAAGCTGATTCTATGATATGAACACAGTCATCTATCTTGTCAGCGATGAACTTAGATTCCAGATAGGACTCACAAGTTACTGTTACCAGAGTATCCTCATGCTCAAAACGTAAATCAGATATACGCTTCTCATATTCTTTTCTACCTGCAGGAGTCAGAGTTTCATCATTTCTGAGATCAGCTTCAAGCTGTTTGATATAATCCTTCGGAGGTTCCTTCAGGTCATAGAAACATAAGCATTTCTCATCATATACTGAAACAATGGCTTCAGGAAGTTCTTCATGTTTAATAGTATATGCTGCATTAAGAGGATGATCTTCTGTTTTGAGAATGGCTGCCAAATCCTCGATATCAGTCTTTGCATGATAAGAAGTTGTGCAAGCAAAGAACATTGTAGCATCTTTCTTAACCAATGCCATCTGCTTCAGATATGTCAAGTAATCCTCATCCATGAATTCCTTTGTATAGCTTCTTGCAATAACAAGAGTTGGAGTCTCTCTGTCGTAATCCTTATACAAATTCATCCAATCAGAATGATTGAATTTATGATTATACAGAATTATTCTCATCTTTGATTTACCAGCTAAAGCCAGAGCAAAGTCTTCTGCCATGGATATGGATATTCTATAATCACCCGGAAGGTAATCTATTGTATACATATCCACACCCATCTTAGAAGAATCAGTCTTCTGGTTTGTTATGATAGATCTGATAGATGTAACATTTCCGTTTTCATCGAACTTCGGATCAAAAGCCTTCGATAAGATATTCATCATTTCATCATCATAGTTTGAAGCTACTCCGATGATAGAATTAAAGTTATCTTTGTTGAGAGGAGTAATCAGGGCGTTTTCCTTATCAAACTCTGAAGAATCAGATACAAGATACTTCTCAACCTTGTTCAGATAATTGAACATATTTCTCTTGTCATCAGGAGTTATGCATAACTCACGAAGACGCTTATACAGTTCATTTGCAAGTAAGATACAAGTTGTTGTACCATCACCAACATTTGAATTTACTCTCTCACATATCTTCTTGATTGTAAGATATACAAGTCTCTGATAAGGGTTCGAGAAATGCAAACTCTCAACAGTTTTGAAACCATCCTTCGTTGTAGAGTTATCACTCATTTCGGATATCATAACCTGTGAGCCGTAAGGACCATAAGTGCATCTGAGAGCCTGACACATTGTTTCGAAGGTTTCTAATACCAAAGCATTGAAATCCTCTTCAGGAATCATATTAATGTTTTTCTCTCTGGAATATCTCGTAAAGTCCATTGGTTGATTGGGTATGGGTAAGTTTGGTCTTTTGTATTCTGATGAAACTTCCGTGTTCGGGTGAATTACCTCGCTTTCATTCTTTTTCTTTTTGTGTTTGAACCAACTCATTTTTCTTTTCTTCCTTTCTGGATATTATTTATTTTATCTGATTTTGCATCAGATGAATTCATTTGTTTTAAAATATCTTCCTTTTTCAATGAACCATTAAAAGATACTTTCATTTTGGGAAGTTCAGAGCTTCTGTAATATTCTTCTATGATGTCGACACCAGCTTCCATCCGAGCCATATCATATGTCAAAAGTATGAAAGCTCTGTGAGCAATAGTACAAATAGCCATTGCATGATTATACATGATATTGGTATATACTTTCATAACCTCTTGATTTACTTCAGGCGGTAAGTAAGGAATATCTTCACATTCATTCAGCGGCGGTGGCAAGTTCTTGATGAATGCTCGTCTCACATCTTTATACCCCATAATCGAACAATGTATGTTTTCACATTTGGTGATTATGTCCGTTCCTGACAAGATTTCAGATGGCTTGGCAAATCTGTGATTTACATATACGCGCATATACTCATGTAACTGATTATTCAGCATTATCATTAAATCATCAAATTCTGGCGCATTATAATTAGCATCTCTTAACATAGACTCAATGTTCCTTACTATTTGCAATGTGCCTCTGACAATCCTCAAGAATGAGTCAAGGTCTCTCTTGTCTTGTCGTCGATGAATCAATCGTTTTAACTTGTTTGACATATTATCACATCCTTTCGTCTTAGCAATATATATACGTCAAATCTCTATTATCCTGAGAAAAACTGTGTTCTTTATTAATGAATATCTATATCTAATATCTAACGATATATTCTGATCATAAACAAATGTGGTATCTCTAAATCTATGGAAAACTGCATCTTCCACTGATATCATATTCGCTGGATTTACATTTGTCCCAGCATACAATTTTGACGTCTGTTCATATGTTATATTGAACCTTTGAACCAATTGACAGTTATGCATTCTGAATAATGGTATGTCACCAACGTTGTTGTCAAGAGTCATAATCGTTCCAGTATGAAAATTACTTTCACCAGGTTGATTTCCTTTATAAGACATTGAAGATCTTTTATCTGTAATAATAAACTTTTGGTTTTTCTTCAATGGGGAATTGCGTTGTTTATCATTTACTTCTTTGAGAATAACTGGATTGTTGGTTATGTGCTGAGTCATGTCCATACGTCCATAACTTCTTTTAGCTAACTTTATTTTTGTTATTCCACATTTAAATCTCTTTTCTATTCCACGAGATTCAACACCGTACAATCTTCGTGAATAAGCAGTCATCCAATTTTGTTTGGATAATGAATCTGTTATTGTTGGATATACAGAGAATGGAAAACCTCCAACATCAAACGGATCTGAAACAACAAAGACTTTGCAAGTTACCTGTTTCAGAATCTCATCAAGATACTCATATTCAATCAGCTGAGCATTGTTAATTACGATTACATCAACTCCAAAGAATTTTTCTTTATCAAGAACCTTTGAAACATACTGTTGTACAGGATCAAAATTAGGAGCAAATGTATCTGTAGATGATAGAGTTATTAAATCAAAAAACAAGTCTCGATAATAAAGATATCGAATAGGTTTATTTCTGTTCAAAACGACATTGTCTTGACACCCATCTATGAACATAATTTCTTTAGTTGCATCCTGAGCAAGTAATGCAGCTCGTGCAACATATCTGAATATGTCTGTTCCAACAATTCCACCACAATAGAAAACTTGTTCATTATCATTACAAGCGAAATCTTGTAAATTTTCAATCATTTCAGGTATCTCAATTATGTTATATTTCATATAATCACATCCATTTGGGAAGAAAGTTTTAAGTTGGGTCGGGGGCTTTCGCCCCCGCACCTTCTACATTGGGAGTAGTTAATGATTAAAGATTGTAAAGCACATCGAGTGAAACAGGCTGACGTGTTTCTCCTTCATGGCTGATTACAGGGAACCACATGAAGTCGTTCTCATCATGTCCGAATACATTGGAATACGGAATACAGAAGTCTCCGTCAATCTTTCCTGTTGCAGGATCCTCGAGCATCTGCTCAATAATCTTCTCAGGACGAAGGAAACCGATGTGATATGGATAACCGTCTACAGGATTGATCTCTGTAAACTTGATGATTGCGTCGAGTGCACGCATATCGATTCCTCTCTCCCACAGCTGAGCCAGAACCTCATAAGACTGCTTTGCCTGAGCAATGTTCTTCGGGAACATGAAAGGCCTGAGAAGATTAATTACATCCTTATCATAATCACGGAACATACTCTCCTGAGCAAGCAGCTTATCTACAGCATTCTTAGGATTCTGATTTATCAGAATATTCTTAGAATGAATGGAGATTCTGATTACTGCATATGAGCCAACGCCGTTTGGTGAATTCCACTTACGAACATCGAGTCCGTGAAGTTTGAATCCGAGTACATCATCCTCGAGATATCTCCTGATGTCAGCACATGTGATAGGATAAATATCCTTTTTGATTCTTTCGATATTTGCACGATTTGCCATGGAATAAATCCTCCTTATGAAATTTATATTTGTAATATGATGTAGATGGCGAGCACTTTAATAATATTCTTTTGCTGTGCTGACAGTTCATCATATTTTACACCGTATATTCCGGATGAAAGACGGTTAATCAATTCATCCGGAATTTCATCATCTACCGTTTTCTTATGAAGCTCAGCACTGAGTTCATCTTCGGTAAAGTTCTCAAGATATGCAGTGACATATGTGACTTTCATATTACCAAGTCTATTTTTCTTGGCTGATAAATCATTGATAATATTACTTGTAATAGACAGTATTTTCGGATTTGTTATCATTGTCGAATCCGTTGTTGGAGATACTTCCATATCAAGTGTGATATTATCACAGAACTGCTGGAAAGTCATGTCCTTCATCTATATCCGCCTCCATATCCAAAGCCATCATCAGGAAATGCATAATTCCTTTCGTCATATTCAGAACGATAAGGATTCTGCTGTTGTGGTTGTGCCTGATACTGTGACTGTGAAGAATATCCTCCCATACCATATGACGCAGAAGAGTTTCCGCCATTTGTATTATAATTTACAGCATTATTCACTCTGCGTGTCTGTTGCTGAGGTGCATATCCACCATTACGATACGCCGGCGCTGATCTCTGCTGAGATCTGTTGCTGTACGGAACCGGATCACTTGCATATCCATATCCATAAGAATAAGGATTGGTATTCTGCGGTCTATTATTGTATCCGCGATTTGGTCCTGCCTGATAAGGCTCTGATGCATAACCAACATCATTTCTACGTGAAGTTGGATCGCATGACTGTGCACTTCTCTGAGATCTCCTGTTATCACTAACTGGAGTATCGAACAAAGAATCCATATCAGGTGATTCTACTCTTCTGGCTTCAGATGCCATGTCAATACCAGCTTTCGCCATGCCTGACAGAAGATCAAATACCTGATCAGCTGAAATGTTTCTGTCCATTGTGTATCACTCCTTTAAATATTAAATTTATATTTCATCATTCTTCGATTAATGATAATCATAAGTTATCCTCTCTGAATGATTAAATATCATATTACATTTCCAACATAATTCTCAGGAATATATGTTGTTTCTGTTCCATTCTCGAGTTCTTTACGACGTCTATTGATATCGTAATCTATCTCGGGAGTTGTTACTCGGGAATATCCATGATCTTCTTCCCAGATATATTTGTCAAGGCTTTCGATATAATCATCTGACCACATATCTCGTTCTTTATCAACAAGAAGGTCCTTGTACGCTCTGGAAGCATCAGATTCTTCCTTTGTATAACCATATGCATCTACATATTGATTATTATTCCAATAATCATTTTGTGGATAAGATGAGAGCACAGGCTGGTCATATGATGAGAATGGATTCAGATTTGCATATGGAGGATGATGGTGTAATATATTTTCATCCACTAAAGGTGTGTCATCATACCTTCTTCCAAACATATCAAATCTATGGTTGGATAAATCCGGATTGAACATCGGTCCATAAAGAGTTCCATATCCATGATAAGGATCTGAATAGATATCATAATTCTGATATCTCGGATCATTTATAATATCAGGATTTACGCGATAAAGATTCTTTAAGAAAGCTGCTGAATCACTAACCTTTACCTGTGTCGGAGGATAAGATGTATATCCATATCCGTATGATTCATTGTTATACGTATACGGATTTCTTTCCGGAGTCGGAGCCGGATCAAGAGGCGTTGGTCCTCTCGAATCATTCATTATTCCATCTCTATTTGTGATGGGTTCGTACGTATGAGAATCTATAACAGTCCACTCACGTGTGAATATCTTAAATATTCCACCAAAGATTCCCTTGAAGATTGCTTTAATTCCTCTGCCTATGAAACAGAAGAAATTACCTATAGCATTAAAAAATCCCATGAGATTATATTCCTTTCTATTTAATTTATCAATATTGATTTTATTAAATGAGACAATTCCTTATCCCATCCATCTAAAGTATATACATATATAAAATATATTATTCCCCGGGATTAACCCGGGGAATATTTAACATACTTTCTTTTGTTTTTATTCATTATTTAATTTAGACACGGCAAAATCCGAAGTCTTTTTATATGTTGATTTGATATATTGAGAAGCCGGAGCATGATAAACATCAATTTGATATACTTTATATTCTTCATTGTCATCAAATATGTGGATGTCCATTATGTTGGTTTCATCCTGAGATAGGAATATGAACAAATCATCATTCTGTTCTGGTGCATCCTGAGAGTCCATCAATTCACAAGGAATTAGTAATCTTGATACTGCTTCGGATACTTTCTCACACAATACACAATCAGGATGAAAACTGATAAGAGTTTTCATTATTTCTGACGGATTGCTATTCTCGCTACTTTCACTTACTAACATATCAACGAAGTTGGTATGTAAACCTATACTCAAGCATTTCTGGATATTTTGTTTTTCCATATCTCGAGCAAAAGCCTCAGCGTCAAAGTCTGCGTTCTCATCAAGTCCGACAGTATTAAAGGCTTCTCCTTTTGGAGTAGTTAACCTTATGAATTCATTCGCAACCTTTTCGATGCTCGTGATGATTGAAGGTATTTCTTTTCTCATTATAGGTTGAGTTAATTCATAGATTGTCGCGATTGCTTCTGCAACTGAAACTTGAACATTGCATGTCCATCTTTTACCTTCATCAAGATATCTGGACAAGCAATTACGGTTTTCTGTCATTCTGTAAATTGAATTTCTGACATACTTGAAAGCTATCATTTCTTTTAATGTCATTTTGATTCCCACGCTGAAAAATACCTTCTCTTCAAGCATTGGACATCTCTGTTGCATCTCCAATATTTTCTGAAGATTCTTTATAGGGTCTTTAAATAATGGATATAAATCATGTGTGGTTATTATTTTTAAACCTTCGCCTGGAACTGAAATGATTCCATCTTTAACGAGACCTTTAACTTCCATAATTTTATACACTCCTTTTATTATTTGACGAATTCATAATCCCAAATACATACTCGTATGGGTTGATTTCATATTAAATATGTATATACAAAATAATTTTCTTTATAGAAAGGAGAAAAAATAATGGCGAAGAATAAGTATATTCTCCCGGGTGTTGGGGAACAGATTGAATCTGAAGATGGTACTAACAGCATGTACCAATCCACACCTTTATTACACGATTATTCAACTCGCTTATTTGGAGCTCCACCACAATTAACTCGTTTAAATGATATGAGACTTCTTTCTTCAACAGAAGATTCCGAAGGTGCTGTTGGAGATTATTATTTGGAAAGAGTTCTTCGTACTGCTCAGGTTGCAAACTTCTGTGTTGGTAGAGCAATCTTCACAGGTGGTATGTCATCACTTGCAAACGTTATCAGAGTATGTGGTCAATATGCATATGCTTTATCCAAGTATGACATTTATGGTCAAAACGGTGCTGCCAAAACTGGAGGTGCTGCAAAAGCTGCTCAACAAATGAATTCTTTACAGGCATATCAAAATGCTTTAAATGCCGACGATAATTTCAAAACAACATTCAAATTCACAACGTCGGGTTCTAAATTGGGACTTGATGTTGATGAGGGTGCTGGTGTATATGATATCTCCGGAATAGGAGCCGATTCATTTATCAAGTCAATCGCTGACAGTATAGACAGTGGTAGTGGTGGAGGAGCAGCCTGGAGTTCTGGTGATGGTAAAGTTACTGGAACAATCATGTCCGCATTGTTAACTTCATTCTCCGTTCAACAGCCATTCTACACATTCTCTTCTGACTGGTCAACATATATCAACAATGTTAAGATGATGATAAACACCGCAGTTATTATGCTCGGTTTACAGAACGCATGTGTTCGAATAGGTGATTACTATTATCCCATTGCATTGAATGTAAAAGAAACCAAGGAAGATGATTGTTGGGCTAACTACAGATATATTACGCCAACTGCTCAACTGGGTGATGTAACTGCAGCAGATGGACAAAAAGGAGACACTCAACAATATGTTTCCTTCATGGTAAACAACCCTACTGGTATTCAAGAATCATACACAAATAGTGTTGGGGATTCAATGATATATTCTAACTTCATCAATCAGGGTACACAATACGGAAATGAAATTGCATTCATCACAAATTCATCTGTAAATAAAATTGATGATTCGGTAATAAACCTGATGGGAAAAGCTACAAACGTTGCTGAAAGTATTCTGTCAAGTTTGTCTGGAGGTGCCGGTAGATTCACTGCAGCTATACTCGGTTCAATGTCTCGTTCATTTACAGGTGATCATACAATCTATCCCCAAGTATTCCAGAGTCATACAACTCAATCATCTGTAACTATTCCGATTACATTAACAGCTTCAAACGGAGGAGCATATGCTTATCTGACTGAGATACTTGTTCCTATGTTCTTCTTAATGGGTATGGCATTGCCTCGCTTATCAAAAAATAATGCTGCGGCATATGCATATCCTCCCGTTGTACAATGTTCAATTCCTGGCACATGGGGAACTCGTCTGGGAATGGTAACTCAGTTATCTATTAATAAGAATCCAAATGGTGATACTCGTTCTATTAATGGATGGCCTACTCAAGTTACCATTTCTCTCACAGTAACAGATTTAGAGCATACATTAGTTACTTCACCAATGAATGAAGTTGCTACATTCTTGAACAACAATACGATGTTCGATTACATTGCTCAATGTGCCGCTGTTGACAAGTACAGAGTAAATGGTGCTGTTAGACTTGTTTCAAAGTTAACACTTGCATCTTCTGCTATGAACAACTTCCTCCAGAATCTCGGAGATGGTATTGCAACAGACTGGCATATGCTCGGAAACAGAATCACTGGAAATTATCTCGTATAAAAGAAAAAAGAAAACCCCGCCAATCGGCGGGGTTTCTCTTACCATTCATAATTCGAATGGTAGCATCTTGCATCTGGTCGCATGATAATGAGCTGCTGGCCAGCGCCAGGCCACTCTCCGACTTTTACTTTCCAACCGAAACTTTTGATTCTTTCGACTGCCTTCATTGAAAGATCATCACCTTTTATAAAGTCAATGTTCGGTTTTCTGCAACCAAACCACGGATCGATGAATTCGCTTTTCGGCTTTTCATATCGATAGCAAAGATAGGTTGCAATTTTCTTTGGGTCATTCCAATGCTTCTCGAGTTTGTGTTCAAAGAATTTATCATGGTCGCACATTAACTTCAGTGCATCACCAAATGATCTGAACGCGTTGATCATATGCATTGTATCTGTAGTAGTGTTGTTATTCATATTTTAGCCCCTCCTTAAGGCTCATGGTCTTATTGTGGTAGACCAAACCATTTTAGATATTTGGATGTTCATCCCGGTTATACATCTACCACCAAGGTTATTACCCCGGTAGGACTCATCCCGTAGATGATGATATAAGTATTTATTCTTATATCATATTAATAATATATATTTAAAAAGGCAAAAAATTTATTCTTCTTTTTGTTAGCATAGATAATTCCCCTCCATACGGAGGGGAATATAATCTACTTAGCTTCGTAATTCGTTTAAAGCACTCAATGACAAATTGACAACATCAAGAGTCTTTAAGGTTTCATACATTGCAACAGCATCTTCAAGAGGAATAACAATACGAGCTCCTCTGCCATCATCCAATTCCATTCCTGGAAATGTTTCCTGAGATGGAGAAACATATAAGGCTGGTAAAATTGTGATATTCATTGAAGACTGAGCTTTCTCAGCTTTGAATCTTTCAAGAACTCTTTCAGACATTTCGAAATCTGGTGAACCAACATTCGGAAATAATTCAAATAGATTTTCCGATATTAATTTTATCGAATTCTTTAATAATGCTTTGAAAGCTCCGAACTGTCTATCAGTAACGAAGAATCCTTTTTCTCCAGATCCCGCATTTATTGATAATGCATATGAAAGATTAATAGCTCCCCAATTTTTACCAGATCTATATGTTCTATATTTTGACTCTGGATCATCAATGTATGTATAAACAAACTGACATTCCAATTTCCTACATATAAATCCATTGTAAATATTGATATAAACCTTCATTCCAATTCTCCAATTTACTTATTTCTCTTCTGAGCTTTACGCTTCTTTTCCTGAGCTTTCTCCTCAAGCTCATCTTGTGTGGTTACAGATATCTCCTTAGGTACCTTGTAATTCAAGTTGATATAAGCATGTGTAACCATGTTATCGAGAATAAGATTGAATTCTTTGATATTGGTAGCATTGAATCTGACGGATCTTGCATTAGGAAATTCTTCATTAATGAACTTATAAAGTTCGAATTTGATAGATGGATATTTGTTTACATCCGAATGGTTCATCTCGTAAAGATTTGCATATGGAGAAATCATACCAGTCTGACCAACATCCTTCGATGTTGCATATACATCAATCTTTCCGAGCATGGAAGGTGTAAGTTGCTTGTGAGCATGTGAGATCTTGTGCTTGTCATTATGTCCAAGTGAATTTGGCAGTATGTTCACGTGAATTGCAAGTTCACGCAGTTCTCTTATGAACTTCTTCGGCTTTCGCCGAATGCTCAGACTATATCTTTCAATGCTTGTTATCTCAACAATCATTGACATTTCGTTTCGATTTAAATAGGAATTACATGGTAATTGCCCAACACCTATACCACATAAGCTTTGGCTCTACTCTACTCCATTTATATTTTTCCAAATACAATCAGTTTCGATAGTCGTTGAACGCGTATCTATGGTCTTTTATAAATTTAATTCTGTCAACGAATATATCGGGTATATCCAATTGACAACAAATTTCTTCAGATGTTTTATTTTTATCAATCAAATCAAGTATTTTTGGAGTATATTTCCAATAATCAATATCTGATTCTCTGATAATATACATTGATGATATTTGCTCCCATTTATGTCGCTTTTTAATATCATATACCGTCGTAGGTGTAACTCCTGTAAAGAAAGCTATATTGCCCAAAGTCAAACCCTGTTCAAGTAATTCACAAACGTGTTTTATTTGAGAATAACTATACTTATTAGCAGGATTATCAGTTCCATATCTTGGCTTACACAGACCTGTTTTCCAAGCATGCTCAATATTTTCTTTATGAGTAACCCACTCGAGGTTCGATACATCATTATCGGTTTTATCACCGTTTTTATGATTTACATAATCTCTGGTCAAATCATCATTTGGTATATAAGCTTTTGCGACAAGTCGATGAACTTGATAGGTTTTTGAAGTCTTTGATATTGGATCATGTAAATCTATCAATAAGTAGCCAGATGGATTTGGATATGGTTTGAGAAATCTTTTTGATATTTCACTATATATTCTTCCATCTCGAGTTACTAAGTATGGGTATTTTATACCATCACATTCAATTCTTGCTATCCTATTATTATTTTCATCATAATATACGATATAACATCACCTTCTTTCTTTCAGTATTTTTAATTCCCGATATTCATAGATACTTCGCTGCGGATTGACCATATATCTCATGACCTTAATTACTATACAATCGGCATTACCCGATTCCGCCATATTCTTGCAAATATGGTTTAGTAGTCAGAGCTCTTAGGCATCCAGATTAAATCCAGATAGTGATTTCGGCAATCACTCTTCCCCGTCAATTTAGAAACATTTGGCCGCCAGTTGACCATTTGTGGTATACTTAAGATTCTCATAATAATCCAGATCATTTGCAAAATCTATAGACTGAACAAGTTCTGTCTTATACAGATTCTTTATAACCTGGAAAGCATTCATCTTCATTTTTGGTTCAGCATCATCCATCTTCAATAATGTTCCATACTTAAACAAAGATTTCAGCTTGGCAGATATCTCAGCAGTTACAATTGTAGATATAGCTTCATTCATTCTGAATCTCTTATTTGAGAAATTGAATATATCAACATCTTTGAATTCTGTCTGGAGAATATATCTTAAGAAAGTACACATGTTACGTTTATCACATTCAGGAATAGGAAGATTTAAAGCTGTTGCAGTATCAAGCATTCTTCCAACATATACCTGATGACATGCTCCTCTGTGATCAAGAGTTCCAGGATACTCAGATAACTTCCAAATCCACCAGTTCGGATTCGACAGATTCTCATAAGTTTCTACTTCATAATCACGTATCATCTTACATGCCATTACCAGAATATTACGAACATATTTGAAGTCCGGTCTATCTAAAGCTTTACGATATGCCTTGATATAAATCTCATATTCTGGTTCAGGTTTGAAGTATTCAAACTTATCTGTGTCATCCCCTACCCCCTGACAAAACTGTAAAATCGGGAAAACTTCGAGATATGACAGTACACAAGGGATGTGCATGAATGATGCCAATGTCAACTCAAACTGTTTGAACACCTGTACGTTTACAACGTTTGCATCCGAAACAATGTAACCATTCAGAGAAGTTTCAGTTGTCGGAATTCTTTCTATCGTAATAGGAAGCAATGATTTGAAAACTGAACCATTGTTCTTTGCGGGATATAACAGTTTATCTACGAGCTGATACTGAGTATACTTTATGTCATCCAACAGATATCTACCATGTTTATCTTCTATCGGAATATACATCTTGGAAGGAATAACCTTTCTAACAAGGTTATCAAATTTATCTCTTGCACCGAGATAAATATCAAAGTATAAGATGCCAATTCTCGATGGTTTGGTAGACTTGGTTTTTATCTTTGTACCTGTTTCTCTACGTCTATCCTGTATCTCATCTATCGAAGGATGAGGATCCCATCTGAAATTAATTAAATGGATGAACGGCGTTACGCCGTCATCTATTTTGTATAAGTTCAGAATATTCAATATTTCGATGTCTTGTAAAGCTTTCTTTACATAAACCCATAATGGAATATCTTCACCGAGTTTAACGCTGACTTTTCCAAAAGGATTATCCAGATTTTTGACTATATAATCTTTCATCTTCTAATCACACTCCGATCAAAAATTTAGTATAGATAGGTGTATTTCCATCCATCGAAAAAATTATATAAATATGAAAGAAGGGAATGTCTTGAAAAGAAAGTATCCCATAACGACTCCGGATACTCTAAGAAGAGTTCTTCATACCAACAAAGCTTTCTTTGATACTCATGTAAAAAAGAATGAAGGCTATGTTGATACCAACGGTTCTGTTTATAATGGAACGGTTGAAAACTTTGGTGGAGAGCTTTTGTTAGAATCCAGAAAGTTATTATTGAATAAACCAAGCATTGACAAAATCAAAGTATCATCTGAATTTCTTCAATATTTTGATATTAAATATGCTGGCGATGTTAGTACATATGAACAGCAGAATCTGATTATATGTACTTTGAAAGAAGACGTCTTCACAGATAATCATACATGGCAAATTAAGTTACCATGTGACTCTCGACCTATACCGAGATCATTAACCGATACCATCGACTTAGGAATGATTCATTCATTGAGTAAATCGGATTCAATGATAAGTAGAGAGAATTTCTATCAGACTAATAAAGATGTTGTCATCGTAAAAGACGGTGTTGATATTCCTTTGAAGTTTTCAGAGATTGGCAACAATACAATCTATGCAAGATATTGGTATTGCGATAAGCAAATGTATACTGATATTCCGGCTCCAGATGATCCCGAAAATAATCACATTATCGGAATCAAATCAATGAATAATATGACTAATTCTGAATGGAAGAATCAGGTAATGTTTTATATTCAGAATGATACATTGAATACAGTTCCTTACGTTGGTATCGATGCAAGTGCATATGATGATTTTCCGTTGTTAAGATATGGAGCAAATGGACATGATAATTCATTCGTATTTCCGGGTATGGAACCCGGAACATATGGAATTTATACCGACACTGGAAACTTACCAGAACCTATCAGAGTTCCAGATGATCCCGAAAGAGTTGATGGAGATTGGTTCATCGAATTAATTCCAGCCAGAGGATATTCCTTTAAGAATGTTGATGGATTATATGACAAATCAAATGATTATGTAGTAATTGATAAAGTTGTGTACTATCGAGCTGATAGTTACGATGGTACTCGTACTGCGGAATATGAATATGATATTCCTTCGGATTACGTTCATCATTTCCCATGCAATAATATCAATGGATTTATGAATGATGGAAAGATGTATACAACACGATCATTCTCAACTCTAATAAATCCGGACAATACTCATATCTATTATGATCGTATACAACATAAATACTATACTTGGAATGGTATTATCTATAAAGAAATCCTTTCAGGTCAAGGTATCCAATACTATACAGATGAAAACGAAGTTGTTCATGGATATGCAGCATTTGATAATTACCGATATAACTATAGAAAAGATGAAGCCGATAAGTGGGTTATCACTGCTTTGTTGAGAGCAGAATATCAAACTTCCGCTTTATACAATTATGAATATTTAAAAGGCGATGCGGTTTCTGGTATTCATATCAATTCAACTTCAATGCATTCTGACAATGGTATTATTGAAAAGAATGGTATAACTCACAACATGTGTGATTTCGATGGTCTTCCTTCTTACTTCCATAATTTCTATAACAATAGAAATGTATGTTTCTCTCGTTCAATTATATATGCAATTCGTGATGATATCAATCATGAAAATCAATCCCCAACTGATAAGCCAACTGCTGGATTGATTGTTGATTCTGGTTATCCTATCACACAAGTCAAGTATTCATATGACATGGAATCAGATATTCATTATGTCGATCCGGATGCATATGAAGGCGATGGTGAATATTCATCCACAACGAATTATCTTTCTGATATTGCATATGTTGACGATGATGAATTCGCTGATACACATTTAACAGGTGAGAATGTTCGCTATCGTTTTATTTATCACGGTAATCATTTCTTCTCAACCGATATTGTTGAATTCGACCCAGATATGAACTATGGTCGTGTATATTACGTTGGTAATGATCCTGCCGTATTCACATCAAATTTAGATGGACATTTACCCGGAAGAACATTAGCCAGAATTTGTGATATTCCGACTTCATTTACTCAATTACAGAATATACATGATTATGCTCCAACATACGTTGTTGATGTTGAATATAATAGAACAGAATCTCCATACGAAGAAGATGAACAATTAAAAGTATGGGATGAATATGTTCCAGAGTGGGTTCGTTCCAATAATGGAGTAATCTTCCCGAAGTATTATCGGTATTATGATTTTTGGAGAGATTATTTAACCAGCGGAAATCCCCATTGTGTATACGATAATCTGAATTGTTATATTACAATTCCTTCTGCTGATAATACAATAACTATCAACAATGCCGGTACTGGTTATGACATTGATGATGAATTTTCTATTCAAATTGGTGGCCAAACCATCAATGGTGTTGTTACAGATGCGAACAATGGTGAAGTTATATCTATCGAAATAGATGGCTCCTTCAATATTCATTATACTTTCTTATCACAATTAACAACATTTACAACCACAACAAAAGTTGGTTCTGGTACTGGATTAACTTTGGATATCAATGTTCCAGATTACAATTCATATCTGAGACAGCTGAAAGGTTATCCAGAAGACATGTTCGTTCTGATGTTTGATAGCATAGATAATTTGTGGATATACAATGCTACAAATAGTGAATTCACAAAAGAATGCAAATTGACAGGTGTCAATCATCCTGATAATCCATATGTTGATGAATCAATTGAAATGAATGATGCTTTCATTAATGATTTAAAGAATAAGAATATCTTTGTTCCAAACAATTATCTGCATAAGAAAATAAATGATGAAATAAAGATTCCCGTCAATCAGAATTCTCCTTCAATTACAACTGATATTCTTCCTTTGGATATTCCTATTGATACTCCTGAAGACTTATCTGCTTATCTTGAATTGATATATCAAAATGAACAGAACTCAATGTTCTTCATTTACAAAAATTCATATGAGGATCATTATAGAACATATAAGATTGAAACATATCCCGATTCAGAAGTGAATGAAGTTGTATTACCAAAGAATCATCAACTCAATCTGAAAAGGTATTCGAACATGAGTTGTGCTTTCTCATATACAGGACGTGATAAGAGTCAAATGGATATGTGTATCTTCAATCCTTCTAAGACAACAATTTCTTCTTATGAATGGAAGAGTTCTGGAACATATGTGAATGAAACAGTACCTAATGCTCCAAAGGTTGTTGCTGATTCAGGACCTACATACATTTCAGAAGCCGTTCACGATGAATCATATGTAACACGTGGAAATATTTACATGTCTGCATCGGATCATTATAACGGTTGGGTTGAGAATTTACAATCAACACTGGAAGAAATGAGTCGTGATGAATTGTTACAATATATCGAAGATACTTTCAAGAATGAACATTGTGAACCCTTGGAAGCTGAAAGAGCATATATCGAAACTATCGATGAAGATCTTCCTTTCTACAGATATTCCAAGGAAGACTTGATAACATACATCATAGCCAACAGTGTTGATGAAGTCAACAAAGTAGATGGTGTACATCTTGTTCAAACTATTAATACAAGAATGGACTCTGATGAATATCATGCTACCGGTGATTGGCAATTGATTGATGTTGAAACATATGATCCAAATGCAATTGTTAATACAAATGAACGGAGACCAAATGAGATTTGTTATGTATTCAAGTTTGATTCTTTGATAGCAGATTTTGATCAGTTCAGAATGTTCGATGCTGATGGAGTAGATATATCAGATAAATGCTTACTCATCTATGATGGTAATGCTTGGTATTTCAGCAACAATAGATGGGTTCGTAAATAAAGAAAGAAGGTAATATAATGGCTGATAAAAATTTCTTATATTCAGGAGCCAATACCATGAGAATACTCATGGATCAAGAACGAAAGCATTGGTTGCTAAAGACAGATAAATCAAAAACATTACAGGACAAAGAAACCGGTGATATGTTTAAATCGGTTATCGACAATAACGGTGGAGAGATTGTTCTCTCCACCGAGAAACTTACTGATTCCAACGATTTCTTTCAGACATTGAAATTCAATGTTGCAACTTCATCAGGTAGTGACATTCTGGAATTTCAATCTTCGGCTTTCACTTATTGTCCTGAAGTGAATGGTTTGACATTCGCTCGTGTTAAAGCTTCAAAGTATCCATATTCATATGGAGGAAGTGTACAATATTTCAATTACAAAGTCAAATTTGAAAACTGTGAAATTGTTACTTTGTTATTTGGAACATCAAAGAATTCTTCAAATGTAATTCCTACAAAATGGATCAAAACCTCAACTGTTCCAAAGGTTGTTGTAATCAATACGGCTGATTCAAATAATGTAATTGTCGAACAATCTTTGGCATTTGATTCCAATATAACAAATCCGGTTTGGTATTATCCATTAACGGAATCTTTACAGCCTTTTGCTTTGACAGAAACCGCGGCTAATGAATACACAACTTCATTGGTAGTTTCAGATAATAACATTGGATATCCAATGTATTGGTTCACTTGTGATAATTCAAACATTGGACCGAATGTGACAATAACCGATGCTGGTAATGTCAATAACAACGGTGACACAATTATCTATTTCGGTTCGGAAGGTAATGGTTCTCGGTATAATGTTCTTGGATATGTCGGTATAGATGGAAATGAAGATGCTACTCCAACATGCGATTCAACATCCAATTTCTTTATACTCGTACATCCAAAGGATCCCAACGTAACATTCTCCGGAAACATACTTACTGACAGGCATATCGATTTGTCAAGAAATATAGTTTTCCGAGATGATACTGATCTTACAGAGCACACGATTCCGATTGTATTCTCTTCAGATGAAGGTAGTACAATATTGATGAATACAGATGATTGTGTTTGGAATTATGAAGATAACACAACATATTCTATTCAGATGAATACATTTGATAGAAACTGCATGAATACCGGAACAACAATAAGCAATCTGCTTCCATTCATAAAAATACATCTTGATGAATCAGTTCCATTCGAAGTTGATGATACTGACTATGGAATGGCTGGTGTGTATATGTCATCCATGAATCCAAAGGATGATATTCAAACAGGTTATCCTTTTGATATTTCTAACTTTGATGGCTTGCCGACATGGATGACAACGGATGAACCAGATCGTCAAAGACTTGCTATGTATGCAATTCATAACACTCCGTTCTATGCTGAAAGCGATCCTATGTCACGCCAAGTATCAGGATTGTTATTCGATCTTGGTGAAACAGTTCCTGATTCAGATGAATCATTGTCTTCTAATCAGTATGGAAGAATCTATTACGTAGGTAATGACCCAGCTGAATACGAAAACAACGCAACTTCAGAACATCCAAAACCTGCGAGAACATTGGCAAGAATTTGTGATATACCAACCTCTGTTGTTCAGTTATCAAACATATCCGGTTTGGCACCTTCTTCAATTGTTGATAAGAAATATGTTCGTACAGAAGCTTCTTATACAGAAGAAGAAAAAGATAGAGTATGGAATATTCTGTCATCAAGATGGGTTCGCCCTTCAAATGTAGATGAAGATAATAATCCTATTTATTCAGAAGGACAAACAATGGTATTCAATTCCGAAGAAGATTTGAATCGTGTTGATTTGATTTCCCACAATGATTTCCGTTATCGTTTGAATCTCAATCCCAAAGTTGATACTGATGATGTTTATATTTCATCAATTACAGAAAAGGGATCTGGATATGCTTTCAATGATAACATTCTTCTCGTTGTCGGAGGTTTCTCATTCAATATTCAAGTATTGACAGTTGATGCAGATGGTGGAGTATTGACAGCCGGTATTGGTGCTGCAGAAGCTTCCGAAATCAATCTTTCTAACTTCAATATGAATTCTTCAGGTTCCGGTAATACAGAAGAATATTCGACATCTCCTCGAAATGGTTCTGGTTCTGGTTTCAAATGCATTCTTGGAATTAGAAATTATTCTCAATATCAACCGAAAAAGGGTGGAATCTTTGAAGACTTGTTTGCAGTTGTTCATCTTTCTGATGGAATATACTTCTATCAATATAAGATAAATCATCCTTCAAAGGAAACTCTGTTGACTGGTCATTGGGAGAAAGGTCAAAAGATATCTTCATTGGTTGATTCTTCTCAAATAACTGCGGATGGAAATCTATCTGTTGAAGACGCTTACACTGTCGGAAATATTCCTCATTACAGAGGTATCAATGTTCAACGTAATATTGATGATTCTCCGACATTGACAATTGTTGGAATGAAAACAAATAACTGTATAAACATTCCTTCATCAAGTGTTATCACACCGCTCAATTCCGATATAAATAAATTCTATTCAAATGGAGAAACTCTGAGTGCTACTGCAACAATGAGAACTCCATATGGAGTATCAAAGGCATTACATAACATTTCGAAATTGTATTATGATTCATATATCATTTGGAGATGGAAAACAAATTCCTCAACAGATTTGAATTTCGAATATGCAATCATTCGTCGTTCTTTGAACAATTACATTTCGACTGATGTTACCAATTACTTACCTCCGAACGATTTGTATGTGAAGGATTATCTCCACACAAACGATGCAACTACAATCGTATGGAATACACCTGACAATCAAACATTTATATTTGTATTTGATGCTGAATATCAAAAGCACGAATCATATCAATATATCAACAATGGATTCCAAATCCAAACAAAGGATTTCTCATTTGATGATATTGATATAAAGACTGCAGCTTCTTATATAGCTCCTGTTTTGTTTGATGGAGATGGTCCTCTGGGTAAACTTGCTTGGAACATCATGACAACATCACCAACACTCGTGCATGCCAATGGAGCAATTCGTATTGATAACGATGTTGTTACATTCTCAGATTGGGAGATTGGCATTCAAAGACAAAACATCACACACGTTCCCATTGGTGGATGGCGTTGTATAATGCCAAAACAAACAAAGTTCCGGTTCATCAATGGAACCACACAAGTTGTTCCAATTCAAATGGATGTGATTCGTCGTTCAGCAACAGCTTCTCAACAAACGGTCAGATTTGTTAAAGATTCAAATGCTGTTGATGTATCAGATCATACTTTGATTATTGATACAAATACATCTACGAATGAAACACATCTGAAAGTTTACAATCCTTCAATTGACCAGTTCCAAGAATTATAAAAAAGAAAATGCCCCGGGAATCCCGGGGCATACTTTTTAAGATACAATTCCGAGTTCAATCTTATCGGGAGCAACACCACAATCTTTGTCAATCATATTTTTGAATACTTTGACTCTGTAAAAACACTTTCTGTATTTCTTGATTTGTTTCTCAATATTGGTATAATCGTCATCACAAATGATATTTACTTCAACAGATTCACCAAACAAACCTCTACCTATCAACCATTCAAATCCAGAAGAATACATTCTTCCCATGACAGCTATGAAGACATCATTCATTTCAGTGAAATCAGATTCATCAACAGATTGTTCCAATTTGTTTTGCATTCCGATGACATCCATAACACCTTCACCCATCCATACTCTTATTACTCTTCCGGATAGATTGAATAAGTTTCCTATTACATAAATATTCTTTTCATGTTCTCGTTTGTTTGAAATGACCATCCATCTTTCACCTTTTCCAGATACTAATCTTCCAACAACACTTCCATTTCTCATTCTGAACCAGATTCTATTATTCAAAATGATATGAGGATCGGTTACTTGTTTATATCCGATATCAATAAGATACTTTTTGATGTTTGATACAACACACCATTCCAACATTTTATTTGTATCAATTGATTTAATATCGAAACGCTTCTTCATATATTCAATGATGTTGTTATCATATCTATCATTGATTAAGTATTCTTTCAGATTACATTCAACATCACCATTTGAACTTTTGATTTGTTTACGATAACCTGAACTATTTCCTCTGATGATTTGGTCAAGTTCATTAACATCTCCATCATGAAAACTTCCAATACCTAATTTATCCAGAAATGTTGAATTGACAACTCCACTTTCTTGACAAATAAAACAATGATAAAGCATTGGAGTATCATCATCTAATATCATTTTGATATAACATTTTCCTTTTCTTTCTCCACACCAAGGACAATAACAAATGCATTCTTGATCGTTTTGTCTTTTTAATAAACCACTATCAAGAATTCTCATTTTCCAATCTAACAATTTTCCATTGTTTCCCATTAATTAAAAACCTCCTTTTGAATTTGATTGGTGTTATTCATTAAAATGATATATTTACATTAAATATTATTTCTCTCAAATAAGCCCGAAGGCGGAAGTTTTTATATTTGGCTCCGCCTGAAATTATCTGCGAATAGTATTTCTATTTATAGCAGTTTGACAAAATAGATGTCGATACTGATAAGCGACAAATTATTCAAATATAGATACTTCCTTGAGAAGTATCTATATTTAGTAGCCTGAATAGTAGAAGACCGAGTTGGTTATTGAAAAAGAAAAGTTGGAAAAATTATCTTCAATTTTGCAGATGATTTCAATGTTTATTTGAACGAAGGAAATCATACGAACGAAGTGAGTATGATGACTGAGTGAAAATTGGAACATTGAAATCTATCACTCTCCGCAGGAGAGTTACTTGAAGCTGCAAAATTGAGAACAAATTCTTTCAAATTAGAAAAAGAAAAATAATTAATAGTCTTGTGAAATCATATATTTTTATTCAAATTTTTGAATAATTGTGCGTTTTTACATAACTACATAGTAATTTATTTTCTATTATATTTTATTATATGATATAATATATAATAAGATAATAAGCAAATATTATTTAACAATATATTCTTGTAGTTATTACATCACCTTTTATATACCCCCGCGAGAATTTTCATATCTCGCGGAAAAGAAAAAAGAATATCCCCCGGTTTAACCGGGGGATATTAAAACTTAATTGATTACCAAATCAATCTGCTTCACCATCATTGCGAGACGCATTGCCGATCCCTTCAAGTGCTGAATATTTTCTTTATCTTCTTCATTGAGATCTGACATTGCTCCAATATTTACAAAGTTCCGGCTATTATTAATTTGAAGCATACAAGTGTCTTTGAGGCTCATAAGCTGTTCATTGTTAAAGGTATTCAGAGTATACTCATCTACTACATCTACCAAATGATCCATGATTGTTGTGGTTCCTTTAATAATATCTGAAAAGGACATATCATCCTTTTCGTTATTGACTTTTGATATCTCGGTAGTTATATCAATATATTTATTTAGACGAGATTCTGTATTATTAAATTCCTCAAGACATTTTCTGACCTCAATGGGAATATTGTTAATTTCAACGAATTCCTCATACTTCATTTGTTGAACAGCTTTTTCGTTTACATATGTGAATGAACTTTTAAGAAATGATATCATTTCTATTTTGAATATGTTCCAAACCTCGGAACTGTGATCGTACATCTCAGGCTTTGAGGAAGTGAAGAATTCATTCACGAACTCACTGAATGAATTTAAGACTGCCTTCGTTTCCTCAATGAAAGCTTTTGATAAAGAAACGAATTCGTCGGGAGAAAGATGTTCATCAATTGAAATACATCTTCCCTTTTCTATTGTTTCATACTCAGCACCAAGTATGAATTTTCCGTATTTTTCAGTAATGCGGAAATGATCTTTTTTGAGATTTGAAATGATGATGTTATTATTCATAATAATTTCCTTTCTGATATCACTTATAGGCAGATATCATTTCCTTATTTTATCATATTAAAGATATACATATGAAATGATGAAATAATATTTTGAACTCGGAAATAATGTCTCAATATTGAAATGAGGTGATTATATGGAAATAACCGATGAGACAATCATTCAGCATATTGGAGAACTTATGACAAAGCTTCGGAAGGATAAAGAACTTCAGACTCTTGCAAGAGAAAATGGAATTGATGTTCAAAACACCATGGACCTCACTGAAGATACAATTGAAATTTATGTGATCAGTGTTGTGTCACTGCTGTTGGCAAAACGTTCCGGCGATCCTAATTACAAAACAATGTGTTCTCTTGGACTCCAGAAACGATCTTTGAAAGCTGAACTTATTAACACTTACAAAGATCAGGCAATGCAGTTGATCAATGCTTGGAAAATGAAATATCTAAGCAATCAACCAACAACAACTTTAGCTTGATAATATTTATAATTATACTATTATAAATATTACATAATTACCATTCATTAATTTACCGACTTTATGAGTTACATCAGGGGGCTCTTGTAATAAGTGAATTCGAGTAAAAATATTATAACAAAGGAGCTAATGAAAAATATGGCTATGAAATACTCAGATCTCATGCTTGACTTCGAGACTGGCGACGCTTCATTTGAAGATATGTATGTCCAGGAAGCAGTCGGCAAGATAAATGTTGCATCTGCAATATTTGATAATGAATATAGAATTGCTGAGACTCCCGAGGGTGTTAATGCATCTTATGTTCAGGAAGCTGCTGATGCAGGTCTTCCGGCTACTCAGGATTCTGCTAAGAGTGCAGCAACTCAGGCAGTAGGCCAGCAGCTTATTGCTACATATGACCTCGTTCTTTCTTCTGCAAGAAAGATCAAGGAATCTACAGGAAAGGCTCTTAAGAGCATCTATACAATCGGCAAGTCTTATGGACTTTCTAAGGACAGCGAGGCTGCTGACTTCGCTAAGAAGCTTGCTCAGCTTATCGTTACTGATAACGGCTCTTCTAAGCTCGTTCAGGTTAAGCACCTTCCTGGTTCTAAGGTAGTTCAGATCAACGGCAAACACTTCCTCAAGGGCGGCAAGGCTTCATCTCTCGCAGAGAAGTTCGCTAAGGGTTACAATGCTGCATCTGCTGCATTCGGTCTCGACATCTCCAAGATCTATGACGATGCTTCTATTGTTTCATTCCTTGGTAAGAGTGCAACAAGCGTTCCCAGTGGTGCTGGTACTCTCACTGATGTAGCTGACCTTCTTTCCACATTCGGAACAATGCTCAGCTCTGAGGCTAAGCTCAGTGGCGAAGGTTCTTTTACAGATACTCTTTCTACAAGAGATCTCGAGAACGTATTCCTCGCTGTATATTCAATCAATAAGATCGCAAGCGCAGTAGCTATCGAGCTCGGCAACTCTTCTAACAAGAGTGGTGCTAAGTCTGCTATCTCTGACGTAATCTCTAAGACAGATGCTGGAAGTAAGTCTGTTACTAAGGCATGCGCTAAGATTGGTCAGAACGCTAAGGCTTGGGCTGATTCTGCTGTTAAGTACGCAGATGCAGTATCTAAGGGATTCTGTGATTCTGTATATGCTATCTCTGGTAGCATCAATCGATAAGAAAGGAGATAATGTAAAATGAGTTACACATACAACGATTTCGTTATGGAAGCTGCAATGGTTGAAGCAACCAATGATACAGAAGTATCAGACATTCAGATGGAACAGTGGAATGCGGAGTTCAATGTAGCATGTGCTGCATTTGATGCACTCAGAAAATATTCTCTGATCGCTGAGTATGCTCAGTGTGACGTTGAAGAGTTCGTTCAGGAATCTCTTGATGACAAGATCAACAAGGTTGATGACTGGAAGAACAGCGGTGGTAAGATGAAGAAGGTTCTTGGAACTATTGTTTCAGGTCTTCTCAAGGCTTTCCGTGCAGTAGCGAAATTCTTCAAGAACCTTTTCTCAAAGGAGAATAATCCTTTTGCAAAGGCTGCTCGTTTCATTAAGAAATATAAGGAAGGCAAACATGATCGTGAGATCAAGAAGGGTGTCCGCAAAATAGAGAAGGAAGCAACATCTAATAAGGGTCTTGCTAACACAGTTGCAGACATGTCCGGTGAAATGGATGCAAAGGATAAGAAAATCGCATATCTCGAAAGAAAATGTGATAATCTTGTTAAGCAGGCTAAGCACTGGGCATCTGTTGCAAGAGGATACGCTACTGAGTATGATAAGCTCGTGACATATGTAGGTGAACTCAAGAATGCACTCAAGAAATCAAATTCTGAGAAGGATAGACTGCAGGGTGTAATCATCGAAAAGTGCAATATGATTGACCGTTGCTGTGAAAATATCTTTAAGCAGCAGGGTATGCATAATAAAGCACAGGGCAAGAAATACAGCGAGGAAGGCAGAGAAATACTCAGAGAGAATGAGTATAAAGATTTTGCTGATCAAATGCCTACTCTTGATACTGCTGAAAAAGCATATGAGAGTGCTGCTAACGATACTGCCAAAGCAACTGCGTCCGCCGAAAAGGTTGTTTCTGTAATGGAAGATCTCCAGGAATCTATTGCAAATGGTGAGTTCGGAACTGAAGCAATGAATGCTATCAAAAATACAGCAGGAAATCTCAACAAGGTTGTTCAGGATTCAAATAACTTTGGAAAGGCTGCACAGAAGCTTACTGTATCAGAAGCAGGTGCTGCAGCTAAGCAGGGTCTTCCTTCTGAATACTTTGTGTGAGTCAACTTTGAAACAATAAAATGCTGACGGCGGTTATCCTTTCTAAAGACGAAGCGTTTCCTGTTGCAAGAACATCGAAATGTGACGTTGTATCAAAAGGAACAATAAAGGATGGGGATACCATTGAAGTGGTATCACCCATCTTTTCATCAGTCAACTTCAAAGAGAAATCTTTGAAAACTTCTTCAACAATATCAGTTCCAGCTAAGATTGTTTCAAATAACGATGGTTATGTAAATGATCCAGAAGTAGGAAGATTGATATGTGAGGACTCCGACGTGGATAGTATGTTTGTTGAGTTATAATAAATGAAAAGGATGGTGATTATAAATGGACTCAGAAACAAAAACTCTGTTACCCTCGTTGCTAAGTTATATAAATTCTGATCTGTTTTCTTTCTCATCCATTTCGACATCGATGGAATTCAACAAAGCTGATGATGTGGATCCAACACTGATTGACAAATGGGCGGCTGTGATATCATATCTCCCATTAAAGTTTTATCAGGTAATTGAATCGTATCCAGATATGATTCAATGGGAAGAATTCGATAAAAAGTATTCAAGGAATCCAAAAATGTTTGCATACGAAAAGTATGGTTCAACAAACATGTGGGCTCCTATCATGATACTTAATCGATGTCCATCTATCATTGACTTTGATTTCGAGTTCATAAGATGCTATAATATACAGACATTTTCGAAAGTCCTGTCGGTACTAATTTCGAGAGTTAGTGGGTGATAATCTTGACAGATACGGAAGAGATAAAAAATCATCCAAATAATCGGAATGATAATAACTTCAATGAGGGAAAGACTAATTTGAATATCCGCGATACTGCAATGACATATCAATACGGCGGTTACTCACCGGATACAATGGCACGACAAATGTCGTTGTCTATTGCATGCCAATCCGGAACAGATGTGGTTCACTCTGTTGGAAATGTTACAGCTATTCTGATGCAATTCATATTGGATCAGTTTCCATCTGGCACGTTTAAAACGGCGATTCCGTCAACTAAACTTGCACACAGACAGTTGAAGCAAACTCCAAAACAGATAAGGACACAACCATATCCAATGTGTATTGTCAATCCACGTGTTTCGTTAATAGCGAACGATGATCGTTTTGGTGCAAATACATTCGCCGCAACGACATACTTTTCTGCTTCGGATCGATATCAGAATCGCTCCGAGATGGCTCTTCTATTAAAGGACCCTCGGATTGGTATTGAATGGAGAGGAAAAATCAATCGACTTGTGTTGAATTTGGACTTTGTACTGGCGTTCAAATCAATCGCTGAACAAACGCGTTGGGCTTCATATTTGGCAAACAAGATACCAGTTGAGAATGGTTTCTTACCGGATATTGAAACGGCGTTAGAGTTGGCATTACCGGATGGATTCTTACAGGCTACTTCGGAATACATTGGAATCCCCGTAAAGGATAAGAATGGTTCAGTAGTACCTTTCATTGATTATTTGAATATGCATTCTGTATATCCAATATCATACAGATTCTCATCTGGTAGGCACAAAGATGCTTTCTATGCAAACTACTCAGCACCTCTCTTATGCAGTATTTCTGGTTTCAATTATACGAATACTACTCGGACCGGTCAGGTAGAATCCGATTGTCCTATTACGTTCACGCTGCGATGTGAATACACAACAATTGGTTTGTTTGAGTTGGCTCATCCAAACCCGGGTATGATCAGGATTCTTCCTTCTGAAGAGAGTGGTGTTGTGATACCGATTTTCTCCGACAATTTCAATGAAAAGGACTTCCCTTTGGAGTACGGGTGGGTCATCCACGCCAGGCCAATTTGTCAGATGGATTGGGGAGAACATGAGGTATCATTCGAACCTATTTTGGGAGATGGAATAAATAAAGTCCTTGATTTTCATTTAAAACATCACTTGAAACCCGAACTCTTCATATCTATAAAGCTCCGAGAAAATCATATACTGATAGATGATGGATATTATATCGATTGGGAAAACAAGAAGATTGTATTCACAACTATCTCGTATACACATACATACAGGGTCATCATAGCAGTCAACAAACTGTATATTCAAGATAACCTGATAAGTATGTATGGAAAATAAATTCAATACTTGAAAGGAGTATTCATCATGTTTGGAATGAACTTTGACATTGATGAGGTTGCTGTTCAGGAAGCTTCCTATGATGCAGCTTCATCCTCATACAAGGATCTCTTTGAGGATAAGTTCACATCTTTCAATCCTGAGAACATCGTAAGCTCTGGCAACAACAAGCTCAGAACTGATATGTACGATATGGAAATCGAAGATTCTGATCTTGCAATCGGCTATAAGAACGATCCCCCTGCAACTGACCCTAAGATCGGTCGTTGGATGGACTAATCTGTTGAATACCACCCCGGTCTCCGGGGTGGTGTTTAATTTATTTAGAAAGGAATTTTTATTATGGAAAAAGAAATTGGGATTTCATTTCCTGGTTCTTCTTTGAGTGATTCGGCTTTCTATAACGAACATTTAGAAAACTCTTCAAATGAGGGACAATTCACACAGGAAGGATACTTTATTGATAATATCATAGACACTTTTCCACAAGACTTCTTGATAGCAATGGGAGGACCTATTGGCGCCGCAATATCTATCGCATGTGGTAATACGTTTGGTATTGATCATTTGGAAAAAGCCTTCAAATGTGCAAAAAATAAAGATGAAAAAGGCTTCAGAAAACAAATGCGCAGAGCTGCTCAATCTTTTAAGAGAGCTTCGATTACAAAAATTATAAATAAGGAAAAGGTTGCAAAAGTTCAAACTCTTGGATCATTCTGTGATATTATGGCAGATGGTGTATATAACGATCTTCCGTATAAGAAAGACATTGAGGATTTGTTCGGCAAAATTCTCAAAGATGTTTGTAACATGGATGTTCCAAACAAAGAACAACAGCCGAATAGCGCTACTGATACCGATGTTGATTAAAGATAAGCCCCCTTATTAGGGGGCTTTCCTTTTGACGTTTTGATAATTTCTACTACTGTATTATTTAATAAGGAGGATTATCGAAATGGAATATATTTTCGAAGCTAAAATAAATACTGAAGATAGAAACAAATTACCAGATTCAGCATTTGGTATTCCATCAAAAAGGAAATATCCATTGACTGATGAAAACCATGTTCTTCAAGCTGTTCGTTTCTTCAACAAAGCACCTGAAGAAGATAAATCCGAATTAGCACATAACATCGTAAAACGTGCTAAAGAACTTAATATGGATTGGGAAAAATGGGATGTCTTAAAACCATATCTTGATAAACCTATTGAGGAAGCATATACTAAGGATTTACATTCTACACCAGAAGCAGATAAGATATGTGCATACTTATGTAAGTCTGTGGAATACGATAATGCTTCGCCTAAAACATGGAGACTTAAATCTCCTGACGAACTTACAGATCATAACAAGGGTAATTGTCATGATACCGCTTGGTATGTCTTCAATAACTTGGATGCTTATGCAAAGCACCCGGTTGACAAAGGTATTCTTTTCTTTATTGAATATAAAGAAGGAAAGACGGAAGGTGGTCAAACACATTCTGTTTGTTATGAAAAGATACCTGATGGAATCTGTATCATAGAATGCTCATGGCAAGGTATGCGTGGTACATTTCCATATAACGACATCAATGAATATATCTCTGTTGTTAAAAACAATTGGGAATTCACAGGTGATAATGATAAACTTTATGCAACTGAAATAAAGCATACATCTCAAATTCATCCCGGTATGACTCTGGGTGAATATGTATCCGTTGCAATGAAGAATAAAGAAATCATTACGGAATCATATGTACCACATCCTGATGATGACTACACATCAGGTACATCAGATTTCAATCACGATGACGATGATCCTGATGATTGTTACTGTGAATCTGACAAAGAACGTGTTAACGATAAAGGAGAAATAGTACCAGATAAATGTACTAAATGTGATTCTCCTATTGAAATATATCTTAAGGGTGAACCCGTTTATTTATGTTCTAATAAGAAATGTGGTAAGTACTATGGTACTGTTCCATGCAACATAAATGAATCGCATCAAATGTCAGAAACACAAGCGTTCTACAAACGTTGGTTTGATTCTAAAGCCAAAGAAGATTTAGATAAAGCAAAGAATATTGCTAAACAGATACATGAAAAATATGAATCTGATAAGCAACCTCCATGCGGAAACCAAAATTGTATGCTGTGTACTATGTGTGCCGAAGCACAATTTAGAGGAATTAATATTCTTCCACGACCAGTATATTCACCACGTGATCCGGTATTGAAAATACTTGGTGAATCGATCGTTAAGAATCCAATACATAAATCAATCAAATCAGGTTTCGATGATATGCTTGATTTAGCAACAGAACCCAGAGATGCCAGATGGTATTGTCATGTAAAATGGAAGAATGGAAATGGTGGTCATGAATTTCTTCTTCTTAACATTAATCAGCATCTTTATGTTATGGATGCTCAACAAGGAATCGTTACTCTGAATATAGAATCAGAATACTTCAAAGATGTTGATTATTCGGAATCATATATTTGTCGTCTTGATAACTGTGAATTGAATGAATCTTTATTGAATGAAATGAATGATCCAAAGAACACTCTACCTTGGAATGCTACATTGGATATTCCATTTATGCTCAAGGAAGGAATGTTAACAGAGGAAGAAGCTGAAGAGTATTGGCAGGAACATCCTGATGAAAGACCAGTTCAAGAATCTAAAATGATTCTGAATTCAAATGATTCAAGAATTCCCAAACTAATGTGTGAAGGATGGAAGATAGCTGGTACTACTATAAACAATGAATATATTCTCATCCAAGAAGGCTATGATGATATATCGTTGCATGTATCATTGGTTCCTGCCACAATGTCAGATGTTCCCAATATGGAAGCTTGGGAATATGAATGTATGAAAGATGCATATCCTAACAGAGAAATACCTGAATCCGAAGTTGATAAACTGAAAGCCGAACTTCATCAGGATGCAATTGATTCAGTTCATAAAACAAGAATGATTCAATATGATGGTCAAACAATCGGTATGCTAACTGCATACAACGTTCTTGATGATCAATATTGGTACATTGCCGAAATATATTTGATTGAAGAATACAGAGGTAAAGGTATTGCCAAATATATTCTCAAGAATGAGATTGATCAGCATGATAAGTTGATTCTGAATGTATATCAGAATAATAAACACGCCATTGAGTTATATAAATCATTGGGATTTGAAATAACTCAGGATGGCGATGGTCGTTTTATAATGGAACTTGATAAAACGAAACATAAAACAAAATACCAACCTTCCAATGTATTCACTCTGGATGAATATAAAAGAGCTAACAAGTATCGTTCGGTAATAGTTGGAGAAATACATAATTCTTCAATGTTGAAATACTATGATAAACTTCTATCGGAAAGAAAACCCGAATACTTCATATCCGAGTTTGCTCACGAAGATAGAGTGTTATCTTTACCTGAACTGAAACAGAAACTTGATATGGCTACGAATGGTGAATTCAAACCCGGTATTCCTGATTATCAAGATAATTATGCAATTTACAAACTTGCATATGATCATGGTTGTAAATTGATTGGTTGTGACTTGAATAATGGAAAGCATTATAATCGTATGCATGATGAAGATCATGAACGTGAAGCATATATGTTGAAGGTATTAGAAGAGTTTGAAAATACCAACTTCGTTTGTCAACTCGGAGATCATCATCTTAGAAGTATTCCAATAACCAAGGAATTCCTTGATTATTGTGGTGATACAAAAGATGACAGAGGAATTGTTTCCGATTTAACTGTTGACAATGCTTCTCCTATATGGGTATATTTTACTCATGAGCCAAAGGATGTTGCAATACTTCGTGAACCCAATGAATTGAAGAATGAATTGGATTTCATAAATCAACAAACAATTCAGGAAGAATATTGGCAGGACATCAAGAATGGAGTTAATCCGAAATCGAAAGATGATGAATGACTATTTTCCTATAATGCTTCCTTTTGGATATATATTATTAATATGAGAAAGAAGAAAATATCTTTCTCATATTAATATATGAAAGGAGTTGCCTTTATGAGAATTCTTACAGATGAAGAAAGGAAATCATATCCATACTGTTTAGCGGATGACTTTGTCATTATCGAAATCGGAAAATACACATGTACATGTTCACGCATGTGTGACGAAACATGTGTATATTCCATCACACCCGAACCCGATGAAGAGGGTTTAGAGCTTATAAGGAACTCTCAGTGATGGGAGTTCTTTTTTTATTTGAAAGGAGCTGTATATAATGGACGCTGACGAAATCATTATAGAATACCGAACTAACAAAGAAAATGAACTTAAAGACATGCAGGCGTGGAAAAGATTTTTACAAGAAATCAAATATGACCCTAAAACTGCTACAGCAGAATATATTGACAACAATGGAAAGAAATCACGTGTTGCATTTAGAATTGGTCGTGGGTTATATGACGGGTCGAAGAGAATTGAAAATGATAGATCGGATCATAATGCATATGATCCTTTATCTAAAGCTTCAAGAATCACAATGATTCCTCATAAAGGATATAAAGTAGGAGATTATTTACAAACGTTCAAACATGAAGCTTCTCATGTAAATCAATGGGCTGCTGGTGACACCGGAGGTCACATGGATTTATCTAAGTTACATTCTCAGAAGATGCTAAATTATACAAAAGAATTTATTAAAAATCACCCAGAACTCAATGATCATGACTGCGAACCGAAAGAACTACTTGCTGATTTGAGTGCCGTTATTACTCAAGGATCTAAGAGTTGGAAACGTACAATGTTAAAGGCGATTAAAGAGGGCCCGTCATATGCAAAAAATCAAGGTAAATTATCCGGTAAAAGATTTAATGAAGACAAACGAAAAGTCATGGATACATATGATATCTTATTAACGGCTCTCGATTTTTCAATAGATAATAGAAAAACCAATAAGGCCAAAGCAGAAGGGACGGCTTTCATGTATGGAATACAAAGGAAATATGAAAAATTCTATAAAGATATAATGTATCAATTGGATCATACAGATCTTAAAAATGATCGAAGCAAATGGTCTAATGAATTACAAAAGCTCGATTCAAATATAAGAAAGTCCATTGAAAGATTGATGGAAATTCTTAGTGATACATCAAAAACAATTCCGATTAATAACAAAGAAAATCTCAAAAAGAAGGGGGTATATGACAGAGTTGATTACAGAGATCTCAGACATAAAAAAGAATTAATCCGAGAAATAAATATCATTCGCAAAAATGCAAATGCTATGATGACAATTGTCATGAAACACGGAGGATATGGCTTTGATCCAAATAACTATAAAAGAAATTATCAAGATTCATACAGAGCGAGAATTAAATTCGTTGAACAAGCTTTAAAGGATAAGCCATGGCAAGAATCATACACAGACGATAACAGCATAGAAAATATGTACTGTGAATGTTTACTTGAAGAACTTGATTATGACGATGATGAAATATTCATAGAAGAATTCATTGATGAATATATTTCATTATTCGAAGCATATTCTGAAGATATTGAAATAACATGGTAAGAAAGGAATGAATTTAAATGAGTTATAAAAATAAATTTTATCTGGAAGCTGAGTTAGAGGATGACGATACTGAGCTTGAAGAAGATGAAGATATCGAGAAAGGACTCGATGAAGATGATGACGACAATTATGATGACGAGAATGGCTATGATGCTGATGGTGATGACGATGAGTCTGAAAATGACGAATTTGATATTGAAGATCCGGACGAAGAAGATGAACCTCGTCCGATGACATATGATGATCTCGATGAATATGATGATACATCTGAAGATGAAGAGGATGATATGTCAGATTTCGGATCTGATGATTCTGATATCAACAATGACTATGATCCGAAAGATGCTGATGCATTGAACAAACTCATATCGTCAGAGGCTTCTGCAGTCCAGGAGTATCTTGATGCTAATATGGAAACATCAAATGATAATCTTCGTAGGTTATATGTTGATATTGCCAATGAGGAAAGATTCCATATCGAGCAATTAATGTATGCTAAGGCTAAACTCACTGGCGAGAAGTATGAACCATCTGATCCTAAGGTTAAACGTGAATACGAGGAACTCTGTAATTCAGGAATGGATGAAGAATCCGCAATGTCTACGGCATGTGATAAATGTGCAATATCCAATGACAAGTATTATACAAATGATTCTATCAATGACATCATCGATGACATTGACGATTTCACAGAATCATTTGTTGAATCAGTTGCCAATAACCTCACTCTTGCATCATTGAATGATACTCAGGAAGTATATATGGAATACGCTGATATGTTCTATATGGAAGGTATACAGAATGCGACTGATGAGTCTGTCAAGAATAGCAACAAAGTTCATCCTATCAGATTCATCATTAAGACATTTACGGGTATAATCAAATTCATTCGTAAGATAGTTACTCGTATTAGAGAATTCCTCAGAAAAGTTCATATTAAAGATATGAACAAAATAAACTGGATAAAGAAGCATGGTATAAAGGATCTATTCAAAGAAGGTATCTGGTTATATACATGGAGTGATAAAGGTGATCATGGTGAAAACGTAAGAGCTTTGTATCAGTATCTTGATTTGTTTGACAGAGTAATGGCTACTATTCAGAATTCTATGCATGACAAGAAAGAAGCACTTCCTGTTACACAAACAAGAGTCAATGCAAAGGTTCCTAATCCAATAAAATTCAAGAACATTGAACATGGTGTCAGAATACTAAGAAATGTTATTTTCTCAAAAGAGAAGGTGCTAATCACTGAGAATAATGAACAGGATCTCGAGAAAATATTCTTTGGTATAACCGATAATGGAACATCTGGTCCTTCATGGAATATTTACAATTTCCTTGATATACTTTCAAATGGTTTTGAAAGTCTGAGTAAAGATTGTGAACAGTTGCTTCAGGATCTCCAGGATCTCGAAGGAAACTATGACAGCGTATACTCAAAGAACCCGAAGCTGTATAATCTGTTGATATCTTCAACAAAGGGATTATCAAAAGAATTTGGTAAGTTCTCCAAAATCATTACTCATGATACAACAACTATCATGCAGCTCAACTCCGGTTTGTATGAGCTCATGAAAGAATATGATGAATCCAAGAAATACAACAAAGGAGAATCCGAAGAAGCTCAGGAAGATATTGCAAATAACAAGTTCCAGAAAAAGAAAACTTCCGAAGATCTCAAGAGATATTATCCTGGGATTGATGAAAATCGTGAACCTGGTGAATGATATAAATCCCCCGGGAAACCGGGGGAATATCTTTTTTGTATTTATATACTTATTATGAGAAACGAGAATATCATATCTCGTAATATATTAAAAGGATAGGTGATCTTAATGAAAATGTATATTGATAATGGTGCTAATGCACTGACCCAAGGAAGACATGCTTTGACTCCTGCTGATACTCATGGAGCATTGTCATTCACTACGATAATGAATGAAATTGTGAGTGGTGAATTCCAGTGTGGTTCTAAACAACCATTCCCAATAGTTTTCGAAAATGATAAACTTCCATGGGGTGAAAAGACTGAATCCCCGTGGGATAAGATTGAATATTAATGATTAATATGAAAGGAGAATCAAAATGTCTGTAACAAAAGAACAACTTGATGAATATCTAAAAGCTTACCAAGCAGGTAAACCTCTTATAGATGACGAAGAAGTTTGGTGTACAATACATTATCGAGATATACACAATGATATGTATGAAGTATCCAATTATGGCAGAATTCGTAGAAAAGATACTTTAAAACTAATGTGTCCGAATGTCCGAGGAAATGGATATGTATATGTTAGATTAAGTCTAAATGAATGTGGTAAAAGTAGAATATTCACAATACATAGATTAGTAGCATTTCATTTCTGTGAAGGATATTGTGAAAAAACAACAAATATTGTTAATCACAAAGATGGAAATAAATTGAATAATTTTTATGTAAATTTGGAATGGTGTACGCAAAAGCACAATAGTCAACATGCTGTTGATACAGGACTTCGTGAAATACGATATGGTGATGATAGCAATAGGCATTTTGTTTCATCTGTGTTGGTAGAACGAATATGTCAGATGTTGATTGAATATGATGGCTCTATAAAACCGATATTAACCATACTAAAAACCGAAGGAATTTATTGTACTTTTGGCATCATTGAAAGCATCAAGCAAAAAGAAACATGGATTCATATTTCTGATAAATATTTTAATAAAGGATATTTCGATGAGTTGAAAAACAATGATATTAGAACAATATGCGAAAATATTAAAAAATATAATGGCAATAGAAAAAATATCATGGAACATACAAAGCTCAAATCGGTTAAATTAAATAAAAAGATGCTGGATAATATTATTGAGAAACGGCTTTACAAGAAGATTTCTGACGAATATTTCGACAAAGATGCATATCTTACAAAGAAATTCTTTTCGGAAAATGATGTTAGGCGTATATGTGAATTATTAGTAAAATACAAAGGAGATGTAAAAATGGTTTTTAATAACTTAAAAGATTCGATTCCGAATGCAACAATAGACCGAATATCCGATATTAAGCATAAGGGATCATACGAAAGCATTTCTAATGAATATTTTGAACGAGGAGAGTTCAACCAAATATGTACTGAAGATCTCGATTTTATTAGAGAACTTTTAATGACAAAAACAATCTCTTATTCGCCGTTAAAATTATATGAAATATTGAATCATGAAAAATATCCAAGATTAACAATCAGCGTCATCGGAATGATTAGCAGATGTTCCCATGATGTGTATAATCAGTCAAACAAGATGCAAATCGAAAAATTCATTAAAAATAAAGAAAATGGAGTAACCGTTCCTATATCAAAAGAAACGTTATCTAAATTAATAGCTTCATATTCATCGGGTTTTAGTGATATAACCGATACGGGATATGACGCACTTCTTGAAGAATATCTGAAAAAACATGGAGAATCTCTCAGGCCGTTCTTGAGACAATCTCAGACTGAATCCATTGCAGATATTGTCTCAACGCTCCCAAAAGTATATGGTATTAGCGTTCCTATGAGGCAAGGTCAAGCAACATATGAGGAATGGCGACACAAACATGAATTCAAATCAGCCATAAAAGTTATACAACCAAAATTTGATGGTTGTTCTGTTGCATATGATTTGAAAGCAAAGAGATTCTTTACAAGAGGAGATACTGATAATGGAGAATCCGTTGATGTTACTGATTTATTTTCTAAACATGATTTGAATGAAAAGAATCTGAATGAATTTGATGCCATAAAGTTTGAAGCTATTCTTTCAAGGCAAGTTTATAATGAAGCATTTTCAGATTTATATAAACGACCAAGAGATGTAGTAGCGGCTGTTATTCATTCCAGAGATAAAGAGTTGGCTAAATATATCACTTTGATTCCATTAAGAAAGATAAAAGATAAGAAATTATACTTATCCGATACTTTACAAGAGTTATCTCTGACTTTCCAAACTCTTAATCAGATAGAAGAATTTGATACTATTCAAAATTTCATTGATGAAATATTATCAGCTAATGCAACTCGTTGTTTTCAATATCAAACATTTGAATGCGATGGAGTTGTACTATCCAATGTTAATAGTTCCAATGAAGTATTGATAGAAGAGATAGCTATAAAGATTCTGAATTTACAGAAGAAAACCAAATTGAAGAAAGTTATTTTCTCAATGGGAAAATCTGGAAGGGTAACTCCTGTTGCTGAAGTTGAACCTGTTAAATTCGATGCAGTCACAGTTTCAAATATCTCATTGGAGAATCTGAATAGAATGACTGAACTTAGACTAAGAGACGGAGACACTGTGAATATTATGTATAACATCAGACCTTATCTTTTATCATCTGACCATGATGGTGGCCATGAAATTCCGATACCTGACAGATGTCCGATATGTGGTTATAAATTAACACGACTTGGACCAGAGCTCGTAGGATGTGAGAATCCGAATTGTAGAGGAAATGAAATAGGTTCAATAGTCAGATATTGTCAGAACATGAAAATGTATGGAATATCTACATCGACGGTTGAAACTCTATATGACGCTGGACTTATCAAATCAATATCTGATTTATATCATCTGAAAGCAGAAGACATATCCAAACTCGATAGATTCGGTAATATCTCTGCTGCAAATATTGTCAGGTCAATAAGAAAAGCATCTACTAATGTGAATCCGTTAAGATGGTTATCATCATTACCCTGTAGAAACATTGGTTTGAAAACATGGATGCTAATTCAGAAAGGTGCTTTCGAAGATGATAATCTGAGACTTGGTAATATTCTGAAAGACGTGTGTAAACAAGAAACTCCTGATATGTTCATAGAAGAACTTTGTAAGCCAGTATTTGGTGTTGATGATTTAACACTCAATGCAATCAGAGTTGGAGTTACGTATGCTTGGAAAGATATTCGAGAGATGATTCAATACATTACATTCACAGCATTGACTCCAATGAAGCATTCAAAGGGAACTGTTGTATTATCAGGAACTCGTGACAGACTACTGATAGAGTATCTTGAATCCGCTGGATATGAAGTATCAGATTCATTTAAATCCGATGCTAAATATGTTATCGTTCCAAACTTAAATTTCTCATCTTCAAAAACTAAGAAAGCACGTGAGAAAGGTATACCGGTTATAAATGCTGAATCAGCTCTTAAACTTTCTTAAAGTTATTTTACGATGTACCCGGAAACCTCCGGGTACACGTTTATTTCATGAAAGGAGAAAATTCATGATTGTAATGTCAGGTAATGTTTTGGAGACTCCGATTGAAATTATAGCTCATCAGGTTAATTGCCAAGGAGTCATGGGAGCGGGTCTTGCAAAACAAATAAAAGATAAATATCCGAAGGTATATACATGGTATCGAACCAAATGTCATAAACACTTGTTCGGACACAAAACTCTTGGAACTGGTCAAATAGTACCAACTGATGATGGGCATACTTTTTTCAATATATTCGCCCAAGATGGATATGGAACAACCATAAGACAAACTGATTACAACGCTTTCAAATCGGCATTCAAAGATGCAATTGATACATACAGATTCTTCGCAAATGATGCTTTATCAAATTTGGAAATTGCAATTCCATATAAAATTGGATGTGGATTAGCCGGAGGAGATTGGAAAGTCATACGTGCAATTTTAGGACAAATTGAAAAGGAATGTAATGTAACATTTTATATTTATAAATTAAGGAGTGATAAATATGAATAAAATCCCAGAAGGTAAACAAGGAAAGCTTTGTCATGATGCAGTATCCGAACAGAAAACTGTAATCTCTACAATGCTGAATAATTGTGAGAAAGCAAATCATAACATTTATGTTGTAACTGATTTACATTTATTCAAACGACTCGAAAAAGGTAAGTCAGTGTGTAAAAGAAGATATAATTTCTCCGAAGTCTTAAAGAATTACAAAAACACTGTAAAAGATGACGATGTTGTTATCTTTCTTGGAGACTTGTGTGATGGAGAGTTGTATAGTCCAAATGAACTATCCGAAATAATATTATCATTACCCGGAAAGAAAATCCTTGTTCTTGGTAATAACGATTTGTTCGGATTCGATAAATATCGTGATATGGGATTTAAAATAGTTACATATTCTTTCATATGGAGGAATATAGTATTCTCTCACTATCCTCTTGTAAATACTCAATCAGTTAATGTACATGGTCATCTTCACAATTGTAAGCAGTATTGGATACCTTATCAGAATCAGATAGATGCTGCTTATTGTGATGCTCGTGTTAAGCCGGTTCTTCTGAAAACTGTCATAGCAGCACAACCAGAATACTCCAAACATATAACAGTCAAGGAAGAAAACTTCTTCAAAGAACAAGCTGGAAATCTTGATATTGATGGAATGGCTGAATACTATGATTACAATGTTTTGTTCAGAGATCCAGTAGATGACTAAGGAAGGAAACCTGATAAATGTATGCATTCATAGCGGACGTACATCTTGGAGTGAATCTAAAGAATGAAGACTTTATGAAGTCACTCGATATGCTACTCGATATAATACGTAAACACAAAGAACCTTGTCATTGCATCTTTGTGTGCGGAGACTTATTCGATCATCGTCTTAATATAGACGAATATAAGTTTGCCACGAAGTTTCTTTTGAAATTGGTGTGCAATAACTTATCCAGAGATATAGACAAATCTCATATACCCGTTCATTTTATAAAGGGAACTGATTCTCATGATTGTGGTCAATATGATATATTCATACCCATGTTATATAAATTGAATGGTAATGTATATTATGCGAAAGAGAACAATGAATACGTTAATGAAGTCGGTCATCGTATTCTATATCTTCCACAATTATATCACAACGTGAATTATGATGAGATATTCTCACAATCATATGATATCATTGTTGGACATGGACCGATGTCATCTGCAACAATGTCTCCATGTAAATGCGCTAACTATGAGATTCTTCAATCAGCAGATAAGTTGGGCTCTATTTCAAAAATATGTGTCTTTGGACATTACCATGGATTTACTGATTTTGGAAATAATGTATTTTATACTGGGCCATTACTCAGATGGCAATTTGGTCAACCTGAGAAACGAGTATTCACATTGTGTGATGATAATTTCAATATGGAAACTTATGACAATCCATATGCAATTGAATATAAGAAACAAAATATATCTGATGTGGAGAGTTTGAGAAATCAAATCTCACAGGGTATAACAACCCCTGTCAGATTCATTATTGATGTAAATCAAGATACAAATATGGAAGAATATTATGCAATAATGAATCTGACAAAGAACAATAAGAACATTTCATATCAGATAAAGACTTCTGTTATTGAAGAATCTGATAATGAGAATGAACCAGTCGTAGAACATGAGACCACAATTGTTTCCTCCGATATTGTTGATCGTGTAGAATCATTGATTCAATATGTTTCTGAAAAATATAAAACCGATACAGCTAAAGAAATCAGAGAATATGAATCCAAAATAAAACAGGAGTGATTTTTGGACAATATCTTACTATTGTATTTTATGGAAGGAATGATTTAATAAATGGCTAAAAAGAAAATCGAAGTTGTCACCCGAGAACTTGAAGGTGCCGACTTAATGACCATACTCGCAGATGGTTGTTCATCTGACCTATTCGACAAGAACAAACTTGTCGACTTCTCATATTCAACAGGTATCCCGGTTATAGATTATCTGTTGGGATACGAGACACTTGTAAAGGATCCTGAGACAAAAGAAATTATCAAGAAAAGACAAGTCCTTGGTTTACAAGCTGGATCTTTCAATATCTTAACTGGTAAATCACAATCTTTCAAAACAACAATTGGTATGAACATAGTCTCAAACATTGCGGTTGATCCTGATGTAAACGGAAACGTTGTTCATTATGATGCCGAGGGTAGACTTGTTCTTCAGCGTGTAAAGACCATTACTCAATTACCTGATGAATGGTTCAATGCTGAACATCCTCGTTATGCATTGAAGTCAGGAACAATTGGTTTTGATAGACTGAAGAAAGATATCGCTGAGATATATGAGTCTAAGATGAAGCACAAAGATTTGTTGTTAAGAGATACTGGTGAAGTTGATGATAAGAACAGACCTATTATATTGATGCCTCCGACACTTGTACTCATAGATTCTCTTCAGCATATTGTTATCAGTGAAGATGCTTATGATGTAAATGATAAGCAGTTCCAGGGCTCTAAGGAATTGCGTAACAACATGGTTGGCGCAATTACTGCAAAGACTATAAGAGGATTTATATCTGATATTATTCCTATGCAAAAAGAAGCAAATATCATTGTTCTGTGTGTTGCTCATAAGACAGGTAATGTTTCTACAAATGCTTTCTTAGCACCTTCAAAACAGTTCCAGTATGGATCTGTTTCAGAGAGAATCTCTGGTGGTTCTGCTGTTGAGTATGATCCTTCAGCACTGATGTCATTCACAGGTTATTCATCAAATGATTCTCGTTTCACTAAAGAACAGGATGGTTTTGACGGAAACCTTGTATTGTTTGAACCTATTAAGTGCTCGACAAATCAGTCTGGTAATGCCAAGACGGGTATAAGTGTTGATATCGTAATTGACAAAGGTCGTGATGGCGTTGATAACTACAGAACTCTTTCCCTCTTCCTTAAGTCAAAGGGTAGATTGAAAGGTAATAATGCAGGTTGGAAAGTTATCAAAGCCGATGGTACTGAAACAGAAACTCGTTATAGATGGAAACACATCTATGATGATATGGAAAAGGATCCTAAGTTGTTTACAGAATTCATGCAGGCATCTATTGAAGAGCTTGAGAAACTCTTGTCACCTGCTGTAAATAACACAGGTAAGAAGCCAATGAAAATCAATAACATTCTGAAGGAACTGAAAGCTTCGTCGGAAGTAAATGAATAAGAAAAGTCCCCCGGCTTAGCCGGGGGATTTCTTTTTTATGGTCGGGGATTATAATCGTATCCGTTCGGAAGTCCACGAGTTAAGAAAGCAAATGGTGTCTTTCCATCATCAAGAGTTCCTGTACAGGTAATACTATCAATGAGAGTTGTTCCGGTTATATCGTACCATGAAGCAGTTAAACCATCACACACAATTTTGATGTCAGTATCATATGTTCCTGTGTTGGTTTCAATTGTTAATGTACCTCTTCGATATCCAAATCCTCCGTTACGAGCTGACCAGAATTCGAAATGATACTCATCCTCATTATCACATTCTTGTGAACCGAATAAACACATTGATATTGCTGCACCAGTGGGAGGTGTTGGAATTCTACCATACCATTCAACTTTTGTATTCTGAGTATGGATGATTGGTGTTGTCATATTTGCCGTTGTAAACCAGTTGGCATCTCCACTTGTATGAGCAAGCGAATATACCTGTGTATATCCGGATGGCAAATTATAGTCTGTTGTTATTGTGGTGGAAGTATCAGCTGTTATACTCAAAGGATCTAAAGGCTCTAAGAATTCATCAGCTATTGTATCATATAATCCGGGAACTGAATCAGTGTCTCTAACACATGGAACAAATCTATGTGCTAATGTAGTAGATTCAAACATATCAATTCTATATATGGTACAATAACAGCAACTTTGAGGATCAACCGGATCCATTGTTAATCTATCCATTGTCGTGCTATACAATATTTGGAAGAATTCTGTATATGGTAACGAGAAGGGATTGTTATAACCAGACAATGAATTTGTAGATATTGTCATCTTATGACAGATGAATTTTTCTATCGGAAGAATATTAATGGTAGATATATCTGAACCCATAAAGTTTCCTCTGAATAGAACATCACCTTTGTAGATACATGATTGATCAATTTTGGTCTGACGTTCCCAAATATCCGTATTACGTGTGTATATTGGTGGGAATGAACCTGTATCGAGAATCAAACCAATATCGAGTATATTATACCAGTGCGGGGACCACTCGGAATAATTATCTCCTTTGTTTGTTGATGAAAATCCAAAGACCAATTGTTTATTATTATTGATATATGTCAAATGGCACTCTCTTGGATAAATATGTTTGATATTCTCGTGTGCCAGTTTCATAAACTCATAAGGGCTATCTGGTCGAACAATAACCATTTCACCATAGTTAGCATTATCAGGGCACATGATAGCACATTCATTATTATAACCGCACATACAATTCCAACCAAAAGCGTTTGTCCAGATTGTTTTATCAACCTTCCATTCTTGAGTTGAAGTGTTGTAGAAGTAAGTAAACCAATCACCGGTAGCATATTTCGCTGTTATGTAAATGATTCCATTATATCCGACATAGCCTTTGATTTCTGTAACAGAACTATCAAAAGATTGAATATCTATTGTATCTGTAACTGTACTGGTTTCCATGTTATAATAGTAGAATGTCATTCCATCTTTGGTATATATCAGATGATGATTACCATAATCAAAGTTATATGACAATATTCCAGAATCAACCAAAGTCTGTGTTGGAGTATCTTGATTTGGTCCTCCATGGATTTTGACAGCTACAATTTCTTTTGCATTTGGTTCATAACCTATCCAGAAATCGCCATCCCATGCATGACTAATATCACCGGCATATTCTCGGGTTTTGTTTGTGAAATCCAACTGTATATCAGCATATGGCAAATCTACATTTGGATTCATGTTAATCAAAGGATCAGATATGTCAAGTATTCTGATATGTGTAGCTGATGTGCTCGTATTAGCATGCCTCCAGTCATGCTCGTCATAATACCAACCGGAACAAATTACGACTTTATCATCGAAACAATGTCTATATGCTGTTGAAACTTCCTTAGCAGTTGCATCACCAACAACTGATTGTGGCCATGTGAAACGCAAATCTCTCTGAACACATGCTGTTACTTGATCATATCCACCAGGTAAACCTTCTGGATGGAAGAACATATAATACGGAGTGCAATACATTTCGTACTGATCAGAAACCATCAATGGACTTACAGCATCGCTGCTGTCATAAGTGTGTTCAGTGTCCCATGTGTATTGCTTTCCATCACATATGAATTTTGGAAATTGTTGATTACGAGTAGGCCTTAATCCTCCTTCAACAACGCTTTCCGAAATATAGTATCTCTTAGTACCTTGGGATTGCGTTAATTCGCTGAAGTTTGTGATCAATATCCAAGTTGTGTTATTCCACCATTCGTCTGTCGCATATAATACAATACTACGTACTTCGAATTTTGTTATTGGAATATTAACATTGTTATTTGTAAATATATAAACGGTTTTGGAGATACCATCTGGATTCTGCATCCATACAGAAGAAGAGTATGTGAGACATAGCTCGTTGAATTCAGAATTTTCGCACGAAGTAAAAGTATCAGCAATATTCCACAAATGATCTTTATGGTTATACATATAAGAAGATTCTATTTTGAAATTACCAACTGGAAAAATTCCATATCCATAGCTATCATTGAAACCGCTTCTTATAACTGATTGGAAAACATTGTTCAAAGAAAGATTTGGAGTGTTATCATCTGAAAAGATGTGATCACATACCAATTCTTCTCTGTCACCATATACCGGCATAATGAATAATTGATTCATATTATAGTAACCTGAATATTTATTAGAAGCTAAACGAATATTTGAAATGTATTCATAATTGCGTTCACAAAGAATAGCAGGCGCTGCTATGAATTTATCGCATCTTCGCATTTGAGCATTCTTCGAGACTGCTGAAGTGTATCTGTTGATGGCTACTTTGTTATCGTCAGATTGATGTGTATATGAATCATACGGTATATATGTATTCGACCACCACTGACAGTACAACGTTTGGTCCCCATATAACCAGTTTGGTTGTAATATACCATATATACCAGCGCCAATCAATCTTCTTTGAACTTCTGGACTCATTACATACATCCATCTGATTTCAATAATCATTTTGTCATATAATTCTTTTCTTATTGAAGAAGGCTGTCCTGAAGAATCAAGTACCAATCCATGTGTTAATAATAAATCCTCATAATCCCGATAACTCAAACCAAATTCAGTTATATCAAAAGAAGTATTTAAGAAAGTATAGTCAAGCGTATATCTACCTATTTTTCTTCGTTGACATATTAAGTCTCTATCAGAATCATAGAACAATGGAAAGTTTGATTTTGATGTATCCGGATCTACAGCGTGTCCTAAATAATGAAATAAAGTTGTGTCTTCGAATGACGGCGTACCACTACCATCTCCCAAATACAGCTTCATATTATAACCACCATCTATTGGTGAATAATCAAATCCGGCTCTTGTCATCAAATTGACTCCGAATTTTTCATCTTTGACATTTCCATTTTTATCGATTACTGTAAACACATACAAATTTCTCAAAGGAAACTTTTTGTTCTTGCTATAATTCTTTGCAAATTCTTCCACCTTATCCGATGGGAGATTGCAATTTTCTATATTCATAAACTTTTCCTCCTTTATTCATTTTGATTTACATCGGTTATAGTTGCCTGACTCGATGCTATGTTTGATACAAATATTCCATGTGAATCACACACGTTTCCATATTTTGATTCTGAATATATTTTTGGTGTTACATAGTTACCATTGAAACAAACAACTCCGATTGTTGAGTGTCCTTCATCTTCAATAGTTTGTTGCGTGGTTGAATATTTATTAGCAGTGACTTTTCTATTATTGAGACATATAATACCGATTGTTGAGTGTCCTTCATCATGAATCATATCAGATGATGTAGTGTATTTTTGCGGATTGAGATGTCCTGAGTTAAGTTTCACAACTCCGATTGTTGAATGTCCTTCATCTTGAATTACTTCTGATGAAGTTGTATAATCATGAACTTCGACATGAGAAGTATCAATATTTGTTATAGTGACATGATGATCAATATCAAAAATAGAACGATGAATACCAGCTACCCATAGTCCCCGAATGGGGACTATGGGAGTATCCTTTACGGTTGGATACTGAGTCGAACGAGTTAGCTTCACATAAATTTCGGGTGATTTAAAAAAGTATTTCATTTATATCACTCCTTAAATTATAATGATGCCATATTTCCAGGAGGTAATCCATGGAACTTAGGTGTGTTAGTAAACGTCGTTCTCCAATATTTATTACTGATATTCTTGTAATTATTCTGAGTAGTTATCGTTCGTGTTTTACAAATAACCTTGTGAGGCATTGCATATTGTAAAGCAGTCTTGATATGATTGTCAACCATCAAGAACTGACCATATGGAATGATAGTACCATATCTGTTATTACGAACATAATCATCGCCATTGTCATTGTAAACATTATCGATACCAATTGAGTTATTGCCAGTCGAATACCACAAGCCTAAATCGAGGACAATATTCATTGAACCTTGTTGAGAATAATATGTTCTTGAAGACATAATCATTGCACAAGTATGATCGGAAGTATTTGTCACAACATTCCTCAAGGTAATATTTAAATTATACCAATTCGGATCACCATTAGCACATCTCAAATCCGTTAATGATTTAACTTGCTTTGGAGCATCACTGCGAACAACAAATGCTTGATTATGTGAATAAATAGTTTCTGTATAATTATAACCAACAAAGAAGTTATTGGTAAATGAACAGAAGAAGTTTTCGAAGGATGAGCTTGCTCCCCATGGAATATAAGTATCACACTTTTCATATGAACCATTTTCGATGTTGATATAATAAGTATTGTTAGCAGAACTATCCGAAATCCAAACATACTTGTTCAGACCAATCAGGATAGAAGGATCACCTGTCAATGAAGGCATTGTCAAAGTTGTATAGATTTGATGTGTATCATAATCATACACAATGATTGTATTTGCTGCATTAGAAGGTATATAAGCAACCTTCCGAGTATTCGCAATACAACACGCCATGATGCAACCAGAAATCAGTTCATTTGTCGTGAATGTAGTTCCATCGAAAGAATCCAAATCAACAACAACCGCTTGTGAGTTCGTCTTGTCGAATAAGCAAATCAGTCCTGTATTTGAATCAGTTCTATAACAACTTGAAACGATGTTTGAAACAGTCGTTCCAAAGGCGGGAGTTAAAGAATAAGATGTCAATGAAACAGGATGCTGAGATACTACATTTGTCATGTCATATATCGTCATTGTTGAATCGGTATTGAAGTTAACCAACCATTTATCCCATGTCATAGAATAACTTGAACTTGTTGTATATGTCATGAGCGTATCTGGTACATATACTATCTCATTACCTTTATACCATCCGAATTCATAGTTATCGACATTCAAAAGAAGAGAACCTGTAATCTTTTCAAATGGTAAATCCGTTGAACCAGCACCTGCTTTCGGAGTTATACTAAACCCAGGAAGTTCTCTTTCAACAACAAGATCAGTGACATTATCACCAGTGAGAATATATTTGTAATTCTTATATGCAGCTGGAATGTGTAACGGGTCTTGGACGTTAACCCAAGTAGAAGTATCCCAATACTTTTCCGCCATATATATGATAATATTTCCTGAGGTGATAGCAGTTATTCCATCTAACTGATTTATGTTTTGATGAACATAAAGTCTTTGAACAGTATTATTTGACATATAATAGATTGGCTTTCCGAATGTTGTCATCAATGGCGTTTCATCATACCACTTGCGAGAATCATTAACAAATGCTTCAGAATTTACCCACGTATTTGTTGTATAATCAAACAATGAAACCGATGTGATATCTTCAAGTTGAGTGAATCTGTATAGATCGCGAATTCCAAATCCTATATGTATTCCGTTCGAATACGGAGTGGAAGGATACATAACCATGTCGATGTTTTCTAAATGATCCATCTCTTCACGTTCGACAATACACATACCAGGAGAATCACTGATGAAACCATCAATGTATCCATTGGCAGATTTTATTCTACCATCACCACTTGTAGTTTCGAGAGTAAAACTATTCGCGGTTTGCGTATTGGTCATGTAGGTTTCCTCAATGGATGTCGCCGTATCAATAAAAGCTATTGGCTGATTCTTGGTTGAATCTCTTTGAAAAGTATAGATTGTTGTGGGAACCATTCTCTGAAACATTCTTTCTGGAGTTGTGATGACTGTATAACTACCATACTTGCCATCGACATGACCTGAATCGTTCCATTGATTCATTATCATACTTTCATAATATGACAAACATAGGAAGATTGTAAATTCCAAACGTTCACCATTATTCTTCGTAACATGAGTTGGTGCACCAGCCGAAGTATACACTCTGGAGTGAGTCCACAAATTTGAAGAATCTTCTCCAATTCCGAATTCATATATCAACTTTGATTGTTCGGATATTCCGTATGCTGAATTGGAATAATCCATATAACAAACCATGTACTGACAAAAGACAGTTATCAAACCACCTCGTTCAGTACTTGATGAAGTAGCGTCATAATAGAATGGACACTGATAATCTTTCGTGGTCGAAGAATTTGTCAATGCTGTTGTAGATATTAAATTCTGAAGAACCTTGGAATCTTGAGAAAAATATCCACCCGAAGGAATGCCATCACCAACATAAACATTCGTTGGCCATCCGACTTTATCAACGAAGTGACGTCTGAAACCATAGTCGGTCATTAAATTCTCACCAAATTTGGTTTCCAATGTATTACCGTCTTTATCTATTCTGCGTATTACATAAAGATTTGATATTCCTTGTTGCATTGGTTCTTTAGCATGTTTATTTTTCATAAACTCAATTGCTTCATTATAAGCCTGAATATCCAATTACCATTCATCTCCTTTCACATTTTTACTTCTTTCAGGATATTGTAATCATTCTTTGACACAGATATTGCATAGAGATTTCGTGATTGATCAATTGTTTCAATTTCTAAATCACGTGAAATATCAGGATATGTAATATCTCCGTCGTTTATCGTAACATACGTATCCGTGAATATAATGAATCTATCATCATATTCATAATCGGATGCTGTTGTTAAGTTATATACTAATTGAATATGACTCGCAATAGGTCCAGCGTTATACTTCAAATCAGTTTCATATCTGATATAGCACATTGTTTCTCTGGCAATCATCCAAACTCCATCAAACATATCAGCTCGTGTTAAACGAGCTGATTCCAAACTTGGTAAAGTCCATTGCATCAAAAAAGAATAAATCAAACTTGAATCAATATCATATAGAAACGCCTTATTCGAATTATTATTTATTGCATAACAATTGTTATTATGAACTCTTAACTCGAGAGGAGTTGACCATCCAACCGATATTTGAGAACTCCATGTATCAGTTTCTTCTTCGTAATAGTATAATGCATTTGTCATTGCAAAATAATATTTGCCATTATCATATGCGACTGATGTTGGTGTTGAATTATTGGGCAATTTATAAGTAGATGCAGTTTGATTTTCTATATCATATTTGGTATGAGTTGAAAAAATATACTTCTTTCCCACACAGTAATCGGTTCCAGATGTACTACCATTTGTCATTGGCAATACTGTTATCGAGTAATCAATAATATTAAACTTTAACAAATTCGGTCCATCATCTAACATAATGAAATTGTTAGAATCAATCCATTCCAATTTACCATAACAGATATTATTTCTGTCTGTCGTATATGCCCACTGTGACTCAGAGCTTTTTTCCAAATCAATGATATATAAAAATTTTGCTCCATTATCAAATGACAAATATATTTTGTTCTTATCATCAATAAGAAAATCTGTAACAGATGCAAAATTATAATAATCTCGATCCCATATCATCTCCGAAGTATTAGTATATAAATTATATTTGAATAATGAATAACCTATTCTATTGGAAGTATTTCTATAATAAATAAGAATGTAAATCATTCTGTTATGTTCTTTGATCATTACAGAATATAATTCACTATAACTTGGAATGGAATAGTTCAAGTATTTTTGTGGAGCACTCTTGCCAATTGTCGTTGGTAACAGTGATTGATAATTAACATCTACTGGTATATTAGCCATTATATCACCTCCGATCTATATACTGTAAACATTGACTGTGAATACTTTTAATTTCTTATTAGATTCATCAGCCTTCTTCGTTAATTTTAAATCGGTTTGAACTGTTGTCGTCGATGATGTTCGTATACGTTTTGAATCACAGTCAACACCGAATACTGAGGAATCATATGAATCAACGTCAATCGAAGTCTTTTTAACACCCATATCATCTTCAATAACAGAACGAATAGTTTGTTCTTTTGGTACAACTGTCAAAGCAACTCGCGTCAATTCAGATGGCGCTTTGAATATGATTTTGTAATCATCTGGTAAACCTATGTCATTTACTATATAAGAAGAACCGTAAGTGTTGAAATCATCGTCAGAAGGTAATTCATAAGCAAATGACTCCCATTCTGATGATGTGTCATTGAATCGATAGAAGTTGGTCATATCCATATTTGAGCATAGAAATTTTGCTTTGATGCCAACAACTGTAATTCTGACCAAACTTCGTCCAGTCGGAAGATTATTTCCTCCAGCAGTGAGGGTTGCATCTGTTAAACAATCGCTTGGATCGGTTAATAAGTAACCAGATGGTTTGAAAGAATTTGGTAATAATACATAACCACTTCCTCCGCATCCACCTTCATCGTCATCACTACTGCCGTCAGGCCATGTTCCAGAGCCTCCGAACCAACCACCGCCTCCGGCACCACCATATCCATCACTGTCAAATTTACCATTTCCACCTACTCCAAAAGCTCCACATATATCAACAACTGAAGAGTCATAAGGTGATTCTGTTTGTGTACCAGGTCCGGGTGTTGTTCCATAAGTCTCCCATGATGCCCATCCTCCTACTTCACCACCACCGTGTCCGCCGAGTGAGCTTTCACGACCTTCGGAGCCGGCACCACCGGCAACAATGATTCGAGCATACAATGAGTCGGTATCAATACGAATATCAGTTCCGCCTCCACCAGCAGTTGATGCTTGACTGGTAGAACCAGGACGTCCACCGCCATTGTATGACATTGTGGGATTATATTTCATGCACCATGTCTGATCAATCCAGTTAGCAAACAAACCAGAACCTCCAACGTTGATATATGCTTCTCGAGGTATGGTTGTTTCAAATGTGCCAGTAGTATATCCGCCTCGTGAATTGTTTGGATATAAATAGTAATAATTACGGAATCCACCATCGCCACCATAACATTCAAAATTATAAATGCCAGGCATTAAACGTATATGTTCAGATCTACCAACGCATGGAAATGTTATAATGTCATCTTTCATTAAAGAATCGATTTCTTTATATATGACAATCTTAGGCGTGTTAGAAGTTCCAACTCCCAAGAATGTATCAGTTAATTCTAAATCAGACGGTGGTTCATATGAACCGGGGGGATATGGTCTGTAGGAAGTCGATGTTAAAACATATCCACTTCCTCCACCACCATTTGTTGATGTATATGAGGAATCAGTTATCGATGCTGAATAGCCACCAAACCATCCACCTCCACCTCCGCCAGCACCTTCATAGTTCAATGTATATCCACCCGTACGCTTTATAGGTGTTTCGCCGGTTCCGAATGAATAACCATCTGTCTGAGTTGGATATTTGTAATCATTGTTACCCTGGTAAATTGGTGAACCGCCAACTTCACCACCACCGAATCCAATCGCTGATGTGAAATAGTTTTGTTCAGTAATCCACATTTGTCCACCACCACCACCAGCAACAATGATTCGAGAAGCCAATGATTCATCAACTTTGGTTTTCAAAGTTATCGTAGGATCAACGAGAACATTTCCCGCTGTTAAATGACAATTTCCAAATGTAAGTTTTTCATTGTACTTTACAGCTTGAGCAAATGTGCCTGACAATACTTCGTATATGCCCACTTCATCAGCCGTATATTCTATTCTGACAGAACCAACATCCGAAGGTGTAATATCAGAATCATTTGGAAATTTTAAACACAAACGAATACTTCTACAATGTCCGTATAATGTTGAAGGTTGACCAGATGACAACCATCCGTCATCGGAAATATAACCGCCATTCAATGCATCGTATTCCATTACATTATAATCCAAATCATTTCCGTTTGAATCAGTTGCGAATATACGGAAAGAGCGTGGACGATTCTTGTAGTCCCATTCAAGATATCCGGGTGTTCTGACACGTGTTGAAGAATTCTCATTACCCGAACCTGTAATAGTACCTTGTTCCCAAATCAATTCAGATGTAAATTCAGATGTCACATCAGCAGCTTTTGTTTTAGCAGGAATATAACATTTCTTAAGAACACCTTGTTCATATACACACATTTTGTAGAAGGTTAAAGAAGCATATGAACCATCGTCGAAGTCAGATCCATCGTTTGTATCAAATATCAAACATGGCCAATTACATGGTGAATATGTAGCAGTGGTCGTTATTTCACCCAACTTCGTATCATTGGTATCGTACCATTCAGCTTTCGATGTGTTTATTTTATATAACACTCGTTGTCCATATGGAGCTTGAATTAAAGAAGGCCCTTCTTGTTCTACAGTACCTACCATCAAACATCCACGGTCTCTTCCTGCGAATCTATAGAAAAAAGAAAATGCTTCATGAAATGCGGAATTACGAGCTCCGAATAAAGATCCATAATTTCGTGGGTCAGAACCAGTCAAGTTACAATCGAATTCAACATAAGTATCTTTCTTGTGAAAGTAGTCTGTATGAATAGCGCCACCGTTTTGAGCATCTGTTATACAATAATCCAAGTATTCATATTTCGTTGTATCTAATTCAAGTTCATACTCTATTATTTCGGGAGGTTTTAAACTACACCTGATGTCTGTAGCTCCACCTCCACCGGCACCGGTGTTATATCCATCAACGGGTTCTCCACCATCTCCGCCACCATTCCATCCACCTCGACCAATAGTGACATGATCATCATTTCCATCTTCGCCGACACCACCGACGAATGCATATAAAGTTTTTGGTTCTGATATATTCAATACTCCATATGATGTTCCACCATACAAAGGTTCTGCATAGTTTGCAGTCTTTCCACCTGGTGCTCCATCACATTCTAACAAGTATTCTCCAGCTGGTAAAGTAAACTCTTCATAGTTTCCGGTATATTCGAATTCTCTATAAGGTGCCCATATCTTATCATGATAACCTAATAAGTTTCTCATTGTATCACCTCATTATTCAGGGAATACATAAGGAGTGTCCGAAGGAGAAAATACAACAACAACTGAACCCTCGTCCAGATTCTGTACTTCTTCTCTTGTAGGATCGTGATCCATAACAACCAAATTTTCAAATGGAATACCATTTATCAATTTCAGATTACCTTGTCTTACATCAGTATCTACATCTATAGAAGTATAACTGGTTGGAGACACAACGAGATACAGATTGTTGTTATTTGTATCATTCAACAAAGCATTGTGATTATAAACAACTCCTGACTCATAATCTGATATGGTGGCATTACCTCCACCACCTCCGCCTCCACCTTGTCCAATTTCAAGACGTTGAAGTTTTAAAGTTAATTCTGCCAATAGAGATTGATTTCTCGCAAAAGCAGTAAGGAAATCTCTGAAAATTTGTTCCATATAATTCAACTCACTTTCTGTGAAATTTAACCAATCGGCTTACGATTCCGTCACTCTCAGGAAAAAAGAAGAAAAAAAGAAACGCCTCCCTTTCGGGAGGCATAACTTTAATCATTCATTGGTGACCCGTACGAGAATCGAACTCATGTTTCCGGGATGAAAACCCGGCGTCTTAACCGCTTGACTAACGGGCCATATAGACGCCGTGATAGTTTCACGACGTCCATACCGCTTCGGTTATTGATTGCTGGGCTAACCAAACCCAGCTGGTCAACATCATAAGTCATTACCTCATGATGTTGATATATTTGATTGATGATATTCTTTCATGACGTAAGCATGAGGGTTGTGGGACAAGTCCTAACCTTTCATACTCCTCTTACTTGAACTACACATCGCATTTGTGGTGACGCCAACGACCGGGTCACATCTGCATCAATCGCATATACTAATCTTACAGAGGAATTACGAAACAACCAACGTTTCCACCAACCTTGCTAACCAAAGTGACGAACTTTGGCTTTCATGGTATGCGAAGCTTATAAACCAATACCAAGGACATTTGTTACGACATATAGATTTAACGTACATGCACGGAGCATCATATGCCGTGTAAGATTATAAGTTTGAACTATGATTCGCTACTAACGATGTGGCCACCATCTGGACCAAGATCATCGCCGTCATAATGGGTTAGTTAATTCCCACACACCGTCACGACCATTAACCTATAATCTCCGAAAGCTATATATCATTTCAAGACAGTCGGAAGTCCTCAGGTGTGTTCAAACTTTGAGAAGCATCCATCGGTTCCGGATTCCTTTTTATAACGCACATGGTGAGCGTACCCTGTGATGCTTCTCTATGGGTCGGGGTATCATGTAGGTATGACAAGGTTTCCCTATATGCCAATTATGGACACAATACCCCACTGGTCCGGAGTTTCTTATCTGGGTCATTGCAAAGAAGCTTTTCATTATACTAATCAATTGACATACGATTCAATCAACGCCGTATAATGATTCCAGATCTCCGGTGGTATGTATCAATAATATGTAATTCCTATATACTACGTTGAGGATCTTGGGATCAACGGACCCGTGCTGGAACCGGTCTTCTTATTATCGATACATTGGCGTCTGATGTAGGACTCGAACCTACGACAACGTGATTAACAGTCACGGGCTCTACCTGCTGAGCTAATCAGACACATATAATTTTCCATTACTTCAATCCCTGACCACAGGTGCAATTATGGTCTTCCAGAAACATTCATTCAGAGCTATAGTGAATGACATTCAGTGTTTTCCTATTTAAACTATTAGGATTGAATAATGGATGACGTTTGTTTCGTAAGCAACAAACGTTGGTACCTGAGGTGGGACTCGAACCCACAGTTGTCTTTCGACACTTGATTTTGAGTCAAGCTCCTAAACCAATTCGGATACTCAGGCATGTAAAAATATATTTCAACCCGCGTGTGCCAGGGGGATGGTCTTATTATTGCCATCTTTTAAACTGTCTGTAGAATGACTGTTAAACACACGCGGGAGAAATAACAAGGGCTCCACGGGGCGTAGGGATAATGATAACTACATTTGGCTGTTCTTTTCCTTTCTGAATTGATGGATTTAAACTTCCAAAGTGTTCATTGCCCCGTGGTGCCGCATTTCATTTTGTGGGTTGCAATAACCCACGGGAGATGTCGGAGATATAGCTCCGTACACACCCATCTTCTTATAATGGAGCCTCTGGCAGTAGCACTCAATGCTGTCTGCTGTATGACTGCATCATGCTTTACACCTGTTCTTCCAGTAGGCATCCTACCTCACCCTCCCATTTCTGGAGTGTTGCGTGCACACAACTCGGTGAGTATATTATCACACCATCAGAAAGGACTTTGCAAAGAATTTTCTTTCATCTTTCTTTTGGTGTAATAAGCAGTTGTTAGTTGATAATATTATTTATACTTTTTTATATTTTTGAATACTCAGATTCGGAATATACAAACCATCTTCAGTTTGTTCCAATCTATCAAGATAGCCTTCACCTCTTAAAAGTTCAAAAGCAGTCTTGAAACAATACTGACCATTGTCAACTCTTGACAATGATAATTGATCGCCAAAATGAGTTTTATCTTTGGTGTACATTCCAGCTGGCGAATAATACACTTCGTAGAAGTGATTGTTGATTTTATAAATATAATCGCATGATGGCTTATCATCGAATGCTTCCTTTATAAAGGAATACTTGTAGCCTTGTAAACCATTAGTATCTTGCCCATTGATGATAACATGAACAATGGAATCAGTGATTATCATTTGACCGTAGTAAACGGTTGTGACTTTCACGTTTTCCATCAGGAATTCATCAAACGGAATTTTGAATGTTTCAAAATCAAGCATCTTTGCAATTCGAGATTGTGGATCATATTCCGCATCCTTATCAATAATATGCTCGGATGCTACTGATTTGCATCTCATGCATTTGTTTTCCCAATCAGGGAATAATCTTAAATTGGTAAGGTGTAATTGTGAAGACCCAATCTTCAAGTCAATATTGACTGTGTAACTGAGTTCTTCCAGATAATCTTCAATTACCTTTTCGGAATTTTTCTCAATATGTTCCTCACGGAAATATTGCTTCAATTCTTCATTTAAATAGAATCTGTACATATTATATCACCTTTCATTTCTTAATTAGTAAAATTTAATAGGGAATTGACGACCATCAGCAGTAATTACAATACCCTTATTTTCATCATGCTCGATTATAGGTGTTTGCGGTAAAAATGGATAGTCCGGGATTTCATTACCATTTTCATCGTACGCTTTAAAAACATACTTATCCATTTTAATTTCACCAAAAGGAGTATTCTCTTGTACTTCTTCTTTCACTGCGTATATGGGTACATTTTGACATATGTCAGGCTTGGAATTGCCGATCTTGAATATAGAATCAAGTAAACTTCCTATATCTGTCTCTTTCGTATCTTTATCTGGGATATTTTCATTAACATCTTCGGAGTCATCATATATTCCGGACTTCATCAATTTTCGTATAATGGAGAAATATTTCTTCATAGTTTCGGAATCAAATGCTAATGGATCTCCTGATATCAGCAGTTTATATTCGGACACTGTTAGTATGTCCATGACTTTTGCATGACGATTTACATATCTTCCATATGATATAGGAGTGAATACATCTAATATTGGTTCTCCAATAAAACCATGAAGAAGCCATTTGTTATTTAGGCGATCATTCACAACTAAATATTCGCCTATGTTTTTCATTTCTTTTCTCTTGATTTCTGGTACCACTTCTCCGACGGGTTTCTTTCGTTGTTCAATATCATACAATGCGAGTGATCTAAGCCTGGTATATTCGGATATATTGTCAATATTGTGAGGATCCATTCCTCTTTTTCTGAGAAAATCACGTTCGGATTGTGTGAGCATATTGCCATCGCCGATGTTAACACCGTTACGTAGATTAACATCGCATTGTATAAATTGGCGAACTGTTTCGAAATCAATTCCGCCAAGATGTGTTTTTGAGCCGTATGGATTATTATTCATATAGATACCATCCTTTCGTTAAACATATTTGACACATATGCATTTGAAGGCATCATTTGTGATGTCTTTTAAGTTTATTTGAATACCTTGTGAGAGATCTCGAAAGTATGCGTCCCAGAAACAATTGGGTTTCATGTCAAGTTTTTCAAAGTTGAAGTCAGCGCGATTTCTTTCAAGAATATCAGTGTTTAAATGATCGATAATATTTGACAACGCATGTTCGATGCCCTTTGCTTTAACAATTGCGAAATGCTGAATCAATATCACCGTGCCACGTTCTGATATGCATGCTTTGTATGTCTTATCATCATTTGCCATAAACTCATCCTCCTTTATCTTACCTCTATGGGCTTTATGCATATTACACGACAATCTTCGTCGGTAATATCTTTGATGTGTATTCTAAAATCATTTTTAGTATCTTCATAAGCCACATCCCATATTTCATCTGGTTCATCTGATGTTTTTTCGAATTTGAAATCCACATTCTTTACCATAAATTCTTTTCGTATTTGTTCAACAATTTTGGGTATGATCTCATCGAAAGAATTTCCTTTTGCTACCGCAAACATTTGTCTGGCAGTCATTTGACGATACATGAAAGCATGTTTATGTGTCCATGCACATACTTTATACAGTCTCATTATTACTATTCCCTTCATTCAAATTGTGAGCGAATCGTAAAATCTTTTTGATTCTGTCATCAATGTATATGAATTTATGTGCTTGATGTTTATTCATCCATCTCCACCAATACTTTGTTTCGCGTCTTAAAGATCTTACATATCTTATTTGTTCATTTCTTGAAACAGGATCAGTTTTATATTTGAATCTGACACGCATGTTGAGAATTGCGATTAAGCGTCGTATATGCATGTTCATTAATTTGGAACGAGCATAATCATTCCATTTGTAAGATGTCAATGGATACGCGTTAGGATATTCTTCTTTTATTTTTGCAAGCTTAGGCTGTAACATTAACAACAACCTTTGATATTTATTGCGATGCTTTTTCTTTATTCGTTTATTTGCCATCTCTCATTACCTCCGGACGTGCATGAATCGGTAATGGAAGTTTATCCTCTACCATCTTCCATAACACAGATTCATTGTTTTTATCACGACGATATATACCCATCTCGAATCTGAAATTCAATTCATTGGCAGATGTTATGTATTCATTGATGTTAACGCCACCTCTTTTCATGATGAGCTTAGTAATCTTCTTGTTATTCCTTTCGGATAACTTGGTTAATGCACCACATGATGGACAATAATATCCATACCATATATCAGGTAAGGTGCGAGGCATGCTATTTTCAAAACCGCTGATATAGGATATATCAAAAGCATCTTCTAAAAGACATTTACATCCACATATACATTTGGCTTTTATGTGGAAATCTTTTGATGTTTTTAAAATAATCTTGGGCGTTTTAAGTATTTGCATTTTCGGTTTCTCCTTCATTTAAATATATCCTGGGCAGACTTGACAACATTTGCGGTATCGGAATCGTTGTCAGCTTCTTCGTCATCGAAATTTTCATCCATGTATTCAGCAATGAGTTTATCTTCAAACTTTTCCTGTTCCGAAACTACCCGATCGGTTATTTTGTTAAATACCGATTTTTCCATATCAGAAAGATCATCGGGATTAAATTGTGGATTCATAAGTTTTTTACCCATGCTGGCAACGGCTTTCATTTCTTCTTCATTCAAATCTTCTAAAGGATTGAATGAAGTTTCAACTGTTTCATCATCAAATGTTAATTTTCTCTTATTGTTGTTCATAATGAACCTCCTTTGATTTTGTAGATATCGGTTTTCTACATATTAAAGATATATCTACAAAAAGAAAAAAATCAATTTTCGTCATTTATTGTATAGAAAAATTACCCTCCCCATGCGGGGAGGGATAATCTTTTACGGAATTATTATTGGTGACTTCTCAATACGAAGTTCACCTTTAATTTTCTTTTCATACTTCTGATAGAGATCTGTTAAAGTTCTCATACCCTGTAATGGGTGTAACCAGAAGATTGCCGCTCTTGCATCAATGATTGTTGGATCAGCATGAAGTACCTTTCTCCATGGGATATAAATGATATCGTCCAACTTATCCTTTGTTTTGATATCAGCACGACGTATCAATTCGATGTATCTTGCTTCATCGATAACTCTGTCATGGTGACAACAGAACTGTCTTGTCTTGGTATCAAAGGAACCTGATATTGGCATCCTTCTTAAATCAATCCAATTCACTAATCGATTGACACATAACAGCGGATCATAACCAGCCTCACACTGATGTTTGAAATGAGCTTTGATATCATCATCAGTCAGTTCAAATTTCTTAGCGACTTCTTTTGCAGCTTGTTCTTTATTCTCGTTCTCCATCACTATCGACCTCCTTTAGTGGTTCATACTCGGAAGTTATGGTAATGGTGGTCTTTAATTTGGCATGATCGATTTTATCCAGTATTACGTCATATTTGATTTTCTCTTCTAAAGATATGCCGACATTTGCATTTGCAGTTGCTTCCTCTTCAAGACTATAGTATTCTCTGAGGTCATCTATTGTCTGTCCTTTGGTATGATCGAGAGCTTCATTATAATCAAACCTTGCTTTTTCACGACGAGCTCGTTCTTCTCTGTATTCATCATAAGCCATTCCATTAAATCTTATATAATCTAACACATGACCAAATTCATGGCGAAGTGCCAAACGAAGATAATCCATAACAAGATCAAGATGATCCAAATTTTCAATTATGAAACTATATATTTGATCTCTAAGAAGGAGGATATTTAAAGTATCTACTATCATTTTATTATTATCATCCCTGTAACCACCAAATTCAGTCTGCATCAATGAATACGTGATAGAATATTGCTTGTCATTAAAATATTCATATAGTTTTTTACGTGATAAATCACCTTGCATGTGACAGATGTCTTCCCATATAGAAATGAGATTACTTCTTGAAAATAATTTGATTTCACATGGAGCATTTTTCAATTGGTTTTTGAACTCTTTCTTGAGCTTTTCGAATTCTTCGGAGATTATATAGTTTATCCAAACTTTAACATTGAATCCTTCGATTTCCATTTTTACGGAATTCATTATTTATCACATCCTTGCAAAAACGATTCTGTCTTCATAAACATTTTTCAATTCAGAATAACCAAACTGATTGATTCTGAATAAATCCATAACTTCACTGACCTTTTTATCAGATACATGATTAATATCAAAGATAATAAGGTCACTCATATTTGTGATAGCATCAGATATAAATTCTAATATAGAAACAGCATCATCGCTTTCTTCAAGAATTCCCCCGATGGCTTTCTTCGCAGTACGACCAGTCTTACCTCTGTAATCGTCTGCGGCAAATGCGAACATCTGACGCTGTCCCTCGACTTCGTCTTTTTCGTTAAAATTAATTTTGATAATATCTCTCATTTATTTTTCCTGACGATTTATTCTTACCCAAGAAATCCAACGATTTCAGACGGTAAGCTATCACCCGGTGTCGAATCCGGGCTATTATGAATTAAATATTAATCGTCTTTTCCTTTTCTTAATATTTTTCAACATAATATATTTAATCCATTAACGTAATTAAATGCATATTGTTTAAGATTGATAGCCGCATTAACATCTCTATCAATCGTTAAACCACATTCATTACATTCATAAATTCTATCCGATAATTTTAGTTCGGATTTTATATTTCCGCATTTGGAACATCTTTTAGATGATGGAAACCACTTATTTGCCAAAATAAGTTTATGATATGGAATTCGCTCTTGTTTGTATAATAACATTTCACGAAACATACTGAATCCATTATCCATCGTGGATTTCCCAAGATGTAAACACTGCGACATATTCTGCATGTCAATATCCTCAACGCAGATTATACTAAACTTCTTGGTTATCGAAGTTGATAATTTGTGTAAGAAATCTCTTCGTTGATTAGATATCTTTTCATGAAGAATACGAATCTTGTTTAATGTTTTTCCTCTATTAGCACCTCCTTTCTGTTGTCTTGAAAATTTCTTTTGTAGTATTCGTAATTTTTGTTGGTTACTTCTATAATACTTTGGATATGAAGCATTATTACCTTCGCTATCCATATACAATGAAGATGATGAATAATCAATTCCAAGAATATTCAACTTGCTATCATTTTGAATATTATCAATATTAATTGAATATTGGAAACATATCGAACAATAATATTTGTTTGTAGTGGATTTAGATATTGTGATATGTTTTATTTTCCATTCATCTGGAATTTGTTTTTCTCTTGGATTGTACTTAACCCACCCAAGACATGGAATCTTTATTTGGTGATTATTGTTGTCAATACGTGTTTGCTCGCCATGATAATTTGAATAAGAATTCTTACAATATTTCTTGGATTTAAATCTTGGAAAACTTTTTGGTCTTCTATCCTTTCTCATTTTGATGTTACCATTCTTGATATTATCAAAATATCTTGAAAAAGCTGAATGTAAGAATTGTTTAACATTATTCACGGAATGTCTATCGAATTTGTATTCTTTATTATCTTTTGACAACCATGAATTTTGTAATACGATATCTCCATAGTTAGGAATCTTCAATTGGCCATCATCATACGATTTTATGGAAGATTCCAACATTTGATTCCATATGAATCTACAAACATTGAATGTATTATTGATTATTTCTGATTGATTATCATCTGGATATATTCTGATCTTTCTGGATATTATCAAATCAACAATTTTCCTCCTTTTATCATTTACCGTCCACATATTTTTGTAATTACTTCCATCCAGTCAATATGTGGCGGGCTTTGCCCAAATCTGTAATAGAAATACCAATCCATGAAACCTTCTTCATTGTCCATCCAAGCACAATATTGTGTTATTTTACGAACTTCTTCTGCTAAATAATTACGTCTGTTCTCGTCGTCAGTACTCATTATTTCAAGCACATACTTATCCCTTAAATCCCTCAATTTATGGACATAATCAACAACATCATCCAAAGTAAGCATTTTGGGCGGGTTAGTATAGTAAGTACCGAATAATTCCTCGTCTGTTTGAATATTATCCGTAAAAATCACCTCCTTAAAATTGTATGTACGCCGGTGTTACCCGGCGTACATTATTATGTGATTAATAACCTTTGTGGTTGATATCAAGAGAGTCGTCGTGTTCGATCCACTCTTTGACTGGAATGATATTATACATACCATTCTTTTGTTTTGCAACAACCTTTTCGATTCCTGAGTTGATGATGACTCTCTTGCACATTGCACAGCAGTCAGCATTGGTGTATGATCCATCGGGTTCAACACCAACCAGATACAAGGTAGCTCCTTTCATTTCTTCCTTTGATGCGTTTATTATTGCATTCATCTCCGAGTGCGAACTTCTGCATCGTTCGTACATGGCCCCGTGTGGGATATTATTTGCTTCTCTGAAACAGTAGCCAATATCACAACAGTTCTGTCTACCAGACGGAGCTCCAGCATATCCCGTTGAAACGATTCTATCATCTTTAACAATAACAGAACCGTATCTTCTACGAAGACAAGTTCCTCTTGTGGAAGCAACTTCTGCCATAGCGAGATAATATTCTTCCTTGGTAGGTCGCTTGCCATCTTTGATAAGACTCTGTGAGAAAGCTGAGAGTTCTTTATTCGGCATGGTTTTTGTTTTTATCCATGCATTGATATCTTTTATAATATTTTCCAAAACATCCTTTGGGATATCTTTATTTGGAGTTCTGAACAAAAGAGCATCTGTCATCCAGCATGCCTCACCCGGATACACCACGATATTTACATTGGAAGCGTTGTCTATGTAAATCTCCCAATGATCTTTATTAAGGTTACATCCGATTGATTTTGACATACAACGCTGGCGATCAATAATGGCATATTTAAACAAATCCTCATATGTCGTGAGTGACCATGAATTTCTATGGTATTTTCCTGGATATTTATGATGATCTGACAAATCATTTTCAAGAATACCTTTTATATTTTCGAAAATGATTTTCATAAGTTCTTCTTTTGGTATGAGCTTAGATACTTCTTCCTTATCATCAGATGTTTCACATGATTCCATCTGTTCCTCGTGAGTATCTTCTTTGACTTGCCAATTATTGTTTCTACAAACGCCCAGCATATCACATAATGTTTGGATATCTTTCATGCATAATGGATCGGGAATGAAAGCACTGATACCAGCAACAATATGTTCATTGGCGTTAACGACTATACGCGGTTTCGTTGTATCACCAATAAAGATAAGCCAACTATCAAGATCCGTATCGAACTCAAGTATGACATCGATTGTTTTCTCTCCAAGGGTTATCCTTCTGAGAGAGCCTGATTTTTCATATGATCCACCGACGATTGAGTTAGCTATTAGCGTATCACAGAACGAATCTAATGTTGCATTAATTCCCGCTCTCATAGTTTCCCAACGAGTAGCTTTTTCGGATTCATCAGATTTTCCTTCGGGATGATATTCAATAGATAATTTTGTTTTGTTCTTTGCAGGTTCGACAAGCCAACAAAGCAAACGCTTGAAAGTAGAGGTTATCTTTGTTGATTCTCCAATGAATATACGATTGGTTTCTGCTTCGTAACAAGGATGCACTCTTGGAAAATGTTCAGTTGCAGCTATCAACTCAATGAACTGCTGATTTGTTGATATAATATCTGCTATGAATGTTTTTGTATCCTCGTCATATTTGATGCATGACACCTTTGCAACAGGATCAATTGATGCATCATTTATTATACCGGGATAATCTTTCTGTGAATAAATAAGATGATTGTTGAGAGAACCACGTGTGGCAACAATCTCATCAGCCATTTGTTTCTGGTTCTCGATTTCATGAACGTTGTCTTTGTCATTGAATGACCATAACGGAACTTCATGAATAGAAAGTTCTCTATGAGGTAGCTCTCCGTAAATAAATGCTTTTGGTTTCATTATTTTTCCACCTTTCGTGAATTGAATTTGTTCGAGAGGTATTTCTGTTTCCTCATACAAACAATATACATTTGTTTGTATTGAAATCGGGGAATATTTGAATATTTTAATCGAATGACTCTTTCCAACAATACTCGAGCGAATCTGGTTGAATTCTTGATTACATCTTTCTTTTTCTTTATTTATCCCCCATCACTTTTATAAATTCATCGTCATATTTTGTGATACGTGAATTTATTTCGTACTTGAGTTTTGTTGATTTTTTATACAGCCGATCAAATTTATCAGGATCATTTTTATACCTCATCATCATTTGTTTGATATTTTTCCGAGCTTTAATAAGTACTATTATTTCAGATTCTTCTTGGTCTATTAATTTCTTCAATGACTCATAATCATCAGATTCAGATTTAAAGAATTTTGGAAATAATTCTAACACGTCAAGAGTATTGATGATATTAAGATCAAAATAGTTAAATGTGTATTCATTCCATGTTTTAAGTTCCAACATATTAATTCGAATCAATTCTTCAAATCCATATTTTTCTATATCGGCTTTTACTTGTGCATTATCAAAGTCGATGACCATGCAACCATTCTTCCATAAGCATCCGCAAACATCATCTTCCATTCTTGTTATAACAGAATCAATACCATCTGGAATATTTTTATCATCCCATTTCATTTGGAAGTATTTGATCGGCTTCGGGTTCTTAACATTCAAACATTTCACAAGACCATCTTTTTTGCAAACAAATCCATATCGATGTTTTGATAAATCATAAGGTTTGATTATGATGGACGAATCCGGGTCGTTTGAATTTTTTATTTGCTTGAGTAATTCGAGATTTATCTCGACTTTATCATCATGCGCGGAAGAATCACATTTCATTACCTCCAATACATGATAATCTCTTCTATTGTATACGCTATGAATGTATACGTGTGATCCTTCTTTTAAACGTGGAACTTTGATTTGATCAATTTTTATTGATTCATCTCCTTCAATTTTCATTGACAATACCCTCCTTCTTTAATATTCTGAATATTTCGATTTGTTCATCAAACAATTTATCTGGTTCTTCATTTGCTTTCAGAACTTCGGTTTTGTCTAAAGTAATTAATGTCTGTTGGAAATGTCTGAAATTTGGATTTTCATCATCTTTCAGATAGAAATTCATCAGATAAATATATGATGTATCATCTAACTTTTGCTGGAATATAAGTTCAGTCAAATCGTTATGATAATATGATTGAATCTTATATGGAACATCCAGAAATCGTTCTTTGTTTTTGGATATAATTGATTCATATAATCTATATGGATAAAAGAGTTCATCCAGTTCTTCTATACCTAAACTCTTGTGCTGTATGTTCTGTGTATCATCTTTGTTCTCTATCAAGTAAAGGTCGTCTTCATGTCCAATTGCAAAGGGATTGCCTTGGACTAAAACAATTTCCCATTCTGTTAAATCATTTTTGTTTATAATCGTATGTGCCTTTTCGTCGCGTTTCTTTGGTTGCTCGAGCATGTAGACATGAGATGCCCGAACTTCTTGTACATCTACAAGTATTCCAGCCCATCTATCAACTATGCCACGCCATTTCAGATCATCTATCATTTATCATTACCTCCGATAAATTTATTGTAAAAAATATTAGGGGGGTGTGAACCCCCTAAATTAATACAGTATTACATAATCGAATTCATTTTATAATGCCTTCGTTTTGTAATATTTTGAGTATCTCAAGTTTTTCTTCAAGCAATCCTCTTGGGTTTTCCACACCATCAAGAATTTCTGCTTTGGACAAATTCAACAATCTGGAGTACACCTTGGGTAGTTCTGGTTCTTCTGAATCAGAAAACAGAATAAAATCCATTCTATAAATGTATAAGTCTTCATTTATTTTCTGCTGGAATGTGAATCGAAAACTTTCTGGAATCTCATTGTCGGGCCTTATTTCAGAAGGCACATCCAGAAATGCTTTTCTGTTTTCTGATATAATTTGTTCATATCGAGCTCGAGTATAAAACTCTTCATCGAGTTCAAGTATATTCAAACTTTTTGGGTTTGAACATTTATAGTCATCTTCTTTAAATAAAAGAAAGCACATAGACAACTCTGGTCGATTTGTTGTTGGATCGTCATTATATGTATTGATTTTCCATAATGAAAGATCCTTTTTGCATATCGCATCAAATATGTATGGACGCTCATCTTTGTCAGGATCTTTCATAGTCATTCCGATACCTGGGCCATTACTAACATATTTGATAGCTTGAAAATGACGTAATGTTTTTATCCATCTTTCCTGAGCAAATACTATTTTCTGTTCATCTGTCATCATTATTCCCTCCTATCGAATATGCAGAATGGACCACATACATACCTAAAGTTCAGAGATTTCTTTTCCTTGCTCTTCTTTGACTTGGACATCAATTCAAAGAATATAACACACTTTCCTGTGTGATGAATATATTCAACAGCCTTTTGTAATTTCAGACCGCTGAAATGCAGACCTGTTACGAAAGCTCGTAAATGAAAGATATCAATCCTATCATTGTCTGTTATATATTTCTTTTTCAAATTATCCATCAAATTATCAACGAATTTATTGAAGTTTTCTTTGGAAAGATTCCAGTCGCATCCTACGGTAAATCCAACATGGTTTGTCGGCATTCCCTTTATAGATACTCGAATATATTTTCGTGTGCTCATATATAATCATCGCTCCCTTGTATTTGTTTCATGAACTTTTCAAGTTCCTTTCGTTTTTCAATATTGATATCATGAACCGGACCCATATACACTCCGGACAAACGAAGAGTTTTCAGTTTGTTAAGTTGTGTCTGATTTGGCTCTCCTCGATATCCTTGGGACCATACTGCGATGCATCCGGTTTTTGCACAAAGATATTCACACATGTCAAGTGATGCTGTCCACGCAGCTTCAACGATTTCTTTTTTCGTTTTTTCATAATTGTCAACGCCAAATCTGCTCATGTAGATTTCGCATAGTTTGTGAGTATGACTTGGCACAGCATAGAAAATCTCCCCGTTTTCATCAATGATCACTTCGAGATATGAAACGAAAGTTTCCTTATGCGTATTAATATCAAACGGAGAATTCAAAACTTCTTGCTGTCTTTCAAAGCTCGGTTGTTCCCACATGATAATCACTTCCCTTTATGGCTATTAATATCCCTGTGCGTCCATTATCTTTTGAACAGCCTTTCTTTCAGCCATACCTTTCTTTGTTGTGCCCGGAAGGACATGTTTGAAAGAGTTAATATAATTTGGTAACATTGCAATGGGGATTAATTCCCCATTGTAAAAGTTACCATTGTTAGCCGATCTTGGATATGTACGGTATACGCCATTTATATCATAAGCGACATTATCGAGCATCCATACGATATGTCTATCATCTCTTGTCATGTATATTTCACCACGACCATCAAAAGCTTCTTTCAGTATTATGGCGAAATAATAACAGAAGCCTCTGGAAAAAACAGCAGATACAGCATCGATTTCTTCCTGTTGGAATTCGCCAAATAGAGTTGCGAAATTATCAATGAATTCTATTATTACTTTTTTGGATCTTGAAGAAATATGTAAACCTTCCATATATCATTCTCCTTTTTCATCATCATTATCAGCTTCGATTATTGGCGGAATTATTTTCGGTAATTCAAAATATTTGATATCCTTACATAAAGCTTTAGCAAATTCGATCTCTTCTTTTGTTGAATCGCCAATATATCCTCCTTTATTCACAACAAGAATAGCATCGGACATAGCGATCATATCACGATGAATATCAACCAACAGATCTTTGAGATCAGGACGTTCTTCATTACTGTAATAGCAATGAGGCATCAGAACTATCCAACCCATTTTTGTATATTCTGAAGCGAGCTGCTGAAATAAATCGCGGAAACGTGTTGAACCGCAAAATGTTATTATTTTTCTTTTATTACCTGACATATATTATTCCTCCTCTTCATTGATATGGTCATATAATGCACCAACGATTTCTTCCATTCCGTCAGCCAAACTATTATCGACTTTTGAAATTGATGAACCAATGGTGTGAATCATTATTGGCATATCCGGATCTTTTTGTGGTGATTGTTTGATACATGATTCTACTATCGGGAAAGTATTGTCATCCATATCCTTCATAATACTCTTAATGGTTTTGGTTAAAACCTCGCTTTCCTCATCGGTATAACCAATTGACTTTCCATTCTTATTACAGAACCATATGAATCCATATCCCGCTAAACGGTGAATCATTTTCAAATTTTTTCGTCTGATTTCTTCGTCGATGCAGCACATATAATATTCCATGCTGTTTCTATCGATTGTTCCATGCGGAATTATAATTTGAGAAATTCCATGTAATCGACAATGTGGATCTGAATATTGTCCGTATTTGTACATATTCATACGAACAAACATATTCAATAGAATTTCAATATTCTCATCTTCGATATATTCCGTTGGTAGAATGATTGTCCAATGGACATATGCGTGACGGAAGTCCGATGCTTCTTCAGCCATATAATCTGTGTATATGTGATTGATGTAATCATGTAATAATTCGCATATTGAGATATCATTCATATCAAGTGATTCATTCTCATTGTCATGAGTCGTTATGAACTCTTCTATTACATGTTTCAGAACTATATCATTCTTTTCATCCTGATACAGAAAAGCATATATTGAATCTTCAACACACTTTAACTGTAGATTTGGTGTCTTGACTTCTGTCATATGTTTTGCAACGATATGACAGTAAGTCGTCCACATACTTAAATCGTCCTTTGGTATTTTTGCACATACGAAAAGACGATTATCAGGCTGAGGATTATACTCAATCTTGTCAGAATTATCTTCCATCTCCCCGTAATCCGTGGAGATTGGTATTGGAACTATCATTGGTGTGTCTTGAGTCATCATTATTCCATCGATTAAATCTTCTGGAAACTGTAACAATGTATCTACTGTTTGAGTTCCGTTTGCATATAATAGGTATACATTTTTGGTGTTCATAATTTTTTAACCTCCTATTTAGCTAAAATCCATTTTCTGAACAATCAACAAAATATCGGCATACACACTGTGAGGTTCTGGATGAATGAATTTGTAAAATATTGACACATCCAAAGTTTTAGTATCGTTGATATTATTCACAACGGGTTCGATAAACATTTCATTGTGGCAAATTGTCATACTTTTGAAATTCTCAATATATGCTGATACAAAGAGTTTCAGATCCGTGAATGTACATTTACTGTCTTCTCGATAAATCTTATCGAAATCGATATCGATATTTTGAGTAATAAATCTCTCATATTTTTCAATTCCGAATATTGAGAAATCTTCATCATAGATTTCTATGAAAGGATGTTTTATCTTCTTTGGGAGAGCTTTTCCTTCATAGATTATTTTGTAATCTTTTAAATTTTTCATGAAAGCCTCCTGACGATTTGTTTTTCCACTTTCTCGAAGTGTTTACATAAAGAATTTGACAGATGTACTTTGGAGCACATCTGTCGATATTGATGTTTGATGGACGTCTTACCGAAAGATCCTATAGTCAACATTTTCCAATTCGTTCTTTTCTTATCAACAACGAATTTCATCAAATATTGACGAACTGACGATTTGTTCTTACTCAAGGAATCTATTGATTCCAGACAGTAAGCTATCACCCGGTGTCGAATCCGGGCTAATTACAGATTAAATATTAATCGTCTTTTTCCTTTTCTTAATATTTTTCAACATAATATACTTAATCCATTGATGTAATTAAATGCATATTGTTTAAGATTGATAGCAGCATTGATATCTCTATCAATTGTTAAACCACATTCATTACATTTATAAATCCGATCTTTTAATTTCAAATCGGATTTGATATTTCCGCATTTGGAACATCTTTTAGATGATGGAAACCATTTGTTTGCCAATATCAATTTATGATGTGGAATTCGTTCTTGTTTGTATAATAGCATTTCACGAAACATACCAAATCCATTATCCATTGTGGATTTTCCAAGATGTAAACATTGTGACATACCCTTCATGTTGATATCCTCAACACAAATTATTCTAAACTTCTTGGTTATCGAAGTTGATAATTTGTGTAAGAAATCTCTTCTTTGATTGGATATTTTCTCATGAAGAACTCTTATTCTTTGTAATGTTTTATCTCTATTAACACTTCCTTTCTGCTGTCTTGAGAATTTCTTTTGTAGTATTCGTAATTTTTGTTGGTTACTTCTATAATACTTTGGATAGTTGGCTTTATTGCTATTACTATCAACATACAGCGAAGATGATGAATAATCAATTCCAAGAATATTAATATTCTTATCTTTATTCTTTTGAATATTATCAATACCAATTGAATATTGGAAACATATTGAACAATAATATTTGTTTGTAATGGATTTGGATATTGTAATATGTCTTATTTTCCAATTGTCCGGAATATTCTTTTCTCTTGGATTGTATTTAACCCATCCAAGACATGGAATCTTTATTTGATGATTATCATTGTCAATATGACAATCTTTCCATGCGTTATAATTTGAATATGAATTCTTACAATACTTCTTAGATTTGAATCTTGGAAAACTTTTTGGTCTTCCATCCTTCCTCATTTTAATATTACTATTCTTGATATTTTCAAAATATCTTGAAAATGATTCGCGTAGAAATTGTTTTGTATTAGATACAGCATGTCTATCAAAGCGGTATTCTTTATTATCTTTTGATAACCATGAATTTTGTAATACAATATCGCCATAATTAGGAATTCTTAGTTGACCTTCATCAAATGATTTTATGGATAATTCCAACATTTGATTCCATACAAACCTACAAACATTGAATGTGTTATTGATAATGATTAATTGATTATCATCTGGATAGATACGAATCTTTCTGGATGTTATCAAATCATCAATTGTCTCCTTTCTTTTTCTGTTTTCTCATACAAACAATATACATTTGTTTGTATTGGAATCGGGGAATATTTGAATATTTTAATCGAATGGCTCTTTCCAACAATACTCGAGCGAATCTGGTTGAATTCTTGATTAAGCCTTTCTTTTTCTTTATTCTGGTATTCATTCTGGATGATACATTCCCTTCTCTCCTTTATTATGCATCCAAAGATTCAGTATACCAACGGCTGAGACATTAGATGGTACCCCATAATCGATCGTGGCATTAGTTAGTGTGACAAGATTGTATCTTTTACATATCTCACGAGTTTCATCTTTTATCATGTTTGATATACATTCGTGATGTTGGGATTCTCCAACCTCAACATCGCATATGTAGTCTAAGTTAAAATCAAACATGATTCCGGTTACATTACATATTTCCTGAAGAGCTTTTAAAATATCATATGTTAATATAATATCAACCTTTTTTCCTTCTGGGATGGTAGTGTAAATAAGTTGAATCATTTCGCACAAAGTTTTGATGTGCTCGTCAACATTATTGACGTTTGCAATATATTTAGCGGCACTATAAACAGTGCCCTCCCTATACATTAATACTTTACTCATTATATACCAGACCTCCATCTTCCGTCACGGAAATATTCTCAAATGGAAATTCTGTAGCGAATGTACTGCAGATTATTGTTAATTTAAAAACCGTAAGAGGAGGCTGATCTTCGTTGAAAAGATTTTTTGATTTATAAACATAATCAATATATTTCTTTTTTATCAACACATCTGCATCCATGTGATGGTCGAACAGAGATGAAAATGTTTTGGTTTTTATCCAATCATTTTCATTTTCTGATATGATGAGTTTCATAAACTCATTCCAATCAACGTTTTCTTCTTTGTCAATATGATGAGTATTGGTGTGCTTATTTTCGTCATATTGTCCGGAAGTATAGAGGAATATACTTCCATCTGGATAATGCTTAAAACATATGATTGAATCAATGTTGATTATCAAGTTCTCTGTAAGTTTTTTAAATCTCATTTTTCTTCCTCCTTTGATAAGCCAAGAATATCATCGATTGCTTCTTTTGTTTCTTTCCTTATTTCATCGATAGCATCTTTGGGTATTGATGCATCAACATCTGGAAAACCATCAACAGGAACGCCTTTCTCCCAATTTTCATAAAGTCGTCTCCTCAAATTACTCAGAACATGTTGCATCATATCGTGTCCATGATGAATATTATACCGGGTCGAATCAATCTCATCATCAAATATATTATCGATGTAAAGATTCTTTCCTTTTATACGGTGAATCTCACCCATGCAATTATGAAGATACAATGCTGCCTCATCATCCGTCATCTTCATCTGTGTAGGATATGCAGCGTTATATAATGCTGATAACCTTAGATGAGGCGGGACTCCTTTCCATGAAACGTATGGACTATAGCGGTCTTTTACAACCTCCACTTTCAGACCTGATTCCGGAAGTGTCACTGCCATGGATTGTGACACTTCTTTTTCGATTATACGTGATCCGGCGACTTCGGAAAAGTTTTCTTCGAAGAGTCTTTTGTTTATGTCAATTACTTTTTTATCCTGACAAAGTTTATCTGGATTTTGTTCGGCAACTGAACAGATATATTTAATATCATTGATTTTATTGAGAATCATATCATCTGAATTTGGTACTGATGAGAAATAAAATGTAAGGTTTTCACAAGTAGTTTTTAACATCTTGCAGAACTTTCTGAGTTCCTTATTTTCACGAGTTCTCCTCTTTTTTCTTATCCTTTTATTTGCCATCTCCTTGGGTCTCCTTTCTATATCTTGTCATGAAGTGAGCCTTTGTCTCATAATGACATTCGATTTTATCGAAGTCAATACCGAATCTCTCTTCGTATCTTTTTCTCACGTCTTCCTCTCTAACTTTCTCACCAAAGAAGTGAGTCATTGATGAAATGAGAACATATTTATCAAAGAACTCTTTGATTTGCTCATCTGAGTAACCCAGATTGTCCAATGCTCCGACAGCCATAATGGCTGCGGATATAGCGGCTGAATCTACACAGTTTGAGAATACCTCATACTGGAAATCCAGTCTTGTCTGTTCTCTGCACTTCTGGCAGTCAATTATGTTTCTTGCGCGTGATTTCATTTTTAATTACTCCTATCCTATTATAGATTTAATGGAATACTTTAATTCCATCACATTAAAAATATACATTTATAAAGTCAAAAAGTTATTATCAAAATAAAAATTTTAACCGCGAAATAAGTTCAAAGAATCAATAAACATTTAAATATTATTTTTATTTAAGGAGGACTTTATTTATGAATGTCATACTTACAAATGGAGATATCTCCACATTACCCCAGGAGGAAATTGAAGCATACAAAGAACACGTCAAAAAGAAGTATCCGAATGATTACATTGATGAGTTAATTCTGACACTCGATGGAGATTATGTCAATATGGAAATTCACAAACATGCAAAACCATTTGACAGAATTCGCCGTATAACCGGCTATTTAGTCGGAACTCTTGACAGGTTCAACAACGGAAAAAGAGCTGAAGAACGTGACAGAGTTAAGCATGGTGTGACGGAGGAATCTTAATGCCATCAAGAGAAGAAATATTAAAAAGAGATTTCTCAGAAGAGTTTGTTACAAAAATGAAAAACTCTATCGAGACATCATTCTACAAATATGGATATACTTCAAAGACATATCCAGAACTTGCTCAAGCATACAAGAGTATTCGCAAAAGACTTGAGTTGTATGAAGAAACTCACAATACCGAATACCTTGTGGACATCGCAAATTTTGCGATGATTGAATTCAAATATCCTTCATTCAAAGATTCTAAATATGACCCAAAGGATTCAGACCAGTCTCCGGGTTTGACCGATGGTATATCATATAAAGAATTGATGGGTGAATGATAAAATAAAACTCCAAAGGAAGGTGATCAATAAATGAAACCATCTATCGAAGAGCGTATGCTGAGGCAGATTGGTAAGACACGTAAGTACAATGGTATGTTTGATGCTGCAGTAACATCTGTAGAAACAACTACTGCTACTACTTCCGTAGAGACCATGGATAATCAGTACACTGTTACCAAGGACCTTTTCAAGGTATACATCCAGTGCACAGATAACGATTATTCTACAATCATTGTTAGCATCGATTACGAAAATCAGCCGGGTGGATATACTCGTGTTGCTGATTTGTCAATCAATGCCGACGGTGTATACGAGGAGAATTATCATTCTATTCCTCGTCCGATCCGCACCACAGTATTCAATATCGTCAACAATGCCATTGATGACGTTATTGCATTCATTGAAGGATTCGATCCTGATGCTGATCCTTCTTCAAACGAAGAATAATAAAAACGTTATTCTTACAAAAAGAAAGTTATATGGGCTCCCGTGAGGGAGCCCATATAATCTTTATTGCTTATTTTAAATCTTTCTTAAAGAGTCCTTCTTCGATTTTTCTCATTGGAGCAAGAGGCTCTTCATTGATAGAATCAATAAATTGCTGATATGGAGATTTGCATGATTCTCCATATTCAGAAGCCATTTCCGTTTTCGGATGATGTATTTTCTGCTGGAGCTTCACGTACTGATCAACATATAACTCATCGGTTGCTGAATTATATGTGACCTCGTAATATTTTCCGTCAGATAAATTTGTACTGATTGATTGTTACTAAATACTTATCCATTTTTATCTCTCCTTTTTAAATATATTTTGAAAAAGCTGCCTAAAAGCCTCTTGTATTTCGTGAGTCTCTTCCCATATCTTCGGAGTTGATCGAAATCCAACTACTGGAGCTTTTGCATCCGAGATATACATATTGCATATCATCAGACCATCATAACATACTTCAATGAATCTCTCATGGAAGGAAACACGAAGTGTTATTTTCCTATGTGTTTTATCAATAGAATAGTCGTCGAAGATTCTTATGAAGACATCTTCATTTCTGTCCCATTCGGTTTTATATTCATATTTATTAGAAAGATATCTTTCCACATAACCTGCAAGAAGTGCGAAGTTATTTTTAACTTCGCATGGAATATCATAATTAGAATTGAAAATCCAGTCATATGCGGTCATCTGAATTAGATAATCAATCTTCTTTTTCTTCGGCATTGTCATCACCTCCTTCATCAAACGAATATGACCATTTACCATCTTTATCGGTAATACCAGAAACATTGAATTGAAGACAGATATTCTTAAGCATCTCAATCATATCATCTTCTTCTAAGTCCCTGATAGTAACATCAGAAAAACCGAATTCGTTCTTAGTAATGGAGACATCAAGTGCTTTGCTCGGGCATCTGACATCAACAACTTTAGGCTCTTCTTTTTCTTTGTACCAATCTTCGGTCAGTTCGAAAACCATTTCGATTTCAGACTTTATACCCATTCTTATTACTTCAGCTTCTAAAATGGAATCCTTCAAGAAACATTTAGGCTTGAAATCAGAACTGAACGAGCATACTGTTTCCTTTTCCGAACCGTCCAAATAGTTATAGATTTCATAATCAACAAGAGTGAATGTCGTATTTTCTTCTCTTGCAGAACGCATGATAGCTAATAACTCTTTAAGTTTCATTGTCATCTCTCCTTTTCATCTATTATTACAGGATTGCCATTTTCATCATATCCCCAGTTGTCGAATCTGTGATCAAGAGTCTTTATATTATAATGAATCAATTTTAATCCATTAACGAGCTCATTATATAATTCGACGGAAACTTCTTTATTTGCGAATCTCGCAGTGTACCAGTCCTTCATAGCCTTCCGGAATACTGATGACAACTCAATTTCTTTATGAAATGAAGGCCATGATTTGAATCCTTGTAAATCAACCAGAGTTGTAGATGAATCATCCACAAGATCTTTGGTGACAAGATTCCAGATGTTTTTGAGAATCTGATATTTGGAACCTCTACCGCTATATACGATTACTCCTATCATGGCGATTAACCGATTCCAACACCAATCGATGTCATCTCCGGTTATAAACTTCTCATATTCTTCCGGGATTTCCATGGTGTAATCTTTTAATTGAATCTTCATAATTAATCTTCCTTTCTCAGAATTTCCAGAACTTCATCATATGATTTCTCACATACGATTTCATTTTGCAATTCTGCAATCAATAGATCTGTGTTCACTTTCATATCATCTGGGATATGTTTTCCGAAATGATAAAACATAAACTGATCGTATTCATTTCTACCTGGACGATCAATATGAATCATCTTATCAATTCGACCCGGTCTGATAAGTGCTGGATCCAGATGATCGATATGATTTGTTGTAAAGATATAGATGACATTTTCCAGATTGGAAACACCATCAATAGTATTTAGAACCTCTGACAATGATACGTTTATTTTTCCAAATGAACGACGCATGTAATCTGACTCATCGTCTTCATATGATATTTCAGAGACTTCAACTGTAGGTCCTTCCTTCTTATCAAAGATTTTATCTTCTCTTTTCTGAAGATATGTCGCGTCTATGTCTTCAATGACAATCATACGAGGTTTCATTGACATCTCGTATGCTTCATTGCGAACTCCAGGAAGATCCCCGACGTTCTTCAGATACAATGGAGAATTAACATTGTTCTTATACTTCTCAATGTATTCAGTTATCAGAGCTCTGATAAGAGTTGATTTACCAGTTCCAGGAGGTCCGTACAGAAGAATTCCATAATGATATGGAACGAAATTCTTTTCATACCAAGCTTTTCGATTTACAAACGCATCAATCGAATTGATAAGATTCTCCTTTGTGGATGAATTCATAAACACGGTTTCCATGGAACGCTTTCGCATCATCGTAGACTGAAAACCATTAAGCTGGATGAAGGCATTTTTGTCACCGTTCATCGTTTCCTTAGCCTTCTTCTGAATCACGTTCTTAAAGAATAACTTAAGATTTTTCTTATTCTCTTTGGTATTTGTAACCATCAGTACAAAATCACGTCTTCTCTGTTGAGTCGTGAAAACTGGTGCTGGGTCTGGGCAAAAAGCTCCACTTAAATCTCCATCATAGTCACCGGATGTAGATGCACCACATTGACCATTAAGATTATAAAGAAAGCTGGGTCGAAGCTTTACAGCCTTCTTCTGTAATTTTTCTTCAGGATTTCTGTTTGATGGAGCAAGCAGTAAAATAGGCGTTCCGTGATATACAATAATCCTGAAAGGTTTATAAATAGATCTTAACTTTTCAGAATTATCAAGATGAATGGTTCTTTTCTCATCCAGGAGGTACTCAAGTAATACACTGTGAATAGACTGCGTTGTCTGAGAAAATGGAGGACCTACTTCGATAGTATATACGGTAGCTTTCTTTACAGAATCTTTCAGACTCTGTAATGCCCAGTTCTCTGCTTCTGTTACTGCATCGAAAATTGACTGACCGACGCATGCTTCGAATGCATATTTTATTGCGGCTTTTGTAAATGCCTTTCTTTTTTCTTTCTTTGTCATAATTTTACTCCTTTTTGATTTATTCAGTTTCCCGGGTTATTCCCGGGAAACCAATCTTTTTACAAATTCATCCAAGGCTTCATTGAAGCTCTTGTCAAACTTTTCTTTTGCATGGTCATAGATCGATTTATCATCAATCTTTTTATTTCCATATTCGATAATAGTGTGTACCTGAAAGCGATCATCTTCGTTCAGTTCAATGTCAAATATTAAACCAAACTTGGCGATAGTTAGAGTATTGCAGAAAACATAAAATCTCCCATCTGTCGGTTCTGGTGATAATTGTGCTTTAGTTATTTTCATAATAAACTTTCCTTTCTGATATCAATTGTAGGAAGATATCCTTTCCTTATTTTATCATAATAAAAATATACATATGAAATGATGAAACCTTAAAACGCAACCATAAGCCTCTTAATTTATTACATGACGAAAGGAGAATTTTCATAATGGCAAGATTAGAAGAATTTGATGATGTTCAGCTTGACGTTGAATTTACACAAGCTGGCACAAGATCAAATATTACATCAAATGAAAATATAGCAATATCATTCGGCAAAATTGCCAAATGGTACGAAGCATTGGTACCCACTGGTGGATCAAGCGGTCAATTCTTAGGATTCAATTCTTCAGGTACTGCAAAGTGGGTTTCTAATCCAAATGTAGATGAAAAAGTAAAAGCTACTAAATTAGCTCAGTCTACTGCTGATGCAAGTTATTATCCAACGCTGGTAGCAGGTGAAGGAACTGCAGGTGTTAGTATATTTGATTCAGCAAAAATTAATCATACCAAAGGTACTACATCGGCTGTTGGTAATACACGTTTGATATTGGGTAATGCAACAAACGAAGGTACTACAAACAACGAAGAAGGTTTGTTAAGAATATATTCACCTGGTACAAAGTATCATACTCTCAAAGGTGCAAAAATAACAACTGACAACGTTGATCATACATTACCAACAACAGGTGGTACTATTTTAAATACAGGAACAACTTCCTTTACGCAAACATTGTCATCCGGTACAAAAATTGGTACTATTAAAATCAATGGAACCTCGTCAGATATCTATGCTCCAACGGATACTGATACAAAAGTAACTGATACTGTCGGAACTGCAAATACTTATTATCCCGCGGGTGGAACTTCAACTTCTACAGCAACTGGAACACAAGTATTTGATACTTCTTTAAAGTTTATTGGAACAACCGGTTCCACATCTGCTGTTGGTAAAGCTCAGCTTGTTCTGGGTAATGCAACCGCTTCTGGTACAGCAAACAATAAACAAGGTTCTATTGTTGTTTATGGTTCAACGGCATATGCTCATACTATACAAGGAGCACCAACTGCGGCAAGAACTCTAACATTACCTGACAAAACAGGTACATTTGCACTCACAAGTGATATACCTTCTGTTCCAACGGTAAATGATGCTGCGTTAACATTGAAAGGTGCTGGAACAACGGTAACGACATTTACAGCAAATGCATCATCCGCTAAATCGCTTGATATTGTTGCGGGTTCAAATGTTACTGTAACTGCAGATGCAACTAATGCAAAAATATCGATTGCAGCATCACATCCAACAATCACAAAATCAACAGATACAACATCAACTGCATCACCCGCACATGGTGGGACATTTACAGTTGTCGATTCTATTACCCGTGAAGCCAATGGCCATGTTACAAAAATAAATACAAAAACTGTCACATTGCCAGCTGATTCTAATACAGATACGAAAGTAACCCAATCACAGACTACCACAACAAATTATCGTCCAATATTGTTTGGTGCAAAGGATTCTACGGACATTTCAACATTGGCGAATACAGTAACAGATCAAGCATATACATCAACAAAAATGTTTGCTAAACCGGATACTGGAAATCTATATGCATCAGGATTTTCAACATCGAGTTACATAAACGGAACTGGAGCACAATTAAATCAGTATGGATTATATTTAAAATCATATAAATCAGCATCATTGCCAGCAGGTGGTAATTACAGTTATGCGGAATATGCTATAAGAGTATACGATGGAAAAGCTACAGATAATAATGGAATGCTACTGACAATAGATGGTGGCGGACTAACAATAGTTGGTGGTGGCGAATCTGCAAAATCTTTAGCAGCTCTTATATCCGATGATCAGCGAGATTCAAATACATCAAGGACAAGACTGAATGTTGGTGGAACGCTGAATACGGCATATCATGGATCCGAAGAACAACTTATACTTTCATCAGATAATAATATATACTTCTTAACGACTTGCCAAACTATCGCCAATAGAAAACCGGTTGTATTAGATGTGAATTCATATTTTTATCCGGGTACAACAAAGACTGGTTCAATCGGTACTTCGTCATATATGTGGAATTCAGTTTATGCTGCGACAATATATGAGAACGGTACATCATTAGCGAGCAAGTATGCAGCTATAGGTCATACACATACAACGACAATAGCTGCTGATTCAGGTACGAATCAACTTACATTAGCAGCAAGCACAAAGTATAAGTTGACTACAGGTGGAACTAATTTCATTTTCACAACTCCTCCAAATACTACTTATTCAGCCGGAACAGGATTGTCTCTATCAGGAACAACTTTCAATCATTCTAATTCTGTAACAGCCGTAACGTCGGCAGTTTTCAAAAAGATAACATATGATGCTCAAGGTCATATAACGGGAACTGCTAATGTGACTGCTTCGGATATCCCATCGCATACTCATTCTTATTTACCACTCTCAGGCACTACGATAAACAATCCAAACACATCCTCGGTATCTTTCACCAATGGAATGACCGGAAACATATTGTTCGCAAATACTGGAAACACAAATGGTGTTGCACGAGGTATAGGTGGTATTGTTGGTACGACCGATTCATGGTCTGTTAGAGGATATCAGACGGGTGAGAATAAAGGTTGCCTTGAAATATCCGTCGGTGATGACGGTGATGAAGGTATATATGTTCGTCAATATACATCAGGAGCGTATAAAGCAACATTCTCTAATAATGCTGGTTCTGCAAGCGGTCTTACTTATCGAGAACTCGTACTGATGGCGCCAAGCACAGGAGCGTCCACATTCCCTTCTGATGTAACACTTTCTGGTGGTAGGCTATATCTATCCGGAAGTCCTGGAAACTATGGTCAGCTCAATTTGAAATCCGCATCATACAATGTTATGTTCCGTAATGACAACGCGAACACATATATCCTACTAACAGCACAAGGTGATCCCGACGGAGCATGGACATCTTCAAGACCATTGACAATAAATAATTCAACAGGTATATGCTCAATCAATGGTAATGCTGCTAATGTGACAGGTACTGTTGCTATAGCTCATGGTGGCACTGGAGCTACAAATAGATTAGCCGCTTTAAGAGCATTAACAGAGGAAAATGTTGGTACAAGTGCACAGTACTTCTTAACAATAACAGATAGCTGGGGTAAAGGTGGATATACAACAGTAGCAGATGCTAAAACTGTATTGGGATTGAAATCTGCTGCATATACAGCATCGACAGATTATCTATCATCATCTACAAAATATGCAGGTTCTTCATCAGCTGGCGGCGCGGCAACATCTGCGAATATATTAAATAAAAATAATGCAGCTGGCGCTACGACGGCAGGTGTTCAATATGCGAACGGCCCGCTCACAGTAGGAACTGCTGATGGAAATGCTGTAGAGGGTAGTAATGGTTCATATAAATTATGGAGTTATCCGGCTGGTGGAACGGCTGTTGGAGGAGGAACGGCGAATATACAAAATCTTAGATTATATTGGTCATCCACATGGTTCAGAGATATATTCATATCACCAAATAATTATGATATATATCACAGGAGTGTAGCTGCAGGAACAGCACAGCCTTGGAGAAAAGTATTAGATTCCGGTAACTACACATCATATACTCTTCCAAGAAATATCAAGCATATTCATACAGCCAGTGGAACGGAAGGATCTGCCGGATGGGTAAAGATTGCGAGAATAACCGTAACAGCGGATTATCCAAATCACCCAATGACATTCACAATTGCGCAACGCGGCGTAATGCAATATCGAATACATTTAGTATTGAAGAACTACCGTGTTGCATCTGCGGCAATTTCTGAATTTATTATAGCCAGAGATAATTCATGGACAGATACCAATAATAATCCTCGAGCTTATATTATAAAACCATCTGATGGTATTTTTGATCTGTATATTAGAAAAATAGAAGCATGGGATCATATATTTGTTGTTGATTTTACGAAGGCCGATGGTAGTGAGGGTGACAATTATTCAGTTACTTGGACAAATGTTCATGCAGCTGATTCTGAAATAACAGGTGGAACAGAAGCTGTTAAAAAATTATATCTTCTGACAACAACAAACTATGCTGGTTCATCATCGGTTGGTGGTGCCGCTACATCTGCGAATAAACTTAATACAAATGCCGGTGCAACAAATCGACCTGTATATTTTTCTGGTGGTGTTCCTGTTCAATGTGATGCACCAGAATCAAAAACATGGTTTAAAGGTGTCCCATCAATAGGAACTAATGGTGTTATGGAAGTTGGTCGCTATTTTGATATGCATTCAACAAATACTGGAACGAGCGACTATGATGTGAGACTTGACGCTTCTGGTGTTTCATCTTTCAGATTCACTTTTAACACACCAGCGAGTAGCTCGATTGCTCCATCAACAAACAATCAGACATCTTTGGGAACTTCATCCCTCAAATGGTCGAATGTATATGCTACAACATTTTATGGTGCTTTATCCGGAAACGCTTCAACTGCAACAAAACTGGAAACAGCAAGAAACATTGCGTTGGCGGAAGATTTCGCCGGAAGTGCAAATTTTGACGGCAGTGGTAATATATCAATCTCTGGCACCTTCTACCGTTGCTCAGCATCCAGCAATAATACTGCCAATTATCCATGGCATCGTATAGCATACAGAACAGGTGTTACTGGCAGTTATAATGATACAGATGCCATTTTCATGATAAGAGCATGCTATAATAGTGGCCCATTCGGTATAATTAAAGTTGCAATGAGAACAAATGGACCCGGAACTAACTGTCAAGTTGCAGCACGTTGGCTTGTTAGACAAAATATTGCTGCGGACGATGTGTATATTGCACAATGGGGAAAAACCGGTCAATCAGTATATGCGGATATATTCTTAAAAGGAACAACATATAATCGAGCATACGTGTATCAAATTGCTGGTAGTAGATGGTGGACTCTTGTTAATAGTGCTGAAGCAATTGATACAACAACCAGTGATAAGAAAACAAGTACTGAAGTATATGCGAGTATTGCAGCAGCTGGAACTACACTTCATAATCAAGCATATACACAAACCGTAGCGGGCATTGATGAAGGTCATGTTAATTCAGCAAATAGTGCCGCATATGCAACGCGTGCGAACTATCTTGATGTTGTTGCTGGTAATGAAGTTCGGTTTTACAATAATAATCAATTTAAAGAGGCTCGTCATTTTTGGTTAGGCTATTCTTGGGCTGATGGTTCACATTACACACCATCCGGTGGAAGCGACACGAGTTCAACAACCGCTCCCAATATAACAAAATTCGTCATGGGTGATTGTTCAGGAGGAGGTCTTACAAGCGTACATGCTAAAACATTTATATTAGGCAATGGGTCATCTCCTACGTTTAGCTCAAAAACAACAACAATTACTACAGCTGCAACTACAACCGATAGAACAATAACACTTCCTGATGATTCTGGTACTGTCGCTTTAACGTCTAAAACATTTAATGTGACTCGAGGATCTTCAAAATCGACTGCAACAACTGGTTATTGGGCTGCTATGTGTAATTCAACACAAGCAGGATCGCCGACATTACCAACAGCTGTAAAATGGTGGCATGTAATATCGATGGATTGGACCAATAATGATACCAATAATTGGATATCTCAATTAGCTATTGCAACACAAGATGGAAGTGGCGTTTGGTGGAGACGAAATAATGCCAGTGGAACATCTATAGATTCATCTTCGTGGCATAGGCTTGCAGAAGGAAATTCTTCTGGCGCTGCAACGAATATCGCGACAGAAGTTGAAAGTTCAGCTGGTGCTCGCCCTGTATTCTATGCATATCTGGGTGATAATACTCGTGTTGTATATAATACAAATTTCACATATAATCCATCCGGTAATGTATTAAAAGCAACAACATTTGATGGCGAAATAACAACTCTTGCATTCCATAACAGAATATATGCTCTTTCTCAAACACCGTCAGGTTCTACTTGGAATGGCAATGAAACATTAATAACCTCAATTCCAAGTTCGTCCGGAACTTCGACTCCAAGCTATCAGCGTGTTAAAACAATCGATTTCGTCAAAGATTGTATTTCAGGTTTGAAGGAACCAGTTCTCTATGAGAATACAACCAATCCTTCGACAAGCACAACGATACAATTACCAAATGGAATTCCAAAATATCTCAAAGTATTCATTGGAGTAGAATATAGTAGTGACGGATCAACATACAGTGATTCAGCAGCTTGTATAAATTGTATTGATGTTGATATGGCTCACACCCACCACGGTGGCTTCATTGGTTATGATACACCTGGTCAATCAGGAGTTGGAAACTATTTGGCATATTGCTATGTCAATGTAAAACAAAATACCGGAAGTACGACGGCGTATACAGTTGGTATTTCATATGCAAAATTCTTGAATTTAGCAACATCGGCAACCGTGCAAAATATTATCGCTCGTATCGTAAAAATAATAGCTGTGTACTAAAACAAAAAAAATATGTTGGAGCCCCATTACGGGGCTCCAATAACTTTTTGTTTACTTGTTTTTTATTTCTTCTTTGGCCTTTCGCTCGTATCTTGTGAGTCTACATGAGCTGCATCTTTTAGGAATCGATAATCCTCTTCCCAGATAATAATCTCGATGTGACTTGGAAAGTATGAAATAATCTCCACAATCTTTACATCGAATAACTTCCTCATTTATCTTCTTCAGGATGGACTCGGCTCTCTCCATATCTTCATCTATTTCATGAACATAAATTCGTTTCAATTGTTTTTCTATATATTCAACAGATGAAGCAGAATTTTCAAATATTCCGAATATCGAATCTGTTATTGTACCTCTAACATCCAGATGCTCAGTTAAATGGTAATCAGTCATGAATGTTAAAGCTTCACCATTATCATTCATACTAATACCATTAGCGTTGTGAAGTTCCCCAAGATGAAATAAATTCTTCCTGTCAAATCTTATATCATACACAGGAATATATGTTTTCAGAACTCTTCTCAGTCTTGGATTCTTAATAACATTACGATGCTGATCAGATTTGTCCCAAACGACAGCATACATGTCATAATCACTTCCATTGACTTCTTCAATCAAAGTGTTTATTACATTAAGATTATCAGGAATATTCTGAATTTTGTGATTAGTAGCTTTGTCAAAATAGTACTTATCACCAAGATATGAACGATATGTGTCATTATTGTTTATAAAAGATTGTGCAGTTTTCGTTCTTTTCTCGATTCCTTCTTTTAATCCATCGCGAATATCATACAGATATTCGAGAATGTCGTTTGTGTATGAAATGTTTTCATCAGAGTCATTATATTCTCTGATGACCCAGATTTTATTTTCCTTGAAATCTACAGTGTTCATTATTTTCACTCCTTTGTATTATCTATGTTGGAGCCCTGTGACGGGCTCCAATAATCTTTATGGCTTCTCATAGATAGTTGGTCATGTTGAACTTGGGTAAGCTCCTTCCGCGGCATATATCTTTTTAATACAGCCGCGCCTTGTTGTTTCGCAAATTATGAGATTTGTATTTGGATATGTTTGACATACATTCTGTGTTATTTTTGCGAGTCTTGCATCACAGTAATGCATTCTTCCAAGTCTCTGTTTTAGCTTCTTTCTTATTCTTACTTTCATTATTTGAAAACTCCTCATCAAGAAATTCCAATATAGACATATCTTCAAGATATTCAATTTTTGATTGAATAATATCGTTGAACTTTAAATGCGATTCACGAGTCGGCTTTTTAGGAATTCTTTTTATTTTCTTAAAATACTTATAAGCACGCTTAATATTTTTATTGAATATCTTGTAAGTAGGTAATTCAGATTCTTTTAAGCAATTCACCAGAACATCATTCATCACACTCTTATATTTTTTCAGATATGCTTTATCAAGTCCTCTCTGATAATATTTCAATAACTCCCCGTAGCCTATTGCTGTACAATCATATGCAGGGATATAAATCTGATGTTTCTTTGAATATCTATATGCTGCTATCATTCTACTTCACCTGCCTCATATGCTCGATTGAATGCATGAAATGCGGATACTGATAAATCCAAAATTATCTTATCCCACATTTCCTGATTTCTGGCAAACGACGAATTCTTATTTTTATACTTAAAAGCTCTGCGAATATTCTTTTCGAACATCGAGGATTTTTTCTTAGGCGGATTGTGCATTATAAAAATCATGCGGTCATGCATCCAAAATCTGTATTTGTGACGATAATTCAATTTAAAAGCCATTCTTGTTATTGCTTTTCTTAAATAAGATGAATAAGATTCATTTACGACAAATTTATTATCACTACCGAAATTAAATTGGATTTGATGCTTCTTTCGAATACGTTTATTTGGCATCTTCTTCACTCCTTACTTCACGGATGTTCTTGACCCGATATCAAAATGACGGAAGCCAACTTGGTCACATGCTGCGAGTGTGAAAGGTCCGTATGGTGCACAATCCTTATTATGAGGACCACCATATGACAATTGACATTCCTGATTCTCTCTTGGACTTACATAATATGAATTGCAGAAACGTTCTAAATGTGCAACGTTATTATCTACAATTGCATATGGTATAAATAACCAGTCATATTTATGCGTCGTATCCTGATAGAACGACCATACGAAGCCGGATGTAGAGGGTAAAGAAATGTGTGTTTCCACTTCATCAATGACAAGAGCACCAAATATATCAACTTTCGCATTTGATATATATTGATATTTCGTTGGGTTAATAAAATCTTCTATTCCGTGATATGATGCATAAGGACGACTGTTCAAACCATACTCAATGAAGTATAACATCTGAAGGCCTGATGCAATTTGAATTGTCCAAGACATAGATAAATCATTCGCTCCAGGAATCTCAACATTTTTAGATATGCATACGCTATATATGAATCTATTGGCTTTACGATTCCAAAACATTGGATGAACTTTAAAACCTTCTGGTATTTTTGATGTTTCATCAAATGCTCGAGATGGAATGATTTCGTATTTAACAATGTTGCCATCATCTATATACGAAACTTTGTAAGCGAATTGTCTGATGAGAATCGAGTTATTTGATTTACTAATAAACAATTCTGACAAATCGTTTTCTTCCGTTGTCACATATCTTTCGTTAATGTTATTTCGAGTATCATGATACACGATTGAACGTGTATAGATTTTTGGTTCTTCTTTCTCTTCATCATCTAATTCTTTGACTTCTTCATTGTCAGAAGCATTTAAGTCAAACGGTAATGGCTTTTCTATGGTATACATTCCTTGACATATACCAAACATGCTTATACACGCGGTTTTTGGTTCTCCATTGTCATCATATATTCTGAATATTAATTTATGATTTTCATCATCAATTTCACTCAGAGTACCTGTATATGTTTTGTTCATATTATATGATGTAATCAAATACGGATATCCAGGTGTCAATGCATCTTTGTTGAATATCTGCACGACAACATCGTTAATTTTTTCATTGTTCAGTTTCATTATTATTCCTCTTTTCTCTTAAATATTTTTCATTCTTTTTAAACAATTACTATCCATTGACAACAGCATGTTGATAATTTCATCTTGTTCATTGCTTATTGAATTAATTGTTGGCGTAATATTTTTCAACGGATCCATTGTGTAAATAATCATTATTTATAACCTCCTGAAGTTATTGACAGATATTTTCATATCTTCATTTGAATAATATACATATAAAGAATTAAATGTTAAAAAGCCCCGGATTTACCGGGGCCTTTATTAATAAGAATCAAGCAATGGTTCCATCCTTGGGTTTGCTGGGATCTTCTACAATTTCAACCTCAGGTGCTTTCTCCTCTTCTGAGTCCTTCGGATCGTTCCTTTCCTTAATTACCTGAGCAACTTCGCAGAACAAGCTTGTTATGGTATTTGCTTTTCCCGAAGATGTGTCAATTTCTGATAATCTCAAAGACTGAATCATTGACCAGTCAATGGTGTTTATTGTCAGCTGTCCGATGGGAATTTCTTTTTGAGCTGTAAGATCAACATCAAGAACTTCGACTGTTACAGTCTGTGCAGTATGAGTTATAGCACAGAAAACTGACTTGTCTTTTGCAATTGATGCCACATATGCATCGCGATCTTTGTTATATACAATGGCATCCGGACCCAACTGGAATTTGGAAGATACAGTTGCAATAGCTCTGTCAATAACATTGTAGACCTTTGTGATGTTGTTCTGAGCATTCATCATTTGCTGTTCGATAAATCCATTCATGTGAATTTACTCCTTTCAATTTTAAAAAGATATTTATTGGTCTTTTGAGGTTGTAATAAATATACCAGCTTTGTCATTCAGTGCGATTCCTACATTTCCATATGTTGATTGAATCTGATATGAATAATCAAGAAATGAATGTTCCTCAATCGCTTTAACATATTTTGATACTATGTGTAGTTTTCCATCACGGATATCATAACCTAAAATTGAACTGAATGATTTGACGTCTTTTGCATATATTTGTTCGCACTCAGATAGATTCAATAGTGTGTAAGGAGAACATATAAATTTTCCATCATCAAATATTAATTTTATTGTCTGAAGAAAATCCTTGTTTCGTATTATAGTAAACTCTTCAAGACTTGGTTTGAGATTCAGAAAAGAAACTCTTTCATCTATATTCGAAATCGATATTCCGTAATTGGGTTCATTATCTTCCTTTGTATGGGAGTGCGGAGACTTGTACAGCTTTTTGACGTTCTCAGAATCTCCATTGATAGAAATTAAAATCTTTGAATATTTGCTAATACCCGGAAGCTTGGAAGTTTCTGTTATACGTACTTTCGACAAATCGATTGAATTGTAAAATTTGTCTTTCTCTATCATGACTAAGTCATCTCCTTATAAAAAATTATGTTCATGTAGAAAAAAGAACACCCCTCATATAGAAGGGTGCTCGTTCATATTAGAAATATTTATTGGCAATTCTTTCGAATCGTCTCTTTTCTAATATAGATTTTGCAAATCCATATCCAATCTGATAATTTGTATCAGATTCGATATTGGAAATATCTTTGTTGTGTGCTACTATATATTCACACGCAGCCACGGCGTCTGATTCGTCGTATTGACCATTCGGAGCCTTATATGAAGCAAATGTCGATATCGACAAATTGCCATATGACAAATCACTCTTGTTTCCATTTAAAACAGAAACATGGTGATTATCTATTTCATGGTGAACATAACATTCGAGTGCTAACAGTCGAGCTGAGTGATTAGATTTACCACCAAGCACTGACAAATACAATGCCCTCGGGCTTTTAATGATTTTGTTTTCTTTTATCGTCTTTCCATCCGGAAGGAGATAAAAGAAAACACCATCCTCTCTGCACCATAAATATTTAAATTTAGGATGTCTGTATAATGTCATGTTAGTTTCATCGAATTTTCTTTCGTTCGGAAAATCATCTGATTTTGCTTTCAGATGGATTTTGTCTCCATCCACAGTATAGATGTTTCGTAAATATTCACGAAACTTTGCATATATTTGGTTATTTGGTTTGATATCTGCATATAATGAAAACATTCTGATGATTTCATCAATAGGTGTTAATGCCTTCGGTGATTCATCGTGAGATATCTCATTATATGAGTCAAGGATAAATTCATCAAATTTATCCTTCAGAGGATCTTTTTCTTTCTTCTTTGGAGTTGTTGTAGTTGTAGCTTTCTTTGGTGTCTTCTTCTCTTTTGGAATATCAACTATGGTTCCATCCGAATGATATTCCGTTATTCCCTCAACCTTTTCTTCCTTCTTTTCAGAAGGTGAAGGTCTTCGATTGTTAACATTACTGCTGACTTTACATTCGAGAAGAATCTCGCGTACCTTGAAGAACGCCGAGCGAAATTCTGATGAAGCCATTCTAAGTCCCATTATACATGCAACTGCGTCTGGCTCTTCATTGAATATTGTTTCCAATTCTGTCATGTTTTGGTATAACTTATTAATCTTTTCAATGTTCATAATATGAACCCTCCTTCTAATCCGTAAGGTGGATCAAGCCGTTGTTTTTGTTTTAGTTGTGTAAGTTTCTTCTGTGAATATCGGAAGAAATTCATTTACGACATTATCATTGAGCTCTTCGAACTCAAGATATATGTCATGTTCGTCTTGGTGATAATCCACCAAGGTTCGAGGTTGCTGAACGTTGTCAGCCCCTCTGCAGTCGAAACATGTCAGTGGATTTACCAAGTTTCGAGATGAGTAAAACGCACTCTCTTTTTTGGACAGAATGAAGACCCTACCACATTTTCTGCAAATTGTAGGTTCTTCATACGTGTCTGTTTTGTTCAACTTTTTCAGGTCACGGATACAGTTGTTTAGGGATTTGAATTTGTCCCATGACCTAACTTTGTATCTGGTTGGGTCGTATGGATTATCTATTACTCCGATAATCCATTTGTTTTCATACAAATCAAAGAGGGGTATAAACTTCCTCTTGAAATACGAATTCAGAACTGCCAGTCTAATCTTTGTTAAAGAATTGACATTGTTAACAGTCCACTCCGGTGTTGGTATTGTGAATTCATCAGCGATGTCTCCATCATCGCGGTGAACAACAATACTATTGTTGTTCTTAAGAACGATGTCTATGGTCATAATGACCTCCTTTCTGATATCAATTGTAGGAAGATATCGTATCCTTTTTCCATATTAAAGATATAAATATATAAAAAATAAAATATTTTTTGAAAATAAAAATTAATGAATCCCGGGAATAACCCGGGATTTTGATGAAACAAATTGTCTATGCTAATTTAATGGACGGAACCGTAATGGTCACTCATCTCATACTCAATACAAAAAAGGAAGGTCGTGTTTATATGAGTTTAAAAATTATGACAGATGTGGATTTGAATCAGAACGCGGTTAGAAATATTCCTGATAGTATAGAAACTGTATCGGGAAAACGAATGCATGCATTAGATGCCGAATTGTCTTCAGAGTCCGAAAATCCAGTTCAGAACAAAGCTATCAAAGAAGCACTTGATGCACTTGATACAAAGATTGATGGAAAGACCGTAAATGTTGATGGTAGTTCCGTGATGAAAAGTACGGTCAATAATAGCGAAGTTCTATATGCAGTAGGATATCGAAACATTGTAAACAACGTTGAAAAAGGTGAATCATTCAATGTTTCATTTGGTGGTAGAGTACCCCCTGCTGGATCATTGACTGCGACAGGTTTACAGTCACATGCAGAAGGAAATCATCCTACAGCCGAGGGTGATTACTCTCACGCCGAAGGATACTATGACACAGCTACCGGAACAGCATCACATGCCGAGGGAAATACAACTGTTGCTACAGGTGACTATTCGCATACCGAAGGTCATCAAGTTACGGCATATGGCGAATCTTCACATGCTGAAGGATATGGTGAACATCAGTATCAGTCCAGTATGGGAACGAACGTAAGATCATTATTTGACATCGCGGGTACGGCTAATGGTCGTATGAGTTTGGCATTTGGAGATTATTCGCATGCTGAAGGATCATCATCTGTTGCACTTGAAGAAGCTTCACATGCTGAAGGAAAATATTCTCGAGCAATGGGATCTTTCTCTCATGCTGAAGGTTTTATGTCATGCACCTCCAAACAAACAGGAAACGCATCACATGCAGAAGGAATTGAAACTGATGCATATGAGTCTGCCTCACATGCGGAGGGCTACAGAACAAGAGCTGTTGGATATGGCTCTCACGCCGAAGGTCTTGGATCAAGCCGTAATTCGATTCCTTCATATTATCTTTATGAGAATATGAGTGGATATCAAATTGCACAAATGTGGATCAATTCTGATATAAATGTTGCATATTCAAATGCGTGTCATACCGAAGGTTGGGGTTGCGTGGCAATTTCCGAATACTCTCATGCCGAAGGAAGCAATACTCTTGCTTATGGTTCTACGTCACACTCAGAAGGCGAAAGCACAGATGCTTATGGAAATTATTCTCATATAGAAGGATATTCCTCTAACAAATTTTTTCCAACTTCGCTCAGTGATAGTAAAATAATATCAGCATTTGGGCAAGGCGCTTTTTCATTGGCGAAAGGAACTGCTTCGCATGTTGAAGGTAGTTGCAATATTGCATTAGGCGATAACTCACATGCTGAAGGAGCATATAACGCTGTGATCAATCCACACTCGCATGTTGAAGGAATACATAATATTGTATATGGTTCAGAATCACATGCTGAAGGAGACTCAAATACAATAAATTCTGGATCGAATTACTCTCATGCCGAAGGATACTATAATACTATATCGGGTAATGGTTACTCTCATGCTGAAGGCAAACAAAATGTGATAAATGGAAATTGCTCTCATGCCGAGGGTTATTCTAATAATATCACAAGCGCAGATTATGCTCATGCTGAAGGTTCTAATAATACAGTTTCAAACAGCAGTGCGCATGCTGAAGGCTACAGAAATACTGTATCAGGATTACGTGCACATGCAGAAGGTTCTAATAATTTAGCATCTGGAAATTCTACTCATGCCGAAGGTTATGATACTGAAGCAACCGGTGATTGTGCTCATGCGGAAGGCGAAAGCACAGAGGCTTCTGGTGATCAGTCTCATGCAGAGGGCTCTACCACATATGCTCAGGGAAATTATTCACATGCTGAAGGTTTTACCAACTATGCAGAAGGACAGTGCTCTCACGCAGAAGGTTTTAACAATCATGCATATGATCCATTCTGTCATACAGAAGGTACCGGTAATGAGGCGCGTGGTGAGTGTTGTCACGTAGAAGGAAGCTTTAATATTATTACAGGAGATTCTGCACACGGTTCTGGAAGCCATAATAAAGGAACTGGTAAAGGCGGAATGTTCATAACAGGATCCTTGAATACAGGAATTGATAATAATAATCAATACGCTTCTCTTGTTGCAGGTCAAAGCAATAGTATTGGTGAACTCTCGTATGCCATCGGTACTAATTTGCATGCAAAGAACGGCTCATTTGTAATAGGAAATTACAACAGAACGCATACTACACCAACTCCTGGTGGAAATGTTCTGAACAATGTTATCAGATTCTTCACTCCTCAAAGTGGAGAAACTTTCTTACCAGAGAATGTGGTTTATGAGAATAAAATCATTGTAAAGAAAGATGACCAAGATAATGTTGTTAGTTTGATTATGTGCTTAAGAGGACTTGAGTCCAATGTCACAAAGAATCATATCACAAGTGTTACTGTAAACACAAATTTGGTTAATGCACAATATTACTCCGTTGAGCGTAGTGCTGGAATTAGTCAGTGTATTGATCTGACAACTTTGCAAGCTGGATATCTGATAATTGATGCCGCTGGAATTACTATCGATCCAAATGATAATTATCACGTTGATGTCGAGTATGTAAGTGCCCTTAATGATTCAAGAATCTTCCAAGTAGGAAATGGCATGTATGCAGAATTTGAAGATTGTAATAATGAACATGAAGCGAATGCATTCTCTGTTTCTTATGATGGCACAGCAAGAGTTCAAAAGGATATCACATTCAAATACAAAGAACCCGGTACTGGTCCAATGGCAGGAATACATCGTATTTCCTGTCAGAAGATAGTTCAAGTTTTACTGAACATGGGTGTTAACATAACTGATTTGGAAGTATTAGATGATACTCCATAATTATAATTATATCCTCCCCCAAAACGGGGGAGGATATAATTCATTATGGATTTGGAGAAACATCTCCACCTTGTTCTGCCAACCATTCATCAACTCTTGCAATGATTCCTTCAAGAGAAGCATTTTGAGATTGCATCAAATCTGTTGCTGCTTCCATGAATTCCGTCATTTGAGAAACAACATATTTCCATGTAATTAAATACACATTCTTGTTGTCATCTTTTGGGAGTTTGAATCTGATTTGATCAGGTATACTGTTTGCCATATTTATTACCCCCTTTAATATTCTTCATAATATTCAACAGCACAATCACATTCAATTGCACAGATATAGGGTCAGACAAAGATGAATAAAAGATTCATAAAGAAACATGAGTGTTCATTGCCTTGCCTCCTCAGAACTTGATACCGTATACGCGCACAAGTCCGTTTGTGTCCGATAAGTTATTAGCTATTTTCTGTACAGTCGTGTCTTTAATGTACCAATTGGTTGAGCGTCTCTCGAATGAAGTATGGAGGAAGTAATTATTTTTTAGCGAATTATTAAGCACATACACCGGTATTATCGGAGAAAACATCGTTGCGTTCCAGCGAGGGTCATCCAGATCATCACTCCACGATACCATCTCGAGTTGTATTGCGTCATAGTTGTTGATGTTATCGTGCAGCGTCCCCGTGAACGGCTCATATGGGATAGTGCCGCTGTTGTCTGCGGTGTAGTCCCATAGAACTGTAATACTGTAATTTCCACCACCGCCTCCACCTCCTCCTTCTTCGGGAAAGTAGTCGTAATAATTTCTTCCATTTATGACGTTTGACGTTCCAGATTCATATACCGTATACTTAGGAATCTGAATAAGATCCTTTACTTCCTTTGCATTTGCAGAATATCCAATAACTGGATTCGGCAAATTGATAATTGCTATATTGATGGGATTTAACTCCGGAACAGAGATATCATAAACATCAATACTTATTGTATGATCAGCCATGGCTTTTCGTTCCTTTCTATAATTTAATTAAAAATCCGTTCGAAACATTATTCCTTCTTCATACATGTATATCTTTAATATGATATGATAATGATTCATATTATAATTCAATAAAACGGAGGTCGATTTAAAAATGAATAAAAATGAAGAATGGAAATTTGTGGATTGGATACCAGGTTTTCCAAAAGACATATTAAAAATATCTTCAACTGGACGAGTTTTGAAGAAAACAAACGACACGCTTGTGGAAGTAATAGGTGACAGATTTAAGGTAAACGTAGATAAACAAAAATACTATTTTAGCGCATCAAAGCTTATGTTTTGGGCTTTTCGTTCAAATGAATTAAATGTTTCTTTTGAAGAATTCAGTGCTTCAACAATCATGATAGTAAAACCGAAAGACTACTTTAAGCCATTGGATGTATTTACTAATGCAATCATTCGTAACCCAAAATCATTGGATTATATTAAAAAATATAAACCAATAGAAGACAAATTTAAAGAATTCCCTCTAAATTATACGAAATATCATTATGATATAATTCATTTATCATCGGAGGAGGTCAATAGTATTGTTACAAACTATTGTCATGAAATTGGCCTTCCGGAAAGCAAAGAATTGTTAGATTTGTTCAAACTTGCATTTTGCGATCAAGCAGACAGTAAATCAAAAGTAAGCAAATCAAAGTTACCTCGCGGTAAGTATTCCCAATATGTTTCGTTATTGAAGACAATACCTAATATTTTGGAACTCCCTGAAGGATTTAAATATGTAAAAATTGACGGAATTCCCAAGAACAAATACATCATTTCAAAGGATGGTAGATTGTTCAATCGATGGGAAAATGACAAGCCTGTCATAATAAATGATAGATTAAACGATGTAACACTAACCGCGTCACCATTAAACCAATATAGGGTATGTATATTCATGGCCCGTTTAATGGCGTTTTGTTTCCATGATGACTTCAATCCTGAATCAGATGTTGTAGAAATAATAGACACCAATCGAAAAGATTTGTTTGCGCTGGATAATATTGCGTATAGTACACGCACTGGGATATACATGAGAAAAAAATACAAAGGTGACTTTCAAACAATTTTATTTAATAATTTATCAATAGAAGATAAAAATGTTCCGTTTGACATCATAGAAAAGTTCAGCAAAATAATAGTTGGAGAAAAACAATATGACTTCATCAAAAAATATTTGTCTTCAGATCTACAGCGAAGTGACTATGATAACTTTCTAAAAGAATACGGATACAAAACTGACAAAACTTTGACAACTAAAGCAAAACTCACGCTGAATAAAATATCAAGAGATATTAATACATTTATTGATGGATGGAAAAATGGTGAAATATGGAAAAAGTGTGATTTCATGGGAGATGACACAATTCCGGGATATTGGATATCTTCACATGGCAGATTTATTAACGAAAATCATGTAATGCAAAATGAGAAAAGAAATGGACCGGATGTATTATTCGTTAATGCAATTTTGTCATCTGGTAAATCAAAACAATATCCATTGATTAAATTGATGGCATATAATTTTATACCAAATCCAAAAGGATATTCGCATGTCTCATACAAAAATGGATACGATCTTTCTATTGATAATATCGAATGGTGCGAAGAAGGATCTAATAAATCAGATGTTAAAATATCTTTTCATGATTGGGTAGAATCCGATAACGACGATATGTGGGTTCCATTAATACAACCCGGTATTGATGAGAATAGGTATGAAATAACCCGTTCTGGTAAAATCAGAGATCTTGTAGAACATAGAATCGTACCCATAACCGGAAGCCGTCGATTAAAATTTACCAATATCAATGAATTTATAAAAATATCTCTTATTGACGAATTCGACAAGATAAGAATTTACAATATACACAGACTAATAGCACAATCATTTCTAATTAATGATTATAACGATAAATATGTCATCTTTCTCGATAACAATCATAGGAATATTAATTTGGATAATTTGTGTTATTCTAAATCACCAATGTTTGAAAAATGGGAAACTTTCAAAAGACATTTCAGATATCAGATTGATGGTCATGATATGATTGAAGATGTTCACACTACAAGCACAAATATCGAATGTTCCCGTTTCTGTGAACAATCTGATTGCCATATTATATGTAAGGAATTTGTCGAAAATGATTTCAACAAAGCACTGACACGACGGAAACTTTATAAGTCTGGAATAAAGGTGAGTAGAGAAACGTTAAACGAGATATTTACTGGAAATTATTATAGAAATATTTCTCGTAAATATTTTACGTATGATCCTTCCAAAAAAGGCAAAGCTCGTTGGGTAGCGGTATAAGATAAAAATGAATAGCCGGGGAATCCCCGGCTATTCATTTTTTTCTTTATGACAACAATTCAGGTCTTGAATTGCAATGGAGAATTAATACATCTCCTGTATGAACATAATGTTCGCCTGTTGTATTCTCGATATCATCAGAAACTATTTTGTCTGATACTATACCAGGTACATGGATTGTTCCAGTTGTTGTATCGACATAAACAGTATTCATTCGGTAACCTAAATTGTCAACGTCTGTAGTTGAAGACGATGTTTCCGCATATGACATCAGCAGAGGTCTGAGTTTAGCATCTGTTGTAGTTATAAGTCTCTGACGCATATGGATATCAGTATTTGCAATAGTAGTATCCAAGTCGCCTACGAGTTGATAGTTTGTTCCATCATACACGAAGAGATACACTCTCTGAGCGGTCAGAGTAGAAGCATTCGGAAGATTGGCGTTTCTATACTTGATAGGTGCTCCACCTGTACCATTTACATTCAATTGTAGAGAAGCAACAGCTCCAGTATTTGTAACAGTAAACTTTACCGCTATCCATGCACCGGTTACTTTGGTAAATCCTGGACATGCAACAGCCTTTGTTGTTGTCGTAGCATCTGTAGAACATACACCATAGTGGATGATTCCAGCAGAACCATCAAAGGAAACACCATCGATAGTAGCCGGAGTTGTTAACTTTGTTGCAGATAGAACGTTCTTATCTGCATCAGCTGTATTATCAACATTACCCAATCCAACATCAGACTTCGTAACATTATGAGGATTTCCTGATGTAAGCTGTGAGTGGTCATATGCTATCTTACCTCTATCACCTCTATATGCAGTGGATGAAGTTTCACCCAATGCAAGGGACTCTGAGATTTCAACATATGCCGTCCCACCCCAACGATATGTTTTATTAGTGGATAAGTCAGTATATATTTTTCCGGCTTCAGCAGGGATCTCTGTTGTATGAGCAGAATCCTCATAGAACTTTCCGTTGTAAAGATATCCTTCTTTAACATCGTCAACAAACGAAGGAAGTTGTGAAGAAGGTACCTTACCAGATGCATCAAGTGTTGCAACATTATGAACATTAATTGTTTGCCATGCTGAGCCAGATTCCTGAACTTGGAAAGCACCATCCGCAGTACCTTCTCTGAAAGCATATGTAGTATCAGTACCCGACAAACTCTCATAACGGGCATCGGCTGTATCATATCTGAACGTCGCATTCGATGCTTTGTCTATATAGATTCTATCACCAACAGTTTCCATCTCGGTGGTGAAAGCTGAATCCGTATAGAATTTATTTGTTTCTGCATCATAATAACCTTCGACGGTATTCTTTGCAACATCTGGAATTGCAGCAGGCTTAATGGTAAATTCATGTGTTGACGGATTGTAGTCAACCATGTTTTGATACCAGCTATATATTTTTGCAAGTTCTATTGCGAGATTTGTCTTACCCGATGGATCGAGATTTGTAAGTAAATCTACAGTAACGCCTTCGGTAGTTACTCGCTTGGTGACATCATTGAGAACCGTTAAGAACTCGAAAAAAGCTTGAATATCATCAAATGTTCTTGCCATTTATTCTCACTCCTCTTTTATTAAATTTTAATCCGGGTTCATATTACAATTCAATGTAATTTTTCCCAAGCTACTAAACAAATCAATGTCCGTGTCAGCATCTCTTTTTGATACCGTGAATACACCCGGAGCTGATTGTTTTTCTGAAACCTCAAGTACACCCTCATTGACAATACTATTATCTTCATTATCAACGGACAAACCTTGTCCTATGTTAACATTGATTGTATCGTCCTCTTCTGATATTGTTATCGCAGTTCCGGCATGATATTCATTACCAGACAAAACTCCTTCTTCGGTAATTTCTAAACCGTCGCCAACAATAATGCCGCCCAAAGTAGTATCAGTCGCAGGTGGTAAAACATATGAGCCGCCTTCGACATCAACCCATGTTCCATCCCCACGCAGGAATTTGTTAGTTTCGGAAGCAGATGGAGCGGGGACTAATCCATCCACTCCATCCTCTTCTTCAGTAGCTGGTACGAAGACATCATAATTCTTCAGTGATTCAAGTTTCTCATCCTTTTCGGTTGTGTATACAGCGGAAGTACTGTCAAGGATAGCCTTGTTTCTATGAGCATGCGATAAAGCTTCAAGCTGTTGTAATCGAGGAAGTATTTCAGACTTCTTACAGTACTCAGAAAGATCAATATCTATAATACTTCCTCCAGAGAATACCCATTTGGAACCATTCCAAACGTATAACAATGGATCATCATGTTGATTATTTGGATTCTTAACAAATCTGACATCACCAAGTTTATTACCGGTCTTTGGTAATTGATTACGTGATTCATATTCCTCTGTGGATTTAATTGACATGAATTCGAGATTCTCTACTATCAAATCAACTTCTTCTTTTGTATAGTAATTGGATAAGTCCTCCATATCAGATATGTAGGGAAGTTGTGAATAGAATTTATTTCCTTCACCAACTTTTATTTTTGTTTTACCATTGGAAGTTAATTCTATACAAAGAACTCCACGTGGAATTACATGATACTGATCACCGGATGAATTCCATTGATCCGATGTTCGTATAACGTGACTCTTATCAGATGATGATGGAATCGGACTTTCTTTTTGTACCATTAAAAGTCACCTCCTTTTGAAAATATTCTTATCATCAAGGAGTATCATTTGTTGGCTCTTCGTTATCATCAGGGGTTGTATTTACAACATCACCATCAGATGTTTCAGTTCCGTCAGCAGGTTCGATCGCATCAGATGTCGTTGAATTTTCATCTCTGAGACGAACCAAGTTACCAGCTTCAACATCAGCATTGAAATCTCCTGATGCTATGAAATCCTTTGTAGCCTGATACAAATCTCCATATGTCTGCCAAATCAGCTGTGAAGCATATATCTGCTTATCAGCTCTGTACCAAACAACCGCCGCTTTGATAGATTCAAGAGCAGTAACTCTTGTATCCAAATCGGAGAGTGAAGTTGTATGGGAAGTGAGTGTTTCATTCTGAGCAGCATCACTTTGTTCAAGAGCTGTAACTCTTGTATCCAAAGCAGCCAGAGCATCATCAACTTCCTGGAACTTAGCATCATATCTGGTAATAGTATCGGTGAGAAGAGTCTGAGTATTTTTGAGTTCAGTAGTCAATTCAGCTACCTTTTCTTCAAGAGCAGTGATTCTTTCCTGAGCAGGATTATAAAGAGCCTGATATGTTTCATAGGTATTTGTTTCCCAAATCATATCAGACATATATGCTTCGAAAGTGAACTTGAATCTGGTTGCTATATTTGCCTCAAATTCAAAGATATTTCCTTCGGTGAATGGAACCTGAACAATGGGAAGTATTGTGACCTTGTCAATGATACTCTTTACAGCTTCATGATTAATCATTATAGATGAATAATCATCCGAGAATGCATAGAACGGATTCATTCCAGCATCAAGATGTTCCTTAGTATCAAAGGAAATAATTGCCACATCAAAAGATGTAAGTTCCACGAAATACGGACCAGCATATCCCATCGGAAGAATATCTCCAATTAATGTAGAATATGCAGATGTAAGATAATAGTCATTGATATTCGTTTCATGGAACTTAATATTCTCAGTAGTTCCACTAAGTTCTCCGGATGTTACAATACCTCTATCTTGATCGAGAATATTGTAATGCAGAGTACATACGAGAGGACTTTGTATCATAGGAAGATATTCCTGAAGTTCATGATATGACTGTGCAATTGTATCGTTCAGATACTTCACAAGAGCTGTATCAGTATGAGTTGAAGTTGTCATATCGATTCTTGCCGAAAGATCTATACAACCTAAATCAGCTCTTTTTGTTATACGGGTATAAACATTGTCACCAACATTTATCTTAGCACCGAACAACATCTGAGTTGTATCAATAAGATACGGAACTCCTGATACAAGTCTGAATCCATTACCTGTCAGAGGACCGGATGTTGGAATCTTATGTTTCATAGGTGATATCGGTCGAGGTCTAACAGGCTGACCAGGATGACAAGGTCTTGCTATAACAGGTTCCACCTTCTGGTTAATTATGACCTGATTGGTCGGCGGGAAATACGGATAATTATTTTTGGGCATCATAATTTTAAACCTTCTTTCATTTAATTTTCAAAGTTTCTTTGATGATATGAATAACAATCGGAGTCCACAAATATACTTCACGGGACGGAACATTGTTGAATAATGTATCACCAATGTACAAAGACAAATCTTCCATCTTTGTAATTTGTCCCCAAATATAATCATGAATCAATGATATATAATCATACCGTCTTTGATGATATGTCTTTTCACATGTGTTACAACATGGACAAGAATTGCACTGTTCTAATGTACAAGTACGAGGATCGAACTTGTTTGCAAGAATCTTGTAAACATCTTCTGGGAAGAAAAGTTTACAGTCACTCATATGACATGTTGGCTGAGTTGGAATCATAATCTGCCAATCATCATATCCATACATTGCGAACGATGAATCTCCATATGCGACAGCTGGAGCAAGATAGAATTTAAATGTTTCCAGATATCTAATAGGAGCATGACGTTCAATCCATTTATATGGAGACAATTCATATAGCTCATTCATTTCACGAATACGAATTTTATTTTCGTTCAATGTAACATTATGAGCTCGGTCATCTATAATCATTGTGGCATTGCGAGCCATGAACATATTTCCACACAAATCGAACCATGTCTCTCCACCAAAATGAAGCACATAACAATTGTGCATTTCATTATAATATCGAGCTTCATAATTCTCAATCATGTCATATAGCATTGATATCAGCCTGCTACGTAATTCATGGTCTTCTTTTCCTATTACCGGAGTTAAGTCTTCTCCACCAATAGTCTGTAAATCCATGACACTATGATTCGTAACCTGCTTATCAATCCAACAGATTTCCTCAGGGTTAGTTGAATACAAAGAATACTGGATTTTATAACTACCATCTGTATTCAATCCATCCTGTGTAACTTGATTGATTCTGAATATATGATTCATATGAACATAATTCACAATGAACATATCGTTTTCCTTTGGCATTACAGTACCTGGAATCGTAGTACATTCTCCAGAAATAGAATAGTTTCTCACATTTGTTTCAGAGGCAGTTGTCTCTTCTGGTGTGAAAGGTGACATTCCAAGAAGTACCATATTCTCGATCTTATTGTAACGGAAAGGAGAATCAGGACCGAGCACCTGATAATGAGTTCCCAATCCAAGCGAACCAGTTGTGTTCTCTTCATCTATGCTGAAATATGTTACAAGTGTACGGGCATCGCCTGTATATTTGTTAATTCTTGAATGAAGAAATTTATCATATTTATAGATTTGAGAATCAACCAATTCCTTTTCATCATATATTAATCTTGACATCTTTTCACCACATTTCTCCAAAAATTTGGTTTGTTATAAAACCATCAGAGGTTAACTGGACGTTTTGGCAATTTCCATCACCCCCATACAGGGGGTGACAAAATTACCATTGGTGAATAACGAAGGATGTATAACTGTTCGTCGATGTTAACTGGCAACCATCGACGATATATGAAACAGCGCGAATATTTCATATAATTAAATGTAATTTTCATATATACATATTTATTATAGAAAGGAGCTGATGTTATGGATGAAGAGTCCAAATATTCTTATTCCACCGAAGAACTTGATGCAATATTAAGAAAGATGGAAAAAGGAATCACACCAATAATTCCAGATGATATGATGAAAGAAGTTCTACTTCGTAAACGTGAATTGGAATTATTGAGAACAGGCGATGATGAAGACTTGGAAGAATATCTGTCCGAGGTCGAGAAACATAAAAAACTCACCAGAGCCCTGAAGGAACGAGAACACAAGGCAACAAAAACAGAAGCGTATGTATATACAATGACTCCTGAACAATTAAAAGAAATCGAAGAGGATATGACAACCACCTTTGTTAGAGAGAATCCAAATTCCCCATATAACAAATCTTCCTTTGATTCTGAAATGTCCGAAGAGAAGCGTGAGATATTAATTAAATTATCAAAGCTTCGCAATTGTTATTATAATCAGAAGGATTATCAGGAGGCTATTGAAACTATTCGAAAAGCAATTGAGATATCTTTGAAGACTGATTATCCTTGGCTTTCTCCAGAAGAAGCAATACGTAAATTCAAGAATAAAGAAATCGTATATTCTTTCGGAGCTCTTCCCAAGATATATCTCAATTATATCACACCAGTAACAGATCCGGAAATGGCTAAGAAGATAGCATCTGGAGAAATTACTCTTGTTGATAAGAATGAGAATCGTCCCAAGAAGAGAAGAAGGAAGAGTAAAGAAGGAGTCACTGTCGAAGTTCGTCCTATTGGTAAACAAGAAATTGAAGATGAACGTAAGATGTTCAATGCAGGATATGATTCCAGTATTGCACCTATGCTCAAGGGAAGTGTTAATGCATATGGTAGATTCGATATGCCAAATTCTGGATATTTCCATGATGATATTGAATCTCCTTATGAGCAAGAAAAAGAAGATATGCTTAGTGATTTTGATTGGCTCCAAGAGGATGCTGCTGAGAAGTATTATAATCTGCTCAATAATATCGATGATAAGATGACAGTATATGATCTTCTCAAGGATATTCAGAAAACTCGGAATATTGATATCAATCCAGCAGTTGGCAATAATATGACTGATTTCTTGAATTCATATAATCTTGGTCCATCTGAATATGACAATGTTGCATATTCTTCACATGGTTACGCAAGATCTATAATCCAACCAAATCAAAAGGCTTTGGAGATAGAGGAGCAATTGTTGGAAAATATACGTAATTCCAATCCATAATTTCTATGCTATATGAGATACCCCGGGAAACCGGGGTATTCTTTTTTCCGGATTTTTTGAAATTTCATATGTATATTATTAATATGAATAAGAGATAAGAATCCCTTAATCAGAATCAGATTCAAGCCTCATAAGGCAAATATAAAATAATAGAATCTTTAGATGTCTGAGTAATATATCTTATCATCTTACGATATTATGGGTTATCCGAAACCCAATACAATTCGGGAATGATGTTTACCAAGCATCAGAAAGGTACATTTATGACTAACGATTTCAGAACAATTATGGGTATTGAAGAAGAAAGCACACCCACAACAACAGAAACAAAAGAAGCTACAACCTTCCAGAAGGTTGTATACGTTGCAGCAGGCGTAGGCGTCATAGCCGGTGCAGCCCTCGTAACTATGAAGGCAGCAGACCACCTCACAGCTGAAGTTGTCGGCGGTGTAAAGGCTGCAAAGGCTTGGAAGGCTACAAGACCTACCAAGCTCGATAAGGAAGTCGCTGCACGCGATGCATTCGCCAAGAGCCTCAAGGACGCAGGCTGGGAAGATGATAAGATTCTCGAAGCTTGTGTAAACAAGTACGGTTTCTGATCAAGAAAGGAAACCCCGCATATGCGGGGTTTCTTTTTTCTTCTTTTTTCATTCGATTAAGATATAATCATTTCCAGCGGTAGTCTTTAAATACATACCAGCATATTCAGAAGGTATTGACAATGTCACACCAAGTCTCATAACAGTTACAATTCTTTCAGTATTATTAGTATCTGAAATATCGGCTGTTGGATCCTTTGTTATATACACTGAGAAATATCCTTCGTACTTTCCGGAAGTATGCACATCATATGTATCATCTTCTGGATTGTATTTGCAATGTAACTGAATAAATGTTTCATCACCAGTATCAGAAACATACTCAAATGAAGTATCCATATCAAAGTCAGTTAAACGTTCATACTTCCAAACATCGTTCAACATTTCCATCATCATTTTAGCATCTATTTCAACACCCTTCAAATCATCCAACAATACATTCTTTACTGTTGTTCCGTTTATAGAAATATCATAATAGGAAGAAGATGATTGAACAATGTCAAGCATAATGTCATGTTCGATATCAGCATTGTTCGGGTTGTCTACATAGTTGCCTAAATATGTATCAATTGTAGATGAATTGTTTGTACCAAATCCAAATCGAATTGATTGTTTAACATACTTGGAAGCATCTTCATTATGCAACATTACTTGTTTCATAGATGAGCATCTCTTTCCATCAAGTGTTTCATAAACAACCGATCTATGGAAAGTAGGCGAATCCTGATAGTAATCATCGCATAATTCAATGACTTCAAAGTTCCTCAGAGATCTGAGGTTAACAAGTTGCAAGGTAGTAGGAGATGTTATAATAACATTCTTTTTTGTCAAGTATCTACCATTTATCCAGAATTCATATCTATCAAATGAAAGAGGGGTTGGAATGTATCCTGTAAGATCAATGATGCCATTTTCATTTATCATTGATTTTGAATATCTGCAGACATGTAAACATGTTGTGGATATCAACTGAACATCCGGATTATCTTCTTTTGAAAGTTGTAATCTTGATGAATAGTTATCAGATGATATATTTGAGAATGGTAATCTGTAATGATGTTTCGTATCATAATAGTATGAATATGGAGTTAATGGTCCAAAGTCTGATTCTGAACTCTTTTCAGATAAATAAGCTGTACCTGCAACATTATGTGAATATCGTACTTCTATTTCTGAATCCGATAAGTATGATACATCTCCAAATGTTTGGTTTTCCGAAGAATCAAATGTTGTCACATTTGGATATCTGTGGAAGGTATGTTGAATATTCCAAACATTGTTAGCATTGTCAAAATCAAACTTACTATTTGCTGGAGTGAAGTCATCAGAATATGCCAAGTACGCATTACCCTTTTGAGGTGATGAGAAAGTTATCGTGATTGTATTTGCATCCGTATAAACCAAATCACCAAGTAAAGTATTTCCAAATTCGTCCTTTGCAACTATATACGGATATTGATTCAAGTTATGAACTATTGTCCATACAGCAGAAGCCGTGGTTTGAGTGAACGTAAAGTTTCTTGCTATTGTATTATTTGAATAATACGCTGATTCAATATTGAGATACAAAGGATTCTGATCAGATATACTCAACTGAGTCTTTGGAATGAGTAAGAATTTTTCAGGAAGTTCATGATAATAAGAATAAGAATCTTCTATCTTAACATAATCCGTGAAAGTTTCTGGTGTGTCATTGTTTTCGATTGTTATTGTAATCAATCCACCTTCGCAAGGATACTCATCATTTCGAGCGCATGTGAATACAAATGTACCAGTCGTCCTATACGGAACTTTGGAATCAACTACACGCAATCTTTGCTCATGTTCTTGTGTATAGTATGTTCTACAAACAAGAACGATATTTGATACGTTTCCATTGAATGAAGCAACATCGTCATTCTGAATGCATATCAGATTAATATCTAATCCATCCTGGAAAGAATCGATTGGTTTGTTGATTGTTATTGTATATTCCGGATTGTATTCAGTATATTCAACCGATACATCCCTGAACGGGTTTGGAACATACAAATCAAAATCCAAATATGATAACATTTGTGTTGAATCATATCCGGTTATATGATGGAATCTGAGAACTGGAATTTCGTCATATTCGTCACAGTATCTCTTTCTATCGACTATAATTCCTCTATCATCATAATCAAATTCTGTGAATTTGTATTTCTCGATGACATCGAAATGTTTTCTTACAATGATATTTGAATACAAAGGATTTCCTTCTGCATCATTATAATGGTGAGAAGAAGTTGTCAATACTGGTTTGAATACAACATTACATATTCCATCATCATTTAACTGAATATCATCATAGATATCAGATTTGTAGTATCCGAAGTATACATACAATTTACTTGATGAAATAGACTGGTCAAGCTCGATGATTATCTTTGTATGAACATTGTCGGTTTTGTAATTACCTGAAACATCTACGTTCATCTGATTCTCAACTTCCGTTGAAACTGTATACAACTCAGGAGATATCCAAACATGATGTTCTTGGTCATATAAGAAACAATCAATCTTATCGGTATAAATTAAATCACGAATATCATGTTTAATATAAGCATCAGCCATTACCGCTTTACCGTTGTCGATGTATATCATTGCAGCATCATTTGATACTACATTGAACCAAGATGTTGGTTTCTCCAATTCATCATATAAGTATTGAACCTTTTTGATACGTTGCTCCAAAGAAACGTTCTCCATCTTCAGATGATCGATTTGCGCTTGGATTCTATCTTTTTCTGATTGGTCAGTTACTCGTGCTTTTTCTGCTTCATATCGAGCAATAGACGATTTGTTTGCAGATATTTTACTTTGTGAAGAATAGATATCCTGATAGAATACTATTTTCTCTCGTTCCCATATAGCTTGATCATTTGGTTCTGTTCTGAGAATAGGATATTCTTCCTGAGGTGTTAATGGAGAACGATAATGATTCAATGCATTTATAACAATCTTTTCATCAAAGGAATTTGTTGTTGTTATGAACTGCATATCATATTTCTTATGCTCATCATCGATGAAACGATTCTCCCATTCATCATTGAATATCCAATTAAGACGAGTGTGAATATAATCAGTATTATTCAATACATATATCGGATCTCCTCTTAATGAATACATATCAACGAAGATATCATCAGATGATTCCGCATCAGTATTATAGTAACTTACGTAATCATGATTGTTATATTCATCCAGCAAGTTTCTCATGTTGTCATCAACAATCTTACACTGAACATAATCGCCAAGATAAGTTTCTATATCTTCATTGGAATCAATCTTTAACCATTTAGCATTGTTCTGATCAACTTTGCATTCAACAAAACCATGCTTTTCGGAATGGTCTATTTTTGTGATAATGCACGGGAAGAAATATTTTCCATCGATAGTTTGTAAGTAGATTGTTTCACCTTCGTGATACATTCCACCTATTGATTCGATAACTCCAAATTCATCGGGTTCTAAATGCAAAACCTGAACTGGCTTTACATATAATTGATTAGATGAGCTATTTGAATTCTCCAAGATAGCCAAATTATTCAACTTGGAATTCGGAATATAAATAACATCGCACGGACCAGGAAGATTACCTTTGGCTGTAAGAATCAATTCTTCTTCATGTTTCAGAACATCGAAATGATTTCCTACATACAACTCATAATTCATTCTACAGTTCTTATGAGTAATCATGTGAGTTTCAGTAACAGTATACTCATAATTATTTTCGAATTGAATACGAGTATTAGCCATCGAAGATATTGTATGAATATCCTCTAACTTAATTCCATATTCAGATACTTCATTGAATTCCAAAACAAATTGTTCTGTTGTTGAAGTACCATCTTCGAAATGAATTGTTCCTGTTATTGTTAAATCAGAAGAATCAAATATTGCATATTCAGCAATCGGTAAAATGTTAGTTATAGAATATTTGCCATTATTGACATCATATTCAATTGCGAAATTTAATGTTGATGCTATTGGAGCTTGCTGACCAATAATCGGAATAAAATGTGAATCGGATCTGTCAATAGTATATGTCATATACACAGGCTTTGAGGTATACTCAGATCCTTCTGTATATTTAACATTTGATATACGAGAATATGAACCATTGTATCTTTTCAATAAATCAATACATTTGCTTCTCCAATCATGAAGAATTCCTTCTCTTAAGCCAGGAATCTTATCTTTGATTTCTCCATAAATATCCAATACAGTATGATATGCTCTCTCGTTATTGATGATATTGTAAACTCTTTCGAACATAGATCCTGAGTAATCATTGTTTTCATTGTTGGAAATATATTTAGGAACATCTCTTAATATCGATAAATCAATATCTTGTTCAATGAACTTTTTAATCTTCCACCAATTGTTTGCTTTATTGATTTGCTTTAATGACATATACAAAGCACGAATTCTTGGTGCTGCATATTCAACAAATCCGAAGTTAACGTAGAGATATTTTATCTCTGACATTACCATATTCAGAAGAGTGTTATAAGACATCTTTCTTCCTGCATATGTGACATATGGAGCTTGTTCTATTGCAGCGTGTAATCTAACGATGTTGTCATACACAAGATTATTCTCTTCGGATACAATTGTTTCTAACAAAGTCGGAAGCGTGGGATCATTGTATTCCAAGTTCATCAAGTCTTCTTTGATAGCTGTTATATCAGCCAACAATTGCTTCTTTGCAGTTGTCAATTGTGAGAATGTATTGAATGATGCTTCATAATCTGTTTCGATAATATTCCAATAATAAGTAGCATCCGAAATAAATTTCAGAATGTATTTACAAGCAAGAATATCATTATAACAGAAATAAGAAACAAAAGTATCTTCTGCTGAAAAGCCAACATACTTATCATAATTCAATGCATTATCTTTGTATAGATAATAACGATTTGAAGTATAAGTGTTATAAGTATAAGGATAAACTGGTGTAATCGAACGACCATGAGAATTTATCAATGCTGGGAAACCAGAGAAGATATTAACTTCATCCAAATCTGCCAACGAACTTGCTGAATCATCGATTTGCGGAATATCAGAAACTTGTGAGAAGTTCAAAGATATTGTATTTTCATTATCAATAACATCACTGATATCGATGTCAGTATATCGGTTAGTGAACTTGGTTCTTGCAATAACATCATAGAAGTAAGCTTGAAGTTTATCTTCCTGATTGTTCATCATGTTCATAGTATAGAACAAGAAGTTTATTGCAAATGGAGATTCATACAAATCTTCACCATCACCAACAATACCATTTGTGGTAGCATTAGATGATTCATAATTCATTTCAGAAGGATAGATATATAACAAATCATTTGATATAATCTTTCTTCTGAGAATCTTTGAAATGATCGCCGCTGTTTTCTCACGAGAATAATCAGAGAAATACATTCTGCTTAGCTTAGCCAATTTATTCTCGGAATACCAGTATCTGATATATCCTAAATGAGACATTACTTCATTCTCAAATTGTGAGAAATCAAATACTTGTTCTTCTGTTAATTGGTCAACAGAAGTCTCATCTGGAGAATCAGTATCAGTATAGACAACAAAGAGTTTGAATATTTCATCACCCTTCAAATCAGTCAGATAGAACACATTACCAATTCCACAGAAATGATGAATCTTTGGTACATCAAAAGTCCAACAGTTTTCAGTATTCTTATATCTTAATGCAATGAAATTCTGTTCGGAAACAGGTCTCTTGAAATGATTGTAATCATAATCTTCAAAGAAGTTCTGATTGATTTCAGATATGTATGAGAATTTCTTCAATACTTCTGATTCATATACCGAGCATACTTTGTCAACGAAACTGAGATATTGATGAAATTCATCCGGAATCAAACCAACCATCTTATTGAATGATGATTCTTGATTACCTTGTTCATCTTTATGAGGAGACGAATTATTTCTTAATTCATTCATATTATATAATGAATTTCTGAAATTAATCATCATAGTCACATAAGATTCAGGAATCAAAGATGTTGCAATAGCACCGAATGAATATTTAATTAAAGCTTCTTCTGCAACTTCAAGAGCTGGTTTAACATATGGGTCAAGATAAGCTATCGTGATTGTATAAGTATTCATCCATTGATTACCAAATTTTGAAATCTCAACAATCTTATCATTGATTGATGTTAACATATCACGAATTGACAGCAAGTCCGTTATTACGGAAAACGAAACATCTGAAGGTCTGTCGAGAATTATTGGAGGAGCCGATATCTTCTGATCGGTTTTAATATAATCTCTACTAACATCAGCAGCGTATATTTTGTTACCGTTTTCATCATCAATGTGTTGATGTTGTTCGTCATACACAAACCTTCTGGTGGTCAAATCTTCGAAGTTTGCAGCTGGATAAATACTCGGTAATTCATTTAATCCATCAACCATTGTCAATATAATATTGACTTTCTTAGCGTTGACAGATTGAAGTTGATTGAGTGTATGTTTCTGAATGCTCTTGATAACAAGTTTGCCATTCTTAAATGTTGCAAAGTTTGGTGCAACAACATGAGATGTTCTGTAATTCGGATCATAAATATCGCATATGAATTTATATCCATCCAGAGTTTTATTGCCAATTACATTATTTACAACTCCATTGTTGATACTTTTAATATCAACATCTTTCAGAAGCAGCACATTTGATGATTTGATTTTGTAGATTGTGAAAGTTACTGATTGAGAATATCTCCAACCCACTTTGAATTTGAATCCGTATTCATCAAAGCCAACTTTGATATTGTTATTAATGAAACCATTTGAACAACATACAAACGAAAAGTCCAAATACTTCATTATGTCTGATGATACAAAATCTTCATAATCAACATAGTTATCAAAATCGGAATGATGCATCAACTGAAGCTTGTTACGAATGAAATTATCTCTGTCTCCAAAGTTAATCAAATCATAAGGAACGTCAATAACGTAATAATGAGATGACGGTTCGGACTTTACATGAGGATCATTAATGCCTCCATTGAATACTATCAATCCAGAATTTACAACAGATCTGGACATTGCATTCTGTAAAGATTGTCTGTATGTATTTATTAACGATTCATGAATATCATCGAACGTATAATTCGACTGACTCATCAAATCTATCAGACGATTCAAACCATTCTCATTACCAACAATTCCAAATGGTTGATTAGAAGAATCTTGTAATTTCGATTGTTGTTCTTTGAAAGTAGCCCATTTAGTATCATTGAATGTTTTGTCATTTTTACGATACTTATGGAAATCATAGAACCATTTGTTGTAGTTTATTCTATTCACTACATAATCCCTCCTTTTAGTATCAAGGTTATCGAAACGTAAAATTTAAGCGTCGACCCCGGCATATGCCGGGGTGACACATATAAGAAGATAGATTCAATTCATAAGGAGGATATGCATCAATGTGATTAATGGCAATCACGACAAAGAGCAAGTGAACTCGTAAAGCAAAAGGAGGTATATCCTTATCATGAGAGGGTTCTCATCAGCAGGGATAGCAGCAGTACCGACTTTTTGTGCCCAATGAATTGAATCTATTAATTTGATAGTATGTCGTTAAGAATTATATATTTCTTCTAATTGACGTTTAAGTTCTATCATTACTTTGTTAGCAGCGCCAATGAGAATTGGTGAAGCTATCATACGTCTCAAACAAGATGTCGATGAAACGAAAACAGATATCTCTTCATCAGGTCTTGTTTCAGAGAAAGGTTCAAGTCCCTCTGGAATAACTTCTGATATGATTTGCTTTGAAGCAGCATATACAGCAAGCTTATCTCCAACCGATGCTTCATCAGCATGCTCAATATATATTTCAATAAGAACATCTGTATTTATTCCGTTGATAGAATCTGTTTGCATAGGTTCGGTTGGTCTTGTGTAAAGAGTATCCAACTTATATGGAGAAGCTGAAGAATCATGTTTGTCCAACATCTTTCTTCTCTTCTTGTTTTCTTTGAAATGTTCGGAAAGTAATTCGAACAATGAAGGAGATAATTTATCCATTGCCTTTGTAGTATACATTCTTACATCAACAACAGTACCGGCATGCTTTGCCTTGATTACTCTCTTGGCAGTATCAGCATTTATCTTATCAGAAGAGAACGCTTTAAGGAAAGCATCAACTGACTTATCACCAGTATCACCAAGTCCGAACAGTACAAGAGGATCTCCAATCTCAACAACATCTCCAACCTTTACAACAGAATCGATTTGATCTGTCGCATTGATTTTTATTTGTTGACACATTGTCAGTGTTGTTCCAAGTCGTTTTGAAAATGCATGAGTTACAACACCGGCGTCTTCATATGTTGAATATGTATCAGTGAAAGCAACCTTTGCCATAGGACCAATGTTCTGACGAACTACTCCATCCGATCCTTTGTGGAAGAACTTCTCATGGAATGCAAGTATGTCTCCTTCTTTGAAGCTATCACCAACTTCAAAAGTAGTTTTCAATTTGTTATTAACATAGAAGCCACTTCCTGAGTTGAATGAATACTTCGGAGATATCTGAATTGCTTTCTTAGTTTTGGATTTGTATTCAACAACGATGAACTGGTCGTTCATATCGATTACCTTGCCATCCTCATCTGCAACAACTGCAAATTCCTCTGATAAGTATGAAGGAACAATTTCATCAACGCCATTTGAAACAATAGCAGGTTCTGCATCTTCGGTTGAAATAATATGAGAAGACTGTGAACAAGCAATTGCAGTACGAATAGCATCATCTCTCGCAACAGTTCCAGGTGTTAACAATTCAGAGAATGATGAAAGCTGAAGGTCTGTTTTCGGATCATCAGGAGAATATACACGAGTATATCCACGAATGGATTCGATATTAGGATCAACAACAAGCTGACGAGATACACCAACTTCTGCAGAGTTTGGAGTTGACATTGCAATCTTGGAAATCATTGTTTTATCAAATGATCTCTTTTGAACGGTGAATACTTTACCACCGCCACCAGATTCATTAACACCTGCATATCCTTTCTTTGATATTGCTTCACGAGTATGAAGTTCAATAATAGGATTCAATGCAGATATAGGAGCAACTGTTTCAACATTCATCAAATCATTTATTACACAATTGGCAGTCAAAGACAACTTGTTTCCTCTTGCCTTACTACCAGAAGTGTTATTATACTTTGATACAGCAACTGCGAGATTGTAATGCAGAATTGCAGGAATGATTTCAGTTGATCTGATTCTGTACAATGAAGCGTTTGTTTCATCAACGTGTTCATTATCACACAGAATATTCGAAGCATAAATCAACATACCAACCAAATCATTCGGTAAGTTATAATGATTACATACTTCATACGTGATTGGATCAACGAAGAATTTATAACGTGAAATGAAAGTTGTCAACTGAGAATATGTTGTGAAGAATAACTGGTCAAAGATATCAATGTATATCGAACTTTGATCCATAATCGGAACATCGAATTCAGCAACAGTATGACTCTTTGTAGGAAGCTTGTATAAGCCATTGAACAACAACTGATTTGACAATGTGTTCTTAACAGCCAATACCTTATCCTTGAATGGAATCTTTATATATCCTAAATCATTAAATGACTTATCGACATATTTATGTTCAGCGCGTGTCTTATTCAGGAATTCAGTTATACCTTCCCATGCACAACAAGCAACACCAAGAGGAATCTTGATTCCAATAACTATTTCTGAATACATATGAACCTTTGTGGGTTTCTGCTTCATATATGCTTCACGTATTTCCTGAGGAAGATTATCGAGAATAACTTCTGTCAATGTTTTGTTGTCTCTGGTAAGTCCAGATTCAGTATTTATAACAACAGGAACTTTGTTGACCATACCACAACAGAATTCATTATCAGCCACAGTGACGAATCCATATTTCTTAAAGCACTCATTCATGTTGAAATAAATTTCCATGTGAGTTTCTTTACATTTAATATACGACCATCTCTTGGCGAATTCATCAAACTCGATAGTTGTCATATATGAAGAATTCGCGTATGTGGATCCACCTGGCTTTACATATTTATTTACTCCATTGGCATCTGTTTCCTTATCAATCAACTTAACAAGCATGCCTACATCAACGAGTGATTTAGTATCATATCTATTGACAGAAATCTTGTTGTAGTTTGTTGTAAGAATAACCTTCTTCGGATTAACTTTCAGAATCGGAATCGGGAAATCTTGTTTACCAATGTTGAACCATTTACCACCCGAGAAGAACTCACCATTCTTAACTATCGGAATTCGAACATTGATAACATTCTGAAGTCCAGATTGTTTTGATTTCAAAGTAACTTTCCAGTTCTTTACCAGTTCGGATATTGTTGATATATCAGAAACTTCGATGTTGAGAACTTCAAATCCATCGGGAAGTTTCTCCAACTGATTGAATACCGCAACGATATCCTTATCCATCATTTCCTTCTCATATATACGAGAAGCATTTGGGAATCCAGAACCACGTGCAACACCCTGATTGGTGGTTGATATGTTTCGAGGTCGTTGTGGTTCTGGCATTGGCATATCAGTTACATTTGATAATTTCTCAATATCATTCTTATCAAGTTTGATTTGAGACAAAGTGTTTCTCAAAGCAAGTTCACGCTTTGAAGATACAATATGTTTTGATTCTTCCTTTTCATCAGACTTGACAATGTTTGATAATATCTTACCTGCATCATCAAGATACTTCTTTGATACGTCATCTGTATCAGGAGTTTCCAAGTCAGATGAAATATGTTCATAGTTATTAATGCTCTCTTTGATTTTTGTTGTGTTAATTCTGGACAACAGTTCAGCATTTATCTTCATTGATTTTGCATAATACAAAGTATCTTTCTTGACTTCACCCTTTGGAACTCCATACTTAGAATGAAGAGCATTCAGAGTAGACTTAGTATTCTTTGAAACTGATTGAGCTTTATGTTGTAAATCAGAAACTTCTTCATCTCCAAGAGATTCCATTTCATCTTCAATAGAGATGTCTTTCTCAACAACTTCATCTTCAGCAGCTATGTCATCTCTTCTCTTAGTAACCTCAACAGTTCCTATTTCAGATAACAAAGTTTCAAATTGTGATTGTTCTTCTGATAAGTCATTGTTGAAATCAACCTTGTAATCAGTCCCCTTTGAAATAGAACGGAATACAATTATGAGATTCATCTTCTTTGAAATACCTTCTGTACAACAAGCACTCAAGAATCCATTCAACACATCATCGCTGACTCTTTCGATATCATAATTCTTGAAGATGTCATATCTATCGACATCAACAACCATAATGTTCATCTTCTTGGGATCGGTCATGTTGAATACATTCATCATATTCCATACGATGTCTCGCATGTTTGATATCAGTTTCTCATTATCTAACTTACTCTTCCTGAGATGATTTGTTACTTCCTGCATATAACCAGTCATTGATACATAAAGAGGATTTTTTGCTTTATCCAAATCTTCCTTCTTGGAGAACATAACAGGTTTTATTGGAGTAACAGATTTCAGATTATTCAAAACATAATCAACTCTACGATTGAATTCCTTTCCGCTTATTGAATAATTAACTCTCAATGTGGAATTGTTTATTGCAAGCGGAATATACAAATCCTTATAATTTATTCTACTTGGAGGAAGCATTGATTCTACGAGTTTCATTTCATATTCAAATGAATTAGATACAAGGAAAACTCGTGTGTTAGAATCTTTATTGTCAGGCATACTTGTTATTGGATTCTTCACATAGTTTTTCAATCTTGTTATATCCATAAATTTCAATCAACCTTTCGTTTAATATTTGTCATTTGATAAATAGATGACCAAAATTACACTCTCGTCAGAGGATGTAAAATAATAAAGGAGGAAAGAAAAAATGTATGAAATTATTGAAAATCCAATTCTCCATGCATGGAGCAAACCAATATATGGTTTGAATAAAATAGGAGAACGAGTAAAGGAATTTGTTGATGAAATTCTTTATTCAGATGAGTGCACATGTGAAAAGTTTTCAGTCTTATTCATTCCTGGATATAACAAAGTGAATATCTTCAAAGATAATATCAATGGGATAAAAGACGAGGAAATGCCAATAACATGTTCATTCATAGAATACAATGATCACATAGGTCAACTTATAATTTCAATACCGATATCGACGAAGCCAAGCCTTGCAAAAGAAATCGGTAATAAAATAAAGAAAGCTTTCAAAGGAGAATAAAAAGAAAATGAGCAGAGATTTAAATTATGCAGTTTTTGTATGCTATGATGACATATCTTCAAACATTATTAACGAAGCGAACCCAGTCATCTATAATCCAATACTTGATGAAGCAGAAAAAAGAACACAACTTCATGACAAAGTTAAAGATTGCTTCAATGTTGAACTCACAACAGAGCAGCTTGATTCTTTGTGTTCAAAAGACAAATATCATATTGAAGAATTTGTCGAAGAATTAAAATCGTACATTTATAAGTAAAAAGAAAACCCTCCCCATATGGGGAGGGCGTAATCTTACTTATTATTTTTCTCGGCTAACGATTTAAACATTTCTCCGAGGATTTCAAACTCACTGGGAACAACATCAATCTCGTCAAGTTTATGCTGTTCAACATATTCAATGGCTTTTAATGCCGATCCTTCACCGCAGTCGCGTTCATATAACCTTTCATCGAATGTGTCTCCGGTTATGTTACACTTTATGACATGTCCATCGACATAGTCAAAGTATAAACAGTTTGGACGGTTTTCGCCTTCTGGATCATACCCTCTTTCTTTTATGAGTTCTTTCGCTCTATCAAGAGTGAACCCCTCTTTTGTCTGAGGAAGTCCAATAAATGATATTCCCTGCGCATGTGAATTGTGCCAAAGACTATACAAGACTTCAGCTTTATCGAGTCCTTTTATGTTCAACATATTCATTCTCCTTTCGCTAATAACACATTCGTGTTATCATACGGATTTCCTATGACAACGAAGTCAGTACCATTCAAATTATTCAAATGATGAATGACACGGCTTCTCACGTTGTTGGTATTGAATCTGATGACTGATACTTTCATGACATATTTTATGATGGCAAGAATCTCATCACAGTCATGAGCTGTATCCTTTTCATCAAGATCAATGACTATCATCTTTTCTCCAATATGGAGATTCTTTTTCAAATCCTTCAGATATTGAAGATACATGAGTTTTGAATCATACAGAACATCGTCAGCTTTTATAGAATTCAATAACTTCTGGACTTTTACTTTCATACAGGCCGTACCTCCACAGCATCGCGTAAGAAATTATAATAAAATCTGTCCCAGAGATCTTTTGAAATCTTTTTCGGTGTTGATCTGAAATCAAATTTGTAAAGTACTGCTTCTTGCGGAGCTTGTCTAACTTCAAGAGCAGTAGATAATTCCGCTTTGACATTGAATTCAGAATCCGAATTTTCTGAGGATAAACGATCTATATTCAGTTTACACTGAACACCATGAATATCTATACCAGTTATTTCAAAATGTTCATCAGATTTATTGTTATAATATTCTCTGAATACTGTGATAGAGACTTTGTCCTTATTGAAGATATGCCAATCCTTCATATCATTTGGATTGAAAACAATGCCGAAATTATTGGTATGGATATTTCCCATTAAGAAACACTGGAACTTCATATCCGGATCAGGATGTGATAAATCGATTACAGTATCAACCAACATTGCATTGATTAATTTGTTTATATCCTGATCACAATCTTTGCTCATTTTTCTCTGAAGATCTTTCAGACCATTACTGATTTTAGACCAATCAGGGTTCTTCATTTCATCACAATTCTCACGAGTATCCTTATCCTGATGCTTCTTGACATACATTGCACCGATGAAATTCCAGATAGCAGCTATCTGATGAGGTTCATCTGTTTGTCCATCAAGAAGCTGCTGAAGATGTCTCAGACCTGAGTCTCTGAAAGAACCACCACGTTCACCCTTTGTTTCGGGTATTCCTTTCTTCCAGTTGTCAACACCATACTTCTCAGCTCCCATTTCATAATGAATAGCAAGGTCTTTCAGCATCTTAACGAATCCCATCATGAATGCATAGAAATTCTGATTATTAGATGTAACGATGTAACAGTATCTGATGATATTGATGATTATCTCGATATAATTATCATATGTCAGATCGTCAGCATCTGGATAAGCTGACATCAGTACATTGTATATTGAGCAGAATTTATCGTCTTTTCCGATTATGTTATCCCAATTCGGTTTAGCGTAGTCGAGTATATCATGAATCTGTTGAGAAGGAATAAGGTCATAACGACCTTTTCCCTTCTTTGTATACCTGATGGCGCCTCCTTCGAAAGAATCCTTCTCACCATCCATCTTGATATAATTATCTTTATTTTCCATTTCTTTTTCTCCTTCTATCTTGATTTTTTCAGAAGTTTTGTTTGTTTCAGTTTTAACAACCTCTTGTGGAATCTCTGATATTCCATGATACATATCGGCTGCTGTAAGAGTTTTCAGATTGAATGCATTTTCAAGGGCATTAAATAATTTGAGCATTCTATCGTCATCATGCATCATCCATATTATATGATCATTATAAAGCTCAATATATGTTCTGACAACATTTCTACCAGAAGCAATCATCCAATGCTCTTGTTCCGTAGAATTAATAAGAGCGATCTTGAGAATACTTCCATCCTTGAGAGCCCATTCATGTACTTTCGTATTATTTTTATCGGGGAAAAACTCTCCAAGACAATCACTCATATTTTCATTTATGAATTTTATGAGTTCTTCTTTGGAAATCAGTTTTCTTTCAGAAGTTTCAACGACTTTCGATTCTGCTGATTCATCTTTAATTAACTCACTAAGTTCTATGAAAGCATCATATATTAGTGCCTGTAATGATGATGTTGAAACAACTTTACCTCCTTCCCAACTAATACTCCTGATATTAGGATAAATGATTATAAACACAACATCCGCTGGTCCATAGATTTCCCAAGCGTTAGTATCAGAATTCCATAAAGCACCTATCCTTGCTTTACCGCCGAATATATTTTCCCAATAGAATACTCCTGGGGTTGATGCACAAAAATTCCATTCTGATTTATTAATTGATGAAGAATTCATAACTGTTTCTTCTAATACTTTGCGTATCTCATCCTCGGTGATACACGGCTTATTCTTTTTCTTCGACATTTTCATTTTCATTTTCCTCCGGAATAGGCGCAGTCAACATTCTGTGCTGAGCTGCTATAATTACTCCATCCATATATGACAGAGCATTCAATAATAAGATCGATATTTCCTTATCGAAATCATGTTTCGGAAGCCATTCAGAAATATCAACACGAATGTTTTGTTCGTTGAAGAAGTTCATGAGATCATTTCTTACAACATCTGATCTAACTTCACCGCCGAACCAATCAGATGCCATGTCAAGAATTCTACCTCTGAAATTCATACATGCGTCAAGATCTTCCATGGATATCTGATCTGTAGTAATATAGTAATTATCCTTATTAAGCATCATAGATCTGTCGTAGTGGACAGTGTTTGATACTTCAGCTTCCGGAATATCTTCAGCAGATTGCTGCTGATTAGGATCAAGATCTATTGTATGATATTGATCACCAGATGTAGAGACTGCATCATCTGTATTCGCAAAATTGGTTTCGTCTTCCATATATTTCTTCCTCATAGAAAGCACTTCGTCATATGCTTTCTGGAAAGTCATCTCTTCTTTCACGATATCAGATATCAACTCATTGTCATCAATCGTAAACTGATCCTGATAATATAGATAGATGTCATCATCTGTTGGATGACGATATATGAGAAATGGTATACCCGCTGCCAGACCAACACCAAACTGTTTCTCTTCCTTATTTACATTTGACTCATCTAAAATCATTTCTTTTTTCGTCCTTTCGATTTATTATTTTTCTCCATCTGGTGGAGTTTGACTATCATCGGAGTCTCATCCTTCTTGAACAGCGACTCCTTTTTCTTCTTCCTCTGCTGAGACAGATTCTTCAGAATGTTCTCCACATCGCTCATCTGATTCACCCTCCTTATTAAATTTTTCTCCGTATGCTTTACTCAAAGCTTCGGTAGTTTCAGGATTTCCCCAACCTTTCATCAGGAATTCCAAATCCTTATTAGTAGTCATCTTCTTAATCTTATCTTTCATGCGATTGTTCTTCATTTGAATTCTCCTTTAACAAAATCATTAATACAGTATTAGTTGCTGTATCATTTTAAAATAATAGGGAGGTAAACAATATGTTGGAATTCTCAATCGTTTCAATCTCTGCATTTGTTTCCGTTCTGAATGAACTGACGAAAACAATTGCAAACAATTGCTTCAAGAAGTCTATTAACAGATACATTCCAATATTCTCATTGGCATATGGTGTCGCACTTGCGATATGCGGCTACTATATTCCTGATACATATTTTGGAAATAATCTGGTTGAAGCAATCTTCATTGGATTGTCTGCAGGTGGAGCTGCAGTTGGTGTCCACCAAACATTCCATCAACTTTCGAAACCGTCAGAGAACGGTGATGATGTCATCCTTCCTCCTAACAATGAAGATGACACCAAATAAAATGAAAAAGTTACTTAAGTCTCCCCCATGTACGGGGGAGATTAATGTAACTTATTTCGACATCTTGTCCGATGTCACGGATACAGAATGCATCCGTTATCAAGCCCCTCGCCATTCAACATTGATTGTTGTGCCAATCGAATATCAAAATACAAGTTAACTTAATAGTGGAATGACATTCTTTTGATTATTGGATTAATCATCATCTACTACTATTGCACGTTTAACAATAGACAGTAGTTTCTCAGTACTGTATTCCTTGTCCAGTTCAACACATTTGATTCCATACATTTCGGAAATGAACTGTTCAACGATACATCCTCTGGCTGCACGCCAGCTATGTCCAAATGCTATAATGTCACACTTTGCAATTCCTTCAGCCAATGATAAGCCGAAGTAATACAAATTCGGATGCCTTAACTGCTTGAGTTCTACCTCATCTTTCAATTCGTCCATATGAGGATGAAGTATCATTACGTCAATACCAGCTGTCTCAAACAACTGTCTGATTTCTTCGTCTTCCTTTGCCATTCTTTTAGCGATTTCATCATCATCGAATCCTGACAATGGAAGTGCGTGAAACACTTTTATCGCTCTCACGATATTCCTCCTTAGCGGAAGTAATTCCTTTTACCATCACCACAGAATGCTGTGTAGTGCGGGAACTCGTCCTGATGCTGGAAATAGTATTCAACAGAATCAATTACGGACTGAGTTACGTTACACCTGTAATAAGGCACGGCGTATGCTGGGTTGTACTGATACGGGGCTGTCAATACATTGTATATTGTACTTGGCTTACCATTCGTCCAACCTCCATCACGAACTCGGTTCATGACTGTCGCTACCACACAAGCTTTATCGTACAATGAAACCCAATCAGCACCATATTCGGTACCAACGACATTGCACAGATAAATACGTTCCACATCTGTGATGAAGTTAAGTGAATAATAACCTCCATCATTATTTGTCACTGCAGGTTGTGTTGTTGGTTGTTGCGGTGTAGTATCCACATACTCTGTTGCAATTTCCATTTCTGGATTGCACTCAGAACAACGCCTGCATTCTAATCCTTCAGTGTCCCCAATTTCATAACATTCTGAATCGAACCATCTGCATGTGCTGCGATGTATGTAATGCGTACTTGGTTTATACGCTACATACTCACGTACAGGTTCTGTTGGTTCTTCAACAACTTCATCAACGGTAGTAGCAACTTCGGCAGTTGTTTCTGCCTCGGTTGTCTTCTCTGTTTCAGTAGTTGTTACTTCAGTAATTGTCGTTGTTGTCATTTCCGTTGTTGTCGTTGACTCAGTCGTCGTTGTTGTGGTAGCAGTTGTAACCATTGTTGATGTTGACGACGTTGTCTTTGTGGACACTTCGATTGGCGTTGGCATCTCATCATATATCTTATAGAATAATGATTCGATTCCAACTAAAGAACCATTCAAACTTGCAGGTTTATATTCCTCCTGTTTTTCAGACTCGGCTGCGACCGAAGATCTGCTTGCAAAATTGAGTAAACTTACTGGAGTGAAACCAATTAATGCCGCCATGGTAATAGCACCAATTCTCTTAGATATTGAACGATTCTTTTTGATGTTTGTGAATTTCATTTTAGACCTCTTTTTCTTTTCCTTAGATTTTTGCTTATGTCCAATTCTGTCAGCGAATTTTATAAGAGATTTGACAGATTTGGTGTCGACAAATTTCTTCAGTAATAGTGAAGAAGTGTTCGAACGAATCACACGCGTGTTCATTAAGGGTATTCCCTTAATGTATTAAATAGTACTATACGTATGAGCAGAATTATAATAAATACATTCTTTTCTCCTTTCATTTTAATATATTAAATTGAATATATTATCTCCTTCTGCGTATTAAAGATATACATACATATTGAAATATTTTAATTACCGAACTATAATAAATGTAGTATATGTTTTCCGCAGCTTAAAATCACATCATCACATCAGAACAAGAAACTATCTACAGTTATTTGAAATATCCTACAAGAAAAGGGGAGTTTACAATGTCAACGCCAGAGGCAATTTTCACCATCGCTGGTATCGTGATTGGTAGTGGTGGTATAGGTGCAGTAATCACATCGTTCATTAACCGACGAAAAGTTGTGTCAGACTCACGATCGACAGACGTGCATGCAAACATTGATCAGTTTCAAGCCATTACTGAGAAATTAAAAATAATGGCTGATGATGCTAACGCACGTGCCGAGCGTGCTCGACAAATGAATGATGAATTGATGTCAAAAATAAACGATCTGCAAATCAAGCTATCACAACTCACAATGTGGGTTATCGGTGACAACATGCAGTACCGATCAGCTTTGGAAACAGCACTTAAACAACTTAACCCAGATTTCACATTCCCGCAGGTATCAGATCCTCCGATAGAATTAATGAAAGAATATAATTCTCATATTCGTTCATCCAAAGAAAAAGAACAGGAAGCAGAGAATAATTAAAACATGAATAAGGCGGCTTTAAGCCGCCTTATCTGAATCATGTATCGTGTCCCGGTCTACCTGCAGCAACCCAATCATCATATGTCAGAGAACCTCTGTTGTATAAATATGCATTATATACTAAGACATTACTACCGTCATCCGGATCAACATAACCATCTTTATCAGTATCAGAAAGCACTCGTTGTTGATCGGTGAAGTAATGAGTACTACTCTCACTCGGATGTAGACTTGCCCAAGCAACACATGCGAGAATGATAGAAGCGTCAAATTGACCAGGTCTTCCTGTGAAAGATGGATTAGCCAATAATGGTGTACTCATAAGAATACATCTCCTTTCAAAATAAAATTACTGATTCGTCATTATATCACAGCCCCATGAAGGGGCTGTGACAAATATGATTATTCAGTAATTAGACCAGCAGAGATAGCAACCCATTCCTTATTATCGAAATCGATTGTATTGTCAATGTAATTATACATTGAAACAAGTTCAAACTCTGCAAATATATCCTTGGTGTTTTCTTCGAGATTTAGAATATCAAGCTCATCACCATCAAAGTCTGCATTTAGTCCAGTAAGAACTTCAAGCGGAATTGATATGGTCGAGTCGTGCATTTTGTATTTACGAATCTTAAAACGACCAACCGATTTGATATTGTTAACCGGTTCACGAAGCATCATAGCATATCTACCAGAATGCATAAGTTCATCTACTATCTCAACAACACGAGGATCATACTTATGCTGATCTACAGTGAGATATGATTGCTCAAGAGGTTTGTGAAATCTCTTTGCAAATATTGATGTAATTCTGTATATCAGAACATTAACAATTGATGTGTAAGGAAGATCAATTTCATCAGCTCTAAGTGTGATGTCAGGAATAACAACACCTCTGATTGAGAAGTTGAAAGCACCGCCAACAATTTCAGATCTGATGAAACCTGTTTTCTTTGATAAAGAATTCTGCTGCAAGAACTCAGCACCTTCAACCCAGTTGGATTCAATCTCATTCAATCCAGAAATAATCTCTTCTTCCAGTATCATGGAATCGAGTTTATTAGATATCGAAAGCATCTTTGTGAGATACTTATTGATTATTGGATAGAACATTGTTTCCGAAGTCTTTGTAACTGGGCGGAAAGCTGTTGGATAAACTGGGATCTTGGAAGTGAATATAGCTTCTTTTTCACATCTAAGCATTATATATGCATCAGAATCTTTGTCTGAAATACATTCATCAATAATGTCATACCAGTTGTCGTATAAAGCATCAAGTCCAATTCCCTGCAGATGATGTTTAGCTTTTGGAATTTTCTTGATTATTACAGAAAGATCGGAAGGTGTAGGTCTACCTTGTCTTCTCTTCCTCTTTTCGGAAAGTCCATCATCTTTATCAGAGTACTGCATCTCTGATAAATCATCTTTGTAGTCTCCCATGATGAACCTGAGTAAGTTCGCACCAAATATATGACGAACAGAGTTGAAGTATCTTGGTGTGATGACGTGATGATCACCTAAATCAATCCATCCTGTATATTGGAAATTCAAAGAGTGAAGTGCTATTTCGGTATTGCATAATGGACAAGTGTGTCCTACTAATTCTTGTCCTATGAAAGCACCGCATTCACAACGATATTCATTGTCATTGAACTTTTGATTGTTGATAAGATCATCCAAAGATACTGGTGAGAATTCATCTTCTGATTTAATAACAAAGCCATTGTGTTCTGCTATATCAGTAAGATATTCATTGTATAAATTAGCCTTTACGAGTTTCATTGTTCATATCCTCCTTTAATGACAATTCCTATTATAACATCTCTCCATTCATCCATTCAAACAGTTTGCAAATTGTATCTAATACATCCAACATCATCTTGGAAGATTCATAGATGAAAGGTTTTCCAAGTAATGAAGGATCATTATGATTTACAATGGTATATGAACTCAGAATAGAATTCAATATATTCTGTATGAATGATTGTACGTTTGTTCCAGATAATAAATAATCTGATAACTTATTTGCAGATGCATATCTGTAAATGGTATCAAGATCTTTCTTTGTAAGTGTCTTTGTAGAAGTAGTAACTGTTTTAGCAGTCAACAGATTGATGATTGGTGAGGTTGTCGAATCATATTCTGATACTTCGCAAAGTTCCATTATTATATCACGCACATACAAAAGCAATATGTATCTCTGCTTCTGTGATATTGTACGAGTGGAAACCGTTGAATGGAATCTGTTATAAAGAATTGCGTCTATGAGGATTGCTGAAAGTTCGTTCATTTCAGGAAGATTCTTCATATAGAAATCAAGTGATGACAAATCGGTTGACAATGCGATTTCACCGATGATGTTATTCAAGTCTTCCGTCATGCATACAAACTTACCGGGATTGAATGAACGAAGTGCGGATATAGATGAATTCGAAGTTATGGAATCATCAAGTATCTGACTGACGTCATCAACCGTTGCAAGTGAATAACGAAGCTGAACTTTTCTTGTTACGCTTGCTGCTGAATTAATAACCGATTTAATCAATCCTACACATGAATATGCCGGACGCTTATTATCATAATCCCATTCTGAAGCAAATGTTAATTTGATAAGTCCATTACACATCAATTCTTTCTTAAGAACTGAATTTGTGAGTGTTGTAATAGTAACACCTTGAAGCGCCTGCATATCACATATATTTGAATTGGCTTTAACGAATTGGAGTACTGACTTACTTACATAGCGATACAGTACAACATACATATTCTCATTACGCTTGTTCATTGTTTCGGTATATGCATGAGCGAACAGTTTGTACATGTTCGTAGGACTATTTCCTGTTGATAGAATGAAGTGTTCAATAAAGATATGAAGTATCTTCATCTGGAAAGTCACTATGTAAGTATCTCTCAAGAATGAGAGGTCAAACAATCCAACTACGTCATCACCAACATCGTTTTCATCGACCATCTTTTCTATCTTTTCAATTGTTCTTGGAGGGAACAACTCTTCATATATCTTATCAAAATATTCATTGAATGTTTCAATAGTATATGTTTGTGAGTCAGTTATGTTCTTTGCTATGAACATAGAAGTTATAAGATCATTGTCAGGATCATACAGAGCACAGAAGAATGAGATCTGTTCACATATGATATTCTGTAACTTTGGACGACGTGATCTCATCTGGAAAATCTGTATTTCCGGAACCTTTACAACAGATTCCCCGAACACGCTTTTGAAGTTGACAATGATTTGTTTGGAAGCATGTCTCATGATTACATCTTCAGGAACAGGCATCCAATCTTTGAAGCGAGTCTTTTTATAATGCTTCTTATGCATTCCAAGCGGAAATGCATTGTATGGATATTCGGTTGAATGTGTTGTATCATACGTATATTCCTCATCGGGATCATACGTATAAAGCAAAGCCTTGTCGAGTATATCTGCCATTTCGAATTACACACCCTTTATATTAGTATTGAATGAAACCTGCGGTGATACATGAGATGTATCCTAAAAACACATTATCCTTTTTCTGTATTTTTCCTTCGGTTCCATCTTGGAACATTTGTGACAAATATAAGAAATCATCACAAACTGTTAGTACAATTGGTTCTTCGATAGTTGCACATTTATTAATGATATTCAAATCTGATGTGACAATTGTTGAGTTTACATGTTCTTTGATTATGGGATCTATGTCTCCATAGACATATTCTACTTTGAATGGAAATGAACCCTTAATATATTTTTCTATATGAGAAGAATACTGTCGTGAGTATATTGCAAGATATGGAATACTTTGAATTTTTGCTGCATCGAATATCTTATAGATGAATTTATTCGTAGGCTTCAAAGCGTATGCTGATTCATAAAATACTTCTTCTTGAGATATGTAATCAGCATCTTCCTTGGGGATACCTTGCTTTTGTAAATACTCGGAGAAATTATATTCTTTTCGATTTACATAATCAGATATCAACTGCTGGTCAGAAACATCTATTATTTTATTTTTGCGATATTGGTCGGCTACATTGTAGCCGACCATCGCAACTATTTCTTCATATGAACAGATGATACCCTCTTTACCGATGAATGATAAATCGAGCATGTGAAATCCTGACGATTTGTTCTTACCCAAGAAATCTAACGATTTCAGACAGTAAGCTATCACCCGGTGTCGAATCCGGGCTAATTATGAATTAAATATTAATCGTTTTTCCTTTCATTATATTATTTTCAACATAATATATTTAATCCATTAAAACATTTTAAAATGTTTGATACTGATTTCTCAAATCACAAATTAACTATTCATGGTATCTTGGTTATCGATTACCAATTAATTTGTGATTATTATATGAGAAATTTGATGTTTGTGTTTGAATCCTCCTTCAATGATGAATTAGAATGGAGATTCCATCTCTGCTGATGTTGAAGTTTCAGGTGTGGATGTAGCTTCACCCATAGCAGCACCGAAATCATCAGGTACCTTTGACACGATCATCTTATCATATATCTTCTGACAGATATCAATGAATGCTGTCCAGCCTCCATTCCATCCGAAGTACTGACGGAACATAATGGAACGAGGATTACCCTTTCCATCTTCAGCTATTGTAAGCTTAACACCGCTCTCAGAACCAATGATTGAAATGGTGCGAGTACCACGAGTGTGTGATACATTCAGTTCCTTAGGATTTGCATTCTTGAGATTAACAAGAGCGGATACTTCATCAATTCCGAGATATACTGCTGGGAGTGTTGAAGGCTTTCCTTCCTCGAAGGTTATCTTTCCTGTACCAGGATTCTTTACACCGGTATATACTCTTACGATTGCTTTAGCTCCACCCTGCTGGGAAAGCCAAAGCTCTGTTGATACATAAGAATCATCTCCATAGATCTTCGGGAACTTGTAATGCTTGTCAGTAGCGTTTAGATTTCCTCCATTGTTACCAGCATTGAAGTTTCCACCGCCGTTGTTCTGATTTCCTCCGTTGTTAAAGCTTCCATTGTAAGTGTTGAATGGCATGATTTTTCATTCCTTTCGTTGTAATAAAATTCATCGTTACCTTCATGAGATAACAAAGTATATGTTAGTTGTGTTAAATATATACTTTTATATTATTCTTCTTCGTATTTATCACGAATAGATTGAATAATATCATAAATATTTGAACAATCTTGCTGATGAACATTGAATGTATTTCTAAGAATATTATCATTCTCTTCATCGTATTTATCAATCAATTCCTGATTTTCAATATCATCAATATCTTCATTGACAAATATCTCAACATACTCATGAAGAGTCTCACATATCATATTAAGATCTGATATATTCTTGATTGGAGTTTGATTCATTAATAATGTAGCTTCAATTCCATTAATAATCTTGACGAATTTCTCCGTGAAGTATTCATTAACGAATTTAACAACATCATCTTCGGAGCCCATGTCATCTGTAAGTTCACTACTATTATCTCTGATGACAGAAAGAATATCTCTGAGATGATCTATTACGTTCAGATATTGAACATACCAACCATATGGATCTGTAAAGATTGCATCACCTCCTAATTCATTCAATTCTTCATCACAGTTATATGCGACTCCAGCTCTTGCTTCAATCCATGGATATAAATTTTCCCAATCCATTTCATCTCACATCCTTCTCTTATTAATATTTTATAATGCTATCAGACGTGACATAGTCTGAGCACCGTATGTTTCTGGCATTACAAAATCAAACAAACCAGCAATCTGTTTATATGGTGAAAGTATCTTATCAATTGCAAATTGTTTATTGACACATTTACCTATGAAATCTGGTATTGTTTTATATGACTCTGGTAATGATATATACGGATCCCTTTTCTTATTCTCATTTCCTTTCAGACACAATTGAAGCAGCCATGCTATCTTTGTATCATTTTGAGCATTCTCTTCCATTAGTTGCCATGACAATGGAACAACATAAACTCGATCCATCGTCTGCATTTTCTCATCAGGGAACATGGTATTCCATATCATAGCACCATGAACATGTGCGGGTATGGATTTCTTATATGATGATGCTGGTTTAACTGAACCCTGTTTGAAATATGCCGTTGTATGACTTATCTCATTCATCAACTTGTTCTGATAGAACATATAAGATTCATATATCTTTTCTGGTTGAATCTTTGAGCCAGTCAGAATATACTTATCATACAATTCTCTCATAACAGGTTCCAAGAACTGAGCAGAATCTCTCTTCTTGAATGACAAACCTGTGAAGGAAATCTTGTGAGGATTACGAGGTTTACCTTCCTGAATCAATGTCGACATAGCATACATTTTCTTCGAGTAAAGAGTCATTGCCAAGAACAGGAACTCATTCTTGAAGATGAATTTATCTCTGTAATATTTGTCCTTGATATTGCAATTCAAAGCCTGATACTGAACGAACTTCGGAATTATGTTTTCAATATACAACATTCTTCCAAATGCAGATGCACACAAACATTTATCTCGGAAGGTAGGAACATCTTCCACAAACAGATACTTCAAGAAAGATGAGAAGTGAACCATAAGAGAATCAGTATCCGTTACACATACGATGCATCTCTTCATATAATCACATCGTACTTCATTATCATCTATTAGATATGGATAGATACAATTATCCATTACTATATCGATGATTCTTGTCATAGGTGTCATTATTGGTTCAGGTATCTTTGTACCAGCACCCATATTGTGAATTGTTTCTTCTGTCATGTTCTCAGTATCTATCATGTTCGCTTTTATATAATCCATTACTTGTTTTACTTCATTTGGAACAAGATGATGCAAAGCATATTTAACATTGAAAGCATACATCAATTTTGATAATTCTTCATGTGACAAAGTATCCAGATACATCTTCAAATACAATGAGTCATGGAAAGAAAATTCATGAACCTTCTTTGACAGATAATTGTGAACCATATCTGGAGTGATTGAGTTCTCAACAACACGATTAGGTCTGTCTTCAGTATCATTTAATATATGATGAATGAAGTCGTACAGCTGAGATATGTTCATCTGTATCCATTTATTAGTATTGCCCGAGCAAAGCTCCAGACAGCAAATTAATGTCGTTGTCAGGGCCTTAGCAGAGGCTGTCGTAGCGGCCGGAACATATTGATTGTAGAATGGTGATAGCGGGGTTCCAGCCCCACCATACTCGGCGTTCATAGCAATCTTAACGTTCAATTGTCCTGTATATTTCAATTTATATTCAATTGAACCTTCAGCACAATCAAACATTGCTTTCTTCTTAACTCCTCTCTTATGTTGTAGCGATTCCAACATTTTAACTGTTGGAGCCAGAAGTTCGGCATGCTGTTTGACAAATGTTCCATTGCCGGTTATGATTGGCTGCCGTTGGTCAATGTATGACATCACATTGCTAACGGTCGTTTGTTTCTTTTTGTTTTTCGAATTATTGTGCATGACACATGGTATATCAACACCATGTTTCTCAGAGAATGCTTTTACATGTTTCATTATATCATCCAGATTTAATTCCGGATGCATTCGATGATATAATTCCACTATCTGAGCATCATGTTTTTCGATTATATTCATATAAACAAATCACCGTCCTGTATTATTAATATTATGATTTCGAAACCGAAAGGAGTGTTCATTAATGAATGACGAAAATAAGCCCTCCATCAATGGAGTTGAATTAACTTCAGGAATGTCTCTTGAAGACATTGGTATCATTGAGTTGACTCCTGAAATGGTCAACGAGTTAATCTTAGAAACCTTTGGAGTTATTCTCTGATCATATCATAAATGAAACACATACTGTTGTCGTTTCGGAATAATGATATAAATATGAAAATTAAATTCACGAAGAAAGTGAGGAGTAAATAATGCTTGATTTTATTAGAAAGCAACTCGGTGCTGAAGACCTTATTCAGGAAAGCAACATTGCTACTGATGCCATAGTTGATACCGATAATTCTCTTGTCGTTGAATATGCTCATCTTTTTCAGGAGTTGAGTGAAGTAAGCGAAGAAGGAAATGTGGATGAAGTTTCTGAGAGAGGTCGTATCGGTGGAGTTGATATTTCACTCGAAGATGATATCGATGTTGAAACTGATATTTTCGAATATGATCCCACCAGAGGTAGCGTTGTTGATATTCCGAAGGATGCTACAAAGAATTCCATCGAAACCGAGAGTGCTGAGATGAAGACCTACGATGAGTTCTTCACAGAGGCTTATGAGAACAGCCAAAGATTCGAAAGAGAATCTGAAGAGAATCATATCTCTCGTATTAGAAGAAAGGCAAGCAAGCTCTATCAGGAATATGTTGATAAGTGCTACCAGGAAGGTCTCTTCGGTTTCGGTGAGATGGATATCAATGATGCCAGAGTTCCTGCCGCTATCGCATTTGATTTCGGTTCTGCTTGTGGCATGTCACCCACAATGGTTCAGGTGCCTTTCAAGTACATTACAACCGAAAGACGCGGTAAGAGAATGATTACAAAAGCTCAGTGTGAATGTGCTACATTGCTTGTTAATAATCCTGAACTTACAAATGCTATCATAGCTGACGCTGTAAATCAATTTAAACAGAACTTCTCTGAAAGATTCGGAGGAAAGAATGTCAATGAAATACTGATGTTCCAGTTCATCGGTATTCCTAAGCAGGAATCAAATGATGAATATAGAATTTACATTGCGGCAGATACTGGCATTGCTGGTATGGCTAACTTCGATATGGTATATACGATTATAAAACCCGGACACAGAAGTTCTAATATTACGGCTTTCCCGGGTGCAGCTCCATATACAACAAACGATGGTCACACATTCACACTAATTAATCCTACAGAAACTGATTTCAGCAACAGATTCAACACAAAGGATTTCTTAACAAAGAACGAATGTGTTCAACTTGAGTATGAAGTAAACCGTCCCAGAAGATTCGATGATTCTTTCTATGAGGAAGCTATCGACTTCGAAGAAGGTGGAAATGATGATGAAGGAAACGAAGACACTTCTTCCTCTGATGATTCATCAGAATCAAATGATGATGAGAAGAAGAGTGTTGATACCAACGACGTATCTGATGAGATAGTCGAGAAGGTTTCTTCCAATGAGGAAGATGGAGCGGATGTTGACGAAGGCAATGATGATTCTTCAAATGATGAAGGCGACGAAGGAGCTTCTATCGATGACAGTGGAGATGAATCCAATGGATCCAGCGAAGACGAAGGCGATGAATCAAACGTTGATGATGAACTCAATGAACTTGATGACACATTAGAAGACTCTGGTGATATGAATGTAGATGATGACGATGATCTGAATACAGAAGGTTCATCTTCTATGGATATCGAAAAGATGACAGTTGCTGAACTTCTCGAGGAAGGTGAGAACAAGCTCAAGGGAATGACTCTTGAACAGCTCAAGAAATTCATCTCTGGCGGAAATACTACATCCGAAGATGAAGGTGATGATTCATCTTTAAGTGATGAGACTTCTACCGAAGAAAGAGAAGGTGACGAAGAAGTTCCTGAGTCTGGTGATGATGCAGGTCTTCCTTCATCCGACAATCCTGATGATGACAAAACAGATGTTGAGTTAGAGGCTTTCGTTCTTACTCCCAAGAACATAAACTCTGAACTCGATATCAACATCAGAAACTGTCTGGGTATACTCAATGATTCAGACATTTCTTCTTCCGAAATATTCAGCAAATTCAGAAAGGCTTCCAAGAAACTCAACAAGGTTTCTGCAAAAGCAAGTAACATGAGCAAGGTTTATACTGATAATGAAAGAAAGACCATCGGCGATATGAACAAAGCTCTTGTTAACTTAACACTTGAATTACGTTCAAAGGAAGTTGCTTCCGTTAAGGAAAAAATGAAAGCCTTTGTAAATGCGGCTGCAGCAGTCGGAAAGATTGTTGAATCTAAAAAGTAAAAGAAAGGAGAATATACAATGCCAGAGAATAATGATATCAAAGCCAAACTTCAGGCTATCATAAATAACACTTCAGATGGTGATTCATCTATTGTGAATCCTGATACTGGAGCTAATGGCTTTTCTACAGGTATGACCAAGAGAGCTGATAGGAATCTCATTAGAGAAAAGCTTTCTCTTGATGTACTGAGTGATCTCGTTCATGCTATGATGCATGATGAAACCAACGAAGATCTTGATAGAATGATAGATGACAGAATCATGGCTCATATACACAATGACTATCAGGGTACTTGTTCTTCATATCTGTGTAAGGCTTACCAGAATACCAATGACGATATGATCGCAAATATCATTCAGGAAATCGAAGACGAAACTGAAACTATTGCAAATAAGCTTGATGATCCTAACGATAATTCTGAAATCGATACTTCTGCTTTGTTAGCAGGTGTTGATAATTATGAGGAACTTCGTAAGCGTCTGAAAGAAGAGGTTTCTAAGAGAGTTGTCAATGACGTTGCAAAGGTAATAAAGAATCATGATGATTCTCCTACCTTTGAAGGTATTGACGAGAAACTCAAGAAAGCTGATGAACCTGGTGATCCCGATGCTCTGAAGGAGTCTGCTATCATCACAATGAGCGGAGCAATCGTTGTTGAATATGCTCTTAAGGGTGAACAGATTTCGACAGAGGAATCTTTGAATATGGCAATCGTTGAGTATTGTATCAATCAGATGGACTGGTTGTTCAAACAAAAGTGTGTTGCTGATATTCATTCAAAATACGGCGTATAAAAAGAAAAAATATTTTTGAAACAAAGTCACCCCGCATATGCGGGGTGACAATATTTCGTTTACTTCTTTTTCTTGAAGAGTCTTTTGAACCAAGACTCTTTCTTTTTCGGTTTGATATCACCAAACAGGAATTCTGTTGTATGGAATCCAGCAGCGCCCTTATGACCACCACCGCCATATTCCTCGGCAATCTTTGAAAGATCAATATCAGGATTTTTCTTAATATCAGCATAGATTGAATATACGAAATCAGTGCCATTATAAGACCATTTACAAACAGCCTGATGATTATCATATTCTTCTCCAAAGATAGTAGAATTACCCAGAGCTTCGTTCATTACATAGAAATCAATTCCTCTGAATGTATACTGATATCCAATACTTTCTCTGAGCTGTTGTGAACGATTATTCTCAATAGTCATAATACGTTCACCCTCAAGGCACATATCACTCAGTGACTTTCTTGAATTGAAAGCATCAAACCATATAAAGGAAAGAACTCCTTTAGAACCTTTGTCCGCCATAGCATAGTATGTAGCAAACTGTTTTGATTGATGGAACTTGTGTTCCCATATATCATTATCGGATACATATCTAACAATGTCAGGAACTCTGTACTCATCAGCCTTTTCATACTCTTCCTCTGTTGCATAGATATTAAACTTGAAGAAACATCTATCATCAGAGAAGTCCCATATATCCGGTATGTGATCATAGCCGACTTCATCAATCTTTTCCTGAACACCATTTGTTGAGAGAACATATGTCCATACCCAGCACAAGAATGCTGCAGATACTTTTGAATCCATGAACGGTGTATAATGACCATTACAATCATCAATGAATTCTTTGGCTTCTTTTGTTTCTATCCATGACAAGGAAGTTGTATGATGATCGATGTGAATGATCTTGTCACACTCTTTCTTGACTAAGAACTTGATGAGTTCCTTGATTTCCTCGCAGATGGAAAGATCTGTGATGTATACAGTTGCATCCTTGATGACATCGTCTCCGAGATCATAGAGTTCCTGTGAGATGCCATGGTAACTATAATAGAATACCAATGGCTGTGTGAACGGATCTTTCGTTGTATAATTAGCAACGATGTGACCAGATAGGTGTCCATCAGCATCTGTATGAGTTAATATAATGAATGTATTTTTCATTGTATCTGCGGCTCCTTTATATATTTTCTCCATCTGCCATTATCAAGATGGGCTTTGTAGAATTCCTCATCATATTCAATCTTATCAAAGAATACAGGAAGCTTTTCTTTAAGATAGAACAGAATTGGAATCATTATTCTTTTCATATCAGGATGGGCTCCCTTTCCACATCTGAGCATAAGAGTCTCTATCCAGTTACGGATGTTCTTCGTAACTGCAATCTTTGAAGATAAACAGTTGGGAAGAATTGCTCTTGCATCTTCAGGTTTGCACTTCTTCTCAATAAGTGCACTGTAATTCTCGATATCCTGTTTACAAGACTCCAAGAATATCTTCTGGAACTCTTGCATCTGTTCAACTGAATATCTGCCAGGTTCATAGAAATTGATTGGCATGATAAAATCAGTACACTTCGTATATCTTGTTGACTGAGCTGAATATGAACTGATTCTGTGACGAACCAACTCAAGCTGTATTGCTCTATCAATCTGAAGTATAAATGTGATAGAGCAATGCTCTGTTACTGACAGATGTCCTCTTGAAACGATTCCTCTCAAGAAAGTTTCGGGATCACCCTTTGACTCTGACAGATAACAAATCCTGCCCATTGTTTCAAGTTTCTTCATGATTTTATATGGATCAAGTTCATCCATATCATATGGGGTTGCTGAAGGTAAATATAAATTAATTGTTTCTAATGACATCAAGCATCATCGTCCTTTCAAAGTTAATATTTTATTGTATTCAAGACCTTTCAAATTTACAATAGATGACATGATTAACCATGTTAACAAGTCTTGTTATTGTCAATATCGAAACTTTAAAGTCTTTCTTTTCCTCATCGGTTGCTGTCATATATTTGTTTATCAATGTATAGATATTAATGACGACCGTAGGCTTAAAGAACTCCGTCAGTTTTTCTTTAATCATCTGAGGAGTTATCTTAAAATAATCAAGAACGAAATCCAATATGTAGTTGAAATCCTTGTTCTTGGTATTATCAAATTCGAAACGCTGAATAAGCTTAGAACCATCTGGTTCATAAATCTCAAAATAACACTTTAACTTCTGAGATTCTTTGATTGTCTTCATAACACTTCTCAACTTAGAACATGAAATAGTTCTTGTTGAAGAATTCATCATGTTGACCAAACCATCATCCAGTGAAGAATGAAGGATGACACCATCGTTCATGATGGCATTAACGAGTGCCCACATAATGATGTCACACTGTTTCTTTTTAGAAACATCTATTTCTTTTAGCTCATTTGTTAAATCACGTAAATGATTAACTGCTTCTGGACTCATCAATTTCGTAGCTTCCTCTATCGTCATAACTAAACCTCCTATCTAAAAAGTATCCCCCGGAATATCCGGGGGATTGTAAATTACTTATCCGATGATATTGTTTTGAAATCATTCACGTCATCGTTGATACTTGGATAATCAACTCCAACTGTGAGTTTGCGATACTCATCCATCGATTTCGATTTCAGATACTTGTGCTTTTTAGATTCTCCAAGCTTCTCTGCGAAGGTACTTGCTTCTGATCTGTTTTCTGGAATATTAACTCCCATCGATATCACCTCCGATCATTATGTGGTGGATTGAACATTGCCATGTCAATCAACCATCCGAATTTATAGATATGCTCCATCTTGAAATCCTCGTATGATAAAAATTCGAGGAATCCAAGCATAGCATATAACGCAATATACAAATCTCTGTCCTGATATGTTCCACTAATATCTGAGAGATTGCATATTGTTTCTGTCTGAAGATTGTAATTGATTTGAACATTCTCTTTTGATTTGTTTGAATAAATCAGAAAAGACATCACACCTTTTGGATCTTCTGACATATGACAATACATATCATGACCCAAATTGATTACTTTATTTTCATCATCATAATCAAAATGAGCTTCATAGAACTTACGCATGAATTCTTTTTTCGTCATATTTGACACTCCTTTCAAGATATATTATCACACTAATGATATATATTTAAAAGATATCAAATTGCAATTCGGACATGCTTAAAGCCAATGTCTTTATTGTCTTTGAACGAAGCTTGGCAAATATCACATCCATCTTTACAGAGTCATCTATAATATCATAGTAGCCGCAAGTCTTTCCATAGTAACGAAGTCGACCAAATACTTGCTCGGTCGTTATCTTTGATTTGAAAGGTGAGCAGCATATGATGTCTGTTAAGCCGGGGATATCTTTACCAGTTCCACACGATAAGATTGTGGAAATGATAACATCACATCTTCCTGTGTGTTCATTTTCCGCTTTTGAATTGTGTGAATTTATTGTGCCAATTCTCAAATCATAATCAAAGGATTGATCTTTGTTGAGATGAGTGTTTATGAAAAATCTTAAGTCTTCACATAATTCAATCAAAGGCATGAATATCAATACTTTAGCATGTTCATCTCTTGTGAATATCATACGCAATAATTCATTTATTGCATTGAAATGAACATGTCTTCTATCTCGTTTTATAACAGCCTTTCCATACTTGGTTGCATTCATTCCACGACCATTTTCAAGTTGATACTTAGAGACATTGAATGGAACATGAGTGTTGACATGAATACAGCAATATTCAATCCATTTCCTTTTATGTTTTGCATTCTTTGTAAATTTTATGGCTTTTGTGAATACATGTCCGAATATAGCATTTTCATCTTTTGAAGAACGTCCATCAGTTGCAGTCAGATATAGATTTCTTTTTATATTCATGGACATGTCTATGAGTATGATATTGTGAAACTCCAAATGAGCTTCATCTATTATTTTCAAACCTATACCAAGATTCTCAATTGCTTTTGCTATTCGTTCAAAACAACCGCCGACGGCTTTTAATGCGAAACGAAATGTCTGATGTGATAACAAATATACATCAGCCAAATCAAGTTCTAATTCCTCAGCAGCCAAAAAATCTTCTGTCGTTAAAGTATGAATATCAGAGTCTGCCATACCTATCTTCTCGATAAGTGTTGCTCTCCATTGTTTAAGCAATTCTGCTCTATGGCAAATGATGAGAGTTTTCTTTTTATATAAAACAGCTCCAACACATGATGTGTAGGTTTTACCAGTACCAACAGCACTTACCATGAATATTTGGGGAGAGTTTTTAGTTCTTGCCCATTCATTTGAAGCTGATACAAAGTTAATCATTTCAACCTGTTCTTCATCACGAGGAGGAATGATTTCTTCGTATTCAAATAACATATCAGCTGGTTCCGGAGCTTCATGCACTGTAACTTTGGCATCAACCAAAGTCTTTTTGATATATTCAACATCAACACCTTTGTTGAAATATAACATGTCTTGTTGCTCATTAATTACATATCCAAGCGTATTTATGACTTCTTCATATTCATCTTCATATTCAAATAACTCAAGAAGCTTTCCTAATTTAATAGACGCTTCCTTTGCATTTGATACTGATATATGTGTTGGATATACATTTATCTCAAACACGAAATTTCTCCTTTCGTATTATATTTCCCCGGAGAATATTCTCCGGGGATATTGAGTTTACTTTACAATTACTCTTACAACTGGAACACCCGGAACATGTTTCGGTTTCTTAAGAGGAGTTTGCATTGTAGATGGTTCAAGAGAGTCAACATTTATTGTTGATATTCTACCATCAGCATGATACAACTTTACCACTGAAGACTTATTGACACATGCAACATCTGCCAATACATCTCTTTCGGATAATGTCAATATCGGGAATGGCTTACTGAACTTCTTTGATGTTGATAGATACTTAGCATGGTTGAGACGAACTCTACCAGACTGAGCAATGTATAACAAGAACTGTTTATTCGGATTGATAATGAACATTCCACAAGTCAATCCATCGTTTATGATATACTGACCTGCCGACTCAAGAGTCTTCTGAACATTCAGAGAATCAGCGGATATTTTCTTACCGTAACCATTCTTAGTATAGACAAGTATATCCTCCCTCATTGATATGAGTTCAAGTACAGATACAATTGTTTCATCGGCATTCAAAGGAAGTAATGGACGCTTTGAATTTCTGGTAGGTAATTCTGATATGGACATACATTTGATTCTACCTTCATTGGTTAACATAGCAAAGTTATGGTCAACCTGTGAAAGAACGTGTATGCATTTACTCATTGGAACTTTGCCGATTGATGTAAGTTTAATCTGTTGATCATGAGGAACTTTGTTGACATTGACCCATAAGAATCTACCCTTGTCATCTATGAGGCAAACTTCTTCACCAGATATAGGAATTATATCAGATGATATATTGTTTGTATCATCAGTCTCTGAGAATATGACAGAACCATCATTCAGTATCTGAACATATCCTATCTTCTTATTCTCAGCATTTCCGTTTGTATTGAGTATCTTTGAACGACGAGGATATCCATACTTCTCTTTGATTTCCTGAAGTTCATCAATGATGATTTGTTTAATCTTCTCAGGGTCCGAAATGATTGCTCTTGTGGTTTCAATCTCTTCAACAACCTCTTGAAGCTTCACTATTGTTTTATGATACTGCTTCTTTGTCAATGTATAAAGCTTGGCATCAGCAATGCAATTTGCCTGAGAAGTTGATACATGCGGTTCGAAAGCTTTGTGTAATGCATCTATGATATCTTCTCTATCATCAACATGCGATATGATGTCAATGGTAGTTTGACGATTTTCATCCGATAGCATATATTTTTTACCTTCAAGCATGTTCTTTTCGGTATTCAAATCAACAAGCTTTCTCAGATAGAAACCACGCTTTTCGAATAATCTGTTTTGAATCCATGCAAGCAATATCTGACGAGGGTCATATTTACGTGCCTTGAAATGATTATCGACAACATGCATATTTCTTGCGGATATCGGTGAACGGAAACCACCTACTCGTTTGAATAACTTATTGAGAACATCATACAAATTACAAGGTCTACACTTGATGACATATCTAACTTTGCCTTCCATCAAATCAGAGTCATCATCAGCTGACAATATCTCAGGAATAGGATTTGGAGAAGTCTGTATTTCACACAAACGTTTATCAATATCATCAAGGAAGTTCATGTATGGAGTGTTCTTGATTGTTATGATATAATTCATGTTATCCAATTCGAATGAAGATTGGAAGCAGAATGTTTCCTTGTCAAGCACGATGACATCACAACCAGTTGGAGAATCTGGAATGAGATTGATTTTAGCATCAGGCTTCTTCATAAGCTTTATAGTAGCATCCGCTATCTCATTCAGATTGTAAGGAAGAATATCAGAAGATATCGTCCAACCAATACCTGATGTGCCATTTAATAACACAATCGGAAATTTCGATGGTAACGAGATTGGTTCAAGTTTCGGAGGACTTGCTGACATCTTCATATTTACTTTTCCATCGAACTCTTTGAACAATATCTCATATGCAAATTCAGACATTCGCATATCCAAATATCTCGGAGATGCAAAGTCATCACCTGATGTAGCATTACCTGAGTTACCTGTATCAGCAGTTGATAACAACGGAACGTTATTTGTGAATGGTTGAGCCATTCTTGCAAATACTCCACCAAGACCTTGCTCACCATGAGGATGTATCTTTGAAGTTTCACCTATCATGGAATTTACTTTGAACTTATCTCTTCCATATTCCTTATAGATGAGATATAAGATTCTTCTCATGACAGGTTTAAGTCCATCCGATATCATTGGGAAAGAACGTTCGAGATTTATGTTATATCCATAAATACACATATAGTCAGAAACCAGAGGACCACATTCAGCTTCTCGAACATTTGGATTATTAGGATAATCTTCATCCGTTATTTTATACATCATTATTTATCGATTCTCCTTTATTATGATTTTATACCGAACATCATATCCAGATAACGGAAGTATTCAGTAACACTTGGTAGATTAAACCAATTGTATGTAACACCTTGTATATTTCCATTCTTGTAAGAATTGAAAATTGGTGTTGCCATATCCTTTGGATGTATTCCTCCATCAGAATCCTTCCATATATAGGTTTGATTGTATGATTTATTTATACACTGATTGTTGATGAACAGCTCATTTGAAATGTCACATTTGTAATCAACTGTCTCAGCATCAAGATTGTCACCCATTTTTGTCGATGGGTAGTATGCTTTTGCATCTGCATCCATAACAGCATAAATGATATTGTTAATCATCTTACCATTCAGAATTTGTCCGGTTGGTAAATTGTTTTCTGTAGGAGCAACATATGCACCTTCATAATGAGTATCAACATCAGGATCAACAACCTGTTTGCATCCTTGAATGAAACCTTGGTTTTCAAAATCAAGTTCGCGACAATTTCGAACAATGACAGTTTCCTTTGTTGCTTTTGAATATGGTGATGCAAATTCATAACATCTTGAAACTAATGTCTGACAATCATTTACTATCGACTCAATTGCCAATTGAACAACAACATCACGAACATTGTACAGAATGAATTTTAAGAAATCTGTATATGCGAATTCTCGGAAAGTACCACTCTTGGTATCTGACAATTTGTGAATATCAGCAACTTCTCCACCAATATAAGTCAATGCATATGATGGCATTTCCTTTTCGGCTTTTCTGATTTGCGCATATAATCTCATCTGACACATATAAACCGTGAATGATGAAGTGTGGAAGAAAGAGCCATCTGTCTTCATTGCATAGTTATCAGACTTATCTTCAACGAAGTATATCTTGTTTGTAAGAATTTCTTCCGGTATGATAATCTCTTCTGGATCGTATCCCAAAGCCATAATTCTGTTCCAAAGGTAATTATCATCAAAAGGTGCGTTCCAAGATAGACAGAACATCGGACGATATTTATTGATATAAGCAAATATAGTTCCAATCAATTCTATCTCTTTATCAAAGTCATAGATATGTAATCGAACTTCATAATCAGATATCCATTTCTCATTGTCCTTATCATCGAACTTTATCATTTCAATGAACTTCTGTTGGTTCTCGGTTAACCAATTAAATTCTTCTTCCTGCTTTGCCAATAACTGATGGAACTTCTCATCTATCTTATCTTTAGGACGAGGACCCAATATGAATACAGCACATATCTTTTGAGCTGGTAATATCAATGTAACAGCATTGATAGGTTGAGGTGCTGAATGATAATCATCCAAGTTGATTGGTCTGTCAAGAGTATCGACCTCAATATCAAGGAATGCTGATGTAACACATCCGATATTAAACTCATCACCATGTTCCTGAACCCACTTCATTCTATACTGAGATTCTGGAATGAAGTCTCCTTTGAATACCCATGGATTCTCGCACATCAAAGCATTGATTTCTTTTTTCGAATATGAAGGGTCTTGTGACATCATTTCATATATCTGAGCATATGTGACATTTCTACATTTCTTTCGATGGTCATAATATATAGCATCTCCAGCATGTTCATATATTTTCTTTGCAACTTGTGATGGTAAACAATGAACACAATAACACAAGTCCCTATCAATCCAAGCATGTTGATAAATATACTTTGGATCTCCATCTTCATCAACATCATTTCGATGTTCCTTCTTGATAAACCAGATATCTATTATTGGCTTCTCATAATTCACTTCAAGTCTCTGAGTAATAGGAGACCAATAGATTACTTCAAAACATTCTTTTGGTTTTCTATGGTATTTTACGTCAAATAATTGACTACCTTCTGGATATTGAAAGTAAGGATCAAACTTTATTTCTTTCTTAATAACCAATTTAAACTCATCTCCTTATCGAAAATCAACATGTATGAATTAGTATAATTCATCCATGTACAAAATAAGAATATATATCGAAGATTTAAAATTATATTGCCCCGCCGAAGCGGGGCATATGTTTATCGAATTAAATACTTCCAGTCATTTCCACCGAGATAGCCAACGCCAAGTCCATACTTTCTCTGGAAAGCATATATAGCATTCATTGTCTGATTACCTGCTATACCATCTGCGGAAATGCCGAGTCTCTTCTGAACCCACTTGATGAGGTTGCCAGTATCTCCTTTCTTAACAGTATACTTCTTGCAAGCTTGGAAAGTCTTGTCTCCAGCTATACCATCACAAACAAGTCCAGCTCCTCCAACATTCAGTATCTGCTGAAGTTCCTTGATTTGAGCGTCATATTTTCCACTCCACCAAGAAGTTTGTGCGGGCGCAGGAGTTGGCTTCGGAGGTTCGTTGTTCTTTACAACTACCCAACCTTTTCCACTCTTCAGTTTTCCATATACAATATTTCCAACTGTCTTCTCTTCAACAATAGTGAAGACACCATTTGCTCCGACAGAACCAATCATCTGCCCACCCGCATCTTTGTATACAGGTTCATTGGCTTTGAAAGATTTTGTATACAGATCCTTTTGAACCGGCTGAACAGGAGTATGCACAGCAGGTGTTTCATTCTTAATAACAACCCATCCAGCACCGGACTTAAGCTGACCATATGTGATGTATCCAATCTTCTTATCTTTTATGATTGTATACTTTGCTGACTTTGTGATTTTGGAAACTTCCTTTCCACCAGCCGTATCATATATAGGAGCATTTGCTTCTAATGATACCAGATATCCACTGACATCAGGTGTAGAAGCTGTTTGTAATTGTGCATTTACATCATTACAAATCTGCTGTGCTCTGGCTTTGATATACGGTCCTGGGCAGCCTGTAGCTGCATACATGTAATGGAATGTAAGAGAACCATTCTCATCACCTGTGAATTCCAACTTAGGGATTCCATTTCTCTTACAGATATCAACACAAAGCTTAATCAATGCTTTATAAGAAGCATCCGATATAGGCCATCCTGTTGCATCTCCATAAGCAGAGTTTGATACTTCAATCGTGATGGCTCTGTTGTCGTTCCATTGAGATGAAGAACACCAGCTTCTATCTGCTTCAGGACAGAACAATCCGATGTCTCCCTTTACATCAATAGCATAGTTAGCCGACATCTCACGTTTCGGATTCATTACAATATTCTTGAATGTATCCAGATAACCAACTCCTGCCCAATGATGTATGGTTATTTTTGTTATCTTGGTAATGGGAGCAACTTTTACTCCATTAACAATGTCATATCTACCAATGTTTCTATTGGGAGATATAGATATCATCGATACCAAGGGTGAATTAGTAAAAGCCATAAACGACTCTCCTTTCATAGTATGATATACTAAATCGTTCACGCAATAATAATTCACTTGTTCCGTGTGAAAATATATTAATTTGAAAGGAATGATATTTTATGACAAACGAAATATCTATCAATTGGAACAAAAACCAACGTACGGAAAGACCGATCTTTGAAGCTTTTGATGAAGCCGCACTTGAAGATCTTCAATATGAAGCAATGGCTTTGTATGGAGAAGCTTGTTATATTGAGGATTCTATTCAGGATTATATTATGGAAGCTGCATCAGAAACAAAAGGGAATGAACCCGGCGTTCTTACAAGTGTTGGTCGATTGATCAAGAACTTAGTGGGTAGATTTATTCGTGCAATTACAAGATTCATGACTAATCATCAATGCAAAAAGGCTGTTGAATTTTTCAATGATGCCAAAAACCGTTCTATGGTTAAAGACTATATAAAAGCTAACTGGAAACTTGAAAAAACCGATCCCGGTTACGCTTTCATGCAAGCGGTAGTTGTTATGAAAGTATTATTGAAACATGTTAGCTCATATGAAAAGATTTTTAAAGCAAAAAATAAAGATGAACTTATAGCATCTTTGGGTGATAACCCATTTGGTGGTATCAACGACACGACATACTTCGCAGTTACAGATGTGACTCCTCAAAAGATAGGTACTTTTATTGATAAAATGTTTGGTGGAAATGGTATTTATGGTTCAGATAAAACATTAAATGACATTATTCATCAACTTGAAACTTTCAATACACGTTGGACACCTTATGATTCAAAAGATTCTCCGGTTGTAAAAATGATTACAAGCGACATAAAGGCTTTTGCTACATTCCAAAGCAGGTTACTAACGGCATATAAATTCTTTTCAACTGTTGAGAAGGATTCTGTTTTGAAAGGTCTTCATGAAAACAATAAAAAATTATCGGATATAAAAGATCAAGCTCATGAGATGAATGAAAAGGCTGACAAATCTGCGAATAAAACGGAAAAAGACATTCCGATTGATTACAAAAAAATGATGTCAAATCATCTTGATGATACTAATAAATCGGTCAAAAATGTTCAAAAGAACATTCGTAATCAGGATGAAAAACGATATGCTGAATTAAAACGACAGCAGGAAGAAGACAGACGAAAAGAAGAGGAAGAAGAAGCCAGACTCAGAAAAGAACTTGGAATAGATTAATTTGTATCCCCGGGTTTATCCCGGGGATAATTTCTATGCTATGACAAAACAGGACTCGATTATTTTAACTTTTCAAATATATATTATTAATATGATAAGAAGATAATAAATGTCTCTTAATCAGAATCAGATTCAGCCTATATGGCAATTATAAAATATGAGAATCTTAGATGTCTGAGTAATATATGAATTATCTATCTTACACATCACAGCCCACCAGAAGCTGAGATTCTGGGTAGGATGCAAAAGCCAATGCATCTAAAGAAAGGAAAATTTATGGCTACCATGAAATTCAAACTCGACAAGCTTGAGCAGCGTTTCCAGGAAAGAAACATTGCAGTAGAAGGATGTGAGCTTGAAATAGAATTTGAACTCGCTGAACTGCCGGGAATAATCAAAGAAATCCCCACTGTAATTAATTCAATTTCAGCAGCAGCCGAAAAGAGCAACTCCCGTGAATGGGAGAAAGTATGTAATGAAATAAACGAAGCTAATGACAAGCTTCGTGAGACAGAACGCAATTTGCGCGGAGCCGAAGCGCGTGCTGAAGCTGCAGAGCGGAAAGCTCAGAGAAAGCAGGAAGAAGTTGAAGAACTTCGCAAGAAATGCTTCGGAACTCCTGCTGAAAAGTAAGAAAGATAAACCCCACCTTTCGGTGGGGTTTTCTTTTTTCTTTTTTATTCGTCTTCTCCCTTACCATTGGAGAGTTCCTGAATCATCTCAGGAGTTTCCTCAGTTTCTTCAATTGTTGTTTTTTCTTTTTCGTCCATTTTGATTCACCTCGCTTGCGGATTACTCCAAGTTTTGTCTTCGGCATTCGGATCCAACACTCCAACTTTTCCATCAATGATAGCAACAGTAGGACGCTCAGATTCAGAGATATTCTTTCTGCCGTGTCGAACAAGATTCTCAAATTCATCTTTTGTGATTAAATTTCGAATAAAGTCTCCAAACGATTCAGCGAGAAGTGTCACTTTGTAATTATCTTCCTGATCGATGCTTACAACAGGCGGGTCTGCATTAGGTCCTGCTTCTCTATAATCGAGGAACACTTCCAAATGGCCACTTACCGGAGTATTGGCAATGTTAAGATAACCTTCGGGGTATCCCCATTCGGATTGAAGATATTCAGTTCCAAATATACTCGGCTTATTCTTATCGATACCAAGTATATCGGTTATCTCGATATGATCATTTGACCATCCTGTTTTATACCCACATGGGAATATGCATCTGTTTACCATGCCACCATTTTGTTGTTTTATCAGCTCTTTGTATGCTGCTGGTAGTTGAACTCCCAATTCATTCTCAGCGCTTGTTATATCATCATCTGACACTGGGTTTCCGATGAATTTCTGACCATATGTGGAACTATTGTCCCAGAAATCAGATTGTATAGAAAGCTGTTCGTTATAAATCATATCTCTTCTGTCCATCAAATCATTGAAGTTGAAAGATTCAGTAATGTTGATATTCTTTCTACCGTGTTGAATAAGATTCTCGAGATGCTTATTCAAATCAGCTGTAGCATTAGGATCAAATACAGGAGACTCACCGAGAACGACATCATCAACAGAAGTATCTTCTATTGAATCAAATCCATTGACAAGCCATTCCAAATATCTCTTCTGTGTAGGATCAATGAACTTTCCACCATCAGCAAGAATCTGCTTTGCAGCCTTAATACCCTGAGAAGCACGCTGATAATCCGTAGGATGAACATCCATGATGAGAGTTCCAATTTCAGAGAACAACTTCACGAGCTTGTCAAGGTTAGTAGATAACATTTCATTGTACTTGAACTTTGTTTGATGATCTTCAGATGGTATGAAATGGAATACAACAGGAAGTTTGTACATTGCAGCGAATGCGTCTGCAAACTGCTCTTCCAAATCTTTACCAGATTTGAACTGTTGTGCCATTTTTCTGAGCATTGCAGGATAAGCTGCAATACCAGTCTTGATGAGTGCTATGAATCCGGATACTGCTGCAAAGACACCGAAGGGTCCACTGACACAACCCATAGCAGCACCTGCTGTGAACAATGCGGTGAAACACCAGCTAACAATAGCGGAAGCAACATGACCAGGTTTTGTCTTATACTGATCTTTCAGTTGAGGAATTACTTCATTGAGTTTGTCGATAAGAACAGTAGCATTCTCATCTGCAGTCTTACCAGTAGCACCATTTCCAGAAAACGTCTGAGAATCATCAGCGGTCTTCTTAATTTGTTTCGCCTTTACAAAAGCACTCTGAATCTGTTTAGAAGAACACAAAGCGAAGAGTTGTTTCTTAAGAGCAAGCTTCTTCAGCTTATTCATTTTTCCGCCAGTCTCTTCAAGATATGTAACATACTTATCGATGAGGATCTTCTTTACCTTCGGAGAATTTACCTGAATAGCACGAGTGATTGTAGCTGAATATGCGCCAACCCATGCCATATTATCCCATGCCAACAGAGTTGTTATATTATGGAATATTTCGTGAAGAAGAACAGATGTCAACATCTGACCAAAGTTCTTTTCTTCCTTAGGAGAAGCGAACTGTAACAAGCCAGTGGAAATACAAATATAGATAGTAAAACCATTCAGCTTGAAACCAGACTTCTTGGATATTGTGACTTTGTGTCTCGGATTTACCATTCTATCCACCATGGTATATCCAACCACATCATCGGTATCTTCGAGAGTAAGTCTTATCCTACAATCGAATTGTTCAGCCAAAGCATCAATACCTTCTTTGAACTTCGGGTTCTTAATTATCTTCTGATAACTCAGAGCTCCATCTTCTTTTACATCAGACTGTTCAGATCTTACTTCATTAAAGCATTTGATTGCTTTAACAATACCTGAATTATCAAATCTCATATACTTGATATCTTCCGGCTTGATATTGGATGCTGGAGTAGCTGACTCCTGAACATAGTCATGCTTTTCAACGTTATAACCCATCTCTGAGAATGACGCAGTGCCAATATATGGAGTTCCATACAAATCATACAGATACTCAACATATTCATTTGCCTGCTGTTCATCAGGACCAAATGCTTGAGGTTCAGGATTCTCAGGAGGTTCATTATCAGAACCGAATTCCTGAGGCTTAGGTTCTTCCTGATCATTAATGTATACTTTGCTCGGAACTGCAGCAAATGAAGGAGTTTCTTCAGGAGCAACTTCAAACTCTTTGTTCTTCGCAATGCAATCGGTCTGATACTGATCAAGTGCATTATCAACACGAAGTCCTATGTTATCCAACAGAGTTGCCATTGCACGAATGATGTTATCTTTGTTACCCTGAACATTTGTGTTCTCGGGAGCAATGATAAAGTCTTCATGAACTTTAATGGACTTGAGAGAATTATCTCCCATTATATGATCTTCCGGAATATGATAAATATGAGCCAATGACTCAAGAGCACATACAACATCAGGAGCCTTTGCTATAGCTGCTTCGATAACAGCTTTGGCTTCTTCTGTCTTATTAGGATGCTCCCAAGTACTTTCCAGATCCTTTTCGGTTTCTTTGTTCTCCATATCATCAGATTCAGTCACCGTCTTTCGATTCTGAGCCAGGGACTTTTGCCAAGATGATTGATCTTGATTATTTTGTACTATATTATCTGATTCACCAAACGACTTTGAAGGTCCTCCAACCTTTGGCGACGCATTAAACGAACTTTGATAATGTTCTTCGGGTTGTTTGTTTGGTGCGGGAGGCGGTGAACTCATCGCAGCTTTATCCATACTTGTTGTTCTTTTTACATTTGCAGGAACTTCTGTTTCTTCTTGTATACTATTCTGAACAGTATCAACTACAGATGCTCCAAAAGGGGTACCATCTGCACTATTAGCAATCTTTGCTTTGTTTACAGCATTTTCTAAATTTGATGCATTGGATTTGATGTCAGGTTTAGGAAGCTTATCAGTTTCCAGAGTTATATCGAATCCCATTTATATCAAACTCCTTTCATATTACTTATTTCTGATTTGATTCATTCGATTCATCATGAATGTTGCTATCAAACAAATATGAGCTTTTACAATTTCGCCATCATATCCATACTTTCTACGAAGCGGAATAACAACAGGCTTTCCAGGAACAGCTCTATCGACAGCTGTAGGAAATCCTTTTATTCGAGATATAAACTTTGTTGAGTTTATATCATCTAAAGTATTTCCTTCTTTCACTATAAACACATAAAAGATTCCATCTATTATCATTCCGATATCAGAAATATCTATTGACTGTGCATATTTGTAAAGTTCATCTTTCTTAACGGATTTTAATTTGGCAATGCCTTCATAAAGTCCAGAAGTCTTCTTAGCATACAATTCATCTTTTCCGCGAATCAAACCCACAAGCTTATCTCTCAAATGAATGGTATTTCCGGTCAGAGTGAATTGATCAAAAACATCTCCATCATTACCAACTTCTTTATTTTCCTCAATATTCTTATAATACATCTTGGCGAGTTGATACATGTTCTGATTGTATGAATTTCTCAATCTATTTAAGAAATCAACAACAACCTTTGGAGATGGTTTTAACAATAATGAATTTCTGTAAAAGTTCCAACAAGTATCAAGAGTAGAATCAATCCAATCTAATAATGAAGCGGATTGAGTGATCTCATACTTATTGGACAAATGTGAATATGTATATTCCATTGCCTTTGGATTGAAATTCAATTTCTTCTGGAAATACTTAACGAACATTCTTGAATATTGTGTAACTGACAATTGTTCCTTTGCAGAATCTTTCAGCTTACGATAGCCTATCTGCTCTCCAAATACAATTACCAAAACATGAAGTACCGTAATCGGTACTTCAGTTATGGTTTTAAAGTTATTTGTTGCATGAACTTCTTTTGTCAGTTGAACAATCTTTTCTTTGAGAGAAGCATTTGTAAAGTCGAATAATGCCAAACAGTTATCAATGTATTTCTTCGGCCACTTAACAGGTCCTGTTGGATAATGCTTTGATAACATATCGGCATTTTCGGATAAGAAAGTAGCACCGTATTCAATATATGCATTTCGCTTTTCCGTTATCTGCATATTTGTATATACAACTTCCATCAGCTCTTCCAACACCGGAGATGTTGAATATGCTTCTGTGATTATATCCAGTGCTTCTTCTTCAGTGAATTCTTCCTCAAAAAAGTTAAACATGACAAATCACCTTTTCTTACTTATTATGGCGATTCTTCTTGTTCTTCTTCTTTGAATTCTGATTCTCTGTCGCAGTAGGAGTCTCCTCTACTTCCTCTTCAGATTCGTCCTCTGTAGTATCCTCGGTTTCATCAACCACTTCCTCTTCAACAGCGGGAATAGCAGTCTTAGCTACCTCAAGTGCTTCATCAAGAAGACCCTCAGCAAGAGTGATGTCATCAACAGAAGCTTCTACAGGAGTTTCCTCTTCCTTGATAACTTCGGTCTCGATACCAGCTGATTCTGCCTTCTCAATCAAAGCTTCAACAGGAGCCTTCTCCTCTACCTTCTTCTCAGGAACATCCTTTTTCTTAATAGGAGCAGCTACCTTTACAGAACCCTGATTAGCGAAGATCTGAGCAATGTTGTTCATTGTGATAATATCAGGAGAATCAGCAAGAGTAACCTTGAGAGTTTTTACCTTAAGAATACGAGCAACCTGCTGCTGGTCAAGATCAACGTTTCTGACAGGAGCCAGCATTTTCAGTCCAGGGATAAGTCCCTTACCAAGAATATTTACATTCATTATTAATTACCTCATCTTTCATTTAATTTCGATTTTTGTTCATCATTTCACGAATCTTGTTAATTGCATAATAGGATTCTGAAACCAAGTCTGTTTTCAATCCCATAGCAGCAAAGAACAAATCCGCCTGTAACAGTGTAGGTTTATCAAGAATACCAGTTTTGATATTTTCCAATTTAACGGAACCTTTCTCCGAAATTTCTTCTACCATATTCTGATATTCATTAACATTATCTCCACGAGCACCAGTAAACTCAGAAAGGATTTCTTTTGCTCCAACTCCGGCAAGCAATTCGTTCTCCATTCCAGTCATAGTACCGCCCTTTGAATCACCCTTAGCTTCACCTGTCATCTCATCGACATCTGAATCTGACAAGATAAGACCCTGCTTTTTGGTGACCAATTGCTGTGGTCTTTTTATGTTAAGATAAGCTACCAGTACAGGAGTTCGTGATCTTATTGGGCGGTTCGGGTCACTGGAGATATGTGGCATATAGATGTATTCAAACAATTTTAGATGTAACAAATCCGCAGCTTTCTCAACATTCTCAAATTTGATCTTTCTATTTTCAGGACCAAATTCTTCAATGTCAATTCTGAGATTACTTTTCTTATCTCCAAATAACTTTTGGAAATACTCATCGAACTGTTTGTCATTCATTGTCTGAAACATGTTTCGATATTTCTTTGCATTCACTCCAGATGGATCGATAGTACTGACAACATCATCAATTAATTTTTCCATCTTTTTTCGTTTGTCAGAAGTTATCATATAACCACCTTCCTTTCTTATTCAACATATGCTTTCTGAATATATAATTCTTTGAGCTTATTATATGAGATACCTATGACAACTCTGTTTCCTTTAGTACCATATGTCGATCTTTCAGTTCCTGATATTTCAAGAACTAAAGCGTCAACACCATCTGATGTTTTATCAAAGTAAACATCAACTGTTACTCCAGCAATAGCAAGCATATCACATTGCTCTGCTATTTTATCTTTTATCACAATTGGAGTATTTGGATCATCAGAATATTCCATCAAATATCCTTCGATATTAATTCCTAATTCAGGAATTGAAGGATACTGTCCAGGTTTCATCATAAGTAATGTGAGTATGACATTAACACACATCTCAAACGTTGAAATGACTTTTGGTTTATACATTGAATCAGTATCCATTAAACAGTCATATCCAAGTGGTTGAAAAGAAGGCGGGTATTTATTCTTTATTTCATCCAATGTCATACCGATTATATTATCAGCATTTACCATTTAAATCTCTCCTTTCTTAAGTTGGATGATTGTTATCAGTCTTCACATATTCAGATAAGAATTCATCATATTTCTTGTCAAGAATTTTGATGTAATAGTGTCCCATCTTCCTACATTCATTTTCCATCATAGCATCTTTTCTTCTCTCAATATCCCTGAGATGTTCCATATAATTATCATTATAACCACCTTGCTTGATTTCAACATGTAAACTCAAAGAAGGAATAAAGAAATCCGGAATGTAGAGATGTGTTGTACCATCTTTCCACTTGTACCAGAAGTCAGTTGGAGATGGAGCTATGATATCATCCGGATCCCATTCCAATGACTTTAAGAACTTCAAGAAATCCTCTTCATAACTACCAATGATTCTGAAGGTATGTTTGTCATCCCATTTAAAGTCTTTGGCATCATGATGATTGTACAACATCTTTCGTTGCTGATCAGCTTCATTCAGAAGATGTTCTTTGCCGTATACTTTCACCATATTTGATTTGGCTTGTTTTGTATATTCTTCTTTACATTTTTCTGAACAGATTCGACCGTATTTCAGTGTCTCTTCATTGAACTTAACATTGTTCTTTTTACAAACAACACACAGTCTTCCAACCGGTTTCTTCACTAATAAAGAATATGCAAATTCCAAAGGTTCATATTCCTCTGGAACTTGGTCGTTATGCTTTTCTGCTATATGATGACAATACTTTTGTTTGTCATTAAATATTTTTGTACAGAACGGACATTTTGTATTACGCAAATCATTTCACTCCTTTATCAAAATTAAATATAATAATAGTTTTATTAAACCAAAATTACCCCAGCGTTCAACGATATTTCTTTTTTAGATATATATGATTAAAAAGAAATGGGATAAATACATTCTCAATATATAATTAATTTGAAGAAGGAGTGATGGTAAATATGGGGTCATTGATGTATTCGGATAATGATATTGATTCTCTTGAATATAGAATGAAAAATCATGTTCGAAGAATATCAATTAATGATTTAAATATCTTAGGCTATGGATTAAAGCAATATATTGAACGATACAAAACATTGTTTGTTTATGATGAAGAAGAAGAAAAAATACTTAATGAATTGGATACCATTTCCGATTTATTGATTACTCGTCAATATGATAAACTTATACATGACCCAAGATATATGATAACCACAGAAGACAACCGCGAAGATTATATTTGAAAGGATTTGATTTTATGAAAAATAACAACCAACCCAAATTCATACATTTGACATCTACAAACGGAACTCAGTTCCGAATCAATTCATCTGAGATTGGTATGTATGTCAAACCAGAAGGTTCAGAAAACACATCATTGTTTATGACTGGTGAGAATGGTACAAAGGTAATGGTTAAAGAAACACCAGATGAGATTGATAAGATGTTAGGTATCAATTTCAATGTATGATAATAATGAATACAGTAATCTCATTTATTGGGATTACTGTATTTTTTTATTTTTCTAATGAATATAACTCTTATGTACTTCTTTTACTTCTGAACCAAAAACTTAGCAAATTTTTGGCTGTACTTGCTTTTCTTCGGGAGAAACTGACAACACAAGATTGCCAAGGCCACCAACCTGAGATGAAAAAGAGCAAATAGAGAAAGTCAGATAAGGAATGTAACCCGAATCCGTTAATGTATGACCCCGCGCCAGCGGGGGAAAGGGGGAGGGGGCTATGGGGGAGGGGGAATCCCTGGGAAGATTTTTATTTTTTGTAATGAAAGAATTCAAAAACGAGTGGATAATTTGATTAATATACTATTATTATATTATTATCAAAATTAAAATTTTAATTATGAAAGGAATGAGTTTAATGTCAGACACAAAGTTTGTTTTTTCTGGGAACTTTGAGAAGCAAATAGATTTATTGTGTAAAGCATATGATAAATTGTATACTGCTTTGAATGGTTTGAAGAATGAAAAGTTTGGGAATTATGGTTTGTGTTGTGTTGACTATGGTTTCCGAATTATCAGACCTTCTGATGTTGCTACTTATGTAGATTATCTTCTGAAGATGATGCAGAGTAGACAGTTGGATTTTGGCAGTCCTACTGATTTGAATGTGTTCAATGTATCTTTTGTTAAGAAGGTACTGAAAGAGAACGGTTCTGATTCATTAGAGAAAGCAATGGAAAATGCTTGTGGTTTGAGTTGGATTAATCCTAAGAGAACGAATCTTGATAATGTACGTAGTATGCTTGAGAGAGAATGCTTTAGGACGATGATTTATTCAAACTGGGAAATGATGAAGAGAGTTCGTAGTGATCAGTTTGAGAGTGATTTGAAACTGATTTCGGATATGGGTTTTGTTCGTACAATGAAGAACGTTGTGAATGCAATACCTGGAATCCTGAATGGAGACGATTACTTCAAGGGAATTGGTAATTCACACTTGGTGGATCTGGTTCGTGTTAATATTGAAGAAATGATTATCTTCGTATTTGCTTTGAATATTCGAACAATGATGAGCATGAAGAGATATGGCTCACCTCGTTCTTCTTATGATGTACCTTCTTCATCTCACGAGGTACTGAATTTCAATGAGAGTGTTGATGTGTCGAAATGCAGACCTGTATTCATTGTTCTGACTGAAGGCAAGACTCCTTTGATGTCAGCTGGTATTCGTCATATTACCCATTCGAACTTCACTCATGTTTCAATTGGATTTGATCCTTCTTTGAACAAAATGTATTCTTTCGGCGGTCCTTATCAGGGTGATGAGTATTCATCTGATTCTTTCGGTTGTAGAATAGAATCAATGGGAGACGGTGTACTGGCTGACAAATACGTCAAAGTGTTTGTTTGTTGGATATCTGCTGATTCGGTTTATAAGATGATGGAAACTTGCGAAGATTTCATCAATAACCAATCTGATACTCGTTTCAATTGGAGTATGATTCGTAACTTCGTACTCGGTATCGATAAGGACATGGGAAGTGATAAGTATCATCAGATCTGTTCTTCTTTCGTGAACTTGCTGTTCAAGAACGTCGGAATTCAATTGTTCGATGATAAGAATGTACCTTCGCCTGTTGACTATGAAAACATGGTTGATGATAACAAAGATAAGTTTGTTCAGATCTACTATGGTAAGGCATCGGGTTATTCCGACAAATACTTCGTGATCGCGGATAAGTTCGCAACAAAGAAGAAGTCACAACAGTTCGATGATGTAGTGACCGAGTGTTGTTTGTTGAAGACGAACAGATTCGTATTTTCCAACAAGATTCCGTATAACTGCAACTTCCGTGATATCGTGTGCAACGATATGCATCCTCACTTCAAAGATACCAAGTCGGCTTTGATGTACATTCTCGGAAATGTTGATTCTCCAATTTGTATGCTGTTGACTGAATATGCTTCTCAACAGGCAATGGATATACTGATGAATGGCAATGCGGTGGATTCTTCATTCTTGAAGATGATAACAAGAGTGTGTCCTTATGATTCTTCATATGTTGATCATCATGAATTCAAGAAATACACAACAACCGATACCGAGGATGACTACTATAAGAAGTGGCACAATATCGGTATGCAGACTGATCCGAACTGGCTCGACAAGATTGCATATGGCAACAACTTTCTTGACGGTAATTACCGTCGCGATGCTATGGGCACTGGTAATTCAATGCCCATTGCGAATACACTCGATATGATCTGGAAGATGTATTCTGTGGATTCTTGCGACAATAAGACTCTTGCTGATAACATTTGCAAGATAGGTGGTTTGATGCTGAACATCATAAAGGTATATTCCCAAAACAGACTTCCCAACTGGGAATTCGTTCGTGATGTTCTGAGTGTTCTTGGTGAATTGTTGACTCGTTCAATGCTTCATTTGTATGCTAATAACACCGAAATCATTTCGCTGTCTGATACAATGGAAGATACCAATGATCCTGGTTATATGTATTCTGAAGCATTCTATATTATGGAAGCTGACGATAACAATCAACAACAACAATCCAATGGTGGTAAAGTTCAAGGTGCAACCATTGCTGGTGACACTTCTAAACCTGGTGCTGTTGGTGGTGCATTAGCCAGTGCGAAAGCCGCTGCTAAATCATTCCTTAAGTGGGTTATAAAGGCATTCGGTCATATCGTTGAAGATTTCAAAAATCGTCATGTCAATGAAATGAACGCTGTCTTGAAGGATAACGCTGAAATCAACGATAAAATCTCTGCGGCCGTTGGAAAGGATTATACTGTAACATTGAACGGTTTCCGCAATTATGATTTCAAACCCGACGTTGTTAAGGGATTATTCTCATCGGTTGCTGAATTCATGGATCCCAAGAGATTTGGTGATAAGGAATATTCAGCTGCAAATGTGCTTGCAGAAGCATATTCGAAAACACTTAGTCAAGCAACAATTTCTCCGGATGAAATGAAGGATGATAAGAAGCGTGCTGAAGCATTGGTAACTTGGGCACTGCACGGAAAGTATCCTTATAAACCCGATCAGGATAATTCGAGTAAAAGGCTTGATAATGAAACATGGAATAATATTGTTAACAGTCTGAAAGATTTCTCCAATAACCAGAAGCTTGTAGCTGACCAGTTCAAGAATGATCTTGATAATGTCGGTAAGAAGGTTGAGGCTCAAACAACCGATGAGAAGAATTCCGCTAATGTAAATAAGGAAATTCTTACAAAACTCTCATTGGATTCTGCGGCTATTCAGACTGCATTGATGAAACAGTTCTTCAAGTTCAATTACGAGACTTATTCGAATATTGTAAACAACTTCAAGTCCAAGGGTGAGTCTTCATCTTCTGATAACAACAATAATGAACAACCTAAGACGGAAGGTACTGATGAAGTTTCTGCTGATACAGGTGCTGATGCTTCTAATAACAATAATGCTCAGCCTAAGGAACAATAAAAAAGAAAGGAGTTAAAGAATATGCCACTTAAGTCAACTCAAACAAACAAATACGAAACCGCATGTTTCGTACAGGAAGCTGGAGTAGGAGCAAACATGGACAGAGGAACTCTTAAGATTCTTAAGAATAAATCTGATGGCCGTCCATATTGTAAATTCGATTCCGTACTGTGGTCATTCGCTGGTAAGAATAGAATGGGAAGATTCTATGATATCAATAATGCAAAGGCATGTATTAATAACGACACCAGAATCCAGAAGTTGAAATCCATCAACAAATGGAGAGGAGAACTGAATCATCCTAATCCGGACATCAAAGGACAGGAATTCAACTCTATCAGAATGACTATTCCTGAGCAGACCAGAACCTCTCACTTCATAAACAAGGATAGATTCGATGGTCTTCAGTACAAGGCTGAGATTACTACAAATGGTGCTAATACCGAATGTGGCAATCAGGTAAACTGGGAAATCATTGATAATGGTTCAGTACCGGATTTCTCTGTACGCCTTATGGGAATTATGATTCCTAATGCTCCTATGGGTAGACCGAATATGAGAGTCAACAGAGTCATTACTTTTGACATGGTTGATTTCCCTTCACACGAAGATGCTGAAGCAGATATCAAACCTGTTCAGGAATCAGCTGACATTTGTAAGATTATATTCCTTCAGGATCTGGCAAAGTACTGTGTTGAACAGTCTGAGAATCTCAGATGTGTATGTGAATCATTTGAAATTACTCCTGAGGAAGTATATGGAATCAGAGATGGTTCTATTGAAATTCATCAACGCGACTCTTCTAAGATTCTGATTCCTATGGAGAAGCAGATCAGAAGAGAAGCTATCTCAATTATTCTTGGAAAGGGGATTCTGTAATTTATGAAGATTTATGATATGCTTTCATACCATCAGAACGAGGTCCCTGAAATTGCAAAGACAAGACTGTCTGGAATCATTTCCTTCTTAAAAGAAAAGAATCTTCTTGTGAATGATAACGTCAATCTGGCCTCGAGTCAGATTGACGAAACCATTCTGAATGAGAAGGGTAAAGCTTTTCTTGATACTGCAATGGAAGTTGTCAGAAATATAAAGGTTGACGAGTTAAGATCAACTCTTGACAAACTCTATGATCAGTTCCAGCGTGCATATGGTAAGAACATTATGGAGAATGCAATCGTTGCCGAAGCTTCTTATTTTTCTAATATAGAAACTGCCATCAAATCAATCAACGATTATTTCTCTTCTGATTTTAAGAATCAGAACTTTCCGATGCTGAATGATGACTTTGAACTTGATTCAAATATTCAATCATTCATCAATACATTCAAGAAGATTCCTCCGACTTGGATATCCAATCCGGATGAAATCGAGAACGCTATAAGTGTAATTCTTGAAGAGCATGAAAAGAATACATCTGAGCAGTCTACTTATTCAAAGCTCGTTGCTGAGAATAAGACTGAGATTGTTGATCTGATTGAATCTTTCATTGCTTATAAGAAGCTTCAGTTCATAGCTGATAACTTCGATGACTTCCAGAATATAATTCAGGGAATTTATTCACTTAAGATTTTCACAAATCCTATGGATTTCAAAGAAGCTATTCAGAAGATGCAGACAGTTAGCATTGATGAAATATCTGATATATTCGAAGAGGATGAGATAGATCCTTCTATCATAACTCCTACAAGAATTGCAAATTCTGTATTCGATAATAACAATCAGATTACTCTTCCTTCTTCTCTTATCAAGGAAGATGAAATCAAACGTATGAATGATTTCCGTCCTCTTCAGATGGATATCGTAATAAACGATGTTCCTGTTGATGAATACTATGTTCAGGAAGCAGCGGAAGTCAATTACTTCAAGGAAATAAAACCTGTCGACATCAAGTACAACGCTGGTTCAGACAGATTTGAAATTTCCAAACAACTCAAATCTCAAATCAAGAATTTGATTTCCGGAATCGAAGCTTGCAATACAACAGAGGATCTTAATAAATTCTTCTCTGAATATGGAGATCCTTCTGATATGATTAAGACCAATTTCCCATTCCTCCTCAGTAAAGTATTCTGGAATAAGAAGAAATACACTAAGGAGATTGAGGAAAAGAAGATTCTTCAGGATTACATTGGATCTTATTCATCTATCGCAAACAAGAACAAGGGTGCAAGAAGATTCATTTCATATGATCTTTACACATTATTCAAGACAGACAAGGAAGGAACAATTCAGTTCTTGAAGGATTTCCTGTATCTTGATCTGTATAACAACAAGGAAGTTGTTATCTCTAATAATGTAGCTCTTGCTATATTCAACATCTTCGATTCTCATATCTATTTCGATATTCTTTATAATGTATCCGGAAAGTCTGATGTGACTAATTCCGAATTCATCAAAGAATCCAGAAAGAGAATCAATAAGAATTCTCATGAAGCGAAGCCTTACGACAACGGCGAGAATGAAACAAAACCGAAGAAGGAAACTTCCAAAGAGATTCATGAATACGCTGTTGCACGTTTCAATGCAATGGGAGATATTGACATTGCAGATATGCAATACTGCGAAGGATACAGAGACATCCTCATGGATGAAATTCTTTGCTTTGAAGATGCTGCTTACAATGCAAATCTGTCACAGCAGGCTATTACAAAATACATCGGTGAATCATATGACGTTGTACAGGAAGTAATTCAGGGAGTTATTCCTGATTACATGCAGAACAGAATAGCTGTTTCTGATGAAGAGAATGGTGGTCATAATGAACCTAACATTCAGCCTGTAGATCTTCCTCCGGATATTCCTACAAATCCGATTGATGAACTTGCTGGTTCAATCAATGCTAAACTCGATATCGATGGTGACATCGAACAGAAGCTTGGTACTGGATATGAGAATAATCCGAACAGAGACAGGAATGCTTCTCACGTTGTTTACAATATTACGAACAACTACAACAATTCCTTCAATAAACATTCGGATTCTCATAATACAACTTCTTACGATCTTTCTTCTAATAAGAGAGATTCACACAACACTGTATATGATCTTTCGTCAAAAACTAATGCGAAGGATTCATACAATAAAAATGTTCCGATTCGTCGAACAAAGAACAACACTAAAGGTAATGTATCATCATCTGGAATAAACAGTGAAAAGAACGGTGGACACGATGATTTAGTCAAACTCGAATCAGGTTTGTCTGTTCAGGAAATGTTCGCTTTTCTCGAAGCTGCAGAGCCCCAAACCAATGAAGATACATCAGCGACACCGAACAAAGCAAAACCTCCAAAGGATGATGCTTTGACAAAAGCTATGGACAAAGATCGTGAAACTCTGGCTAAGCAAGAGGAAGCGAAAAAGAAAGTCCAGAAGGCTGTCAACACAGGACGCGCTATCAAGAAACCTTTCACTCGCACAAAGAAGTGGTTGATCAAAATGGTTGACTCGTGCATTGAAAGAGATGAGAATGCTGTTAAGGCACAAATCATCGAAAGTAAATCTTATCGCACAGCTCTTTACAAAGCAACACGCTTGGCATTGAAGCTTGGTCTTACAGCTATAGCATTTACTATTTCAGGATATCTTGGAGCGGCTTACCTCGTAATTCAAGGTGCAAAACTTGCCGACCGCGAAAGACTTCGCAAAGAAGTTGGAGAAGAGTTCGGTACTGAGATCGAAATTCTCAATAAGAAGATCGAGCAAGCTGAAAGAGAGAATACTCCTGAATCTCGTAAGCAAATGTATCAGATGATAAGAATGCGTAATAAGATGATTCGAATAGCAAGTTCGGCATCAAAGAGCCATTTCGCAAGACCTAACAATGTTTCGTAATAGAAAGGACGATTGTTATGGATGACATTTTCCATTTCATTATGGAAGCAGAGGGTGATGACGAAGTAGCTTCGTTTGATGTTGGGGGCGAGGATACTTCTTCGCCACAAGTAGATGCATCTGGCGAAGAACAATCACCCGATGCTGACAGTCCACCACCTATGGCTGACGGAGGGGATGAAATTCCTGCCTTCGATGATTCTCAGGATATGGGTGGTGAAGAAGATTCCCTTGGTGATGGGGATCAAGAAACGGAAGAAGAGAATCCTGATAAAAAGGATGGTAAACTTTCAGAGAAGGTAAGTAATATTCTGAATCAACAGTTATATTCTACTTTACTGAACAAAAATCTTGAAATTGAGAATACTATTAATAGTATAAACGATCTCAATTCAGCGCTTCCGTATGATATAATTAATAAAAATGAAGAGCCTCTTCGAAAGTTAAAAGCAGCTTTGTCCAGAGGACAGACATATGCAATCGATTCTTTCATCGATAATAAGTACGGAGAAAATAGAATGTTCTATCAAAAGTTAGATGCAGTCTATACTCTGTTACTGGATGAATTGAATACTAACTTGAAGAAGGTTCAGACAAATTAAATCGAAAGGAATGATTTGAATGGCATACAGCCGTACAAGAAATGGTGCTCCTTCATGGTATCAGGAAACTGCCGAGATACTCGACAAGTTCCCGAAGGAAGAGTACGAAGGTCTCAACTCCAATGAATTCGATCAGCGACTCGAAGACACAGGAAAGTTCATCAAGGAACATTATGACATCGACATTCGTCAGGACTTCGGACGAATGATAAAGAACAAGCCTCTTATGGCCGACTACAAGCAGCAGTTCCTCAATCCTGTTCTTGATGCATACAGAAACTATCCTACTGACAATGCGGACGTTAAGTGTCACCTTGAGCAGGTTGCTAAGGAGCTCGAAGAGGCTTGGGATCAGACTGTTGAAACCGGAGTTGTACAGGAGGCTTATACAACAGCTCAGTACCTCCCGCTTACTACAATGGACTATCCTGCTCTCGTAAAGCAGTTCATCCGCTTCCTCGGTAAGGATCTTATTCCGATTCAGACTGCTAACAACACTACACTTGAGCAGCGTATCTTCACAAAGTACCTTGTAAACAATCAGACTGGTGAGGAGTACGAGGTTCCCCGTATTTACTTCGAGACTGATCCCGACGGCACTCCTGCTTGGAGAAAGATCTGGAATGCAGGTAAGGGCTGGAGATTCAACAACCATACTGTTCTTCCTGTTGCTACTATTCAGGCTGCTACAAACAAGCAGTACAGCGTATACAACTGGATCCTCAACGATGCAGGTGAAGCTTCTACTCTTGCAACTGTATCAAAGCTTCCTGAGTTCAGAGCACGTGTTGCTTATGACTTCAAGATCAAGTATGTTCAGGTTACAACCGGCTCTGGTGCTTCTGCTGCGACTAAGAAGGTTCGTCTCCCTGGCAACGGTGTTGAGATCGACATTCAGTCTGGTGGTAACTTCATCGGCGCCGTAATTACAGAGAACATGGTTCTTCCTGTAGTTACTGAGTGGATCGCTCCTACAAAGGAAGCTCCTAACCCTGACAACAGCAAGTTCAATATGCCTACTGGTGAGACCGTTACAGGTATCTCTGATAAGGTATCTGGTTTCATCGACTACACAAAAGGCAAGCTCACTGTTTCTACTTGTGGCGTAATCACAGGTGTATACATTGAGGGTCACGTATCTAACGAAACTAACACAAGAACAATCGGCTTCCGTGAGTATCCTGAAATCAGAAAGTTCACAATTTCTGATGGATGCCGCTTCCAGCTCCCGTTCACTGTAGAGGACTTCGCTGAGGCAAACAAGAACCTCAACTTCAACCTCTACAATCGTCAGGTTCAGCAGCTCGTTATGAACTCTGAGTTCTTCGAGGATCAGTCTATCCTTGATTACCTCGATGCTAACTTCAAGGAGTACGACGGTTATGCTTCTGATGCATTCAACCTCGAGAGCTACAACCACACTGAGTTCGCTGATCTCGATCCTACTGCTATTTCTCCTACATTCAGCGGTAACCCGTTCGAGTACAGAAGCGATGCTATTTACAACGCTACAGATTCTGTAATCTACGAGCTTTGCGACAGAGGCAAGCTTGACAACCTCGGATTCGTTGTATATGCAAATCCGAAGGCTTGCAGACTTCTCCAGAAGTATGTTTCTTGGACAACTACTAAGGGAACAGACATCGGCGGCGTTCAGATGAACCATGCATTCGGCATGATCAAGGATTCTTCTGTTCCGATCCGTGTTGTATCTTCTAACAGAGTACCTGCTTACATCACTCTTGATGCTACAAAGGTATATGATGATGCTACAGCTGGTCAGCTTACAAAGGAATACTTCTTCAAGATCGTTGCTTACCCGATGGATAAGCACCACATCACATTCAAGCACCTCCGTTTCGCTCGTCACCTTACTAACTCTCCTGAGAACGCTGCATATGCAGATGCTCAGAATCCGGGCGGCGCAGCTGTAATGGTTACAGTATCCAGCCAGTATGAGACAATCTCTATTCAGGGTATCCAGGGTCGTGTTATCTGCAAGAACACTAAGCTCGTTCCTGATACTCTTGCTGGTGTGTATACACCTACTAACAACAATCAGCAGAGCAGCGGCGGCCAGAACCAGGGTACCGACACAGGTAACGGTGGTAACTAACAACGGCGGTACAGGCTGATGAGTCTGAAATAATACAATAATAAATATTGTGTCTCTCTTTCTGTCTATTAATTACATTATCCCCCGGCTTAAGCCGGGGGATACTTGTAATTTACTGTACAACAAAATCCATGCTTTCTATGACAGCTGCTACTTTCATGATGATATATTTACGATCAACATTTGGATATGTCATGCAAACTGCAATAACGATTTCATCAAATTCTGTTTTTGGAACTATATTTCTATCTTGATTCATTTTTATATGCAAATTAACATGTTCCGCAATTGTTTCTGTTATCATCTTTGAAAGCTGTGGTAATGGCATAATTTGTTCCTTAGATTTTTCTTCAATGTATTCTAAGGATTTAGTCACACTCGTTTGTAATGTTTCGGCACAGTCGGTGATACTTAACGTATTCTCATCAACTTCGTTTTTCATCAGATGAATATTATAACTCATTTGACTGATTTTGATTGTCAATACATTCAATCTCCAGATGAAAGTAATAAGAAGGATTGAGAAGAATGCAAAGACAGCGATTGCAATACATAATAGGGTAAATAAATTCATAACAAAGACTCCTTTAAATAAAAATTTATGTACGAATAGGTGGTATGTATTATGTCTTTAATGAAGAATATTATAACAAACATACTTTCCCAAAGGAAGTATGATTTCTTGACAGAGTTCTGTCACAAATGTTTTGAAGATAAAAAGGAATCTATCTTCGCATGTGAATATGCTGGAGAAGATATCAGAGTTTTCGTTGATAAGGAAGACAACATTCATATGATGATGCCTTCTGTATATAATGAAAGTGCTGTATCTGAATTCATCAGTTCTGAAAACATTTTCTCTTTCGCAAATGAATTGAATAACAAGGCTCGTTACATTGTCGAAACATGCGTACCTTGTAAAGCAATGATGAACAAACATGGACATCATCCGAAGTCCTTGCAGGTAATACTTACTCTGAATCTTGGTAAGTGTGATAAGGAATGCAATCCTTGTTGTGGAGACATTGATGAAACAGATGTTGGTAATTTCTGTTCAATGAAGGATGCATTGGTTGATGCATACAACAATTGCGAAGTCAAGGATAACTACTACAAGGATATCAATTCTATCGTTGGTCAACATTCCGGAATAGAACGTAAAGACATGATAGACAATGATTTGAGAATGAACATGCATAATCTTCAGGATGATATTTCAAAACTTGTTGATCTTGAGATGGATGACGCTCTTGACGACGATGATGTTTATCCGGATGAAGAAATCGATGATGTTGATAAAGATGTCAAACTCGAGTTCTTCTCAAAGCGTCCTAAGAAGTTGAAACCTTTCCCTGCTGATTTGATTCCGTATATCACTGTGGAAATGAATGATATAAAGGATGCAAATGATCAGGCTATGTTGTGTGGTTACACATCTTCAAAGATTGAGCTATGCGATTTCTATATAACATGCATCGATACAAATGATTCACGTTACATAGTACCTCACACTCGTCAATATCTTGTTAACTTGAATAAACAACTGAACGATTTGCTGACTCGTATTTTACAGATAAAGCCAGTCAATAGAACTGCAACAATGTGGAAAGTCAACTATCCAGATGCAACATAATAAAAGGAGGATATTATCATGAAATACAAATCTGATGAAATAAGTGAATTCATTGCTGCTATGCAGGATGAAATTATAGCCGCTTCTGATGCATATGTCAATATCGCTGACAAATACAACAAGAAGTTCAAGATTCTTGACTATACCAAGATTCTTAATTTGATTACTCAGTATATGCGTCAATACGTTACTTATCTTCATACTGAAAAGGATAAGTATAAGGATAGAATCCTTGGCTTGACTCAGGCTTTCTATGATTCATTATTCAAGAAAGAAGAGTATAAGAAGGAAGTATCTATTCAGGAATTCAAAGATGAAATAGATGCTTTCATCGATGGCACTAAGGGATTTCAGACTGTCATAAAGGAAATTGAACATCAATGTTGTTGTGATTGTGCAATGGCTAAAGAATGCGAACACATGGTGACTATTTCCGTTAATGAATATCTCAAGATTGGAAGGGTGTTCCGTACTGATTTGAATCTTTACAATTCCATTCGTAAATCAGGTTCCAAAGTTTACAACGAACCTTTCACTTCTGAACAATCTTATGTATTCTCTAATGAAGAGACTCCTTGTATGCATATTGTGAAAGGATGATGACATATGAATTTGTCAACAGCTGTAACTGATATCAAGAATGAACTCGGCTTACAAACAATTGCATTACCTTTCAAAGAACCTGTTGAAAATGTCATTCGTGACTATATGCAACGTTCAATCAGAACATGGTCACGTCTGAAACCTTGTCTGAAGGATGGCTATCAGATAAGACAGAATCTTCGTCCAGCGGGTTCTGATGGTGAGTTGTTAGGAATCTATTACATTCCTGAATTCTTATTGACCACTAAAGTATCATATGCTGATGCATATTTAGCGGAAGCATATGTGACTGATGGTAACAAATCTAATCTTAACACTTTCACAGTTGGTTCACCTTTTGTTGGATTCGGTTCATATTATCCTCAGGATATTATAAATGCACAAATGACAGGTACTGCAATAAGCAAGTACATTTCCGAAACTTCAAGATTCCCTACCAGTGAATGGTTAGGATATAATAAGGTAATGTTGCATGACTTCCCTGACAACTGTCGTATTCGATTCGTTGTTAAATGTGAACATGAATTGAATGGAGAATCAATACCTGAATCACAAGTTGAATCTTTTATGAAACTTGCAAAACTTGATGTTCAAGTCTCTCTTTATAATACTATAAAGAACATGACTGGACTTGGTTCTGGTTTTAAAGAGATCCAAATGAAAATTGAAGAGTGGTCTGGTTGTTCTGACAAACTTGATCAATTGTTGGAAAAGTGGGAAGGTAGATTCCATTTAGATGATCATGACTTGATTCAATTCTTTTAATTGATTATCCACAAAACACACGGGGTATCAACCCCGTGTGTTAATTATTAATACGAAAGGAGAGATGCTTGATGTCAATGTTTGATTTTGTGAAAAGATCAAATCAATTAATGTTCGGAGCTGCAAAAGAATCACTGACTGACTATACTCGTGATTTGTCCGAATTGGGTAATGCAGCAAATCAGGTTCGTGAGAAGTTATCTTCTGGAACACGATCTGCTCGTGATACCATGAACAATTACAAATCAACGGGTATCGTTTCTGGAATATCGAACTGGTTCTATGGTAAAGAATTCGAACTTGGTGATTCAGATGAAATGTTATTTGATAGCCACGAGTTCAATTCCGGTAATCCTGAATGGCAAGATAATGACTCAGAAGAAGCTCCTTCACCATTGACAAATTCATCTATGAAGGAACTCGTAAAAGGACAAGTTTCTTCAATGTATAAAATAGGCAGTAAACAAACAGAGGCTGGTATTGCAAATACAGCTGAGATTGTTTCTACTATGACAAAATCATCTGCAGAAATAATAGCATCTATTAACAATGTAAATTCATCCTTGATTACCATTTCAGGAAAGCTTGATAGTCTCGTTGAGGCTATAAGACCTCCTCAGCAATCTCAATCTGGTTCAAACGACGGATGGTTTGATTCTAATGGTAGATTTACTGTCAGATCAATGATGCAAGGTTTAATGAACCCGAGTAATCTGAGTGGTAATGCTGGAATGATTGGTTCTGTGGCTTCGATGTTGGCAGATCCCAATATGCGTAAAATGTTCTTGACTCCAGAGAATCTAATGTCAATGTTTGTCATGGATAATTTGAAGAAAAAGGACTTTGATGTTTTAGGCGGCCATAGTGTTGATTACTATGGAAAGAAATTCCAGACGACGATGCATAACATGATAGAAGAAACCATCGAGAAGCTTATGGAGAAAACTCCACTTGGTGATATGATGGGCAAAGAAAAATATAGAGGTAATCTTGGTAAGGTTGATAATCAATATACCAAAGAAGCCGCTGTATTTGATAAAGCTACTCGTCATTCTATCGTATCCATTATTCCTGAATATCTCAAGAAGATGACTGAAGCTATTACTGGTCAAAAGTGGAATATCAATGAGAGAGGTTATCTAACAACTAAAGAGCAAGCTAACCCATATTCTCGAATCGGAAATGTTCTACATAATGCTTCTTTGGATTATGAAGATTACAAACACTTATCAAAGATTGCTGAAGACAAAGGCTCCAAAATAAGTTCGTCTGAAATGGATGATGCACAGCGTGCATGGATTTGGGTTATTGTTCAATATGTAATCTATGACGAGGGTAGAGACAACATAACCGGAAAGGATATTCGTGACATGTTGATGTCTCCAAAATTAGATATGTATCTGGAACAAGCCGCTCAGATATATAATATTTCTTCTGGAAATAAATCCAAAAAGAAAGCAAAGAAAATCCTTAGAGATGTTCTCATGATGATATGCGAAGATCGACAATCTGCAACTTCACTGGCTGCGGCTGGTAACAAATACATGAAACAGGTTGAGCAAACGGCTCGAGATATATCTAATAATGATCCAACAGCTGGACAATATGTCGGTCAGTCATCGTTGAACTTTGATACTACACTCAATAATTTCTTATCGAATCAGAAAGAAATCAATTATGCTCGTGAAAGAGCACGTTATGAACAAAAGCAGAGAGAAGAACTTAAAATCGATGAACTTACCAAACTCAATAAGCATGCAGCAGAAGTTGAACTTAATAAAAGGATGAAAGCTTGGGAGAAAGCTAATCCATCATCCGAAAAGGAAGAAGAGGTTACTTCCAGAATCGGTCTTGGTGGTGGAAATGCCAAAGGAGGTTTTAATGATTTCATAAAAGAAATGAATCAATTCTCCAAAGGCATTTATGACATTCTCAAGAGCGGAGTTATCAATGTTAAAATTGTAACTGATGCAAATCCTCAAAACAACAATAATCAACAACGTTCAAAGAAAAAGCGTAGACGTCGCAAGAAGAAGACAAATAACAAAGGTTCTTCTGATGATAGTGGTGGTGACGCTGACGTCATAGAAGATGACGATGTCGTTGAAGAGGAAGAAACAACTTCCTCGACAATAGATGGTATAGCATCTATTGTTCAAGCAAGAAATGAAGCAAATCCAATTCAGACATTTACAAACAACTTCGTTTCTGATGTTAAATCCAACGGTCTTGTTTCTACTGTTAAGAATAGACTTAACACTGGAAAAGAGATTGCAAAGGATAAATACGAAACTACTAAGAACACTTTGAAATTAGAATCTATTTCTGATAAGGTGAACGCTGAAGGTTCAAAAGTTTCAGAAATGGATAAACAAAGAGTTCAGATGGTAAACACTGCCTTACAGACTGCTATGCAGGATGGAGACGGTGTTGAGGATAAGTCCAAGATTCGTCGGTTGATTTCCAATATCGAAAATCAAGACTTGAAACAGGAAATGTCAAAAACAGCTGATTCTATTTTGACAAAGGAATCATCTGATGATGACGAAAATGGTGGAAAACCTAAGTCTTTTATTGGAAGACTCATTGGCGGTATGGGTGGAAAACTTAAGACTGCATTTTCTTTTGTTTTGAAACCTGTAACAGCTCTTCTTTCTACAATCGGAAAGGGTCTTAAGGCTTATTGGGATTGGACTAAGAAGACATGGAAGTCCGGTCTTGAAGATGGTAAACGTGGTGCTGGAAAAATAAAGAATGCTTTGTTCGGAGGAAAATCCGACAAGGGTTCTGAAGAAGGCACTGCAGAAGCATCATCTGGTGAGAAGAAATCTTCATCTGGTGGATCTATGATGGATGACATTTCATCCATAAAGAAAACTTCATCTGATCTGGGTGGTAAATCAGAAGCTACCAAGAGCGGTGTGAAAACCAGTGGAGATAAAGCCGGTACTAAATCCGATGGCGGTGGAGGTAAAGCAAAACAACTTTTGAGTGGTGGTTTTGACATAGCTTCGATGGTAATGAAACTTGTCGGACCTATTCTCGCAGGTATGGCCGGAGTCCAGATGCTTGTAAAACTTGTGCAAGGTACACTCAAGAAAATTCTTGAGCCGCTTAATAAACTCTTCAAAGCATTGTTTAAATCTTTATCGCCTATACTCGATATATTGGCTGAATCTCTAACTCCTTTCATCGAGCATGTTGTCGATACAATGGTCAATATTATAACACCATTAATGCCGATATTAAAATCGATTTTTGAGTGTGTGGGTCCGATTCTTGATATTATCACAGTAATGCTTGATTCAATAATGGTACCATTAATGGTTATATTTGACACTGTAATCGTGCCTGTACTTGATGTTGTAACCGGTTGTTTGAAGGTCGTTATCGGTACTCTTCAAATTGGTTTTGGCGTTGTTGAGGGTGTACTTGGATCCATACTTTCTGGAATTGGTACGGCAATAACATGGATATCATTGGGAGCTTCTTCAGCTGGTAGAAAAGTTAAAGACAAAGGAAACGAGATGTCTGAAAAGGGCGAAGAGATGATGTCGTCCGGTGCAGCATTATGGACAGAAGGTATGAAAGAAGCCGGTCTCGGTTTATTAAAATTAACAGGTCCGGGAATGATCGCTAATGCTCTTTCAGACGATGAAAAACCTGAGAAAGAAGAAAATGAATCCGTTCAATATCAATCAAAAGTCGAAGTTCCTGAAGGCGGTTCTGCTATGGATGGTATTGTTGGTAGTGGTGATGTTGTAAACAATTACTACTACCAGAATATGTATGGTTCAGGTAATAACACTTATAACCAGAATTCATATCATAACGGAATGAATATGTCTCAGCATGGTTGTGGTCCTATTGCGTTGGCTGATAGAGCTAATAGAATGGGTGGTGGAATTAATCCGTATTCTTTGACACAAGCTATGATGGCAAACGGAAATTATTCTCCGAATGCTGGTACAAGTGTTGCTGGAATGATTTCTACTGGTCATACACTTGGTATGAATCTCGTTCCCGGTGGTGTTACAGCTGCTTCACTCAGAGGAGCATCTCCAAACAATCCTATCACAGTCATTGGTTCCGGAATGGGCTTTGGTACTCGTTCGGGAGCTAATCACTATGTCAATGTAGTAGGTACCGATTCTGCTGGAGGAGCATACGTTTCTAATCCTATGACCGGACGAGTTGGTCGTGTTAAAGCGAATGAACTTGTTGCAAATTCTAAACTTGGACTGTATGGTTCAGGTGACGATGTTTCGTATAAGGAAGTATTTGGAGACAAGGTTGCTTCTGCATTCGGTGAGTTGACAAATATCTGGTCGAATATTTCCAACATCTTCAATTTCAAAGACAATGAAACAGTTGCCGAGAAAACTCAGAAGAAAATAGACACTGAAAAGAATAAGCGTTATATAGACAATGTTAAATCTAAATATTCTGATGAAGAATGGAATGCCAAATATAATGAACTCAAAAACAAGAATCCTATCAAAGACGGAGAGTCAAAAGAGGATTATGAATATCGATTATCCTTGCTTGTCGCTAAAGAACTTGGAAGTGAGTATAATAAAAATAACAGTATCACCACTTACAAAGACTTTGGTGAGAACTTTACTAAAGATTTCGATGAATTCATGAAAACTGTCAGAACAACTATGGATGAATCTGTACAGTCTGATGGTGGAGGTAATCAATATGGTTCTTCTGGTGGATTTTATAGTAGTTCCGGTAATGTTAAACTTGCTACAGATGGCTATACTCCAGAATTTACAGACACAAATATGTCAGAATCGGTCAATGGTCGTTATATACATTCACCAATTCATGAGTTCTTTGCAAAGATGGGTGGTCTTGATTTTGCAGAATCAAATAATAACTGGTATGGTCATTATAATGATGCACACTCAAAGGAAGGTGAAGGTTCAAACGGTAACTCGCACCAGGGTATCGATATTAACCTCGTCGGTGGTATTCGAGGAAAAACACCTGTATACGCAACAACGGACGGCGTTCTTGTAAGACATCAACCTGAAGCTTTGGCAGACGGCGGCGGTAACTATGTAGAATGGACCGATAACGATGGAATGCACCATAGAATCATGCATCTTGATCATTTCTCTGAAGAAATGGAAGCTATGAATCCAGGCGATAAGATCATTGGAGGAAAAACCCTTCTCGGTTATTATGGTTCGACAGGACATTCAACAGGTGATCACATTCACTATGATATTTCCCCAAATGGATATGGATCATCAGAATGGTATAATCCTTTGACCTACTTCAATTTCAAACCATCGGCAACAGGCGACGATTCTTCATCAATAGTTGGTGATACACCAGACGAACAGATGTGGCAGTGGCTTAGATACAAAGGCATGAAACTTCCTGAAGCATCAGTTGCTGGTATCATGGGCGTTTGGAAAGCAGAAGGCGTTCGTCCGAAGATGATCGAAGGTGCTTATTCAGAACCCGAAACTTCTCTTGCTGAACCGATATATGATGCAATTGTTGGCGATCCTGATAATAATGAAGCGGGCTTGAAACAATTATGGGATTATACACCAGAGCATGCAGCAGGAAAGAATGGTGGATATTTACCAAATTATATGTATAATGGTCATCCTTGGGCTGGTATAGGTTTAGCTCAATGGACTGCCGGAAGAGCATATAAACTATTGAAGCATGCTTGGGAAGACAGACGTAATTGGTACGAATTATTACCTCAGCTTCAATTCTTTGAGAAAGAACTTCAAACGACACATACAAAAGCCGGTAACGAACTTCTCAATGGTGAAGGACATACACCTGAGGAAATGGCTGAGATGTTCTGGACTGATTTCGAAGGATTTACGTGGGGACCTGAATCTGCATATGAAAAGAGACGACAGAACGCAAGAAATGTATATGAACAATTCAAAGGTGTTTCTGAAATTAATCCTTCAAACTTTGGATCTATCAATTCAAACTGGGATGCATATAAGGCTGGTAAGATAACATATGAACAATATCTTGCAAGTGGCGGAACTCCAATCGAAGGTCCAAAAGGTGAAAAGCTTACTAAAGACGGTCCGATATGGGTTGGTAATACTTCATTCAAGAATATTGCGGAATATGTTGAATGGAAGAAGAAACAGGAAGCACAAGCTGATTATAATAGTTTCTATATTAATAATCTGAAAAAGAAATATGATAAGCCTACTCCTGATGGAAGCAATTATCGAGGTTATCCTAATATTGTTCTTCAAGATTATAAGAGAGCTGTTTTGACACCTTGGTCAGCTTACCTTGATCCGGATAGAAACGGTGTAAATGGCCTTTACATATCTCACAATGGTGCTGAAAAGGTTCCTCATTTCGATAAGAACAAACCTGCTGATATCTATTCCGATATTAGAGAGAATGGTATGTTTGCTAACAATACAGAGGCTTTCCAATCGGCTGTTGAAGACATTATAGATTCTGACCCATCACTCGGTAATGTAAAGACATATTTGGAGTATGTTAAAAATTCAAGCAACTTGCCAACGACCCAAGGAGGAAAAGCTACTCCTTCTCAAACAAAAACAGACCATATGAATATGCTGTATGACTATGCATTGGATAAACTTATTGGAAGAGAAAATCCTGGTTATGTTCTTAAAGATGGAAATAAGGTAATACTTGATCACATGAGTATGAAGAATAAATTCTCAGATTTAAAATATTCTTCACCTGTTCCAATCGGATTCCAATCATATATTGGAATACATGGAAATGATTATGATGTCAAAGCCTTAAACGAATATTACAAAGGCGCTGATTCTGATGCTAAGGCACACATGACATCGATACCAGCGATCTTCACTACCAAGGGTGTTCAAGGTATGAAGAAACTTCGTGATGCATATGGTTCTGGTGACGAGATTGCAACTGACATTGTTGACATTCCACCAATTGATTATTCTAAATTCACTGATGAAGATTGGAATAATACTATCTGGAATTCAATGAGTAATCAAACTCCTACTCAGCAATATGTTCAGACAGAAGATACAGCAAAGAATGATCAGATTGACAGAATACTTGCAAACGAGTTTAAGACATCAGACAAACGTACTCATGATCTTCTCGAGAAAATCTGTGATTATCTCGAAAAAGAAAAAGAAGAAAGGCAGGGTAAACCTGATCCGAATTCTCCTAATTCTACACCACAAGGATCACAGGATATGTTTGAAAACGAAATACCAAACTCGGTATATCGTTTGGCTCGTGGCTAATCAACAATATGCAGAGAGATACCCCGCCGTATGGCGGGGTATTATTTGCATACATCCATTGCAATTTTCATTATATGTCCAAATAGATACATATTTTCCAATTTATATTTACCACTCTTTCCGAATGGAATATAATAATACTCAGCAAGTTTGTCTCGCAGATATTGCTGTTGGAAATGATTCAAATAATAGAACACCTCACTGGTTGGTTCATAACTTTCCAGCATAGAAAATACCTTCATCAAATATTTATGGATTCCAAACCTGTGAGCAGACAGCATATCCTTAGGGATTCCCTTATAGTCAAGGACCCCATCGGTGCTATAAAACATCTCAATTTTGCCGTACTTGATGTACGAATCATAACTGTTCCTATGTGAGAATAAAACACCATCTATATCACACTTTATTTCGGAATGATGTTTCTTGGTTATGAAGAATAAAGAATCAGAATGACACGCAATAACGTCATTGACATCTATTCCATTTTCTTCAAGAAACTGTTTTCTCAGTTTTAATTCATAAGACAGGAATGCATTTGAGAATTCTTTATCATCTCTTTGTTTCTTTCCTATTTGAACAACTCTTTCTTGTTTTGGTAAGAGTTTCAAATGTTCAATGAATTCTTTTGGTAACAGTTTATATCTTTCTGATATTGCCAATGATGCTGATATCATATCAAACTCATATATTTGTTTATGAAACGAATGAGTTATGTCATCATTGATATACAATAATTTTTCAAATATGTCCATTGACATTTCTCCTTTGAACATAATGAATTGAATGTGTGCGGGTTGCCCCGCACACACCCGTTGTTTCATTACTTCTTGAATGCGTCTCTGTTTGACTCGAGCTTGAACTCCTTGTGAGCAGCTGTTGTAGAAGTGTAAGTCTCGCCCTTTCTGGAGCCCATCTGAATGATACCAGTGTGAGTCTTCTCCTCAACATCTTCAAGCTTGATTGTTGCAGGACAGCTCTTTGCATCAACTGCGGGAAGCTTGAATGCTCTGTCTTCATCCTTTACATAGTTTGCAACAAGGTCGGGAACCTTGGACAGAGTTGCAGACATGTCGAAGTCGTCGATAGTATCAACTACATCGATCTCCTGCTTTGACGGATAACCTGCACGTGCGATAGCCTTCTTGAGATCAGTCTTGAAAGCTGTCTTGAGATCACCCTTGTTGATCTGCTCATTGCCATACTTGACGAATGCTGATAATGATGCTACTTTTGCCATTGTTAATTACCTCCATTTTGGAATTTGTTTTTATTTTCAATTGTATGTTACAATTGAATTACGTTTTGTTATTTGTCTATGTATCTTTTATGCTTTAATAACACATTCAGACACACCGACGGTTTTGTTTAGATCTTCTTCCGTAATATGGTTTCCAGTTTCCGTATTGATAATCGTATAACCCTTTTTCAAAAACTTACGGATTTGATCTTCAGTTGCAGTAGGTAACGAACCAATTAGATCGTTATCTTTGTCTGTGATCTTGATGCTGTACTCCATTTTGTTCCCTCCATTCTTAGATTGTTGGATTTGTTCTTAATTATGTATGGCATGAACATAATTAAATATTAAGTATATAATACTCGTAGGTGTTCACAGCATCTTTTATATCAATAGAATGATATAAATACATATTAAATATTTCCCCCGGATATTCCGGGGGAAATAAATAACATAAATTATTCTTTCAAATTCATTTCTTTATCAATCAGAGCTTTTCCTTCTTCAGCAGATTTACAAATCTTCTTTAAAGAATATGAAGTTCCGGTTATTTGTGAACGAAAGTTTCTGTCGATGTCTTGTTTGCATGCATTCCAAGACAGATTCAAATGACGTTTTGCTTCTGCTAACTCTTCCTCAAGAGCTTCTATCTTTGCCAAGGTTCTTGCATACAGTTCATAGTTATTCATAAAAGATTTCCTCCTTATAGAATATTGATTACGATATTATCATCTTCAAGAATGAATAACTCAGGAACGAATCTCTCGAGTTCTTGTTTCGGAAAGTCTTCTATCTTCTTCCAACATTGAACAATCGATTGGGTATTCGCATCCATGTAGTTTCCATTAGAAGCTGATTTCTCATTAGTATACCAACCTTTGAATTTCATATACTCAACATTTGCATGAGATTCCATTTGTTGAATTACATGCGAAATGTAAATGTTATTGTTTGAACTGAGTATATCTGTAGCAGTATGAATCTTTGTCAAACGATTGAAATATTCTTTTACAATTGTTCGAAGTTCATTGATTGTGTTTGTCTTAAGATTCAGATTATACAACTTGACATCGAATTCAATTTGAATATTGAGATCTGGCCAGAATATAGGAAGTGGCAATTGCTGATTGATACCTGCTGTGTATGAATGAGGTTTTCCATATGTTGCAATCAACTTACAATCCAGATAGTTATTACCTTCCAATCTCTCAAAGATTACCGGTTCGATAGCTGTATGAACCTGAGTAAATGCAGAAACGAATTCAGCAAACTCATCGTTCATCATGAGAGAATATTCGGTTAATGGGAACAATTGAATTTCCACACCACCATTTACGTTGGTTGATCTGAAAGCATTGTTCAGATTTATATCGTATGAATACAGAGCAGTCCAAATAGATTCCCAATCGATATCATTTCCATCGACTGAATCTACAATCGGCTGTAAGCCAATATCGATAGTATTCCTCAATGCAATAGGAACTGGCTTTCCTACATAATCATCTGATTCATATCTATTAAAGAAATTATTAAGAATGCCAATCAGTTCTGCTGCAATCGTTTTATAAGATGTGAATGGTAATGAGAATTCTCCAGAAGGAACAACGATATTCATCATTCTGTTATAAGCGTACTTTGTAACAGTGTAAAGATTCAACTCATTAGGATTGTAATCATCAATTGTCTTCATGTTGTTATACAGGGATTTCTGATTTTCAGTTGGTTTTGAAGATTCTCCGAAGTTAACAACTGAACGCATTTCCTTCATTTCCTGTACAAGTGACAAGTTATCGATTGTGTATTCATCAACAAGACGGAATCCTTGAAGAGAAGGTATGTTACTATAATCAGATGCTCTACCAGGATCGACAGACCTGAAGAAGATTGAAAGTTTCAATTCAGTATCTGTTGCATCAAGAGAAACGTTTGTACCAGGAGTTGTTGGAGTCCAGCTACCACCACCGTATTCAGTAGATGCTATCTTTACCATATTATCAACATCAACCATTTCTGTCAATGGTTGCATAATGGTTTCAAATCTGATGGTACCATCATCCTCATTTGATACTGGTTCCATTTCGATGAAACCTGTTTCGGAACCATTGAGATATGCGTGAAGTACAACTCGCATATTGTTATCTTCAACAGGTAATGAATTCGTTGTAACATATACAAATGCTGTATTTGTAGGAATCAGATTGAAAGGAATTTTGTAATATGCTATAGCACCTGCATCAGGCAAAGGTTTCATTTCAGCATACAGAACAATTGCTCCATCTCCCAAATTAGCAAGATTGAATTCATACTGTCCATTCTCATATGTTGGCGTATAAGGAGTATAAACACCAGCCGCGTTCTTAATGGTAATCTGCTTAACTGGACGACCATCCTCGTATTCAATATTTATATAGACATTCGTGAATGGTGTTCCTAAACGATAGAGTTGTGATTCTGAGAACTTGCTGTCGGGATATTCAGATGCAAGTGATACAGTCATCTTCTTAATTAATCCAACAGGAAGATTCTCATCAAGTCTGAGTTCATAATAATATCTGTCAGTTTTTCTGTTGAATGTTAACAGATCAACGCTTGGATCAAGATCAGGATATGTTGTAATTTCAACATCACCGGTTTCGTGCACTTCATATCCATGCCATAAACCTTGTTCACCCCAGATTTCATCAGTACCAATAACTTGAAGATTTGAACCAGACATTGGTAATGCAACAGTTTTTGGGTTTGCTGATGAATTATCCTGAATCCATAAACCATCGAGAATCCAATCACCAGAACCATCGGTCTTTTGTGTCATTTTTCCAGTACATAAAAATGTATCAGCTGGCTTAAAAGGTAATGCTGAATCTTCTGAATTGAGAGGCAGCATAGGAATCTTTGGTGAATACAAATCAACTGGTTTGTTGAAATAAGCCCACATGTCTTCTGTGAAAACAGGAGGGTTTATATTTCCACGAGTATATTTTGCAAATGCTTCATTCTTATCTCCCCATCCAGAATCTGTAGGAGAAATGAAAGTTGTTAAAGCATAATAATTGTCTTTATATGTTCTCTTTATATTTGTGAGAATTGGAGTTGCATGATACAACTTTGATTCATCATCAATGTTATCATCAAGCTTTAAGTCAATGGATACTTGTGTAGAAGACAGATAGTCATTTATCCAAGGATTAAAATATCCTATTGCAAATGGTTCTTTCTGAATTCTAACACCGAATGGATTTGCAAAGATATACTTTTCATCGATATCAATAACAGTGTTTGCAGTTTCAACAATGTTATTTGTTGACGAATCAACATATGGAGTTACTGTATAATCATTTTCACCATACACCCAAATCCATCCCGGAGGAATAATGATTTCATTATCGGTTACAGTGTTATCATTATTACTATACAAGATATCATATGGAATCTTTGCATGTAAAGTATTCGTCTTATAGATTTCATTATCTGAATTCTTCAATGCTAAGAAGCCACTCCATAATCTTCCCCAAGGATCATCTCTACGTTTGAAGAAGAATGGATAAAGAACATTCTTGAAGTTGAATGTTTTGAACCATTCATCTATATCATGATCAGATGAAATAACATTTGCTGTGTTATACATCTCGATTGTTTCACGACGAACAGTTTCCATTGTTCCGATATTAGTTCCACCCATACTTCCTGAAATGATGAAAGCTGCTTTAGTTACATTTGCATTATTGGAATACTTGTTAGCATTCGTAAGAACATAAGGTTGTTCATCATCCTTGAAAGCTGTGAAATTAGCAGAATCACCATGACATGTATAAACCGTTATCTCATATGAAGAATTCAGTTCAGGTACGAAATAACGAGTACCATTCAATTGGAACATGAATCGAATGGTTTGTGAGTCATCCATTATATAGTGAATATACGGCTCATTGTCTTTTACCGTTGAATTTATCTGAAGAATATGATCAGCAGGTAAGTATTCATCTCGTGTTTGAGAAATGTATCGAACATCAAAACCACAAATATGATCAACGCAACGAATCAACTTGTCAGCATTTGGCAATCCATTAGTCATGTTATTTGTAATGATATGAACTTCACGAGTATATTCAGAAGCCTGTACGAACAAACACAACCAGATAGGACTTACTCTATACATTATATATGTTCCTTTATTCTTCGCAACTCTGTTTGATACATCTTTATTTATGTATTGAACATTCCATGTTGTCGCTTCATTCTTATTCTTTTTCTTATGATACTGAATAAGAATATCATAATCGAGAGAATAAACAGAACCGTTTGAAAGATTGAACTTTGTATCTTTATCAAGAACGAATTCCATTATGCTCGAATCAGCATCGTTCGGAGTTGCATTATTATACAAATCTTCAATCTTCAATTCGAGTAAGAAGTTACAAGCTGATGGAGTGGCGAAAGCATATCCTAAATCAAATATTGCAGCTTCTGCATATACTGAATCAGGAAGTACTGCTTTTGTTATGAAATTCTCATTCAAGTAAAAAGCAGAAGTAAATGCCATATCCTGCATTGCTTGTGACATTGTTTCGTTCATCATACCGAGAGAACCGGTATTCAAAACATTAATTGGTATATCTTTGAACACCTTGGGTGCCAATACATATTGTATGTATTGTTTTATATTGGCATCATCTGAATAGTTGTTCAAGATGGTAACATCTGCCATGTATATCAATCCTTTCATCAAATAAATATAATGTTGTTATATCCGTGGCAGAACGCCACGGTAATCTTTTGATGCAATTACAAAGGTTATTTTTGCGTCTGAATAGATAGTACATTATACAGAAAGGAAGATTAAAAGATGGCAACATCAAATGAAAAACAAGTACAACTCAAACGTGAAACGTTATTAAACGATGAAGCTGTACTTGAAGAAGTATTTCCAAAAACCATGACCGACGCTGTCATTGATACAAACAGTGGCCTCAAGTTGTCTGAAGTTATTGATACCATACTCACTGCAATAAATAATAAAGTGTCAAGAAATGTTAACTCTGTCAATGGACGCTCGGGAGTTGTATTACTGGATGCTTCAGATGTGGGACTTGGAAACGTTGATAACGTTTCAACAGCGGACATCAAAGCATGGATCATCAATTATGTAGCCGATCAATTTCATGGTAAACGATTGATACTTAAAGATTACTTTTCGGAGATTCAGCCACTCATCAATTCCAAAAATGATAAGTATGACGGTGTACCTTTCGTTTGTGAGCATTTAGATGAATCCAATCCCAATGACCAAACGATGGTAATTGGATGCATCTATAAAGAAAGTGACCGATTAGTTGAAGAACACAAAGCCTTTGATTTCGGAGGTGGTACTGGAGTAGGTCGTATAGAGTATGATCAGAATAATCAGCCGCTTGGCGAATACTTTAATATCTACAGCGGACCCAATCGAAATCAAGCTTTAGGACTTTATTCAACTGCCAAAGGAAATGGTAATACAACATCCGGTGAGTCATCAATGGTCATTGGTAGATCAAATAGAATTGGATCAACGGGTGCAGCTACTTTTGTTTCCGGAACTCAAAACACCGTAAATGGATATGAATCAGGAATTGTTTTTGGATCAAACAACACTGTTGCTGGCGGACATCAATCGATAATGGGTGGTTATGATAATGAAGATACCAGTAATGGTGACAATAATATCATATCTGGTACTTCGAATAAATTAATACGAGTTAACCCTGAGAATGATCCTTCATCATGTAATATAATCACTGGAAAAAACAATATTTGTGATAGTGTAGATTTTTCAATCATATCTGGACAAAGAAATGAAGTTAGGTCAAATGGATCCTCAGATGAACGGTTCGCAATATCATCATGCATAACAGGTGCCCATAATACAATTTTCCAATCATTCAATAATTTGGTTTCGGGTTATAAAAATGACATAGATACAAGCTCGGACGGTTTTGTGTGTGGTGATCTCAATAAATGTTCTGACTGTCAAATGAGTTACATTGGTGGAGATCGCAATACAGCTCTTGATACAGATAAATCATTTGTTGGAGGAGAACAAACAGTTTCTACTGCTGTAAACAATGGCTTTGTATTAGGCTATAAAGTTGAAGGTCATGGAGACAATGTATTTATTATCGGAACATCTTCAAATGGTTTCAATCCAGAAACTCTCCCTGATGGTTCTGTCAGATACAATGGCATTGGAAATATGACCGTTCGTGAAATGATCATTACTCACAAAGATACTCCGTTCTCAATCGCATATGGTGCAAATTCCTTTGTTGCAGGAAAAGATAATCTTGGTCTTGGCACAGGTTCTTTTACAATCGGCGAAAAGAACATCAACCAATCAGAGACATCGTTTGTTTGTGGTAAGAATAACAGAACATATGATGCAGAAGGCATCGTAGTGATGGGTACTAACAATGACATTTGTGGCAAATGGTCGCAAGGAAGTGGTATTAGAAATTGTACTTCTGGACATGTTGCAACTGTATTGGGTGCGTTTAATAATGCGGAGAATTATACAACAGCCGTTGGTATAGGTTCCTCTGCTGAATATGATTTTCCAAACAGCAAAGATGATAGTTATTCTGATCTCGATTTATATTTCCCATCGGCAATAGATATTGAACATTCTGAAGCTCAAACTCCGCAGAGTTATATAATCAGAGAAGAAACTTATATCGAGCTTCCTCTTCCTCTAATATTCAGCCCTATTCGGGTTAGAAACATGATTATCCGTATTGAATATGCAGGTAATGTGTGGGCACAAAATGCGTTGACCGAAAAATACATTGATCAAACTCAATCATCAGAGTTTATGCTGTGGAAATATGACCGAAAAGTTTTGTATATTTCACGAAAAGCTCTGAACGAACAATTCGGATTTGTGCACTCTCATGAACAAAGTGCCGAAGATCTCGACTTGGAAGTTGTTGATTTGAGAGATGCAAACATATCAGTGCGCTTGACAGTTGATCCAAATCCTGCTGAGAAGATAGGTAGACATGCTTTCAAAGTTGGTAATGGTCCTTTTGCTGATGCAATATACCGTGATGCTGCTTGGAGAGCGAATGCTTTCGAAGTACACTGGGATGGTACAACATTAACGCAAAAGGATATTCAGCTCAGATATAAGGCTAATCCAAACACTTCGGATCCGCCTGTTAATATATCTTTTAAGAAAGTAATAGACGCACTTATATCAAGCGGAGCAATAAATCTTAATAATATTTTAGCTTAAAAGGAGGAATAATTAATTATGAAAATTAAAGATAATGCGTACGGTCTGCATGGACATGTACAGGTATTCGTCAGAAATAGGAAAACTGGCAAGAAGACATTGTGGAGTGAATCTGATAACGTGATTACAATTTCAGGTTATCAGAATATTCTTCTTCGTTCATTCGGTTTGAGATTGGACTCAATCCACAAGGCTCCATATATCGATGGTAACATTGGTAAAGATACAAATCTTATTACACCCGATCTGAATGATACTATGGGAATCGGTGAAGTTCCTGCTAATTATACAACTATGAGTGAAGAGTTCTCTTCTTCTCATATCATTCAGGGGTTCATGGTTGGTAATGGCGGTGCTGGTGAGGATAACATCACCACAAAGAATACCAATTATTCTTTCATCAATCTCAGACGTCCTATTCCATTCCGTCAGACAACTACAGTTCTTCCTTCAAGTGTCGCTGGTCAATATCTCGGTGTGTATAATAAGTCTACAGCTGAGGAAGAGATGGGATACGCTAAATCATACTTCATCAAGAAATTTGATGATACTCCTCACATCTATCACACATGGTGGGAAGAAGGTCAGAAGTGGTCTTATGTAGATCCTATTTCTCAGGATAATCTTGGACCCAATCAGTCATCCGCTCCAAAGACAAACAGAATTGCATCATATGTAGAATGTGAGATGTCAATCTCTCCTGAGGATTGTATTGACTATTTCTCCCATGCCGGTAGTACACAGACTCCGGTTATCAATGAAATCGGTCTCGTTGCATTTGATGCAGAACCTGGTATGCGTTCTGTATTCGAGTCTGCTTACAGAAACTATATCAGAGAATTTATAGAAGTTCTGTATAGCAAAGATGAGTCTGCTGATACTCTTGAAAGACTTGTAGGAATAGCTCTTACAATCTATCAGATTCTCGTTAACAACGGGGAAGTTGATATCACATCATTTGGAAATACTCATATCAATGCATTCGTTGATGTTATTTCCGAAATTCAGAGAATAGAAGATCCTTCTACAATCACTCATTCACAGCTCGTTGGTTGGATGGATGCTTTAAGTAGTTCTGAAAATATCAATGTAGAAGCATACTACAATCAGAACGGTACATATGTTTATGAGACTGATGAGTTCTTGAATTGTCTCCATGACAGTGTTTTTGATACACTGACAAATGATGAGGCTCAGAGAATTAAGCTCATTACATATTATACATTCAATTCAATCCCTCTCAGTGATGAAGTAGATATTCTCATCAATTACAGAATCTACACAAACTGATGACAGGAGGACACAATGAAAGAAGAATGCAATGTTGGACTCGAAAATGAGAAGAACTATACGGAACTGCTGAAAACGTTAAACAACTCCAAACTCAATGAGCTTGGGGTTGCTATACGTACATATCGCAAGGGTATAAAGTGGAAGAGTGTTTCTTTCACAATACCAACAGCTCCAGTTCCTTCTCATAGACCTCGATTGTCAAATAACAGAATATATGTTCCTGGTGCTGCTAAGAATGCAACATTTTTCAATAGGTATGTATTACCGACTTTGCAAGGTTTGATGATATCAACTCCTTGCAAAGTTGATGCAAGATTTTACACAAAGACCCCTTCGTCCTTTAGCAAAATTCAAACGCTTTTAGCGGAGTTGGGTTTTATACGTCCATGGGGTAGAAACGGAGATGTTGATAATTTTTCTAAAACCGTACTGGATCAAATACAACCAAACGAGAAGAGAGGACATGTTGGAATATTAAAAGATGATGCTCTCGTATTCGAAATGAATTCAAGAAAATTTTATTCAGTTACACCACGTACAGAAGTAACAATAACTTTCATGGATTCAATTCCTAAGCCCTTGTTACATATACTGAGACTTGACAAATAATGAGGAGAACACATTATTTATTAACCTAATCAAAATTAAATCGAAAGGAATGAAATTTCAATGGCAAAAAAGGCATATGATAAGGATAAACTTTTTTCCATTCCGAGAACGCCGGAGGATAAAGAAGCCTTTAATAAAGAGCTTAAAGATTTCGAGAAAAAGTATGGCAAGGTACTTTCCACCGGTACTGAATTATTCGGTAAACTGAAATATGGTAAAAACAAATCAATTGTTCAGAATGCTAAAAAGAACATCTTCGAGTTCCCTGTGTTCGTAGCATCTTCTGTACCTCTCACTTATGCAACAGCAACAGCAACTCTTCTTGAACAGATGTATGCATCGTTTGTTCAGATGACTCTGTCTCAGACACCGGTTGTAGATGCAAAGGATATTGCAAGAGGAGAGAAGAGTGGATTGGATCCCTTCAGATATCTCAGATCTACTGATGTCAACGACTTCCTCGAAAGTTATGAACTTGAATTCCAGAAGGATTCTGTTCACAATATCATTGTAAATGAGCAGACCGGAAATACTTTTGATTTCCAGCTTGTTACATATTCTAACAATGATGCTGAATTAATTCTCGAAGCAGTTGAGAATATGAATATTGATCATTATTCTCACTTCTTTACCGAAGCTGCTGGTGAACTGACCGAACAGGAAAAGAAAGATCTTGAGGCGGCTGATGCAGCGGCTGCTGCAGCCGGCGCGGAGTATGACAAGAAGAAAGAAGAACAATACAAAGATAATGAAGAAGAACGTAAACAGGCTAAGGCTGCATATGATAAACAGAAATCCCGTGATGATCATTTAAAGTTTTCAATGGATATGTCCAAGAATCTGTTTGATGTTCCTCCTAAGATGCTTAAGGAAGGCGAAATCAATAAGCTGAATACTATGAAGCCTCTTATGATGGAAGCCCATTTTGGTGCTTACACACTAAACGACGATAAGGACATAAAATCTATTGAACAGACTTCGATGATTATCGGTGTTCGTTCTTACTGCAGACTTGTTAACTCTGAAGATCTTCCGGAGATGGCAAGGTACTCTGATTCAAAGAACATTCTCATGAAGCGTGCTAAGTATCGTGCTGGCGAGATGAAGTATTGGTCTGACTTCAAGTTCGATATTAAGGGTAAGAAGAATGATGTTTATGAGAACATTACTTCACCTGAAAAGAAATGGTATAAGAGACTCCATCAGCTTGCTCATATGAGAGATGATGCTATCGCTCCTCTCGTTGCAAAGAGTGGTGTATTGGGAGCACTCAATACTATTTCAAAGGCTTCCAATGGAATGATTCCGAACTGTTCTCTTGTTATCTCACAGGCTGATGTTGACTACATCAAGGCAGTTACTTCAAAGGATGGAAGAACTGGAATCAATCTTCTTAGTCCTTCCGCAGCAAGAAAGCTTTGTCGTGACATGTTCCTGATCTGTCTCGTTGTTATTGATCCTGATAGAGAGTCGGTAAAGATGTTTATTCCTGATCTCAACTCTGATTGGGAAGTTCAGTCTATCGATGCAATCAATCGTCAGATTTCAACAATGAATGCTGCTGGTATCAAGTCCAACGAAATATTCAAGGCACTTGCACGCTAAACAAAAGAGAGGTGATATTAAATGGCTAAAAAGGTAACAGCTGATGCTGCAGAAAAACAAATGATCGAACTCATGTTAGCATCTCTTGATAAGATATATTCTGATAAAACATCAGAAGAGTATAAGACAAAAGGAGATATAACAAAGCTTCGCATCTATAAAGATCTTGACAGAATGATTACTGATCTCAAGACTCTTAAGAAGTTTCCTGGTCAGTATGCAAAGGATATTCGTACAACATTCGATGAGCTTCATCGTCCTATATGGAAATCAAATGTTGAGAAGTATATCAGACAGCCTAATGAGGAGAACGCTTTGTATACCGCTGTCTACACAGTCGGTGTTCGTGTAACTATCGATGAAGTTTCACGTATCTATTCTTCAACAAAAGCAACTGTTGATGGCGGTTTGGAATTCAATCCTGACAAGCTCATGAAGAGAAACGACCTTCGTCCTTTCTTCGCTAACTTCAACCGGTCTCTTGAGAAGTACATCGATGACTACATTAAGAAGCATGGTTCTGAAGTGACACAGGAAGCTCTTATTCCTGTGGCTGTGAAAAACTTCTTTTCAAAGACTCTTGGAAAATGGATCGGTCGTGAAATCATAACTAATACTATAGGCATTTTCAAGAGAGCTTTCCACAGTATCAGAAATCTCAATCCTATGACACTTGCAAATGCTTTCCTCATTCGTAAGTATGAGAATATCGAGAATGCTTTCAATGCAACACTCGCAAACTATCAGGCTACCAAGGAAGCATATGAAGAGTATATGAGACTTCCTACAGCAAAAAGAAATCCTGCAGTAATTGCTAAGTATGAGAAGAACTTGAAGAATCTTCAGAACAGCATCGACAACCAGTGGGCTAAGATTGAACATTTCAATCAGCGTGCTAAAGAAGATGCTGAAGAGAAAGCTGAGAATACAGAAGTTCCAGATGAAGCACCAAATCAATCTTCTTCAAGCAATGACAATTCATCATCTTCCGATAATGATGGATTTGATTTCTAAAAAAGAAATACATTATTTTATCCCCCGGGTTACCCGGGGGATTTGTAATGTATTTTTGGGAAAAACAATACACCCACATGACGCCTGATTCATGGGATGTATTGCTTTTGAAAGGAAAGCATAAAAATGCCTGTGGTAACGATCGCCATACACAATGCTCGTTTACTCATTGCTGAACGGATTAGCAAAGGTTCATGTAAAAATGTCTTAAAACCATGAGCCTTCAATTCACCAATGGAACGAATGGCGAAAGTTACCGTTGGTTGGGGCAATGGGATTCGAACCCATGATGACGGTGTCAAAGACCGCTACCTTCACCACTTGGTCATGCCCCAATAGGATAGCACCGACACGATTATTACCGTGCCGGTGCCGTTTAAGGTAGGAGGTTCATTCCCAGAGCATGAACTGGGTTATGAACATAATTTGAGAATCTATAAAAAGTCGATTCTCGTTAAATGAAATAATGTGATCGTAGAACACGTCCAAAATATAGGAAAGTATCATCATAAAAAGGAGACATTACAATGATACATACTTGTGTAATTAAAAGAAGTTAAATAATGCATCGGTTATAAAACCAAATAGATTGAATTCTTCTCTAAAGTTACTTCGTTCTGTGTTATCATTTGAATCATATGACTCAAAGAATGAATCATTCTTTTCCATCCATTCTTCGCCCATTGATTCTTTGAATATAGATTCATTTTCGTTAGATTGCTTCATAGTTAAATACCTCTCTTATGCATTGTTATTGTGGATACGATGCTCTCATATCCACAATAAAGATATACATATATAAAAGGAAATATTTTTCTATGATTACAAAAGTTCGATGAGATTCAGACCTTTTACCGAAAGTTGAGATAGTGAATCTATATCATATTTATCAACCATCTTCTCTTGAACTTTGTGACGAAGTGATGGTGATACCAGATTCAAATGAGATTGAATATCGATGAGTGTGAATGATTTCTTTATATAATCATGCATTGTAGGTGGAATAACTCTCAATACAGAATCAACTGATTTTGGATTGATTGGAATTTCCCTACGTTCAACTCCTCTAAGAATATCAGTAGATAACTTTGAGATTCCAGCATTTACAACTCCAATCAAACCACGATTGAAATCACCAATGATTGCATTCAATACTGCATAGAATACTGAAGACTTACAGAACTCAGCCATTACCTCTTCATTGATATGAGTAATAGCTTGTGTTATCATTATTGGATCTGCAAGTTGCTGAATACCAGTATGAATGTATCGAGTATATATTACTTTCGTATCTGGCTCGAACATATACTGAGTATACAGAGGACTTCCAGAAACAATGATTCGTCGTCTGGGAGTCTCTGTAATTGAACGAATAATTTCAGGTACGATATATGCATCCATTCGTTGACAATGGATCAAATATGAGTTTGGAACAAAGTTGAGTATCTTTTCAATGATTTTCAAACATTCATTCCAGTAATAAGTTATCTGTTTATATCTATCTTCATTATATTTGTTTTGCCATGGTACCAGATATGTTTTCTGGATTTCTCTTTCTGGTGCACACATAAGTTCGAACTTATTGCATATCAGAAAGATTCTTGAATTCTCTCTACGACGCATATAGTTCTTCCAGTGCAATAATGTAGTAAGGATAGTTTCAGCCATATCACTTTCTACACCTTCTGAGAATGGAAGTTCTGTCATGTATTTCTTACTACCTGCAGCGGCGGTAAACAATGTGTCCAAATCAATGAACACATCGAAACCTCCATTCCATTCATCAAGGAATTCTTCACCAAGTATAGCATTGATAGTTTTGTATTTAACTTTCAATGAACCTGATAATCTTCCCATTGAATATTTCATATCCATAAATTATCACCTTCCTTGATTATAACATTTCTTCACCCAGCATGTAATCGATAAACGAACGAGGACCAACTGTCTTGATGTTCTCACGAGTTTCTGCAATTGATTGCATGAGTTGAGCCTTTGTATGTTCAGAAGCAAGACCTGTTGCAACGCTCTCTGAATTCTGCAATGCGAGTTTCAGATTCAGCATCTGATACAATGGATCCGGTTTTCTCCAATCAGGACGAAGCATTCTGTTCTCACGAGCACGAATATGATTTGATATCATAATCTCTCCATGTACCGAAGGAAGCGGAATTGTTTCAACAAACAGATCATTCAAATCATTTACAACATCCTCAATCTTATCATATGAAGACATTCTATTCTCGAACAGCTGTAAGATAGCCATGTAGTTTGCTGTCATCATGATATTGATCGGAATTACATCACACAGCGGTTTTCCGGAATTAACAACTGCAGATGATGAAATCTTGTAGTAACGATTATCATCATCTTCATACATTTTGGATACATCAAGGAATGAATCATCAAGGTGTAACGATGCATAATTCGAAATTCGTACATGAAGCATCTTCTTAGTTACGTACAAATCAAGATACTCAGAAATGTTTTCTGTGTAATTATCCTTGATGAATATGTCGAATCTCTTCTCTTCATCTGCAACAAACAGTTCAGAGTTTTCGAGGTTGAAGTAATCCTTACCCTCACCTTCGATATTTATCATCTCAGCATCAGTCTTCAGAAGATGCTTAGCTGACAAAATATTCTGAGAAACACGAGATGTACAGATTTCTGTTGTATAGATAAAGCCACCTTTAAGATGTCCAACCTTGAGATGTTTTGTACCATAACAAAGATGACAAACATCCTGCTTGAGGTTACATGTACATGGTGATCTGAACCAGAGTGATTGACCAATAAGATGAGTATCTGTTGACTTAAGGATTCTCTCCTTACCCATATTCTTGGATGTGTAATAGAATCTACCCTCAAACTGTTTAAAGTTCTTCTCAGTAAGTTTGATATGGATAGGATTAACAGAACCACAATCCCATACTGTAGGAGACAATGTACCATATGTCAGCATCATCAGATTGTGATTGAAGTAACCTGCCTTACCCATGTAATCCTTGTTCATCAAGTCAGGAACACGAGCTGCAATAGCTGCAATGTAAACAGCCTGCTTAGTCTTATATCCTCCAGAGAATCCGTTTCCATTTACTGTATACGGAACAATCTCTTGTCCATCAGGAGATTGACAAAGATGAATATACAGTTCTTCCATCTGTTTTGGTTTCAGAATCTTGATATACTTATTACATTTGAAGAAAGGATTGTTTCGTTCAGTCATAATCTTTTCAAGTTCCTGATACTTCTCTTTGTTCTTTGCAACAATCTCAGCGGTCTGCATTGATTGAGGATATGTTGTATTATTGAGATCTCTGAATTCTTTGCATTCACGATAGTGATCCAACATCAGATTCTCTGCTGTAAAGACTGGCATTACTGCTTCGCCGAATATTTTAGTATATAACTTTATATCGAGAGAAACATCTGCCATGGTATTCAACATCTCTATTTGAGAATATCCATATGATGCCAAAGTTTCAGTAATATTGTTGACGATTTCTTTACGACGTTTATCGGTTAATGCTTCGATAACTAAGAAATTATTTATATCTACGAATTCAATCCACTTGATGATTGGTCTGAGAAATGCCAATGAGAACATGAATCTGTTCAGAGGCAATGTATAAACAACTTCATCATCAACGTCACATTTGAACTGAACGGGATGTTTATGAAGATATCTACCTTTCTGATCACGGAAGCCCCAACACATAACGGCAATATCAGTTATTCGCTGTTGTAGCATAGAAAATTTGTCGCCCGGATATCTATTGAGAATGATAGTTCCACCAATCTTTTCTTCCAAGGTTTCGACATCTTCAATGGTATCCAAATATTTTAAATCTTCAAATTCCGATTCGTTGTGTTCACAATCACAGTTTAATCTTAATCTCACAGAAATCAACCTCCTATAGTTTATTTTTGAAATTAGAGTGTTAATATAAATTAGTAATTGAAGTTAAACTATTTATACGATTTAATTGTTACTCCCCGGATTAATCCGGGGAGTATAACAGTTATTAGTTATCAAGCATTTCCTTGGTGAACTCGAAGTCGTCCAATAACTTCTTTCTTCCAAGAATGTCTTGCTTTGTCTTACCCGAAATGATATCAAGTTCTTTAGCAAGAGCATATGCATCTGAAACATTGATTCTGATGAGTCTTCTTGTATTCGGATCCATCATCATTTCCTTTGTAGCGATAGCAGGATTTGAACCCAGACCTTTGTATCTGTCCTTTATTGCAGGATATCTCTTCTCTGTGAAGTTAAAGAATTCTGATAACAATGAAGCATATTCATCTCCATTGTATTTGTATTTAACAATCAGACCAAACTTCTTCTGAGCATCGATAACATATTTGAGTTCATGAATTAATGAGTCATCTATAACAACAACGAAGTCTATCAGATTATGAACGCCATAAACCTGATTGTTGGATTCATCAAATCCAATTTCCTTGAAAGTACCAGAAGCCATGTTCAACCATTTCTTCCAATGCTTTCTGAAATCTTCAACAGATTCTCCATACTTTGCAAATCCAAAAGCTATTAATTCCAATAACTCTGGATTGGAACTTCTGGAGATTGCAACTTCGTGAAGCACATTGTTATATTCAAATGCATCTGTTATCAATTCACGAGAAGTGAACTTGTCATCAACAATCTTGATGTTTCCAACGGACTCCAAGCATTTCTCAAGATATTCTGTCTTGTTTGCGATATACTGATAATTTTTCTTACCAGTTTTACCAGTTTCAATCTTATACAGAGGAGCTTCTGAAATATACAGTTTTCCTTCTGTAATGATTTCTGGCATCCATCTCCAGAAGAACAGAATAACCAGAACTCTAATCTGGAAACCATCAATATCCGCATCAGTCTGTATGATGATTCTTGAATACTTCAAGTTCTTAATATTGAATGTTGGTCCAATACCACATCCGAGAACTTTAATCAAATCTCTCCATATACGTGATTGAAGAACTCTATCAAGACTTTCGCTCCAAGCATTCAGAGGTTTACCCTGCAACAGATATATTGCCTGGGTCTTTGGATCTCTGGCTGTACGAACACCACCTGATGCTGATTTTCCCTCACAAAGAGATATCTCGATAATGCGTTTATCATTCGATGAACACGAAATAAAGTTAGCAGGTTTCTCCCATGACTTGATAGCTTTGGTTTCCTTTGAAACATTTCGAGCTTGCTCTCCAGCTTTACGAACTCGATTGTTCTGAATAACTATTTCAACTAAATCATTGATATGAGAAGGATGAGCGCATATCTCTTCATATACAGCTTTCTCGATAGCATGTAACAGAGGACGAGGGAACACATAACTCTTTTCCTGCGAATTGAATATGTTAGCACAGTCAGTTTCACACTTAAGAACTACCTGAAGATGTGAGAGAACATCCTTCTTTAAATCATCATCTTTCAAAGCCGGTTTCTTCTGAATAACCTTCTCTGTCAGATATTGAGTTAATCCATTGATAAGTCCATTCATATGCATTCCATTGTTGAATGTTGAAATCATATTCATCCAAGACTTACGAACATCTTCACCCTTATAATCAGCCGAAGTATATACAATACTTGCTGTCAGATTGAATGATCTATTATACGGAACCTCTCGTACAATTTCAATCAACTTTCCAGAACACGAAATATCATATGGAATACAAAGAGTATTGGCTGTTGTAATACCAGCCTCATCAAAATAGTCATATAGTCTTTTATGTTCAACGGAATATTTCTTACCACGAACTGAATAGTCGAAATTTATCTTCGGAGATAAGGTGTATCTGAAACTTGTGACCCAATCAACGAGAGTATCCACAGGAATCTTATCGGTTCCGAGTATTTGTTTGGAAGGTTTGAATTCTGTATACATTCCATGGTCGTCACCTGTATACTTCTCAAGATTCTCTTCAACAAGTTTTCCTTCTTTGTAGACAAGAGTCAATCTCTTCTTTTCCTGAGGACGTGTTGAAACTAACTTCAGATGAGATGACAATGCTGCTGATATTGTTGTACCTGCACCATTTTCACCAGCTGACATGATACCTTCTTTTCTTATAATATTTGAACCTGCGTTCAAAGTCTCAAATATTTTTCGAAGATCTTTTGTGGCAATACCTCTACCATTATCTTTAACTGTCAGAGATGTGTCAGTTATTGATAATTCGATAGTGTTGCCAGGTGTGTCTGGTTTTATACATTCATCAAGAGAGTTTGCAACTATCTCATCACAAATGTGCTTAACACCTTCTTCTCCAACATAGCCATTATACATAGCCGGTCTATTTCTGATTTTCTCAATATCAGATTCGATGAACATCATTTCATCATCTTTATAATCAAATATACTTTTCTTATCTGCTTTCATAATTTTCTCCTTTGAATAAAATAAGTTATGTATTTTAATAGTTACTACGAGAGCATTATTATCCCTCGACACAATAAGGATATATCTCTATAATTAAAATATTTACAATCCAATAAGAGACTTATCGAGTGCAGTCTCTCGAGGGAGTGATGACCCCTCGTGTTAATGAATCCTCCATTGTTTTAATTCTTTTCTTCTTTGTGCAATACCCTCCCTTCGGGGAGGGCACCTTTCCAATTTTTTAACTTTTCATATGTATATTATTAATATGAATAGAACAGAGGATATCTATAAGGTGGAATTCCTTATGGCGGTCTATTAAGGTTTATGGATATGAAAAGCGAGTTCTATTCTCATATACCATAACGGCTCAGGATTAATAGGTCGATATATGTGTGGGGGTGAACGTAAGACGACGCATCCCATCATCCCAGGAGAGAGGGTGGAGTAAAATCTCTCCATAGTTAAAAAGAAACGCCGTTGACTTTTCAGCCGCGTTTCTTTTTTCTTTTTGTAGCGTATCCTTTGACAAATCGGTAATTTTTATTTTAAGAAAGGAGAGATCATTTAATGCGTATTTTAAGTTTATACGATATTGATCTCAATATAAAAACAAATGATTTGATGGAAGTAACAAGTTCCAGAATATATTCAGGTGGTAATACATTCAATGAGAAAGGTTTGATGTCCGAAACGATATTTGGAATCACTCCTGAAGATAGAATGTATAAATGCGGATATATTAAATTGCCTTGTCATGTGTTCAATCCAGATGTTGCTAAAACGATAATCAATCGTGGTGGAGGTATCATCAGAAAGTGTGCATATGGTGAAGTAACTTGTGATATCATCGATGGAGTACTCACTAAGAAAGAAGGAGGAAATATCTGTGGTTTCGAAGATTTGTATAAGAATTGGGAAAAGATTAATATTGAGAAAACTTTGACATCAAAGGTTGCTAACAATATTACTATTCTCACAAAGTCTCCGAAACGTTTGTTGTTCACAGATAAGGTTTTGGTACTTCCTCCAAACTTCCGTCCTATTGGTGAAAGAAATGGTAGACCGGTAAAAGCTGAGCTGAATAACATATACGGAAAAATTCTTGGTTTGAAGGATGTATCATCACACACTTCAGGCAGAGGTGTCTATCCATTATACGGAAAGATTCAGGATGCTTTAATCGAAAACTACACATACATTTCTAAATACATGGGAGGAAAGAATGGATTCTTACAGCGTCACCTGCTGGCAAAGAATACACAGATGACTCAGAGAAACGTTATTTCTGCTCCGAGGTATAATAAGAATAAGTCACCAATTGGAATTTTCAAAACAGGTTATCCATTGCATACAGTAATGGGACTGTTCCTTCCATTTGTTAAATTCCAAATGAAACAGTTTTTATCTTTTTCTAACATATCTCAAATGCATTCAAATCCCGAAGAAGTTGATGCCAGTACAATAGAGAATCTTTATGACTCTACTGAGATAGATGCATTAATTAAAATCTATGGTAAAAATCCTGGTAATAGATTCAGAAAGATGTATCTTGATGCAGAAGGAACTAAACCGATTACAATTTCTTATTTTGATAATAATAAGAAAGAAGAGGTAACACGTGAACTCACACTGACTGATGTTGTTTACATTTGTGCTAAGAGAGCTGTTGAAGATGGTAACAAACATGTTCTTCTGACACGTTATCCTATAGGAAGTTACAAGGGAACCTTCTTCTCAAAGGTACATATTTTATCGACTAACGATACGACAGATGTAACTTTCCAAGGTGATAGGATGGAATACTATCCCGTGGTCGATCCTGATAGATCACATGGAGAAGTTGCTGTTTCTTTTGCTGATACTCTAACTCCTTCCAATTCACGTCTTTCTGCAATCGGCGGAGATTATGATGGAGACACTGTTAAGTCAGTTGGCATGTGGTCAGATGAAGCTAATGAAGAAGCAGAACGACTCATGTATTCTAAGATATATTCTGTTCAACCTAATATGGATAGTATGTATGAAATTGCAAAAGGTTGTTTGAATGGTCTATATTCAGCAACGAAACGAAAAAAGAAATAAACAAAAATGGAGGATTTGTAAATGGATTTATTAAACTCTTTCAGAGACATGGGCAAGTATGATGATAGAGAGGATGAGTTTGTGCCTACCAAACCACCTTATCCTCGAGCATATACTGATCAGCCTGTCAACAATGTTGTTGAAGATTTTGAGAAGTTCAATCATTCAACAATGTACTACAATCTCGACGGATACATTTCACCTCATTCATATATGAACTGGGGTGCTAATTCTGAAATCGTTACAAGTCTTATTGAAGATTGCAAAGTACCAGCTTTCTTGGATAGACTTGATCCCAATCAGATATTCACTCCTGACATGGCAGAGCTTAGAAAACTTGCGGCTGATGAAAACAAAATCTGCAAGATGTTCGAGCGTCGTCTTATTGAAAGCTTGACTGCCCAGGGAAAGATCGGACTTGATGAACTTGATATCGAAGCTATGCAAGCATTAACAGCTGCTCGTTCTTCAATAACATCAATCAACAAAGAAAAGACAAATATCAAGGCAAAGATAGCAGATCTGAAAATCAAACAACAGTCACTCACAAATGGTTCGAATGGAAGCGGTGGCGGAAATGGTCAGAATACTTCTGCTCAGAATCCATACGCTGCTCGTAGCATTATGGATAATATCTTCGATCTCACCATGAAGGCTTCTACACCGACAACAGTCAATGTTCCCGCTCAGGATATTGATCCTGCTACATTTGATACAGATGATATCGGTGGAGATGGTGATACTACAATGACTGAGTTTGAAACTTTCAATCCGAAAACCATTGTAAGAGTAGATCCTACTGGTGACATTTCCACAGCCGAATATGTAACAGTGGATCAAAATGGAAACGAGTTAACAGATTTCCCAAATCCAAGAGTTCCAATTTCGGAAATCGACATGGATGCCAAAGAAGCAAAAAATGAAATTCGTCAAACCTTTGCAGTCGAAGTTCGAAATCCTGATATGATCGATATTGATAATGTATAATCGTTATTTGCATACCCCGGGAAACCGGGGTATGTAATATCCACATTTTTATAATTGCTGAAGGATTTTGTCCATTATAAATTGCGATTCTTTATAATATCAAATTTCCTTACTCAATTAAATTTTATTTAAGAAAGGAAGATTACAGCTATGATCGAAACTAAATATGGTCTCAAGTATCATTTTCCTCACAGCATAGTGAATATCATCGATAATAGTATGTACGCAGGCGAACTCCCTGTGATCGAAGCATCAGATCCTTCTCTGTATGCAACTATGGTCGTATCTCCTATGCCGTTCGGTGAAGATGGTGTATTCAAGACTGTAACAAGATCAGATGTTCTTAATGTTGCTTGGGGCAATTCTAAGATTACTTCTTCTGATATCAAGAGATATGGTCAGCAGATCACATATCCGATGTCATTGATTTCTCAGAATGTTCCTGTTCGTATGTTAAGAGTTACTCCCGAAGGTTCAACATATGCTTTCTCATGCATCGTTGCTCAATGGTATGTTGAAGAGAACGATGGTATGAAGCAGCTTAACATAAGATTCCTTGTACGCGACGGCAATTCTGAAGAGATCTCAAATATCTCAAATATCGAAAGATATAAGAATACTGACAGACTCTACAACAAGCTTTGTGACATTTACAATGTTACAGCTCCTGCCACCGACGAGAAGCCTTTCATCGCTTATGACGCAAGCTTCCCGTGTACAAATCAGGCACTTATGATTTGCAATATTTCTGCTGGTCGTGGTAGAAATTACAATTATATTGCCAATACAATCTCAAAGGCATCTCAGGGCAAGAACCCTCCGAATGTTCTTTACACATTCACCTCCTTCGACACCATTTCTGATTGGGAGGTTGAAGCATTTTCTTCTGCTCTCGTTGATATTAACAACACTCGCACTGACAAGGGCCCGTCCGTTGAAGATGTAATGAGTGCACGTGAGGATGGTTCGTCTCTCGTAAAGCAGTATGTCAACGATGCATGCGTTGCTGGCGTATATGCTGAATGGAGAAATATTCTCTCAGAAATCGTCATGAACAACGGAATGACTTTGAGTGAGTCTGAAAAGGATTATATCCGACAGGTTTACAATGCAACAAATGTAAACACATTCGATATACTTTTCGGCAAGTTCATTGCAACTGGTTCTGATGACCTGGTTCTTCCGAGATATAACATTATCATGGTTGATCCGAACGTTCCTATGCTGGACGAGTCTCACAGAATCACTCCGGCTCCTACAACAGAATCTCTTGAAGCTTCTCAGGCTATTGCGGCTCTTGCTGATGCTCTTAATGGTACTGCAGCTAAAAGCTTTGCAGACACTTCGCTTATAGGCATCAAGGCTAATACCAAGGCTGGCTATGTGAATATCGGTGATATATACTTCGTTGGAAACAATGCTAACCTCGTTACTGGAATTAATCAATATTCAGGTGGTATTACTTCCATAACAGTAAACCTGTTCAGAAAGTATACAGCTGCTCACACACCTGTTACCGGTGACAATATCGAAAAGGTTGCTCAGCTCAGTGGTATTTATTCACGTACCACTATAACAGATGGAAGCAATAATCCTCCTGCTCTTGCAACAAAGACCGATGTCATCTACGGTATCTATGATCCTTCCGATAACAACAGCGTGAAGTTGTACTACAAGTCGGCTGGAGATAGTCCTACCGTTTACGAATACACAGAACTTGATCTCTACATGTCTCTCGTTCTCAATTCCACTGGTAAGAGCAATTCCAATGCATATGCAAATATCATTGGTATAAAGGCACCTGATGGTGCAACTTATACAACTGCAACAAGTACATATGGTGCTTACTTCAAGATCGGTGGAACATGGCTTGATCTCTCAGGCAATGAACTTCGGGTTGTTGTTAACGGTAATAAGTATACAGGCCATGGTACTGGTGAAGAAGACAACATCATTGTTCAGGCCAATAAGCAGGTATACTCAAAGATGCCTACTAATATTGATGTTATCATGGACATCTATGGTTCTGAATATGACGTAATTCTTACACAGACAGATGACAGTGAAACTGAGCCTGCCGTACTTGACAAGCAAATCTTCAGATTCATGATTAATGGTACTCAGGGATCTATCTGGTCATTCTCTAAGGAGAATAAGGAGATTCCCGGTGATTACTATGATCAGACAGAAGATGGTGATTATCTCTATAGCAGTGCTGAATACATTCCTGAGAATGGCGGTATCAAGCTTGCTGGTGGTAGCACCGGATTCTTCGATGAATATGAAGATGGAAAGATTTCCACTGAAGTATTCAAGTGGCTCTATTCTAAGCTTCTTGTTTCTGCTTACAGAGGTCAGATCGATACAAGAATTACTTCTTCGAACAGAGTAAGTGCTAAGTATCTCTTCGATGGTGGTCACAATACTCTTATCGGTATCACAATTCTTCCGTATATGACATACCAGCTGTCTGACATTGCTCAGGCTTCTACAATCTATACAGAAGATGAAAAGATGGCAATTCTTCTCAATCCTGACATTCTTGCAGATCCTCGTATATCTTCTTCTGATGATATCGATGTTAAGACAGCGATGTACGATCTTATGATCGAAAGAGTATTCCAGAGAATCCCTGAGGTCAACAGACCTGTAGGTGATGGATACGGTCTGTCTCTCCATCTCGATGCTGGTATCTGTGATGCTCAAACAGCATTGCTTATGAACCAGACATTCTCAAAGAAGTTCACAAATGCAAATGCTTCTTGGGACATCGGTGGATATACCGAGAATGGTGTTACATACACCTACACAAAGCGTCTTGTTGACAATATGTTCACCCACATGACAACATACTCGGTTAACAAGCCTTATGCTAATGAATATACAATATTCAAGCCGCAGTCATTCTTCCCAGATGTCGATACTCAGGATTGGGAACTCCGCGAGCTCATGTACAATTCAGGCGGTAACGTTTGGATTCCTGATACTAACGGAAATCTCAAGAGATGGTCTCAGCGTACTCTCAGCAATGAGAGAACTGGAACTTCTGATCTCATTCAGGAGTCTAACCAGAGAACTCTCTCACAATTCTGTGATATTCTCCAGAGAAAGATCGACAATTCCTTGCTGGAATACAATGATGACGGTGTTATCAAGACTCTTGAGGACAACTGTAATGTTACATTCTCTCCGTGGATCGGTCAGATTGTAAAGGATCTCAGTATCAAGTTTGCAAGAGACATCAACATCGACGGCGGCGAAATTCTCGTATGTAACGTAGTATTGAAGTTCAGAGGACTCGTTCTCAGAAGTGCAATACTTGTTAACATCGAACGCAGAACAGATTAAGAAAGGAGGAAATAGGATATGGCAATTACTTCGCAATCTGGACTTCGTGAAAATACAGGTAATATCAATGATTACACAGGTATGATATCAGGCCTTGCTCCTGATATCCATACTCTGCGATCTTTGAATCCTGAAACCACGAATCGTGTTCGTATCTTCATGTATCGTGGTCCTTTCTTCTTGATGCAGTATCTTGCTGGTGACACCAAGAATGCTTATGACAATACTCTTTTCTCAACCTATAAGAAGATAATCGAGTATTGGAACATGGGCATCAACCCTCAGCGTAGCGGTGGTCAGCTCAATGCTGGTTCACTCCAGGGTGGTTTCGCTGGAAGAAATATTGCAATCCCTACTACACAGACAAGTGGTCAGAATGAAACACTTCAGATTACTGTTCCTGAGTTGGTAGGTCGTCCGATGGCAACTGTTCATAACATGTGGATCGACGGTATCTCTGACCGTATGACTGGACTTACTACATACTTCGGTCTTGTAGCTGGTTCTGGTGCAAGATCAGAGAATGGCAATACTCTTCAGAGAGTATTTAAGCCGGCAGATGGTGAGAACGATATGGCTCTTGAACCGTCACCTGCATATGAAGTTGCTGAATTCTTGATCGTTGCTCTTGACAGATCTGGTGCTCGTGTTGAAGCTGCTATGGCTGCACTTGGATGCTATCCTGCACAGCGTGTCGGTGATGAAATATTCACTCACAACTACAATGGTCAGTCCAACATTCAGCAGTTCGCACTTCAGTTCAACTGTCAGTTTGTAGAGTCTTCTTATGTAAACGACTTCGCATCAAGAGTTGTTGCTCAGCAGAGCATCTTCGGTTCTTACATGAACCTCAATCCTGGCTTCGGCGATGCTATGTTTAAGAAGAGAACCGATACATCTATCAACACTCCTCAGTTCAACTACGGCAAGCGTCCGGCTCTTGATGCTGTTCAGAGTGGTGTCGGCAACTATCCTGCCTTCAAGGCATCTCAGCAGGTTACTCAGAGAGATGGACTTCATGATCACGAGATTACTCCTTCTGATCACTCCTCTATCTACACAAGCCCGACTGAGACAGTTCCGATTGACAATCCTTACGGTACTTCTGCCGAAGGTTAATCGAACAAAAAAGAATACTTATACACCCCCGGGCAACCGGGGGTGTGTATTCTTTATATTGTTATGAAAATCTCCAATATGTAGAATTTTTCATATACAAATTTAATTGCCATATAATTATTATTGTCATATGAAAAATGAGATGATTGAACATCCAACAAAGCTTTTCCTGTTTTGGATACCATCATCTTTGATATGAATACTCCATCATCTATCAATGTCGGTTCTTTTGCTTTCTTAACATTGTTTCCATATGATATGAATTCAGATTCCAAAGCTTTCATAACAAGTTCGGGACTATTGATTGTATCCAACTCATTTTGAATTGTATCGTCTTCCGGCGATGATAGTTTGAGAATCTCTTCTTGAAATTCATCATCTGTGAATATGAATTTATATTTGAAATTCTTTGGTCGAAAATCTTTTAAGAACTTAGCATACTCTTCTTTTGTCATTGTCAAATCCTCCATTCAATAACAACATTCATATTGCTCTTTTGGATATTCCATTAAATATCTAAAGGTTTTGACATAACCCTCTAAAGATAATGGAATACATTCCATGTGAGGATCGATAGAATTGCTGAACATTGTGAATAATCCATCAATGTCATAATTTGGTCGATATTCTGAAGGCCATTCATATTCTGAATATCCTTCAAATGGATCTTCTCCATCATCAAGCATATCATATTCTGGTATAAATCCCCAATGTAATTCATCAACATCTTGTACTATTTTTGCGATAAATTCATATCCAGTTTCAAGCACTGCATATCCGAATAATATATCATCAGTTATGACTCTTTGAGCAAGTACTCCACAAGCACGTGCTATTCTATCTGTTGTACACACATTATATATTTTCTTATCTTTGTTTGATTTCATATGATATATTTGAAGAACATCATACTCTGCATTCTCTCTTTGTCCGGGAGTAAGACTTTCAATACCTCTCATAAGTTCTTTTGGTAAGCTGTGTTGTTTAACAAACATACTGATTGCTTCTATATCATCTGACACAACATATTTCAATGATGATTTTTCTGTTCCAAATTGCATGCAATAATGTGGAACATCAAATACATTGTCTTTATCCAACATTACAATCACACTCTTTTCCTTTATTTATTGATAATCATTGATAAACATTGAAGTATTAATGATTATATACCTTTATCCCTTGCTCAATAAAGATATGTATATATTCATGATAAAAATCTTATTCAAAAGGAGCGACGAATACTTATGAGTGAAATCATAAACAATGAAAATCCCATGAATGTTGAAAGTGAGACTATGAATTCCGCAAAAGAATTTAATCCTGCTACGGATGATGCTCTCATGAAACTCGTGAATCAGCATAAGAATAAAATTGCCGCACAGGGCGAGGAAGCTGGTTCAGCAAAAATGATTCGTAAGGAGATACCTCTTGTGGACGATGATAACAAGATAATCTCCGTTGATAGCGACAAGGCTATTACAAATGAAAAGCTTCCTGTATCAAAGCCAACTCCGGTCGACGAAGATGAGTTTGGTGATAATGATCTTCAGAAAGAAATGGAAGCACAGGATGCTCGTGAACGACATGAGCGTGAAGAAGCTATCAAGGCAGAACGTGAAAGAAAAGCTGCTGAAGAAGCTAAGAAAAAAGCAAATACATATGCCTATAAAGATCCTGTTGAAATGGGAGAAGCTGTTGGTTTCCAGGCAGATAAAATTGCAATGATCAACAGAATGACCCAGATGGTACTTAAGAAGTACTTCATCAAGGAAGGTGAAATTCCGGAAACATATCCTGCTGAGGGAGCTGGTAATCATCTTACACGTCTTCAGTGTCTCGGTGAACTCACAGCTCTTTATGAATCAAACGGTGCTTACATAACACCTGAGTTCGAACAGATTATCCTTCACAACTGGCAGATGAATAACGGTCAGTTTGCGGATGAATGGATAAAGGAAAATACATCTGTTGATGCAGAAGGAAACATTGTTCTCGATAAGTATAGCAATCCTTCTTCTGATAATGGTGATGATAAGGGAACTTCAGACGGCGGTTCTTATCGTGACAAAGCACCTATGGAGATTAACATCTTCACTCCCGAAGATCTTACTTCATTAACTGTTAACATTGATGATGAAGTTCTTGGTGAAATGAACTTCACAAACAAAGTCAATGTTAATGTTATCAAGGTTTCTAATGAAGAGATTTTCGCTGGTAAGAAAATTATCGAAAACTCTGACAAACCTGGTATCATTCGTGACTTCACATCTACAATGTCAGATGTTCAGTTCACATTACCTGCTTCTGGATTCCGTGCAACAATGACAGGTATCAACTGGTTCGATGCTCTTGGTCTTGCTGATGTTGCAGGTAAGACTGAACAGGATAAGGCAATCGAACAGTGGTCAATGTTCTATAAGCATATGAAGAATGTTTCCATCGGCGAATTCACAGATTTCGAAGACTTCCTTAAGAAGACCAAGTATGTTGATGCATCTGTTATAATGTGGGCTCTGCTTACTGCTACAACCGGTGATGAGGAAGAGTTTGGCTATACATGTACAAATGAGAAATGTGAAAAGACATTTGCAATCAAATACAATCCTCACTCAGTAGCTCATATCAATGAAAGCAATATAACGGACGAATACTTCCGTGCTTCAAAGGCATCACCTGGTCAAGAAGCTCTTGATGTATTCCATGAAATGGGAGGACATCACCTGTATTATACACTTCCTGATTCAGGAGCAATTCTTGAGCTCAGTCAGCCTTCTGCATATGATATGATTCAGAAGAAGCTCAGAACTCAGGACAAACTTCAGAAACAGCTCAAGGCTGAATATGAGGAAGTAGAGGACAAGGATTCATATCAGGGTGCAAGACTTCAGTTCCTTATGGGAATCAACCAGTTCATTGATTCTATCATAATTCCTGGACCTACGGAAAATGATCCGAAATATAAGTATACAACATGGGATGACATTGTCACGATACTTACAAACCTTTCATGGAAAGATACAAACATGCTTTCTCCTCTCATGACTGCTCTTGCAAAGAGATTTGCATCACCGATCGATATGTATGTTGAAGATGTTACTTGCCCGCATTGTGGTAAACACTTGCAGAGACTGTACATCACTAACATACAATCACAATTACTTTTCAACGCATCTCGTCGGTATCAGAATACCGAGATAAACTTGATCGAGACTCTGTAGAAATATACAGAATCGCACGATTACTTGGAAAAGTAATTCCGTTCGAAGTTCTGATGAAACTACCTCGCCCAGTAGTGTATCGTCTCCGAGATTTGCGAGTTGAAGAGTTACAGGCGACAAATAAGCAACAAGAACAATATCAGAAAAAAATAATGAATAACATGAATAATGGAGGACCATCACAAAATAATCAGAATGTCCCATCTTTCTTACCAAGTCTCGGCGCGGAAGAGTTAGAGGAAGAATTGGGGCTTGACTAAAAATGGAAGTGAGATGGTTTCGCGTGTTAGATCAATTCATAAAAGTATTCTTAGAGAATCATGGTATTGAATATGTGTGTGCACATTTCTTGGAACTGCGAGAACAATACTATGCTTCTCGATAACAGATATAAAAGCTTAAGGAGGATTTATTAATATGGGAATGTCAGCTAAACTAATTAACCTTAAGGCATCAACAAAGAAAGATGTTGATAAATACAAATATCACATTGCTTCAATGACGTTGCTGTTCGAAATCATTAAAATGATAAATGGACACCACAAGTATATTGACAATAATACTTTCAAGAGCAAGTATCTCGTTTCTACTCGTGATGTAGAAACGGAGTCTTATCCTCTGGATCTCTTCATTCCTGATTTGGAAAATGAAAGAACTTTCTTGGTCAACAGAGACACTCCTGAATATCAGGAAATGATCAAGAGAGTAACCGAGGATGATTTCAAGATTGCTTTTGAGGATGAGCCTACCAATGAAGCATTCATGAAGTACAAGGAAGATTGTACAATCTTTCCCGACATCCAGGATGATGTGTTCATTTACATGATAATCTCAAAGTATCTGGATAAACTCGACCAGATGCGTTTGATATCATTCTCTATAACTCGAGAACTTATAGAATGGACTGTAAACAATATCACTCTTGATGATTGGAAAGGTTTCGTTAGTAAGACTCCTTCCGACAAGAAATATGCTAAATATGGAATCGATTATTTCTTCGATCCTGAGTTGGCTCGTATTCAGGCATTCTATAATACCGAAGAGCAGTGTGGTGATGCATTATGTGACACCAATCTGCTTCTCAGAAGAACTGCAGCCGCTGTTAATAGTTCTGCTGAATCATTTATGTTGCTTGCTATGTATCAGATTCTTTCATTCGCAATCCCGGATATTATGGCAAAGGAGAACATCGAAGAATCTCCTTGCAGAGACTATGTCGTGAATGTCCTGTCAAAGATAATGGACTAAGAAAAGGAATATCAGGCGGCTAAGCCGCCTGATACTTTTCATGTAATTATTATAATGAAAGGAGAATTCATGTGTCTAACATAATGAAAATAGATAATAAGTATTATGATTTTGGGACAAAGAACAAATCTTTTCTTCAGACAGCTAAAGAATTAAAGATTCTTGGAATAAAACATTGGTACTTCATGCTGGAAGTAAAGCATCCAGAACTTGGTGTTCAAGACTTAAACCCTCGATCAGATACTTTGACTGCTGAACAGCAAGGTTCTATTATTTTGGAATGTAAACAAAATATTTGGTATTACTTCCGAGAGGTATTTGCTGTTCCTGCAAGAGGTGCTCCGATGCCTTTGGAATTCTATTTACATCGAGGAAGCTGCGCAATGATTTGGTGTTATCAACATAACATCGGTTTCATGGCTGCTTTTGTTCGTCAGGTTTATAAAACAACAACGGTATTGGGATTATGTACATATGCTTTCTTATTTGATTTAAAGAACTCGACAATCCCATTCATGCATATCGATGGTGGTAAAGCGAAATCGAATGCAAAGGAATTCAGAGAATATGTAATGACATTACCACCATACATGAATCCATTCTATGAGATGAAGAAACCTCCGGGAATTGATTCTATCATTTATAAAGAACACAAAACATCAATAAAGATAATTGCTTCTGCTCAGAATGCTGTTGATGCAGAAGATAAACTTCGTGGTGATACTCCGTATGTAGCATTCATTGACGAGTGGGAGTTCATTGAACATATTGATTCAACAATGTCTGGTGCCGCTCCTGCTATTCACTCTGGTCGTGAAATCACAAAGAAGCTTGGTACTGGTAGAAACTGTATCATGATGATATCCACACCTGGTAACTTGGAAACTACAACGGGTAAAGCTGCACAACGTATGATTGATGCAACTCAAAGATGGACTGAGCAATATTATGATATGACAGAGAATGATATCGAATGTTCTTTCCAACTGGTATCAGAAGATGGTTCTATGGAAGCATTGACAATGGTTTATATGGAATACTTCCATTGGCAGCTTCGTAAAGGTGAAGAGTATCTCATCGAGAACTACAATGAATTTGCAAAGACCGGCAGATTTGCCGAGTATCGTAGAGGATGTCTTCTTGAAAGATTCCGTGGTTCTGATTCAGCTATCTTCAGACAGGAAGATATTGATTACATTGTTCAACACGAAAGACAACCAGAATATGATATCTTCATTCTTAAGAAGTTCCATCTGTATGTTTATAAGCATGAAGTATATGATGTTGATTTGACTTCAAATACTCCTTACTTCGATATCAATATTCCTTATTTGATAGGAATGGATATCTCATATGGTGGTGGTTCGGATAATACTGCAATCATTGTAGTACATCCTTACACTCTTGAGATTGTTGCTGAGTTATCATCTCCATACATCGGTAACAATGACCTCACTGAGTTATTCTTGGCTTTGTGTAAACTCATTCCACATGGTGTATTCTGTCCAGAAGCAAACTCTCCTGGAAAGGTACTGGTTGATACTATTCAAACTTATGGTCTTGAATATCGTGTTTATCACGATCCTCAACTTGACCTTTCTAAGAACGTTGTTCAGAAAACAGATTCACCTCAAGTTGCAATGCAGAAGAAAGCTCACAACAAACAATACATCGGTGTTACTGTTAATGAGAAGAACAGAAAAGAAATGTTCCAGATGCTCATAGCAACAGTAAAGGATTACCGTACACTCGTCACATCACATTATCTCATAAAGGATATACAGAATCTCGTTATTAAGAAAGACAAGATTCAGGCAGATACAGGTGAACATGATGACATGGTAATGGCATATAACCACGTGCTATATGTATTGAACTTTGGTCATGACTTAACCAGATTTGGTATCGATAAAACCAAGTGCACATACAACACAGCTCGTCAAGCTGTTCATGATTATATTGAACAGAAAGCCGAAGAGGTTGTTGATAATATTCATCTGTATGACCACAGAACATATCAAGACCAAGTAAGAGATGATATGTTATCGAACGATCATTCCTCAATGGGATTTGGTCCTGATGGATATGATGAGTATGGTTATAAGTATTCGGATTATCACGAATATGGAACGCATCGTGATGAGTTAGCTGGTAATACTCCATATGGACACAAAACGAATACCAATCCATATCCTTCATTATCAGCAGGCGTTTTGAAAATGTTTGTTGATATGAATGACTAAAACGAAAAGAGTAAACTATACTTACTCGAAAGGAGTGTGAAATATGGAAGAAAAAATAGATTGGTGTCAGGAATCTTTCAGCTGCACTGATGTTGAAATTGAAGATGATAATGACATCGTAATCGAGTTTGTTAATAAAGATAACATATCTTTCAAACTTGACAAGGTTTGTAATTCCATCATTAAAACACTTAATAAAGTTATCGAAAAAGAAAACCCCACCAGAGGTTTTCTGTTGAATCTATACAAGCCAGCTCAGACTAAGAAGTCTGATGAATTTGGATTTGGAGATTCTTCAAACGATGGAAAAGAAATTATCAACTTCAAACGTCCTTTCCAACAGACGGCAAATATCAAACCTTTTGTCGAGTTTAAGAAACTTGAGAAAAAGATTGATAAGAAGTATAAACTTCAGAATGCTTTATCAACTGAAAAGGTTAATGCTGTAAAAGCGGCTGGAAAGGCAATTGATAATCTTGTCGAAGATATCAATGCTTTGATTGCCGATGATAATTCTCCTGATTCATTGATAGAGTCAATAGTTGATCAACATAAATCTTTGAAAGAAAAGATTGATAAGTTAATCAACGTAAAGGATTTGACCAATGATGAAGAGGCAAATCCAACTGTATAAAAAGAAAAAAGATAACCCCACCAATCGGTGGGGTTATTTTAATCTTCATCAAGCTCAGCAAGAAGATCATCGAGCTTATAAACCCGGTGA